ATTTTTTAGTTTTAAGGATTATTACTTATTACATATGTAATATACGACTATTTTTTGTAAAAACCTAATAAAAAGAGGTTTATTTTAAAAAAGTTATTAACAAGTTATTAACAATAGGTACAGGAGCAGCATCTGACATTATGTCATGTTCCCGCTCCAGAGTATAGGGAATAAAAAAACCCACTAAGAAGGAAGCCATAACTTAGTGGGTGGTTCAGATTGAACACTTAGGATAGGAGAGAGTTGAGTTGGCTCCTATTAATCTCCACAGAAAACCCCTAATCTGTGGATGAAATTCGATTCCGAGCGTAGTATCATTTCATCGCCTGTGACTCATCATCGTTATATGTGGTGGTTCGTTGTTTAGAGTGAGAAAATACCACCAACAGCTCACATTTCTTTAAAAGAGATTCAGTTTTTATAGTAGGTGTATCTCCCAACACTACTGACGGCCTCTAATTCTATTAAGAGGAGGTCTTTAGAGATTAACTAGAGAGGGAATCAAACCCTATATTCTCAATCATCAACCTCAACTACAGGGGCTAATATACAAAATTTATTTGATATATCCTAATAAAATTAGAATTATTTTCTATTCTTTACTAACGTCTGTGTATTATCTATACTGTACTGAATCATATCAGTTTCATACTCCTCTACAATCGGTTCAACTCCAGTATTTTCAACTATTGTCCATAATTTCTCCATCCAATTGGTAAGAGTTTTACCTTGAATCTTGTAAGTACCCTTGTAATCGTACGCTTTCTTTAAATCCCAACCTTGGGTTTCTTCGTTTAATCTTCTGTTTACTTGGGATAGTTCGGTAATCCCATCAATCGCGATAGAATAACTCTTTTTCATATTCCCAGCTAGGAATAACCTCTGACTTCTGTCGAGGATTTTGGTAATGTTTCTCATGTTTTATTTATTTAATGGTTTATTTATTATCTTCTCCCCTATATACATACACAGGAGCAAAATCGTGGTTCCAATAAGGAATTCAAGTGGATTTTTCATCAAAAGTAACAATATCGCGAAAAAACCTCGAATAATCATCGGTACCAACAACAGTATAATGGCAATCACTACACCTAACCCTATATAGGGAACTAATTTCTTTATATCTCTCATATCAGTCATATTACATGACTAATATACGAAAAATAACTGAGACTACCAAACAATTTAGGACTTATTTTTAATTTATTTTCCACTCCAGTACTCCAGTGCCGCTGGTGACCCCTATATACTGATGTGTACACTCCCACCCACAACCACCCTAAAGATACGACAATTTTTTTAAATAAACAAATAAATCTCATGACAATGTGTCATAGTATCATCGATTTACGAATATGACAATGAAATGGGCGGTTTATTCCAATATTTTAAATAATCCATAATCGGGTGACAAGGTGTCATAGTGTAGAATTACGAATAATGCAATTGAGTCCCAAGTAGGGGGTGTGACAATGTGTCATAGTTACTCCGGAAAAAAATAACCTCCAACAACACATACGCTTGAGGCTCCTCTCCATAGTGATATAGTGGTATCGGGTGGTAGAAAGTGGGAACTACATCATATCATAATATGACATAGGGTGTAATATTCAACCCCATAGTGAGTATGTGCACTCCCAACTCCCTTGTACACTCCATATAAGAGGGTATAGTGGTTAATTAGGGTAGGGTGTAATATCTTGGTACGGATTCAATCTCAGACCTCTTAAAAAGGATTAAAAACCTCGTACTTTCACAGCTCCCCCTTTTACCCCATTTAACACATTGGAATAGAGAGAGTTATAGGGAAAGTTTTAGGTGAGTATCGGGAGTTCGAGGGTGTTATCGTTTTGGTTATTATGGGGGAAAGGGTTTGGGGTTGAGTCTGGAGTAGGGGTACTGTTGGTATGGGAGTATGGGAGTATAGAGTATGCGGTAGTGGGATTCGGTATACCTGTATATAGGGTATTATGTATATAGGGTTAGTTAATCTCTTCCTCTTTCTACTACCTTATCTATATCTTCGGTAGGATAAGTTACATCATTACATTTACCACAAATATAATATCGTCCACTTGAAGGATTAAATACTTGTAATTCTATATTACATTTTCTACATTGTTTCATTCTATATAAATACTATCAATAAAAAATAGGGTAAAAAATTTTTCTTACGACTCATTCGACCCCCCACGACAAAAGAACGAAAAGGGATTAGTTGAGTTATAAGGGATTAATTATCGTATTCATCATCATTGTAAGGAGTTTCTTTGGGAGTTGATATAATATCATCTATTCCATCTTCGAGGTTATCTTGATTGATGGTCTCGTTCTTATGGGTCTTTGTTGGTAGATTTAACATCCACGTCCATTCTTTTTTTATCATAATGTTAGTTCCCTATAAGTTCAAAAGGGGGTCGAACTCGTGTTAGTTTGTTAATAATGGAATTCTTTATAACTTTGTGTCCTTCTAAATTAGGATGAAAATCTTTTATTTTCTTGTTTCCTGCTATAACGAGTTTTTTAAATGGAAAACTTGGTGGATGATGTTCAATGTTAAAATAATTCCATTCTTTATTATCATATTGGATAGGGATGTAATTTTCTTTATATTGAGTCTCTAATATACTACCTACCTCTTTTGTCCATGAAAATCCAAACCATGGTATATTATTTTTGTTTGAAAACTCATTTATTCTTTCTATCTCTGAAATGATTATCTCATCTATATTATTAAATTGTTGGTATCTCGTATCGTTTATTCGTGAGGGTATAGAAAACTGAACAATGATACAATCTAATACATTTGAGGTAACAAATAGATGTATTTGTTCTAAGATATCTATAATTCTAGAATTATCTCCACCATTTTCTTGTTGAGGAATGATTGGTCTACAATTGAGTTCTTTACATACAAGGTTAGGGAATGAATTTATTCTTCTATATTCATCTGCTCCATATCCAAGGTTTTCAAATCTTTCTCTACTTTCTAAAAAATTAGAACATTTTTTCCAATCCCAACCTTCGTTTTCTATTAGATGATAATATTGTAATCCCTGTCCCCATGTAAACGAATCTCCTAAAAATAGAATTGAATTTAATTTAGTAGGTTTCATTCTACTATCCTTTTAGCTTTTGATTTAATTTGTTTTGAAATTTTTCAATCAATTCTTTATTACCACCACCTATTTTGGATTTTTCAAAATTAATAGTAGATTCTAAATTAAAAATTATCTCTTTGTTCCTTTGTTTTTTCGTAAGTTTTCCTTTTTTAATAGGAGTGTGAAGATTTCTTGGGTTGTTTGTGTAAAATTCCATGTGTTGCGTGTTTTTATTAATTTTCATATATTTTTTCAATTACTGTTTTAACTGTATGACATTCTTCATATCTTTCTCGTTCTTCTAACCACTCTAAGAGGGTTATTAATTCTGATAATGGTATAAGAGTTACAATTGTTCGTTTTCGTATGGTTCCCTTTTCAAAACAATCTAACATCCACGCGAGGGATTTTATCCGCATTTCGTAAAGGGTTTTATTATCTTTTCTAACGTATTTGTAATAATACTCTTGAGGTGTCATTATCTATTGAATATTTCGTTAAAATGATTATTATGAGCAGCTCGTTTGTAAAACTCCTCTAATTCCTTTTTGGAAAGGTTTTTTTCTAATCGTTTTTCTAAAATTGTTTTTGGTTTTTTCTTACAGGCCATTACTAATTCTTTTATATAAATAGTTCCCCCATTTAATATGAGATTCTTTGGTTGGGTGTTTTCTTGGTAAAAACGTTCCCCCATTTGTTTTTAAATAATTGTACATTGATATATCATTAAAATTAGGAATTTGCTTCCATAGTGATTTTAAAGAGGTTTGGTGTGTTTTTCTACCAAACTTATCAATTTGTTTTTTTGGTTCTTTTAAAGTTTTAAAATCATAGAATACATTGTAAAAACAATATGGTATATTATTTACTTGTAAAAAACTACCCAATGATATTATTTGATTCAATGTTTTTATGTAAGACGGTATATCTTCTGTTTGATTTAAAACGAAATCATCTTCGGTGGTTCTATTATTATCATTATCTCCCCACTTATCATATCCTGCCCATAATCTTTCTTGTTGATATTCTTTTCCTGTCCACCATTCAAATCTTGTTGGTGATGTCCAACCAATACAAACAAAAAGTTCATCACTTTTTACCCAACCAGTTTCTTCACTCCAACATTTTTTTGTATCTAACCAATGTGAAACATCTCTCATAGTCTGTCTGAAAATATAATCATTTGAAACACCCGCAGATGCATTATTACAATCTACCCAATTAAACAAATTACTCACAATTGATGAATATCTTTCTGTTTGTTTATTTTCTAGTTCTGCTCCCCAAACTACTGAATCACCATTTGAATAAAATGTTTTCATATAATATCTTTTATTTTTGGTTTTATTTCATATCCTTTATTAAGATGATTTTCTACTAAATAATCAAATAACGCTTTATAACCATGTTGATTTGGATGATATATTAGACCAGAATACTTTTCTCCTTTTTTATACCAATGGTTTGAGTTTAAAGATGGAAACGTATGTCCACATTCCCATACCGAATATGGTGCATCAAAACTATAATTTTCAAATTCATAATCTACTAAAATATCTCTAAAATGTTTTTTACCATAGTTGATATACATTTCTGTGTCTACGTTGTAGAATTCATTTGGAAATTTTGAGTCTACATATGGTTCAAACAAATCAAAGAATAAAATATTAATTCCTTTCCATTTACAATATTTTTGATAAAACATATAATTTGTTGATGCTATATTTTCATAAACCCTCTCATCAAATATTTCAACAAAAAAATCTTGTAACCATTTTCTTGAAAATTCTTTTTCAGCTTCAGGAATTTCATCTGATTCATAAAAGTCCTCTTTTCCTAAAAATAAGTTTTTCTCATTATTCTTTTTTAAAAGTTGTTGTGCTATTTGTAATCTTTCATAGGAAATAGGACATTTGATAATGGGATTTGATTTATGTAATAGAAAAGAATTCTCATTGTGTTTTTGTCCTTGGGTTTTTCTTTCATCATCATTTCTCCAATTATCTAAGTTTTCTTTACCAAAGCAGTGGTTTATATTATAATCTCTATATTTTGAAGTGAACCCAAATAAAATTAAATCAGTCTCTTGGTAATCATAACTTAAAATATAGTTTAATTTACTAAACATTGATTTATTATCTGCTCCTTGTCTACCTAGATTTATAATATCAATATCATCTCCATACTCTTCTCTAAAAAATTTATTCCAACTATTTTCTCGTCTCCACTCATTAATTCCACCAAAACCAGTATTATCAAAAGGCATTGAAGGTTCATCTAGTGTGCCGTCTTTGTGTATAACTGAATAGGTACCTTGTCCTTCAATCCAAGAATCACCAAGTAAAAAAATTCTATTTATTTTCTTTTTAGACATAATCTTGGTATATTTTCTGTTTTCTTAAATCTCCATACATTTCTGATGAGCCACATGGTTCGTTAAATTGTTGTATTTTATCTGAATTAAATATTCTTAATCCTTTTTCAGCAGATTCAGGACTCATATACATATGCCAACCGATACACTCAAATTCATCTTCTTTATATAATTTATCCTTATGTCTCCCATCGTAAATCATGGGTCTTGCCCACTCATTAAAATCATCTCGATTTGTAAGTATCATTCCACCTTGTCCAATATTTAAAATCTTTTTTAAATGAAACGATAAAATCATAAATTTATCTTCATATCCTCTACCCATTCCTTCATAGAATGCAGTTGCAGAATCAATGATACTTGTATCTCCAATTGGATATAATCCTTTCCATTTTATATCTCTAAATTGTGGTCTGTTACCACTTAATATAATTTGATTAGGAACTGATACATATGTATTTGCTGGTATTTCTATATCGGTATCTGTAATGTTTAAATAATGTAAACATAATCGTATCGCGTTAGAATTAGAATCACATGCGATACCATATCTGTAACCAGTATATTCTGCAACTTCATTTTCAAAAGTAGTTACCCAATCCCAAGGGTCATTTATATTATATTCTTTCATCTAATTATGTTTATAAGTTCTTCTTTTACAAACTTTTCCATCATTTGTGGTGATGGGTGACCCCAACCATATTCGTGGATTTCTTTTTTATAATCTTCCCAACTCAAATATTTTCCACTTGATTCTTGAAAATAAGGAACTCCTTCTTGAATATTATCAATTGTCCATTCTAATAATCCATTATAGTTTTTGTAATGCCAGTGATTTGATTTATTAATTGGTAATTCATCAATATATGGTTTTAATATTTCATATTTCTCAAACCATAAATTTTTTGTAGGAATGGTTGAATCGTTTTCGGGTGCACCAAACCAACACTCATATGATTCAACTGAATAAGGGTTTCTCATACTCATCCAATATGTATTTACTTGGGTTTCTTTACAATATCTTTCAAGATGTGACCAAGATTCTAACCAATGTAAAACTTGATTTAAAATATTATTCCAATTGATATCTGCTTCCCAATATTTAATTGCGTTTTCAATACCATATTTTTTAAGTGCAGAATCTTCACCATCTGGTGGAGAAAATCCACCTGTTAAATAAAAGAAACCATTTTCCTTTTCCCAGGTTGGTGTATAAACTAAGGTGTGACCATATTTTTCTCTATCTTCTTCTGTGAACTTAGATTTAATCCAAATAGATTCTCTATTAGGGTCTGACCATTGTCCAATTATTATAATATCTTTTGGATTTACTCCTTCTTTTATTAATCTTTTTGTATGGTAAAAAAAGATTCTACATAAACTTACATTATCATTAGTTGCACCACCATAATTTAAAACCTCATATTCTTTTCCTAATTCTTTTTGTAAATAATAAGGCCATGAGAATCTACTAGAATCTTCTTCTTTTAAATTATTAGGATTTAATCTTACATTATTAGTAAAAGAACAACCTGATGTTAGTACATATTTCATTTATTTTGAGTTATATCCATAATCTTCACCACCTTTTCCTACAAAGTGTCCATCCCAATTTTCTTCTTCATGTAATTTGTGATGTTCGTATTCGTTTGTTTTGTATGTACTTCTATGTGGTGGGTTATCCTTATCATATTCTGATGTAGAAATATAATAGAAAAATCTGATTGCACATCTTGGAATATCATTTGGTGCGTTTACCGAACTTACTCTATGGTATGGTGCATGTTTTACATTTTCATTAATTACCAATCGGTTAAACTTTGGTGAAACTGATTCTATAAGATTTGATTTTGGATTTATATCAATATTATCATCATAATACTGAATATGTCCTCCCCACTCATTTTTCCAATCTGGTGTAATATATAGTAGTGATGTTAGTTTTCTATGTAATCGAATTCTATCATTCCAATTGAAATCATAATGACAACCTAAATCTTTTCCATTTCGGATTATTGAATATCCTGCTCCAACTAAATGAGGGTCTGGTAATAATCCTACAATACCTGTCAATTGTTCTAATTCATATAAGAACTCTCCACTATGCATTATATCATAGGTTACTCTATGTGCAGTTGGTAATGAAATTAAATCATTAAATTCTTCCATACGAGAACCAGCACGAGTAAATACAGTCCATCCACCTTTTGGTGCATTCTTACATTCTTCATATAATTGGTGTACAGTTTTTTCGTCAAGAAAATTATCAAGTTTTATTCTTCCAAATCCCCAATCGGATTTTGTTTGATTCCACTCTGATTTTTTATTTATCATAACCTAATTGCATTATGTTTTGTTTTTAACCACCTATCCGTATAATCAAATGTTAGGTTTCCAAAATACTTTTTACCTTTAATATAAATATATTGTTCAAAGAAATCTATATATACAGAATCATGTGGATGATTACCAAATTCCATCATATTACCATCTGGTGGTATATCCCATTCATTTGCTCCACTTAGATAAGAAATGTTACCAAATTTTTCCATTGCAAACTCATCAATTCCACCAAACCTATTATGAAATACAAATTTAGTTAAATCAACACAATTCCAAATATTTTTTAAATAATCTGATTTACTTTTTAAATCTGTAAATGTATCATTCATTAAGAATGAAATGTGTTCTATATTTAATGAGGTTAAAAAACTTTGAGTATCTACAATACATTGTAAATAATGCTCATATCTATCTATTGGTTTATGTGATATGTGACAATTATTTTTATATTCACTTAGATACCATTCTATTTCTTTATTTTCAAAATAGGTTAAATCATCAACATCTGGGTTTGTGTAAACTTTATTACCAATAATAACATTTAATGATTTCCATTTTCCAATTAATTGATTAGTTTTTTCTTTTAAATTAAATTTATTATCTAAAATAAAAGTACCTTCAATATTATCCGAATCATTTAAAATATCTTTACATAATTCATTTGGTATTTCTGTAAATAATCTATTTGGTTGAGACCATTCTATTATTACAAATATATTATCAGGTAATACACCATCCCATAATAATTTAGAAACAGTATAAACTACACTTCTTTTTTGATATTCTGCACCAAATGAATCACAATGCAAATCAATTACTTTAAAATCAGTATCGTTTCCTTTTGTAAACTCTTTCATGGAACGAAACATTACTCCATAACTACAACCTGTATTTATGATATATTTCATGCCAATCCTTTTTGTTTGATATTTTCTAGTATAACATTTTTTATATTAATATGTCCTTTTGGACCAGGGTGTCCTCCATCAATATTATATTCAGTATTATGTCCCTTCCAAAAGAATGTACTCCAAAGAACAACATCATCTATTTTATTTTTAATATCTATTTTATCGATTATACTTATTAATTTTGGATTATCATGCTTCACGAGAAGTATTTCATCTTCATCATTTTTCATTGGATTAGAACTCCAAAAATCTTGTGTTAGTTCAAACTCATCTTCACTAAAACAATCGTATTTTTTAAAATTCATTTTACACGATAAGATTGGAAAATAACCATCTACAAGTATATGATTTACATTAAATTCTTTCAAAAACTTATGTAATCCAAATATAGAATATCCCCAATGCGTAAGTAAAGATTCAACCATACTATCTGTTTTTGGATGTGGAGATTTCTTACCATCCTTATTTACATCAACCCACCATGCATTTCTATGATTAGGGTTTACTCTGTGGTTTGGTATATTAAAATCATGAATCCAACTATCTTTATTGAAGTGATGAATAGGTTCACAACTTCTAACACCTTCTTTTGGACCTATAAATTCATAGGCAATCCTAGGTATTAAATTTATATTATATTTCTTTAGATTTTTATTTTCTGTTGGTATAAATGAAATTTCTTCATAATTTGGTCTTCTATTGAATTCTGATTTTTGGATAACGAATAAGTAATCATCTATATTTTCTTGGTTTTCTAAAACAAATGTTTTTACTACTTCCTCAACATAATACCAACCAGTTCCACCACAACCAAGATTTAAGTAATCCAACCCAAGTTCTTTTGCTAATAAATAACCCCAAGTTTCTTCGTATTTAACATCTTGACCAAATGTTAAACTACATCCTATTACAACTAAAGTTTTGTTGCCACTCATTAAAATATTTTTACTTTTCCTCGTAATATATCTAAAAACATTATCCAATCGGAAAGTTTTGCTTTCCATGGGTCTTTGAATGCAGCGGGTTCATTCTTTTCAAATAGATAATGACCACTCCATGCAAATGGATATATAATAAATGGTATAATTGGTATTAGATACCATAACCAATGATAAAATATCAAAAAGGCACTTATCAAAGTTACCCATTGTCCTAAGAAATGTAATCTGATACAATTCTTGTTTTGATGTAACGATAGATACATCTTATAATAATCTTTTATTTTCATTTTGGTTTATTGTGTTTATAAATTGTTTTGCAAAGTCTTTATGAAGTTTATCAGTATTATTTAGATGTCCCTTTGGATGTTGATTTAACTCAATATAACTATCCCAATCCTTATAATTATTTGGACATTTTACTAAATTATTCCAAGGATTTAGCGGTGCATCTTTAGGAGCTGTTATTGTTCTTGACATACGAGACATACGATATTTTCTTAATGAATCACCTCTCTTCCAGCTGGTATTAGATTCACCAGAATTATTTAGATATAAAGAAGCATCTTCTAAAAAAGAAAGTTTATTACTACGTTTTGGAATTTCTGAATTATGTAACTTGTATTGTAGATCCTGAAAGGTTTTATCAATCTCATTTACATCAATTACACACCATTGATAAACATTATCACATATAGAATTTAAAAGTTTCCAAGCTCCAAAAGTTTGATGATACCAAAGATTAAATGTCAAGCTTGTATCTAACTCATCAAAAGATTCATAGTCTTTTATTCCTAAAATTTTTTCATAATCAAAATCATAATCCATAGGATTTTTATTATAGTTTTGTAATCTTGGGGTACCAAATCTAAGTGGGTAAGATGTGTTTAAAATAACAATATCTGATTTTGAAATATCATTATTTAATATTCTATCAAATATATCAAATAAAATATACTCAACATTTTTACCTGAGTGTCCAATTCTTGGGAATCTTTCCAATCCTAAATTTTGAGCAATGTAGTCTGCCCAAAATGGTTTGTTATTATCTTCTCTGTGTATACCTGTTGAATGTGAACAGCCAAATATATGTAATTTGTTTGTTATTTCCATTTAACTAATTTTGTTGATTATTTCTTCTGCAATTTCTTTTTGTTTACCAACTAAATAATGTATATTTCCATTTGGTGATAAATCTTCATACCCATTATCACTTATCCATTGAATGAACCCTACGTTTACATCAAAAATTAATTCATTTTTAATTTTTGTTGAAACAAGTCCATCTTCTCTGTCAACATCGTTATAAAAATGATAAACTCTAATTCCTTTTTTAATTAATAATTCTAAAAAGGGTTTAATTAAATAGAAAATTATATCCGATATAGGAATTACTAAATTACTCAAAACACCATTTCTAATCGTTTGATTATTCATATCAGTTTCTCCTCCATTTATTTTTATAATTTCATCGTTTTCTACAATTGCAAATCTACTTCGTGATGCAAAATTAATTAGTAACATATCACCTTTTTTGTATTTTTGACTATTAGATAAAATTTTGTTAAATATTTCTAAATTAGATAACCCACCTTGACCAAGATGAACTAATTCTAAATTAAAATGTTCAGCTATATAAGTCGAATGATTTTGTTCAATATGATTAAAATCTTTTGAAGTTAAAGAATATGAATCTCCAAATCTCCAAAGTTTATTTTTTACCACGATACATCCCAATCATTAAATTCATCAGCAATACAATCTATCTTGTAATCTTTTCTACCACCATCTAATTCTTGTATTTTATTTTTGGCAGTATTTCTGATTCCATTTAAACCATGTGTTAACATTAATTTATTTCCTACATCATCACCACTCCTTGCATTATCCTCATTGTACCAAATATGTGTATTCATCTGAGATAGTACAACTATTGCTCTGATAAATTCTCCATCTACTTTTGGTTTATCATTAAGGATTTCGTTAATATCGTGTACTATTTCTAATATTTCTTGTGCATATTCCTCTTTATGTTGTGGAATCTTCACTTCTTTTAACTGAACGATTGATAATCTATCAATCAATTCTCCTAATGTTGGTAAGTATTTTCTCATCTTTATATGTTATTAACTACTTTTAATTTTCTTGCAAGTTCTTCAGCTAGAAATCGATGTCCTGAAATTGATGGGTGGTCATCCTTTATTTTTCCGTTTGTTTCTGCAGTTAGTGTCCAACCCTTCTTTTCTACAAATCCCCATAAATCACAATGCTTATTATCTATTTTAAAATCTAAATCTTTATTGTTAAACAATGGATTAGATTCTAGTTCATTTAAGAAACAATTCTCTAATAGAAGTACTTGATATTTAATATTTTTAGATTTAAGTTTATATAATAAGTTTAAGAAATGTCTATCTCTTTGTTTTAAAAATTCTTTTTCATTAAAAAATTTATTTAAAAATTCATCATAAAAATTTATTTCTGAATGAGGTAATTGTTCTCCGAAATTATAATCAGTAGAAAGCATAGTAGCATATCCATCTGATGGTTCATCTCCATTTTTATGTCCCCAATTTGCAACTATCCATTGATTATATTCTGATGACCATAATTCACTTCTACCCCAACTAGAGTATTCTAAGATAAATAATTTATTTGAGTAATCTTCGGTTTCAAGTATTTCTTCAAGAGTTCTCATAAGATATTCTATACTTGAACCACATTTACCTAAATTTCTTACTTTTATATCTAATAGTTCAGATAGAACATTTGGCCAGGAGTATTCTGACAGTGATTTTATTGTAATATTTTTATTTTCTTTATACCATTTTACAGCTTGGTTTACATCTTTTTTACCTTTTGGATTTAATCCAGACCCTTCTGTAAAAGAAGTTCCTATACAAATTATTTCTTTTATCATATTGTTGTTACACCTCTTTTTTGTACTACTATTGTTGCATTATCATTTGCAAATATTATTGATGTATCAATATTTGAAGTTTCTACATATTTCATTACAAATGATGCCATCCAAGTATCACCTGCACCACTCAAATCTCTTACTTCAATTGTATTATCAACCGGATATCTTTTCTCATCATACATACATCCTCTTTCAGACATAGTTACAATTAAATTATTCTTCCAATCTGAATAAATTGCACCTTTTGAAACACAATTATCCCATTCTTCTTCATTCATTTTTACAAATGTATAATCTTTGAAGTAATCTCCACTACCTATTGTTTTTTTAGTATCAATAAAAGATAGTTTAGATTTTTTACCAATTTCACCAATATCTTTATACGTTAGATATCCTTTATCATAATCAGATACAATTACTGCATCATATGAATCAAAATCTACCTTACGATAATCAAATGAATTAGAAACTTTATCATTACCATCTACTCTAAGTAGCATTTGGTTTGATTTAGTTTCTACATATCTTGTTTTTATGATTTGTTCGTTGTTAGTGATTAGTTCAGTTTTTCTAACTCCTAATGCTCTGAGGTTATCAACAACGTTTCCAGCCATACCTTGGTTGGTTATGGTTTTTGATGGTTTGAATACAGGTATTGGTGCTTCAGGACATAACCTATCACAACTACCATATACAAAAACATCTGTACAACTATCTCCTATAACTAATATTTTCAAAACGTATTATCTTTATCTAAAAGTTCTTCTAATTTTTTAATTTCAGAACACATTTCGTATTCTTCTTCATCAATTGCCCACTCCATTACTTTTTCAAGAGAATCCCAAATACCATCTTCTTTTACATAAAAATCGAATGCCTTTTTTTCTGTTCTAATAACACATTCAACTCTTGCAAAATGATATTTTTTTAAGTTAAGTTCTATTATTTTTTTAATTCCTCTAAACATTAAAGGCATTAAAGTATATTTTCCAACACCTTGTGTCCACTCTTGGACATCATCCTCTCCTATGTAAATATGTTTAACTTTATATTTTCTATCTAAACTCATCAAGTTACTTAATTGCAACAACACAAACTACTGATGCTAAATTCTCTTCTCTGATATTTGTATCAACAGTAATTGATTTGACTAGCCATTTTGTATTCATATAATCCAAAGTTCCACCAACAGTAAAACAAGGACCTCCTTCAAAGTCAAACATCATTTGAACTCCGTTTTCATCGTTAGAGCCTCTTGTAAGCAAAGATTCACCTGTGATTCTGATTCTAGTCTCATCAATCTTTTCATAAACTCTTTCTACACCATACCTATTTCTTTTTATTTCCATAACTTTCAAAAATTAGTTATTTATACTATTTAATTTATTATTATAATCTGACATAAGTTCATTATAACGAGCCTTGTCTTTATACATATTGTTAAAGTTATTTATTAACTTCAATACACTACCATTTTCTAAATGAATGTAGTTACAAGTTCGTATGGTATTCCATACTTTCATATATGCTTTCATCATCTTAATCCTTTTGTTGTTGTTCTACCCAATGCAATTGCTATCTCTGATGGTGTTTGTCCCATTTTACATTGTTTCTTGTACCACCAATACATATCTTCGGTAGTACCTTTTCCTCTTTTCTTTTCCAAACATTTTTCCCACAAATCTTTACCAAATTCTAATTCTAGTTGATTTTTTAATTCATGCAACCTACTCTGTTCCTCCTCGACACCCTTTTCCATTAACTTCTGTGCTTTGATTCTCTTCATCTTAGCATATTCATGTGCCTCTACTTTTCTATCATTAATATCTCTGATTTGAGATGTTTCCATATATTGTTGGAACATATCATCATAAAGTTTATCATTATCTTTTGATTCTAAGAAAAAAGGGGAGTATTCAAAATCACCATTTTGTATTTTTAACAAAAGTGGTGATGATTTTTTAAGTGGTTTGGTTCGGTACTTGCCTTCTGTGAACCAACGAAATGGGTTATACGCCATGTTTTAAGTTTTAATATTTATACAAATATACAAAAAATATTTGATATATCCTAATTTTATAAGTATTTTTTGAATTTAGTTTTTTGAACTAATGCGTATTTCACAAGTTGTTTTTCGTGATATTCTTTTCCAAATTGTTCTAACAACTCAGATAGGTATGTATAATGAGAATAAGCTGAACTATCTATTGGTAAATCTGGCCATTCGTTTCTATCTAACCATTCTTTCGATTCTTTACTCATAATTTTCCCAATCTTCAGGCCATAGGAATTGACCTATCTTTTTACCTACTACCATTACTACACCTGCTACAGCTAACCACATTAATGTTTCCATATTATTTCTGATTTTTAGATTTGAATCTATTTGATTCTGATGTTTTACTGTGTTTTGTTTTTCTACCTTTTACTCGTTCTCTCCACATCTTAAATGATGACTCTTTCATATGAGTTCTCATTATCTTACGAACTTCATTCTCTTTGATACCAAACTGATATTCTATTGCTTCGAATGGAGTTCTATCTTCCCAAGCCATTTCAATTATTCTATCTATATCTTCTATCTTCACGATTCTATATATTCTTTGGGTTTCTCTATATATTCTCTAAATGGATGTCTATTAAATTCTCGTGTTACATCTTTAGCATATCGTTCTTCAGGTGTATCGTGTTTTAACCAAGAAGAATCCCATTCGATAGAATTCCAATATGTATGTAAATCTCTACCAGATGCTTCCCACTTCTCCATCATTATCTTTTGTGGTAGTGAACTGTATTCTTTTGCTTTAAGTTGATGTTCTAGTTGATTCCAATTCATATTATTTATTTTCACAATCTTTTTTATGTCTGAACCAACCACCACATTTACATTTGATATAATGTACAGTTGTTGCTATGATTGGCAAAGATGCCATCGTGTTCCAAATGTTCGGATGAAAATGTTCACCACAGATTCCAAATATGTGTCTAAAAAATTCTACCATATTATTCTAGAAAAATTTATTTGCATTTTTATTTATTTTTACTCGCTCTTTCTTTTCTTCATTATAAGGATTATCTTTTTCATATTGGATTCTTGTTTTTGCAATTTCCATATAATCTTTTTCTCTTTCAATACCTATAAAATCAAATCCACCACGAGTTGCAGCTTTACCAGTTGAACCACTACCCATAAATGGGTCTAAAGTAGTTCCACCTTTTGGAGTAACTAAGCGAATAAGGTATAACATCAAATCTGTTGGTTTGACTGTTGGGTGATTGTTCTTACTTGGTGCTTTTTCACTACCAAACTTACCACTTGCACTATTTACGTCATCTTGATAATCACCTATACCACCACCTCCACCAACAGTTTGTTTTATTTCAAAATCTTCTAATCCTTCGTTTCTATCAGTTTTAGAAGTTTTAGGACAATAAAAGAAACGAGATGCTCCACCAATATCACCAAGACCAGGATTTTCATCTCTTACTTCTCCACTATATTGACCATATATTCCATTTTGACCAACTCCTTCTTTGTTTCCACTTCTACCACCTGTGGATTTGGATATACCACTTTGTTCATCAAGTATCTTACCTGCTTCTTCATCAAAGATTATGTTTGAAGGAAATCTGCCACTTTCAACAGGTTGTGAATATTTACCTCCACCAAAATTACCATCTCCTAATTTATTTGTTTCACGATGTGTATTTTTTCTAATTTCCATATCATCTTTTGATTTATATGGTATTCTACTTTCCTCTACATTAATTCCACCAGTTCCCCATTCTAATACATTATCTACAACAGTTTTTTCTGAAAGTGGTTTTCTTGCCATTACAATTGGTTCGTGAGCTGGTTTGAGAGCAGTTCCCCAACCCTCGTATTCAGAGTTTCCTTTGGTTATATCAGGTACTAATCTTTCTGCTTTTTTTCCATCTTTCAATAAACCTCCACTTATACCATAGGAACTGGCTTGTATAGTGTTATCTGCTTTTGGAATTGAGTAGTTTTGTTTACCAATTACCTTTCTTTCATTACCTTGTACTTTATCCATAGCTTTTCCTATATTCATAGATTTTGGAAAACCTGAACCATATATCCACATTATCTGGTCTCTTATCTCAAATCCAGCATCTTCTACTCTAACTGCCATTCTGTGATAAGTTCGTGAACCGGCAAATGATAATAGATGGCCACCTGGTTTTAGAACTCTTAAACATTCCTCAAAGATTTCTTGAGAGGGAACATCATAATCCCATTTTTTACCCATAAAGGATAACCCATATGGTGGGTCTGTAACAATACTATCTACACTATTGTCATCTAACTCTTTAAGTTTGTCAATACAATCTCCTAATAATAATTTCATAATAGTTCGTTTTGTAAGTCATTTATCAATAAACCTATTCTTAATCCCGCCTTGGTTTCATCGTATTCGAATTTATCCTCTAAAGTATAAAGTAAATCAAATAATTCTGTTTGAGTTGTTTTTTTCATTATCCAAATATTTCTACTCTTATATCTTTAAACATTTCAAAACCTCTCTCATCGAGGTGTTTTCTACCTTCTGAAATCATTCTATCCCAACCACAGAAATAAACCCAAGGTTTTTCATCTGTACTATCAATCAAATCAAGATAGTGTTCATGTACATATCCATGAGCAAATTCTGGTTTATCTTCTCTTGATAAACATGGAATGAATTCAAAATTTGGTAATTCTTCTTGTATCGTTTCTAATTCTTTTCTATACAATAAATCAGATTCTTTTCGTGTACCAAAGAATAATTTTATATTTTTAAATGGAATTTTATTCTGATGAAGATAATTTATCATTGAACGAAATGGTGAGATACCCGAACCAGTAGATACAAAATAAATATCTCTATCTATTAGATTATCTGGTAGTGTAAATACTCCCATTGGTCCTTTGTATCCAAACTCATCTCCTATTTTAACATCTTTAAATAAATATTCACTCATTTGCCCACCCTCCAAGTAAGTAATAATTAATTCAAATCTATTTGTATTATCAGGATAACTTGCAACTGAATAATTTCTTTGTATTGCATTTCCACCCTCACTTGGAGCGTATGGTTTAGCAACCAATTGTACTAATTGACCTGGTATGAAGTTTATATTATCGTAAAGAGGAGATTCAAATATAAATCTCCAGTTTGTTTTTGTTTCTTTTATTATATCTACTAAAACTGCTATATTCATTATATTATTTTTTTAAAGTTCTCAAATCCTATTGCTGCGTTTTCTTCCCATGAATCAATATTTCCATCATCACTTACCCATTTGTAAGATTTAAAATTTATCCCATATTGGTTGCAAACATATGCAAGTGAATAACATTCCATATCTACGATATCACATTCATTAATCATTTCTAAATACTTCTCTGCATAATCTGAACGAGAGTTATCATATATTTGGTCTGTTGTAAAACAACGAATTTCACTATCTGATAATTTTAATCCACAAGGAATATTTCCTGGTGTACAACCATATGGTGCAAAAGGTCTAACATCTATATTATTATAAACAGTTCCAACTTCAATAACCTCACTAACTTTGTGATTTTTAAGATTTCCACAACTACCAAAGTTTATAACCAAATCTGGCTTCTCTTGTAAAATTAGTTCTGTTAAATTCATAGCAGAATTGATTTTACCAATTCCCACTTGGAATATAGGTAATCCATTTAACTCAGTTAATCCACCATGTTCTAATGGTGTTGCAGATACTAATATTGTTTTACTCATTAAATAACCTCTACTAATTTTTCTTCACAATCTTTCCAATTTTTTAAAAGTTGTTCAGATGTTTTTTTGTAATAATCTCTTTCTTTTTTTACTTCATGATATTTTACTTCCCATGAGTTTTCTTTTTGAGTAGTACTAATAGTAAATCCCATCAATACCATAATTATTAGAAATAATACAATTTGTTTCATAATATATTTTTTAATAATGCGTATAAGTAACCAACTATCCCCACCGCATTAAGTAAGGAAAGATTATATTGTTTTGTTTTCTGTGTCTGAATTGTGATGAGAATTAAACCTACAATCATTCCCAATTTTCCATAAATAGAATCAATAATGAATGGTGAAATCATCATTAATGTAGTTCCTAGATATAGTACACCATATTTGTATAAGTTACTAAATACTTCTTTTTCTTGTTTTTGTGTGTACTCTTTCCAACGTTTCATATTAATAAGTTACTAAACATTTAACATCGTGGTCTTTTACAATACCAATATCCATTAAACATAGTTTATCGATAACTTCTAATCCATGTCCTTTAACTAAACCTTCAGCAGCTTTCATAGTACCACCAGTTGCATATACATCATCTACGATTACAACTTTACCCAAATCGAATTGAGGTAGATAAGCCATTTCAAATGAATCTTTACCATATTCTAATCCATAATCAACTCTCATCAATCTACTATTTCCTAACTTCCCTTTTTTTCTAATTAATCTAACTCCACCACCAAATAACATTGAAAGTGCAGATGCAAATAAGAATCCTCGTGATTCCAATGCTATCCAATAATCAGGTTTAGTTTCTATGAGATTTCCCATATCTTTGATTGCATCCATAAATACTGTATGATTTGCAAGTAATGGTTGAATATCTCTGTAAGTTATTCCCTCGATAGGAAAGTTTGAAATCTTATCTATGTGTTCTTTATAGTAATTCATTAAAAAGTTTTACAAGTTAGATATTCTTCTATCTTCTCAGAAAATAACATATCATATACTTCCTTACCAACTTCACTTGGTTCTATTGTAATATGTTCAGATGCATATCTAGTTGCACGCATAATATCATATTCTGAATACCTAGGTCTTGTTGAATCAAGTTCTGCATTTACATATTCTACAAATTCTTCTGATTCTAACCATTTTTTGTATTGATACTCTGAATCTGCTCTTGAATATAACTCTTCATTTAGTTCTTCTTCATTTAAGTTTAGACTATCAAGAAAGTTTTTAGTTCTTCCCATTTTTTAAATTCTTTAATTGTGTTTCGTTTAATATACCCCTCTTATCTGTGTTATCATTGGTTGGAATGGAGTATTTCTTCACCAATTCATGTAACCACTCTTCTTGTTTAGTTTTAGCCATATTACATCATTTGTGGGGGAATCATTATAGGTGGTGCCTTTTCTTCTGGTTTATTAACCACCATACATTCTGTTGTTAAAATCATAGAAGCAACTGATGCTGCGTTTTCAATAGCAACTCTTGTTACTTTCTTAGGGTCAATGATTCCTGCTTCAAACATATCTACAAACTTTTCATTTTTGGCATCATATCCACCACCATTTGATTTAATGTATTCCAAAACAGTTCCTTCAGTTACACCACAATTTTTAAGAATCTGTGATAATGGAGAAGCTAATGAAGTTCTGATAATATCAAATCCTCTTTGAAATGAATCTGATTCATCTAATGGAACATCTCCTAATGTATCTTGAATTTTTAATAATGCAATACCACCACCTTCAACGATACCTTCTTCGATACCAGCTCTTGTAGCGTGAAGTGCATCATCTACTCTATCTTTCTTTTCTTTCATTTCAATTTCAGAACCAGCACCGATATAAAGAACTGCAACTCCACCACTTAGTTTTGCTAAACGTTCTTGAAGTTTTTCTTTATCGTAATCTGATGATGCATTTTCAATCTGAGATTTAATTTGTTGGATTCGTTCTAAAAGATATTTTCCATCACCACCACCATTTACAATAGTAGTTGAATCTGACCCAATAGTTATTTTTTCAGCAGTTCCTAACATATCAATAGTTGTATCTTCTAATGTTAATCCAACCTCTGAGGTTATAAATGTACCACCTGTTAGAATAGCAATATCTTGCATCATTTGTTTTTTTCTATCACCAAACGCAGGTGATTTAACTGCACAGATATTAAGAATACCTCTAAGTTTATTTACTACCAATGTACCCAATGCTTCACCCTCTAAATCATCTGCTATTATTACTAATGATTTATTTTGTTGTGATACTTGTTCAAGTAATGGTAATATATCTTTCATAGATGAAATTCTACCATCATATAAAAGAACATATGGAGTTTCCATAACAGCGTTTGCTTTTTCTACATCAGTTATAAAATGAGGTGATACATATCCTTTATCGAATTGCATACCCTCTACCAATTCCATTGAAGTTTCAATACCTTTTGATTCCTCAACTGTAATTACACCATCAGTACCAACCTTTTCAAATGCATTTGTAATAAGTCCACCAATAGTAGAATCATTATTTGCTGAGATTGTAGCTATTTGTTTAATCTTATCAAAATCGGAACCAACAACAATTGCCTGTTTACCAAGTTCTTCAGTTACAATATTAACTGCTCTCTCGATTCCTTTTTTAAGTTCCATTGGATTTGAACCTTGTTCTACTGATTCGAATCCTAATCTTGCTATCTCTTGAGCAAGTACAGTAGCAGTAGTTGTTCCATCTCCTGCCTCATCAGCAGTTTTGGATGCAACTTCTTTTACTAATTGAGCTCCCATGTTTTCGAACACATCTTCTAACTCAATTTCTTTTGCAACTGATACACCATCTTTTGTAATATGTGGTTGACCATGTTCCTTCTGTAATAAAACATTCCTACCTTTCGGTCCTAATGTAACCTTTACTGCATCTGCAAGTACATCCAATCCATTCTTCAAGGATTCTCTTGCTTGTACATCAAATTTTAATTGTTTTGCCATTTCTTTTTTTGTTTATTATACATTTGTTGCCTTTACTTCAAATCCACCATACTTGGTGTATTCTTCATTTGGTACTCCAACATCTATCCAATCTTCACATCCTTTATTTCTTGAATCTGAATATACTTCCATATCGTATTCTTCTTCCATAGATAAATCATATACTTCATCTTCACCATAAACTTCTTTATTAGTTTCATTCTCATAGAATTCTTCGTTACACCAAACATTATCTCCAAAATAATTTAAAAGTTCTTCTGGTGTGTTACCTTCATATGGTGGTTCACACTTTCTTAATTTTTCAACATCAACCTCAATTGGTTTTGTTGCTTCCCATAGTGTGTATCTTTCACACTTTCTTACATAAATTTTTTCACTCATAACTTTACTTTTTATTTTTTCTTCTTGTTCTTTTAATTACACTCCTTTCGGCAGTATGTTCTCGATGATTTTTCATCTTTGTTGATAATTTTTTACTCATTTGTTTTATATTTAATTTATTAATTTCAATTTTTGTACCATTTGGTATTATACTGACATATTGTCATATAACTTTACATTTATAATATCTCTTTATTATTTTTTCTTAACCTATCTTTTGAATTAATATCAAAAATATCTTCATAATATATTACAGAAATATTTAATTTTTCTGAAATTAATTCTAATTTTTTATGTTCTGATTGTAAGTTTTTATAAATATTATTTAAACTTGGAGTTTCTTCCCAAACATAAGAAGCATTGTATTTATATCCCTCATTACGTTTATCAAGTAAAAAAGAAAAACTCTTTGCACAATCATACAAATCTTTTCTTGATAATAAAATAACTTTGTCAAATGATTTTGATTGTTCATACCAATATTTAACACTATTTTTAACATTTTCTGGACATTGTGTCAACTTGGTTGTAACTATAACATTATCAGATGTTATCCAATCACTTGGTAGTAGATGACGTTCATTAAATGGTTCTCCGTACATATCTAATTTATATTTAGAAGAATATTTCTTCATTAAAGAATTAGACCCTGTCCTTGGAAGTGATATAATTAGAATTCTCATATATTATTTACGATTCATTGCATCAATAAATCCTACACACCATGCAACAACAGTTACTGGCCAGAGAAATATAGTTCTTAACCGTCTACCCCAATTCATTGGCAATCTTAATTCCCAATAAAGAGACCAAATTAATCCTATTAAAATATAACTAATAATCATTTCTTTATTTTATTTACCATATAAATCTTTATTTACTATTTCAATTGCCTTTTCTACGTTATCTAATGATGCTTCAATTTCTGAACCATCTGAATATTGCAAACTCCAAGTTCCATCTTGTAACATTTCAAAATCTTCTTTAATCATATTTAGGATTTTAAGTAAATCTTTTCTCGGTGTTTTATTTTCCATAATTTCTTTTTCTTCACATCCTCCACAAGTTGTTCTCCATCCTGCGTTTAATGAACCACAACCACAAGTCCAAGATGCATCTACATTACTACCCACTTATCTTATTATACTAAAAGATTCAACTTCATTACACTTAACACATACATCTGTATCAATTCTTCCTCGTACACAAGAATCGTGTTCCCATAGGTTTACTAATTTAGGGGATTCACAATCACATTTTTTATCTGTACATTTTTTATCTTTGAAATGTTTTAATTCTTTCATAGATATCCAATCTTCTTTTAAGAAGGCCAGACCTGGTTTCCACCATATTGGTATTCCACTTTTTGAATTACTAATCTCCCTATCACTCATAATTTTAACTTTTATATTTACTCTAATATACGAAATTTATTTCATATATCCTAATTATTTTAGAAAAATTTATTTGCATTTTTATTTATTTGTATTCGTTCTTCCTTTTCTTCACTATAAGGATTATCTTTTTCATATTGGATTCTTGCTTCTGCAATTTCCATATACTCTTTTTCTCTTTCTATACCAACAAAATCAAATCCACCTCTAACTGCTGCTTTACCAGTTGAACCACTACCCATAAAAGGGTCTAAAGTAGTTCCACCTTTTGGTGTTATTAATCTGATTAAGTATAACATCAAATCAGTAGGTTTAACAGTTGGGTGATTGTTTTTACTTACACCAACTTGATTGTGATTGTGTCGTTCATCTTTACCTTTACCTTTATTGGAATTAAACTCAACATTACCTCGTTTTAGTTCTGCTTTTGCTTGATTACCTGCGGCATAGTATTTATCCTCAAACTCATCCAATCCTTCATTCCTATCAGTTTTAGAAGTTTTTGGACAATAGAAGAAACGAGATGCTCCACCTTTATCACCATACATTTGAAATCCAGGTACACCTGCTCCAAAAATGGATGTTTTACTATTATCAATCTTTTTAGGACTACCCACAGTTGATAATTCACCTGTTTGTTCATCAAGGATTCTACCTGCTTCTTTATCTAATATAATATTTGCAGGAAATCTGCCGTAATTGTGTTCTTGTGATGAGACATCATTTACATATCCACCATTAGCCAGCTATTCTGTTATTTTCTTTATTTGCTTTTCCAGCATTTGTTTTTGTTGTTGTTCCTATTCTACTTTCATCAATATTAATTCCACCTGTTCCCCATTCTAAAACATTATTAACTACTGTTTTTTCACTTAAAGGTTTTCTTGCCATTACAATAGGTTCGTGAGCAGGTTTAAGAGCAGTTCCCCAACCTTCCCATTCAGAGTTTCCTTTGGTTATTTCTAACTCCACATAATCTTTATTATCCCAAGCAGTCTCATAAAAAGATGTATCGCCTTTTTTAGTTTTACTAAAATCTATTTTTCCTCCCTTTTTACCAATTACCTCTCTTTCATTACCTTGTACTTTATCCATAGCTTTTCCTATGTTCATAGATTTTGGAAAACCACTTCCATATATCCACATTATTTGGTCTCTTATCTCAAACCCAGCATCTTCTACTCTAACTGCCATTCTGTGATAAGTTCGTGAACCTGCGAATGAAAGTAAATAACCACCTGGTTTTAATACTCTTAAACATTCCTCAAATATTTCTTGTGAAGGAACATCATAATCCCATTTTTTACCCATAAAGGATAAACCATAAGGTGGGTCTGTAACGATTGAATCAATAGAGTTATCATCTAACTCTTTTAATTTATCTACACTATCTCCTAATAATAATTTCATGTAACTTTATACTATTTAGAATAGAGGGAAATTAATCCCCCTTATTCATTTGTAAATAATTGATAACCTTAAAACTGAGGGATATCATCCTCATTACTTTCGGTGTCATCTACTTCTTTGAATAGAGGTTCACCATTTTCATCCATTTGGTATTTCTGAACCAATTGTTTGATGTAAGTTCTTTCCGAATCAACACCACCATCTTGAGAAAAGAAAGGATAGATTGAAATCTCAGCTGCTTCGTTAAGTTCGAAACCATCGTAGATTAACCCAGCCATCTCAACAGATGCTCTGGTGGAAACCATTGAAGTTAACTTACCATTCTCATTCATTGATTGAGTTCTAGTGTGATGAGCGATTTCTGCGATTGCTTTCAAATCATATTCCTTAACTTCAGGAAACATAAACTTTAATAATCCTAATTCTTTAACATCATCAAGAACATCCATTTCAATAGTAACAAATCTATCTAAGATTGCTCTATCCATAACTCTTGTTGATGTGTATTCATTACCGATGTTAGCGGTAGCGATGAAAGTAACACCTTCAGCCACATTCACAATTGGTGAACCATCAGCCTCATCTAATCTCAAGTATCTCTGTCCTTGGTCAAGTACAGTCATTAAGATGTTCCACGCATCTGGATGAGCTCTCGATAACTCATCTAACAGAATAACTGCGTTTGGAGTTTTGATTGCCGTAACAAAAGCGGATTCTGAAAAGTATGTTCCTTTTTGTTTATCGAAGTGAGTGTTACCAATTAAGGTAGCTCTCGGGTCTTGAGTTGCCCCAAGGTTGAAATAGAAATCTGGTCTATCGAGTGCGTTCACTAAAGCTTTGGAAGCCATAGTTTTACCACAACCACTCGGTCCAGTCATCATAATATTTTTAGCTCTCACAGCACTTCTGATAAGATATTTCCATTTCAATTCTTCCATAACCAATTCAGTTGGTTTTAGAGATACCGAACCTTGGTGGATAAAATCTTTTATTGCAGTGTGGTCTGATTTATCTTCAAACTGAACACCACCTTGGTCTGTATTCATAGGAATAACTAAGGAGTTATAAACATTCATATCAACTTTTCTGTAAGTTTTCTTACCATTCTTATTGATGTATGCTTGAAGTGCCTTACCTTCTTTAAATGCTGTTTTTCTTGTTAATGTTGTTGCTCCAAGAGTACCAACTTTAGTACCTTGTGAATCTATCAGTTTCCAGGTATTACCAAACTGTTCAACTTTGTACACTTCTGTGGAAACATATCCAACTTTAAATTCATTCATTTCATTCATAATTATTTGTTTTAAGGTTTATACTTTATTTATCTTGGGGATAATTCCCCACTCATTTACTTTGTAAATATACGAAAAATAATTGGAATAAACAAATTTTTTCGTACTTATTTTTCATTTATTTTTGTAAAAATAATTGGTTCATTGTTTTCGTGATTTGGTTAAGATTTGTAACATCTACAAACTTAGCTCCTTTTCCATACATTGTTTGGAAACTTCTTTTTTCGTAACTTTGTACACCATAATCTGATACGAAGTAGGATAAGGTTTTGATTCCCATACTCTCAATCATTTTAATCATCTTACCTGTATGTCTTTCAGCAGCATCACCAGCGTAGTAGAACCCTCTTCCACCGAAGTAAGGTTGTCCATCTGAAAGATTTAAGAAGTAAGAATCCATATCATTATTAATTGGAATAAAAGATTTCATAATTGCTTCAAAACATAATCCTTCTGGTGTTGTACCATTTGGTCTTAAACCACCGAACATTTGTTTTACTTTAGAAAACTTTTCTGTTTTAGAATCGTAAGCCATAACGATATATGGTTTCTCATTTTGAGTACATCTGAAAGTTACTTGAACTTGTAAGTTAGGAATCATATCAACTGCCTTACACATTGCAACTACATTAATCATCGTATTTCTCCACTTATCACCATTCATAGATGAACTGGCATCTATTGAGATATGTAAGTTAGCCTTTTTGTAAGAATCTATTTCTGAGAATTGGAATACATTTTCATTACCAAATCCTAAAGATGAAATCATTCTCTTATCAATTCTACCAACTTTCTGTCTGTTGAAAACTGTTGTTCTATCTTCACCTCTCACTTGAAGTTTCTTACCTAACATTGTACCAAGTTTGATTCCTTTCTGAACCTCTTCTACATAATCCATTCTCATTGGTGTATCTTGATTCCAATAGTTTGTTGATGTCATTGGAAACATTGTTGATTCAAATAATCCCTTAGTAAGTTTCTTAACTACAATACATTGAACAGATTCATTACCATAGTAACCTTTTTTAACATCCTTACCAACTTCTTTCATTTCAGAACCACTCTCTTCAATAGCGTTTAGGTTCTTAGAATCTGTTTTATTAAGTGAAGTTTTCTGAATATCACCTTCCATGAACTTCTTTTGTTTCTCTATTTTCTTTTTAAGTAAATCTTTTTGTCTATCTGAAAGTTGAACTGAGTTTGTTGAAGTAGAATTATCTTCACTTGGTTTACCTTCCATGTTATCAGGTAAGTTACCAACATCCATTCCATTACCACCAGTTGGAGATTCATCAGAATCACCACCCATTGGAGATTCACCAATTGATTCTAATAATTCATTGAACTCATCATCACTCATTCCCTCATTAGAAGAACCACCTTGTCCATCATCAGAACCTTGTTCATCAGAAGAAGAACCCTCACCATTTTCATTTTGTGGGGTTTGTTGGTTATCAATATCAGTTGGTTGATTAAGGTTTTTTAAAATTATATTGAACATCGCAAGTGCAACATTAAAGGATTCTTTAGAGTTGGTTAATCTACTAATTGTATTCAATCCAACTAATCTATAAATTGCTCTCAATCCCTTCAAAGAAGAAAGTTGGGTATTTTTGTTGTGTAAGTTAATAATTCTGAACATATAAGAATCAATCGTTTCATCGGTATATTCATCAGATAAGAGTGCCTTATCGATTAACTTATCATTGAAGTACTTATCGTACATTTTTCTGTAATAGTCTCTGTAACCAGGTGCTGATTTGAATACGAAGTTATCAATTCTTCTATCTTCAACATAGTTCCAAAGATTCTTAATAATCTCAATTGAATTATTAATACCTTTTTTAATAGCCCCCATCTTTTACATGAGTTGGAACTAAATTGTATATATCATTAAGTAATTTGAAATCAGAAAGTTTAATGTGAGAACCCTCGTGAAGTGCCAATCCAACTGCCACATCAAAATCTTTTGGTTCTGTAATTCTACTACCAATAACAACTGATTTACCATCGGTATAAGAATCACCTCTTTCTTTAAACTTAACAGGTACAGATTCGTTGGTTACAATATTAACAAAGTTAGATATTGCTCTTTTAGAAGAAGCCAACTTATATAAATCTAGGGATTTTCTTTCCGTATCGGAAAGTTGGTTAACGATGATGTCATCTGTTTCAAAATCATCATACCAAAAGGAAGAATTGTTGTATTTACTCATAGTTTTAAGGTTTAATTATCACTCATTTACTTTGTAAATATACGAAATATATTTGACATACACAAGTTTTTTTTGATTTATTTTTTATCTGTACAAAGTTACAACTGAACCGAACTCATCATCAAAAACTTTTACTAAGTTTTCATAGTCTCCACTCATCATTTTATCTAACATTTCTTTAATATAGGAATCACCCATACCAAGTTGTTTACCAAATTTCTTAGCAGTACCCAATAGGAAATATGCATTTCCTTGAGGACCTGTTAAATCGATTTCAATTCCGTTTGTTTGTGGTTTTTGCTTTATCATATATCACTTATTTACATAGTAAATATAGTGAAAATAAACCACAATTCCTAATAAAAAGTGTTAAAATTATGTTAAAATTTTATGAATGATAATATTCAAAGATGGGATTACCTTTATTTGTTCCTTTATACTTCCAACCTTGTTCAAGAAGATTTAACTTCATTGCTGGGGAATTGTACTTTTCAGAAAATTCTTTGGTAATTTTAATTGGGTGTTTTTCGTTATACATTATAATAAATCATTTGGTGTTCCTCTGTATATTCTATATGAATCCTCATCAAAGTGTTCAGTAGATACCTCAAAAACGATTGAGTTCTCTTCTAACGATACCAATTGATGTGGTTGACCTCTTTCTATCAAAACAGAATCCCCTTCATTTAGAATCCTACTATCGTGTAATCCATTTTCAACATCTATCCAATTGAATTGAAAACTTCCTTGTTGAATATACCAAGTTTCTTTTTTCTTAAGATGATAATGCATTGAAAAGTTTGCCATCTTTTTTACGAAAACTAATAATTTTCCACAATATTCTTCATCATTGTGAATCCACAATTCATATCCCCAAAGCTTTTGTACTCTCTTAGGTGGTTTTACATCTATTGGTATAATCATAACTTATTATTTAAATGGATACACCCCATGGTTTAATCCAATATTCCCAAATTATTTTTCTTACTTTATTCATATTCATAAGTAAATCCATTTTCTTGTCTATCAAGTTCTTCGTAGACCTTTTCTAAATCAGCAATAGTATCATTTACCATTTCCCAATCTTTTTCATCTCTTGCATCTTCAAGAACTGTTAAAATTCTTTGTATTTCTTCAGATAAGTTTATCATATAATATAATCTAATATAAGTTTTGCATACCTGATTAAATATACTTTATTTCCAAAAACGGTTTTTTATTTAAAAAATCTATTATAGATTCTCCTATACGTTGATGTGAATGTAGCGATGGATGATGATTATGTGTATTTGGAAAATCATCCTTTACTAATCTATTCTTTATAGTTTTTTCCCATTCTGTCCATTTTTTATAATACTTACCATCATCTCCCTTTAAGCGTATTAATTTATTATAATAAAACTCATTATTAAAAATTAATTTAGAAGTATCCTCACACCAACTATCTATAAAATATACAGGTGCAATTTCCCTTTCAAATTTTTCTATTGTTGCTTGAAGTGAAGTTAATACATCTTTGTTTTGTTTATTTTTAATATCATCAATATTTTCCATTACAGTTTCCATTATAGTTGAAAAATATTCTTTATTTTCTAATGATTTTTGAACAAAATAATCATAATCAAAATCATTATAAATTAGTTTCATTATACCCGAAAAATATTTAATAATTACATTTCTATTTTTATCATCTATTGATGTTTGAAATCTGATTATTTGTTCTGTATTAGTTTTTTTTGAAATTAAATCACTAAGATATTCTAAATGCATATAAAACTCACCCCAATATGCCCAAAGAGTTCCTTCACATAAATCACATTCACAAGAATAATCAAAATGAAAAGGTTCTCTACTAAAAGAACTTAACTGAAATATAATACTTACTATTTTTTTAGTCTTTTCTTTTTTAATAGTGGCTTGGTTTTTTCGTATAAATCGTAGACTTGATGCGAAACTACCACCATTTTTATTTGATTGTATTGGTATGGTATTAAAATGTTTACTAACAATAGATGGAAAATTATTATTTAACCTAAAGTTAGTACCGTCCGAATCATGAATTTGTTTTAATTCAAAATCATGGGTTTGGTAGTTTCTTTGATTTATCCACTTTGGTGTATCTGAATACAATTCAAGCCCTTCTCCGAATGTATAAGAACACCCTGTAAAGATTATTGCATTTTCCATAACGAGCTTAGATTTATATTTTACCCTGTCCTCTATACTTCTTCTTGTAATTCTTTGCTTGTTTACTATTAGAAGTTTTAGATTTAGCGTGTACTCCTGGTCTCTTTTTCTTTTGAGATGATAGGAGATTTCCTAATGTTAATGCCATTTAATTTATTTAATGAAGTTTTTGTTTTTAAGTGCTCTTGCAGTTTGAATCCATTTCTTTCCGATTGGATTATACACTTTCTTTCTTACAAAAGCATTTACTGCTTTCTGTACTTGTTTTCCGATAGGTTTATAAACTGTATTATCTACTATCCTAAAGTTACCACCGAATAAGTTTTGGAACTTACCCAAGTTGTTCTGAACATCTTTCCAAGATTTTTCTAATCGGTCAGCATCTAAAACTCTTTCTCTATTTAAGTTTCGTTCTTGTGCTACTTCAAGTGAAGTATTTACAAATATCATGTAGGTATCGTAACCAAGTGATTCTGCATATTTCTTATTCTTTTGAATTTTACTATATACATGACCAGTACCATCGATAATCATACCCAATCTACCAGCTTCATAAAATTTCTTTTGAAGTTGAGTTAATCGTTTTGCATTATTTCTAATAGAGTCATCATTATTAGAAATTTTATCCCAAAGTTCAGCATCTTCTTTTTCAATTTTTGCTAAGTTCTTTGGGTCAATACCATTATCCTTTAATCCTTTTTCAAATGCTGAATCTGAATTAACTGATTTAAGACCAGTCATTGCAAAGGATTGTTTTAATCTTTTATCAATACCGAAAATCTCCATGGCAGTATAGGATTTACCTGAACCAGGTCCTCCTGCCATGAAAACACATTTAAGTATTCCAGGGTCATCAACGCCCTCGATAATCATTTGTTCTAATAAAGCTTCTTTTATATTCAGTAATTCAGATTCGATGTCATACATTGAATCAATTAATACTGTTTCGGTAATCAATGATTTTAAACTCATAAATAGTACTCCTTATTTCTTTTTCTTAGAAGCTCTAGGTTTTCTACCTGCTCTTGGTTTTCCTTTTGCTGCTTTTACAACATCTTTAGATTGTTTACCAACCTCTTTAATTGCATCTGCAACATCACCAAGTTCTTCTTTTACTCTTTTAGCTCTTCTTTTTACAGTTTTAGCAACTTTCTTTACATCTTCTACTGCATCTTCGATTTCATCAGGAATAAAATCCCCATCTCTATCGTTGATTTTACCTTGTTTGTAGAATCCGAAATAATAAACTGCAGCTCCTATTGCAAGGATAGCTAAAATAATTAAAATGTTTTGCATGATTTTTTTATTTTTTAATTAATTAATTGATTTTGTGATATATTACATCACTACTATAAATATAGTACTTTTAAATAAACATATGCTCATCGGTATCTTCTGCTTTTTTAGAACTATAATCATGTAGTTCTGTTATAAGACCTGATGAGGGAAATAATGTAGCATATAAAAACACTAACTTTAGTATAAATTTTTTTGTTCTATTCTTCACCGTATAAACTCCATCTTTTTGTTGGTTCTGGTTCTATCACCACTTCTTCAGTATCAACAACATATACAAATCCTTCTTTAGCATCCATATAAAATTGTGTTTTACCTGTATCTTGATAAATAAATTCAAGTACATCAGTTAAAGAATCCAACATTACGGTAGAGTTGGAAAGAGGAGTCCACCTATCTCCAGGTGGTACTCTCTTTGCAACTTTTGTTTTAACTTCTTCTTTTTGTATTTGAGGTTCTTTACTCATTACTCAATTACTCTTAGTACTCTACTTTCTTTTGCTCCACTTACTTTGTAGTCAATCTGAACTCCACTTTGTTCAAAATCCTTTACGGTTCTTGCTTCAGCTTCTGTTACTGATTGTGCATCTACTAAGTAGATTTCTTTTACTTTTTTGTCTTTACCATTTTTAAGTGTGGCAACAACCACTTCTACTGTAACTTCGAAAAATTTACTCATAATTTCTGTTTTATATTTATATATATGTATTTATCGTATAAAGATACGAAAAATTTGTTTAATTTCCTAATTTTTTTTAAAATTTATCTTTTCCAAATTCGAATCCAAAAAATTCATAGTTTTTTTTCACAGATTCAGCATTACCTTCTGCTTTAATTGTATCATCTTCATCATAGTAAATAGCATCTGGAGGACATTCAGGTACGCATGCACCACATAAAATACATTCTTCTGGATTAATATATAGTTGTTTTCCTTTTAATTCCTCAGGTGACATATTATCAACTTCATTTCCTGCTCCCTCAATATCAATAGGACCATGTATGCAATTAACAGGACATACTTTAACACATGCAGTATCACATACACTTACACACTTATCACCGATTATGTAACTCATATTTATTTATTTCTACAAATATACAAAAAATTATTTAATTATCCTAATATTCGTATTCTTTTTTAGGGCCTGATAAATTTCCATTAATTAGAAAGGAACAATTAAAACATAACATTCTTAAATTTTCATAATTATGATTCTTTCTATCTCCATCAAGAAAATCTAAAACAAGTGGAACTTTATGGTCTGTGATTCTTCTTTCTTCAAATCCACATTTGTTACATTTTTCTAACATATAACCATTATTGAGTAATCTTTGTTTAAGTTTCCAAACAGGGTAATCAGGATATTTCCCTTTTAAAATATCATCTAAAGAGTATTTTCCTCGTTTGATATTATATCCTTTACGAATACCAGTTCCATCAGGGTTCTTTAAATCTTCAAAGATACCATATTTTCTTGCGTATTTTTTATAAGTGTTGTAAGATACTCCCAATAATCTAGCTGCTTCCATTGCTGAACGAGCTTTCTTTTGAACTTCCTTTATCTCTGATTCGAGAAGTGGTTTTGCACCTAATCCTCGTTTCATTCTTCGATTTTTACCAGCTAAAGATAAATCTTGAGTTGGGTCATAATTAGGGAATATTTTTTCTTTTTTATTTTCCATAGTAATCCTCTTTAATATAAGTATAGTATATTAAAATTTTTTGATAGGCTTTTCTAATTTTTAAATATTAATATTATCTATTATATCATGTACCATGGTTTTACCTTGCCATACCAAATACTCACATAATTTTTTATTCTTGTAAACTCTACTTTGATTTTCTCTTAAATAATTTTCAGTATCTAAGTACATTAATCGTTTACCCTCATCTACAATCATTTCAAGTCTTTTTACTGAATCTGATTCATTTTCATATGAATGGTTTACAAATTCATCGTATAAATCAAATCCTAATTCTCTTAATTTAGATTGCAATCCTACATAACTATGTATTAACGGTATCTGTCCTCTTACAAATGGTTTAATTGTTTTTTCTGTGAAAGTTATATGAAAGGAATCATCGTTTTTATTCATATCATTACCTATTGTGTTTTCACTTACAACGTTTACGGTGTTACAATGGTGTTTTAAATCATTGAAATGTGCAATATCAATATCTTTTCCAGGTGGGTTTATATATTGTTTATTATGAAGTATTTCATTTCTTTCAGTTGTGGGTAATTCTTTAAGTAAATTTTCAAATTGTTCTTGATAAAATTGTGGACCTTCGCCTAAATTTACATAATGATTAAACTCAACGTTCAATGGTAATACATCTCTTCTGAATTTTGTAATAAAAAAGTAATTTAACCATAATCTTTGTATTCTTAAAGAACCATTATAACTATCAAGTCCATGTTGCAATTTTGCACCTGTTGGATGATGATATACTCTACCAACCATTGAATCATTTAAATGAGATGTAAATGCAAGTGAATAATCATCTATCACTTTACAATTTACTACTTTATTAATAGGTACATCTGAAATTAAAATGAATTTATATGGATGTTTATTTATAATTTTATTAAATCTATCAATAAAAAGTTCTATTTGACCAGATTCGGTTGTTATATCTACTATTACTCTTGTAGTTTTTTTACAATATTTAATAAGTTCTTCAATTTCACCATCTTCTTCAATTTGTCTATGTGCAATTATAGCATCATAAACACCATTGGCTGAATCTCTATAATCGTTGATATCAAGAAATCTTCCAAATAATCTATTAGCTTGGTGATGAAAATCTAATATACGCTTACTCACCTCTAACTACATCTAAGGTTACACAATGAGGTCCACCACTAAAAGTTCTAGCATGTCTCATTCTTACAGGTATTGTATCTATTCCAAATCTTTTTAATTCTTTCATTAGTAGAGTTTGGTGTTCTTCAACCATTATTAACTTATCATTGATTGGTAAAATATTCATTCCCAACCATGGTGAAGCAGGACACCAATTATCAAGTACTTGAGTAGGAAATGGTTCGGGTGCCCATATCTTATCAAAAGGTTTTAAAAATTCTGGTATATTGAATTCATTAACTCTTGTTGGATTTAAAAGTACCTTACCTTCTCCTACAAATACAAAAGTTGTATCAATATGAATGTATGCATAAACACCTTGTGCTAAATGTACATTATATTCTTCACCAAAGTTTTCTTTACAATATCTTTCTAACCACTCTGCACCAGTCTTATTACCTGTATTAGAAACTAAATATAGTAAATCATTATTATGTTTAATAACATTTGCTGCATCAAAAACAGGTTCACCATCAAGTAACGTTGGAATAGATAAATCTTCTCTTTGATAGATTGAATCTAATAATTTTGGTTTTGGAGCATCTACCCAATGTGTTGGGTCAAATAATGGTTTACAAGTTTCTGCTTCATTACTTCTATGTCTAAGAGTCATTGGTGTTGCAATAACTTTATCGTTGATAACTAACATAGAATCTCTTGGGCAATAGTTATAATAACCATCAACTTCCCAATTATCTGTTTTTATAGGTTGTGAAAAATCTCTTTCTAATGGTCTGTGAACCTTTACTCCAAGTTCTCTAAGTTGGTCTGAAATTCCATCTAAATCTTCTTCAGTTTCATCTATCAGTTTTTGAGGATATAATCCACTTGGTCTGTTTTTAAATTCTTCATCAGATAGGTGTGCATAATCAATATTATGTAAACATTTATCCCCAACAGTTGGTACTTGTGCATTTATTGCACTTCCTACAATGATTTCTTTTAAATCACCCCATTCATTTTTTACATTTGGTTTTATCATTTTATTTTGTTTTTTTAGTATTCCATAATCTTTCATATGTAAAATACCCGATTGTTTTTATTATTGTATCTATACCACCTATCATTAATCCAAACTCTAAGTTACCGCTTATAACCCAACTAACTAAAAATGTTATTGAAGTAGCAATTACTCTCCAAATAATAGTTTTGATAAAAGTTTCTTTTATTGATGCCATATTATATAATACTTTTTTCTTTAGATTTAAATTCTATATTTGCTTCTGTATTTCCTAATGCAGTAAATACATATCTACTTCCGATACAAGGTAGAACTCTATGTCTTTCATTATTATTGAAATATACTAAACTTCCCTTTGATGGTTTAATGATTATTCCATTTTCAAATTCTAATTCGCCACCTTTAAAATCATCATTCAAAAATATAATATAATTATGAATATTGACATGACCATGGTATGTTTCTATATTACCAATGGATTCGTGATAATGTTGTATTCTTATTTTTTCAAAATTTTTATTATGAAACCCTCCGTTGTGCAAGCTACTTATATCTAACTTATTTTTAATTACATCAACCCATTCCATTGCTAGTGCTTTATATTCATCTAAAAATTTAGTATTATCTTGAACTAAATTAGTATCCCAAAGATTAAGAAGGTATTTTATTTCTATATCATCTATAAGTTTTTCTTGAAACAAAATCATAGCTTACCATCTTTTTTCATTTGATTACGAATAGATGTTGCTGAAATATCCCCAATCTCTTTTGGTGGTACGTGCTCTATGATATCATATCCTACTCCTCTACCATAGTTGATAGATTCGATATCAGGTATAATGGTTGCAATTACCTTACCCTCTAAGATGAGTTCTTTTAACTCACCTTCATGAACCATTTTTAGAATTTCTTCTGCAGTCCAAGGATTCTTTTCATCTGGTTCTACATCTCTGATACCTAACCATACTTTATATCCTTCTTTTAATCTTTCATTAATTAACCATAGATGCCCCTTGTGAAGTGGTTGCCATCTACCTGCAAAGAATGAATACTTTACTTCTGATGAGGAAGATTCTTTATCTGCTTTTGTTTTTATATTTGCCATTATATTAAACTTATTGTTTTTTCATATAAGTGATTAAAATTATTTGTAAAGAAAGGTAAATCTTTCATTGTTTTTAATACTTCCAAAAACTCGCTATGGTCTTTATGATTTGAATTTGTAACATTTTTTTCATTATATTCTTCTTCACTATAAGTACCCCAATTTGTTATTGAATTATAAAATACATCAAATTTAGATTTACTTCCTTTCATACAATTAGTTATTATATCATAGAATAGTTTCATTTCTCTAAAATTACTGTCTTGTACTACAAATGAAAAACTAAAGAATTGTATAGTATCTATTGTGGTGATAAACTTTAAATTTTCTAACAACACATCCCACTTACCACCGATTCTTGTTTTAGTTTCATAGGTTTTTTTTGTTCCAGCATCTATTGATATTTCACAAGTTTTTACATAAGGATGTATTGCACTTAATCTATTCCACATTTTTTCATTCCATAAACTTCCATTAGTATGTAAATGAATTGATTCTAATTTTTTAAATTTGGTAGAATCTAATTTTTCTAAAAACTCTCTAAATGATTTAGAGTAAAATGGGTCTGCAGTTCCTGTGAGATATAATATTTTTACAGTTGATGATATCTCATCTGTAATTTCTTTAAGTTTTACTTCAACTTGTTCTCTATCTTTTCCATAGTAGTTTATTAATTCATTTCTACAAGATGGACATTGAAAATTACAACTTCTATCAAAACAAAAATTAACTGTTTTTATTTCAACGTTACTTCTTAGGTTGTTTATAATTTTTTTATCTTTTTTTATAAATTTCTTTGATAAGTTATTATTTTTTAGACCTGATAAATATGGACATTGTGTTTCATTGCAATATTTGTAAGAACCATCTAAAATAGATTCTCTAACTTCTTTTGACTTATCACTATTAAAACTAGATTTTATTGATTTTCCATCCCACACATCCACATCTAACCAAGAGGGACAACAAAGATATTGTCTGTCATCAAATACCTCTGTATATTGAAACGGCATTGAACAGATATATTCTTTTTTATCAATCATTATAATCTATTTAACTTTTTCAGCGTATTTATAATCTTTGAAAATGATTTTTCGGGTGAATGTTTTGTTGTATCAACATCGATGAAGTTATCTTGAGGTGCTTCGTAATTCTTACTATGAAAGTGGTCTCTTTCACGAGGGTCTGAACAATGTACATAAAATTCTTGAAAGTTTTCTAAACCTATTCTTTCTTTGAATTCTTCTCGTAACCATCTTGGAGGTGCTACAAGTGAAACAACTACATCACACCCATTCTTATGAAGAAATTCTGTAATCATCTGAGCATTTCTTATATTGATTTCTCTACCCTTTGGGGTATAATCTTTATTAACAGTTAGTTCTCTTAAATCATCTCCATCTAAATGAAAGACTGTTCTTCTCCAATTTCTCTTTTCTGTTTTAAGAAACTCAATTAATTTTTTACCTAAAATAGTTTTTCCTGCTGCAGGTTGTCCTGTGAACCAATATATCATAACTTTATTTTATTTTTTAATGTGATAGCATTTATGATGACATGGAACAGAAATATAATCTCCTTTTAAAAATTCATGTACTGCTTTTATAACACCAACATGAACCAAACCATGTGATTCAAATTCCCAAGTATCTTTTTCTAACATTTCTTCAGATGCATCTTTGATATTTAATTCATCATAGGTAGTTTCATCTCCTGAAAAATCATCAAAAACCATAATACCACCTTTTTTTAATTTTCTATAACCATTTTCAACATCTGATTTTACGATATCATATTCATGACCACCGTCAATAAAAATAATATCATACCAATTATCCATAACATTATGAATCATTTTTCTTGAATCGCCTTCAAATACTGTTATAATATCATCTACTTTGAATTTTTTTGCCTCACTCCATAAGTGGGATTTCCATTCTGGTGGGTTATTTTCATTATAATACCATTCTTCTTCTGTATCAACAGTTAAATTACCTTTGAACCAGTCAATAATATGAAGCTCTCCATTTATTGAAGGCAATTTAAGTATTTTGGCATTTTCAATGGCATCCCATCCTTGAGCACAACCAATTTGTAAAACTTTTGGTCTATGCTTATAATCCCATTCTTGGTCGTTTCCATAACCCCAAAATTCAGATTTTATATGTGTAAAAATAAATGAGGATATCCAAGGCACTGGCATATTCCAATCATTAGGATGAAAGGTGTCCTTTTCTTTTTCTGTAACAAACCACTCACTCATATCAAGAGGTGGTATTTTTTTAAATCTATCCAATTTTTATAATTTTATAACTTTATTTACTTGAGTACGCTTGTGTACCAAAGAATGCTGCAACTATTGCTGCAACTGAAACAAAATATGTAGCTTGCCATATCACCAAGTATAGTTGATGCTTGTTCCACACCACTTACTGAAGCGATTACAACTGCGAATGGATATAGTAACATACCAATTAAGGCAAACCATGCCATTCTACGTTGTGCATCTCTCATAGCATCTTTATCTTCAAGTTCTTTTCTCTTGAATTCAAGATACATATCGTGTTCTTCTTTAGATACTTTACCATCACCGTTTGTATCTGCTGGATGACTGGTATTTGCTTTCTCTAATTCTTTATCAATCATTGTATTACTCCTCCTTAAATGTGAGTTGTAACCTTTATTACTTATATATATAAAAATTTATGAAATTTCTTTCTTAAATCGTTCCCAATCAAATGCAGAGCCAGGGTCTACTTTTCCTTTTCCACTTCCTCTTACATGGTCTCCACTACAATCAGAATGTCTTACTACATTTTCTGCAGGGATATTATATTCTTTCATCCACCATTTTACTGTATCTACTGATGATTTAAATTGTTCTTCAGTATAAGTACCTTCTTGTTCTATTGCCTTTAAAAACGAACCATACGTTTGTTTACCAGGTACTAACAATTCAAATCCTAAATAATGTGAGTTTAAATGTTGTAATCCATTCCATTCTGATTTACCAGCATGAGATGCTTTACCAGGTGATGAAATCATCTTTTCATATTTACCATCAGGATGTATAAATCCATGAACTGAGAGTTTCAATTCTTTTAAAAATTCATGAGCTGTTATCCATTCACCTTCCCATTGAAGATACTCACCCATACTATGTACTACGATTCCTTTTGGTACTATTGCCATTTGATTCTCCTTATTTAAGTTTTTTTCCAATGTAATCCATATCTATACGAATTCCATATCCTGCTCCTTGGAAATCGTTAAATGGTTTATATTTGATTTTTGTTTTCTTTTCAGCCCAACTAGCTAATTGTTTAGTGATATCATCTTTTGATATATTACCCAATTGGTCTATTTTATCTAAATCAACTGATTTTCTTGGAATAAATTGTATTACATTATGTTCTTTAGCGTGTACTAAAAAATCAGGAAATACTGATGGTAATTCAGCATTCTTATCTTTAGATTGTAATAATATCTTTCCTTCGTTAAGTATAGATGTAAGTTTTATCATTATTATTTTATCCTATATGGTATATCATGTGATTTCCAAAAATGATTTAACGTACTTTTCAAATCATTTATAGTTGATTTTAATCTTTCTTTTTTCTGTCTTGTTGTAGTATCCATCATGTTTCGTGGAATCATACCTTTAAGGTAATTGTTTACAGGAAATATACCGATTTCATCTAGTGTAATTGATTCTTTCTTTAACCTACTCTTTTCTTTTCTGCCACGATTTTTAGATGCAGATTCAAAACCTACTATCTTCCCACCTTTATGTGAAGCATCTTTACCATCACCATTACCATAAGTACCCTTTTGTCTATTGTACTTATTTAATTCCGCTCTGTATTTCTTTGATTTCTTTGATGATTGAAATTTCTTGTACTCATCTTTGTAATCTCTTTTAGCAGTTTCATCAATATCTCTATCAATTGCATCAGTTGATGGATATGTTCCATCTAACTTAGCTTCTTCATCTTCTATAAATGATAAATCTAATCTTTGACCGTATTCTTTAAGTTTTTTAGATATTTCTTTTCTTAATCTACTACTTTTCCAATCTTTGTAGTTCTTATCGGATTTTTTTTTTCCACTCTCTGCCATTTTTAATGGAGATTTTATATGAGTTTGTTTATTACTCAGATGGTTAGTTTCTTGGTCCTCATCATCTTCTTCAACATCTGGTTGACCATGATTCTTTTTTTTAAAGTTAGTACCACCACTATAATCTTTATTCTTACCTCTTAGTGCAGTATGGTAATCAGAAGTTCTACCACTCATCCAATTTTGTGGATGACCATCTTCATTTGTAGTACCTTCATAGATAGATTTAAGATACTTAATGAAATCTTTATCATTACTCATCTTTTTAAATTCTCTATCCTTAAATACGTTCTTTACGAAATCTCTAACATCTTTTGAATCTTGTCTGATTTGGTCTATTGTAGACATCATACCCTCATATACTTTTTTATTGTTTTGAAGGTTTTTAAATAATATATTTTGTTTATCATCAATTGTTTTATACTTCTTTGGATTTTCATTAAAATCCTCAAGAGCATAATTTAACATCTTTATCCATGCAGTATCACTATGTTTTTTACGAAAATCAGATAACATCTTAAAAAACTTATTCTTATTTTTGTTAGCTTTTTTGTAAAAATACCAAACATTTACTCCAACTTCGTTTACTGATTCTTTTTTTAGACCAGTAAGTTTTTCAAACTTTTTCTTATCAATTTTACCCGATAATAAAGCTAAAACGTGCTTGGTAATATCTTTACCTGTTGCTTTGTTTACAACCTGCATTTCATCCATTGGCATATCTTGATTGTAGTCTACGTTATCGTATCCATCAAAATCTCTTAACCCACCTTTTTTTGGGGATTCAATATCATCACCACCTAGATGGTCTTTACCCATCTTACCGGCATACTCTTTAAGTTTATTTAGGATTTCTTTTTTTAATCTTGACATATGGTATTTCCTTTACCTATATAAATATAAAGAAATTAATATTAACTAATTCTTTACAGAACCTCTACTACCACCACTACCTCTACTAATCACAGGTGGATTAGAACTTCTTGTTGGAGGTCTACTAATCACAGGTGGTGAAGAACTTCTTGATGGAGGTGTGTAAGTTCTACTTGGTCTTGTATTATTATTTCTGTTAAAGTTATTTCTATTGTTCTCTGGTCTATTATAATTTCTAACAGGTTTACTGTTGTTATTATTTCTTATTATAATTTTATTAGGAACGTTATTAGGGTTTTCGTAAACTCTGATGTTGTTGTTATTTCGTTTAAGTTTGATAATTGCTCTATCAATAACTACATCCTTATCAACAACCAGTCTAGGTTTGTTTCTATTAATAATAACTCTATCTTTTATTACGTTAGTTCTATTACCAACTACAACATTGTTTGAACTTCTTCTACCAACTACATAAGCTGTATTTGTTCTATTTCTATTTCTCCATGCATAATCATTCATTCTCTGTCTGTATCCCCAACCATTACCATAGTAACCATTGTTCCAACCATATCTATTGAATCCATAATATCCAAAAGAACTACCATATCCATAGAATCCAAATCTATCCCAATGATTGAATCCCATATTGAAATGTGAATTAGTTGCCCAATTCCACCAATAGTTATGTGAGTTCCAATAGAAATCAAATGGTGATGCATATGGACTTCTGTACATTCTATTATTGAAATAGAAATCATAGTTCCATCTTAGGTCTTGTTTCATTGCAAATTGTGCAAAATCCCATCGGAATTTATCATCTGTTCTGAACTTTCTTGCTAATTGAAATTCGTTATCTACTACATCAAATTGGATTTCTGTTCCATCAGATGTATAGATTGGGTCGTGATTGATTGTTGATAGTTGGTATGTTGTACCACAAGATGTAAGTAACAACACCCACAGTATGTATATTAGGTGTCTCATATTTATAAATATAGATTTATTTAGTATATAGTTCAATAATCATACCGAACTTAATGTTTTATCAGTTGAACTCTAAACTTAATATTTTTTTTTCTTAACATTTTTTTAGTTGCTTCAACGTTCTTTTTGGAATCATCAGCAAAATATACATCATCATATCCTTCATTATCAATCTTATCTTCAATCCAATCTGCTTTATCTTTTGGATTGTTAGATGCTAATGCGGTTACATATATTTTACTCATGTTAATACCGATATCTTTTAGATATTGTCTTATCGGTTTGTATGCTGCTCTGGCAGTTAGGATGTGAACTCCATCACCACCACTACTTTTTACGATTCTACGAAAAACGTTTAGTTATCTTTTTAATTTCTTTTGGGTCTTGTACTTTTTGGAAATCTGAGAAATCAAATTCATCACCAGGCTTCTCATTGTAAACTGCATATTGACCTGGTGTAAGTTTCTTTTTCTTATCACCATTAGTAATATAAATAAACGAAGTTGTTTTAACCAAAGTATCATCAAAGTCAAAAACTCTGAGTTTCTTTGATTCAACAAATAAACTTCTACTTATCATATCTTTTAATTTAATCATTAGTTAATGTAGTGGGTTAATTCATAAGAACCACTATCCATACCAAATACAGAGATTTGTAATGATTTTCTTTGTGGTTTACCTTTTTTAAGTAACCCTACTGTAAATGAATTCGTTTTACCTTTAGAAGGCCTTGAACGAGAATACTTACCACCAAAAGCAATTTGAGATTGCCAATCATCTTCATCGATTGTGAATCCTCTTTTTTCAGTAGCTTTTCTAGCGAATTCTACTGCATCTGTAAAAGATTTAAAGTATGTATCGTTTGCTTCATCAATCTTTGTATTGATTTTAGCATCTTCTAATATTGATTTTAATGTTATCATAATGTTCTCCTATTTGTGTATAAATATATTATTTAAAAAGAACCCAATTCTTTTCTTCACCATACGCTTGAACTTCGTAAGGATGATTACCATAATCATATCCCATATCATAATATCTTTTGAACCAAGATGGTGATTGTAGGTAATGTTGGTATTCGTGAACTAAAGTTTGAATTATATGTTTTCTATTTTTCATATTAGGCCAATAGATAACAATACTATTATCAGTTCTATCAAATTCAGCATGACAATCATCTTGTTCACCTCTAGCTTCAGGTTCACCACTATATCTAGCATAGATATTATAATGAGTTTCTACATAAGGAGTACACTCTGATATAAATTTAGAGTAACCATAATGTTTCTCTATCTTTGGATAAACTTCGTTGATTATTTTTTGGACTTCTTTCTCAGTCATACTTTAGATTATTTACATAGTAAATATAGTGAAAATAAACGAGAAAACCTAATAAAAAGTGGATTATTTTTGTAGTTTATAATGAGTATAAATAAGGGTATTTTAGTTAGCAGATAAGTGGTTTGAAATATATCCTGCTATTCTACCAGCTTTGATTTGGAAATGTTCCCAATCATCTTTGGTCATTTTCTTTTTCTTACTAACATAATCAATTCCTATGTTTCCGATGTACTTATCATCTAAGGTAAATAGTGGTACTAAGTATGTAGATTTTGTACCAACAGATTCTGCTGCTCCTTTTAATCCATAGGTTGCAATTTTAGGGTCTTTGAAATCTGGAATATAAATATTATTTCCATCCATTGTATGTTCAAATGTTTTAGGGTAAAGTGAACAAGGTATATTATTAAAGGTATGAGATACCGAAGATATACCAATTTTGGTTACTTCATAGAATATTGAGAATTTTTGGATTGATTTACCTGTGGGGTAGAAGTTACCACCATTATGAAACTGAGCAATCCAAACTCTATCTCCTTTGAATTCTTCTCTGATTTCTTCAAGTTCATTTGAAATTAAGGAAACACTTGAATATTTTCTTTTACGATATCTCTAGTCTTTTCTTTTTGTTTCTGTAAATATCTACTAATTAGTAAATATAATACTGGTCCCACTACACCGGTTAAAAATGCTCCTAATAATTCCATTATGTGATTATGATTAGTTAGTATTTGTTCCATCTTTATCGTATTCGTCTAAATCTTCCATGTAATCAGCAACACTCTTAAGATAATCGGATGCTAAGGTCATTTTCTCTTGAACCCAACCATCTAAATCTTCAATGTTACGTTTTTTGATATTAGTATATATGATTTTAGCGGAACGAACAGATGATTTTAAGGATGATAATCCCATACCTACTTCATGGTCATCTTCTTTTATCTCTTCTTCTTTAATCGTATTTTGTGGTTTGAATGCAGTTGCATAAGGATTAGAATAAACTTTACCTAATTCTACTTTACTTTCAGATAATATGTTTTTTAGTTTAATCACTACTTTCCTTTATATTGTCTTTTTAATTCTTCTAATGCATTTATTTGGTCTTGAATTGCTTGAGATAAACTTACATTTCTGTATTTAGCTTGTTTCTTAACTGCTAACATTGCAATTCTTTTTTCTTCAGAAGATGGTCCTTCGTTTACTGATTCTTGTACTTGTTTTAATAAGTTAGATGATTTTTTTAACATTTTTTTAAAATCATCTATCTTCATAATAATATGGTCACCAGAACCTTGTATTTTTGGTGCGTTAATTTGAATCAGTTTACCGTCTTTACCACCAGAAAATTTAGTAATTTGAATTCTGTTGTTAATGTATATATCACTTCCTTCGTTTACTGATTCTCCTTTATACTCTGCGTTTTTGTACATACCACTAACTTTCATATCAAGTTCTTTTGCTAGAGCTGCTTTCTCTTTACCTAGTTTTTTAAGTAATTTGATAAATGGTTCTTTTTTATCGGTATGTTTGTTCTTTTTGTAGAACTCTAATGCAGATGCAATATTCTCAATATTTCTTTGTTGTAGTTTTGAGATAGCATTTATACTTCTTTCTCTAAGTACATTTTTAACTGCTTCTTTAAATTCTGATAATTTCATATTAATTCCTTAATGTTCTATACTATATAAGTATAAAAGTATTTGTAAATAATTATTTAAATCTTGTGCTTTATATGGTTAAACATAACATCACCAATAATCTCACCCATTCTTGAATCAGATGGATAGTGTGCTCTTCCTATATTTCTACTATATGATATTCGTTTTCCTGCTTCCAAAAAGGCATCTGTATTGATTGGTAATTTAGTTTGTAGTACCTTCCCTACTAAAATACCTTGTGCTGAATGTCCTGATGGGTATGATGGTGTTTTCATTGATTCCAATACTTTTTCACCTAATTTAATATTATAATGGCTAGAAAGTTGAAATGGTCTTGGTCTATTATAGTGATATTTTAAATCTAATATAATACCAGCGGCTGATTTGATTAAACTCTCTACGAGTTCCTTTGGATATTCTACGTTGTTTTCTTTACAAACTTGCTCAAATACTTTTTCAATATCATCATGTTCTTCAACATATGCATCATCTTCTGGTAAATCTTTTAAGAATTGTAGTTCATTATAAACTACCATTGAATTATTTTTAGGGGGATTTTTTACTTTGTATTTAGAGTAATTAAAATCTTTGAACAAACCATCTTTGATTCCTTCAATCTTTTTCACATGCTTATCCTTTATACCATCTGTTGTGTAAACGGCATTCTTAATATCTTTTATATTTTCTTCTGTGAATATGAACATACTACTATAAATATATAGTTATGTTTATTTACTAAATTTATTCCACAAATCAATTGCCTTAGATGTAATTGATTCTACCCCTTTACCAACTTTTTTTGATATTTGTTTGGCCAAAGGTTTTGGTAATACTTTTTCTAATTGTTTTTTAGTTTTTGATTTAGCAACTAAACCACTTCCTTTTTCAATTATTTTTTCTTTAAGTTTTCCCATGCTCCTCGTTTCACTAATTCTTTTCTAATTAATTCTTTTTTTCTTTTATATGAATCTGAATTGTAAAGTTTTTTCAATTCTTCAGTTGATGTACCTGATGGTGTATAATGTTTAATTACAAATTTGTTTGTTAGTTTGTTGTTAACTCTAAGATATTCTTTAGAACTTGGTTTTAATTTTGTTGACATTGTATTATATAATATTCCTTTAATTTATGTTACTTATCTAACCAATTGAAAAACCGATTTGCCATAATGTAGAATATAACCAATATTCCAATTATTTTAAGTAGAGTTATGAGGTTAGTCATTTTGTATAAATATTAATATATTTGTATAAAAGTTGATTTTATAACACCATTAGAGTTAATTAGTTCCAATTGTAACAAATCAGTAGGAAGTGATTTAGTATAAATCTTTCTTGTATTCAATTCAAGTGTAGGTAAAAATGATTCTTTTGTAATAACAGAACCATCTTTTGATATAACTAAATGATGTTCTTCTTCTGATATTATTTCAAAAGAAAATTCTTGTCCATCTGTTACTGATGATTCAGATTCTTCAAATATCATTTCGTATTGTGGTAGTGGTTCTACAATCATCAACTCTTCTGGTTGACAAGATAGTATAACGAACAATATTAATACTATATACTTTCTCATTTTATTTTATGGTCTATTCCACCCCCATTTTGTTTTACTAATTCTGATTTTGTAACTGATAGTAATCCTAATATAGATTCAAAAGTTTGTTGTGGTGAAAAGTAAATCTTATATTGTACACCACCATTTAAATTTTGAGAACCATCAGTAGATATAGAACCTAACTTTATGTAGTTTGTTCTTTCAGCTGAAAATGATTGTAAGTTAGAAGTAGTTTCTATTCTATCAAACTCCACTCTAGTGTTATCATATCCTATTCTAAATTCAGAACCTACAATGTTATGATTGTTTTGTGGTACATCTAATGTTACCACAAGTTTATCTTCTTCCATACCAATATCTAACAACACTTCTAATTCACTTGATTTTTGAGAAGATGAATTTCTGACTGATGTTGATTGAGTACCAGGTGAACTTGTTGATTGTGGTGCAGAATGTGAAAGATTTACATCACCTATAAATGAAACTTTATATTCTAAGGTTTGTATCGTATCTATAATACTAAAGGTAAAATTTGTTGATGGTGATTTATTTGTTTGTGTTTTCCAATTAGTAGTTGTAGTATTATCGTATTCTGATTTAGGAACTATTCTCATTATCTCTTGTAGGTAACCATTAAAAGGAGTATCATCACCATTTAAGAAAGCCAATCCTATTTGACTATCTTGAAAATCAAACTCACCATCTTGATTAACATCTGAGTTTTGTAATTGAACTCCATTCAAATCTCCTTTATATCCACCGAATATTCCACCACCTGCTAATTCATTAAATCCTGCAACTACATCTGCAACTGTAATGTAATCATCCATAAATTCTTCAGCTGTCCACCCTTCTATATTATCAGATGGATTATTAACAACTATTTTATGTCCTTTATATATTTCAACATCTTCAAATGAGAACTCTGCTCTAATACCAAAATAACTACCAGCATTTCTAATCACACCACTTCCATATGAACTATTAGATATAGCAGTTGTTAGATTACCTGGTATGTAATATTGTTGCCAACCACCCGAACCCTCACTTACACTATGAACAGTAATTGTTCCATCATATAAATCAAGTAATTGTAATGATTTTAAATCATTTGGGTCTGTATCAGGATTAGTAGCAGTAAATTCTCTACCATCAATCAGTATTCGATGTCTATCGTTTGTAGAATCATATGGATATAAAACTACCCACTCTACACTTCCACTTTCTGTGGTTGCTTTCAAACCATCAGTCATCTTAACCAAATTTAGATAATCAGTTATATCTTTACTTCCATCATCATCTAAATAATATTTTGAATTCATTGTAGAAGTATTGAAATATGTTGAACCATCTTGTTCATTTGATGCATCATAATACACACCAAATCTATATTGTTCTGGTGCTAATTGAGAATGGAATTCTAAATCTAAATCAACTTCGGGTTCTGTTGTAGTAGTTGTTCCACCACTTGGGTCTACATTTGTCCAAGTTCCAAATTGATGATTGGAACTTATCCAATTGTAATTTGGTGAACTTGAATTTGCTGGTATTGAATAACCAAAATAGTAATAATCCCCTCCACCATATTCTTGGTATCTAAATTCAAATTCATACCATTTAGTATTATCTAAATTTGCAGTACCATATCGATTAGAACAACAACCCCATTGAAATGTAATTGTTTGCCAAGTAGTAGTTCCTACTTCTCTATATCTAGTTTCTGATGAATCATCTGCATAAGTTTTGAAATTATAAGTTCCATTTTTATTTGGTTTGAACCAACCTGAATAAACTATTGCAAAATACGAATTACCCCATCTCGGTGGGTGTCCTCCATTTAAACCACCTGAACTCCATGGTGTTGCTTCACCAACATGAGTTAATGTTGTACCTGGTTGGTTTGTATCAACCATTGCATCAAACTCAGCAGTTGAACCTGCTCCACCACTATATGATACACTATTATAAGATGATGCTGCACCATTACCAGAGTGAGTTTTGTAGGATTTATAATTTATTTTTCCTTCACCACTTGGAGTATAACCAGCACCGGTCTGACCAAATACTAAAGTTGGTAACAGTAATAATATGAAAAGAAGTTTCTTCATTAAAAATTATCTTTTGGTTTATCTAATCTGAAATATATTGTTCCTCCAACATAAGGTCTTAATTTTCCAAGATTATTTTCTAAATCTATTAAATCGTTTCTAAATCCAACATCTATACTAAACATTTTATCATTTTTGAATTTATGTAAAACTTGTACATTTGCTCCACTAAAGTAATTTTCCATATCCCATTGATATGCAAATCCAGCATACCACTTTGATTCTGGTAATTCATACTTCGGTACGATTACTTCATATGGTTTATCTATATAAACCTTTTTGATTTTAGTTTTAATTTTTTCTACAATTACTTCTTTGATTATAGTATCTCTTTTTATTTTTGTAATATACTTTGGTACAAAAACTTTCTTCTCTATCAGTTTTTCAACATAGATACTATCAATTACAGTCTGAAGTACTTCGATTTCTTTAATCTTTTCTACTTCTTGTATTGTTGGGTTTAAAAATTGCCATACTGATACTCCTATCAATATACCTATTACTACTAATTTAAAATCTATTTTTCTCATATTATCTCCTTAAAAGGGTAACTTTGCTCCTATCATAAACGAATTCATAATTGGAACAAACTCATTACTACTATAAATTATCGTCCAACCTGCATTAAACGAAAAACTTTTTGTTAATTGTATTGTAAAGGAATTTGCAAGGATTCCTATAAAATCTTTTGATGTTGATGAAAAGGCATCGAACCCCTCAACTTTTTCTGTATAAGATAATGGGTTTTGTGCACCAATCAATGCTGGTGTGTACATTATTCTATCATTTATTTTTACCATATTTGTATAAAGAACATTATATCCCATAGTACCCATTTTTGGCATTGTATTTCCAAGAGCATCTTTACCAAACATAAATGAATAACTAACACCCAATCCAACAGTTCCATACTTACCCATTGGTTTCATTCTACTGAGAGATAATGTAGTTGAGTTCATCTGATAATTTCTCATATAAGATACGTTTGCTCCATCTACCCAAGTTACTTGATAATTTTCATTCAAACTTACTTTACTTCTACCCAATGATAACCCAACTTGTTTTAAGTTATCATATACTTGTAAAGTTGCTGTATTTGTTATATCACCATAGATTGATGCTTGTGATGCTCCAATTGCAAGAACTTGGTTGTATTCTCTTGTTAGAGCTTGCATTGACATTACATCTGCCTTCAATACTATTGGCATAAATTTCTTTTTCTTTTCTTCTTCTTCTTCCTCATCTTCTTCATCTTTTTCGTCTTCCTCATCTTCCTCATCTTCCTCATCTTCTTCTTCCTCATCTTCTTCTTCATCGTCTTCTTCCTCTTCTTCCTCTTTTTCTTCTTCTTCCTCTTCTTCATCACTTTCTTCTTCCTCTTCCTTTTCTTCTTCATCGGATTCTTCTTCACTATCTTCCTCATCACTTTCTTCACTATCTTCATCAGATTCATCAGAATCTTCATCACTATCGGAATCATCATCAGATTCATCATCACTATCTCCATCGGAATCATCATCAGAATCCCCATCAGAATCATCATCACTATCGCCATCAGAGTCAGAATCAGAATCATCATCACTATCGCCATCAGAGTCAGAATCAGAATCACTATCGGAATCAGAATCACTATCGGAATCAGAATCACTATCGGAATCGGAATCACTATCTCCACCATCAGAATCAGAATCACTATCTCCACCATCACTATCTCCACCATCAGAATCGGAATCACCAGACCCACCATCACTATCTCCACCATCGGAATCACCGCCACCATCGGAATCACCACCCCCGCCATCGGAATCGCCTCCTCCTCCATCAGAATCTCCACCACCACCATCAGAGCCATCAGAACCACCGCCACCAGAATCTCCACTTCCACCATCAGAACCTCCACCGCCTGAATCTCCACTTCCACCACCACTATCTCCACTACCACCTGATGAACCACTTGAACCACTATCTCCACCACCACTAGAACCACTTGAACCTGAATTGGTATTATTGGTTGCGTTGTTTGCAGTATTATTAGCGTTGTTGGTTGCGTTACTCGCAGATGAACATGGGGATAGTGCAGCCCACCATGCATATTTCTGAACTAACCATTGTTGGAGTTCACCATTAGTATATTGTGTGTATGTGAATAATTTAGCTTCGTTGTAAAAGGATACGATAGCAGAACCACTTGTAAAATTAGCGGTAACAACTTGTACTTCACCAGTACATCTATCTACAAATGTCTGTGTGAATGTTTGTCCATAACTAAGATTAGTTATGAACCAAAATGCAAGTATCGATAGTAGTTTTCTCATTCATTAGTTTGGAAATATTTTTTTTCTAATCATTCTTGCTACTATTCTTGCTGAAGCCGTTTCTAATGCTTTTCTGGTAGTTACCCCAATTGCTGATTGTCTGAAGTTTATTTCCTCCAAATCTAATCCCAGCAAACCCTCTTGAGTCTTAACTGTATTTGCTTCACCTAGACCAGAACCTACAAAGTAAGTACCATTCTCGGCATTAGTAAAACGAACTTGCAACCCTAAACGAGTTGTTTGTGTTTGTTTAGAACCATCTTTTAAAGATAAAACCTCATCTTCTGAAACTGAGAAATCGTAAATCTCTATTGTAACGAAATAATTCGCCAACATTACTTTACCCATTCCATAAACTTCATTTTGAGAAACACCCTTTCTTGATGCAACCCATTGATTTTTCATTCTATCCTTAATCTCTGACTTCTCCTCTACGAACTCGAATCTGTTTGTCCAATCCAAGTACTCTATTACCATGTTTGTTACACCTAAACCTACTCTAGCATCCTTTAACTCAGGCCACATTTCGTAAACCCCATCACTAGCAGATATATTAAGTAAAGCTATAGGAATATATGGACCATCGTAATCAGATACATCATCAATTGATTTCTTTTTTTCAAATTCAGCTTGATATGTTTCTGCCTTGATTTTACCAACAGTTTGTGCAATAGTATTTTGTGTGAATAATACACATAAAATTAAAATAAATATATTTCTCATTTTTTATCTTTCTGATGTTTGGTTAATTCTGGATATATATCATATAATGATTTCATTACCCAATCATCTATCTTGATTATTAATTCTATAATTCTTTTCATATTTAACTCCCTAGTGTATCAAATACACCAAATGTTGCGTTATCTACTGATGATGGGTTCATGATGATGTGACTAATCACAGCAACTAAACCAAGTACAACCATAGATAATAAACCAGCAACCCATATTTTCAACATAATATCAACTATTTTATAGTCTGACATTTTATCTCCGAAAATTTGTTTTATTACTTCCATTGTTTATCATTGTTCTCCATGTATTAATATTAAACGTTAGTGGGTATCTTTTATATCCTTAGGCAATCTCCAACCATGAATCTTCATTTGCCAAGAATACCATCCTGCAAATCCAAAGAAACATAATAACCAAACACCAGCTAACCATTCGTGTTTGTTCATTAAATCACCTAATATTAAAAAGTAAGCATTTAGAAACACTATACCAGCTATAAATCCGATACCTTGTCCATTTACTTTCCACCATTTTTTGAAACTACTCATTTTTCTCCTTTATTTAAATTACCAATCAATTTCTTGTTCTTTTTCTTTTTTCTTCTTAACAGGAACTTTAACTTCCTTGATAATTACTTTTTCTTTTACCTGTTGTTCTGGTATGTTTACTACGATAGTAGGTCCTTCTACATTTACTGATTGATTGTTTTCTTGTACAACCTCAGTTTGTGGTTCTGAATCATCTTCTATTCCTACAAATGATTTAACCTCATCTATAAAAACACCACCCAATGTAGTTAGTACTATACCAACCCCAGCTATTACTTGATTCTTTATTTGTGCAAAGAATCCTTCTTTTTTTTCACTCATAATTTTGCTCTCCTTTTTTCTCTACATTCTTTACAATCACATGATTTACCAATTTTACATTTTGTTATTTCGTACTTACATACTAACCACATTGTAATAAATCCAACTGACACTAAAAATATACTATTTAACATTTTAATTTACTACGAAAGACTGATTTCCTAATATATTATGAAATTCATCTGTTAATTGAATCACATAACCACTTTTCTCTAAAGATGCAACATACACTTTAAGAAGGTTATCACCCTCACCAGCAGTTATCATCTCTTGTGAGATTAGTTCATTGGTCATACCATGTCTAATCTTTATTCTATATTTACCATCAAGTGGTAATTTTACATTCATCGCAACTCTATCAGTTACGATAGTGTTTTCTAATTTAATACCAATCAAATCTTTAATCTGTAAAGATTGTGGTACTTCTTGGTCTGGATAAAGTGTTACTAAATCATCATCTTGGTAACAACCCATTATTAAAACCAAACTAAGTAATGTTAATATTTTTTTCATTTTTCTGTTTCCTTTTTATTATTGTATTATAAAATTAATTTGTGTTCCATCTGCTTTTACACCTTCTTTAACTCTAAACGAAATTAAACCTGATGCATTTGATATATCTTCAACTGGAACAAATATTAATTGATATGGTGTTCCTGCTTTAACTGTTGAACTAACATTTTGGTCAAATGAACCAACTCTTACATACCCTGCTTCGATTACGTTTGAAAAGTTAGTCATTTCATTACCAGTATCAAATATTACATTTTCTAAAGATAATATGTTAGGGTCATATACGATATTAAACTGAGAACCAACCATATCTTCAATCTCAGAATTAATTGAAAATACTACTCTTCCATCATCATTTATTTCAGATATTAAATCGATATTTGCTGTTTCTGTTTGACTATATTTAGAACCAGCTGCCGATGATATTCTAAATGATGATGTTTGAGCTGATGTTGCTTTTTCACCACTTGATACACTCGGCTCCCATGAGTGAGAGAAATTTACATCACCTCTTAAACCATGAGCTAAATCAATTGTTTTAGAAGTAGCATCTGAATCAATTGGTGTGAATGATTTAGCGAAGGTTACTGTATTATTAGTAACTGCACCATATGTAGATTCAATACCACTATAATCTTCCGTTTGTCCATCTTGTGTGATTAAGTTTGTATTACCACTTGTTACACCTTGTAGGTAAGCAAGTATCTCATATGAATCTTGGAAATCTACTCCATTATCACTACCAACAACATCACCCATTATATCTTGTATGAAATAATCAAATGTAGTTGAACCACCACTTGGACCAGAACCTGCTCCAATTGCTTCAGCGAATACTAATGCCAAATCAGATACAGTAACTACTTCATCTAAGTAAGTTGCATCTTCGGCTAAGTTTGCTTCAGCAGTATAAGTTACGTTGTTTTCTAAACCACTTACAGATGCTTGTCCACTTTCATCAAAAGTACCAGTTGCAACTGATTCACCTGCACCATTCTTAATAGTATAAGAATAATCTGTTTTAGTTGAATTTGCAGTTTTAAGGTTAATAGTAAATGCACCAGCATTACCACCCTCGATACCACTTAGTGATTGTGTAGATGGTGATTTAATAGTTTGAATTTTTGTTCCATCTGCTTTTTGGTAGTTTGCCCAATTCACTTTAATGATATTGTTGTAGTTATCATACCCACTACCAAACTTATCCTTTATTTTGAAGCTATACTTTACAAATTCTCCACCATCTTCGTATGCAGCTGAGGTTTGGATTGTAGTTCTCTCTACACTCCAATCAGCAGAAGTAGAATAGGAAGCATTTCCTGCTTCATCTTTCCACCAAGTGTATTGTACATCCATATCATCTTCTGATGTATTTGCTTTAGGTACAAACTTATACCCTGTCCAATTGTTTCTAGCAAATGATGCACCTGTTGGTGCTTGTGAGGTACTTGAGATGTAAGATAACAATTTGTTGTTATATTCGAAATCGAATTGAGCTAATGTCAAATCTCCTCCATCTTGTTTGTTGTATTGGAACTTCATAACTAAAGTATCCCCTACTTTTGTTACTGTATTTACTGGACTATAATTTATCTCAGCGGGGTCATTCTGACCAGATACAGATAGTGTAAAAAATACACTAATTAATAATAATAAAATTTTTTTCATAATAAATCCTTAATAATTGCCTCACATACTTTCTTTAAAGCAATTGAGGCTGTTTGTTGGTTAAATGTTCCGTCTTGTGCAACTACAAGAGTACTAGTAGAAATTGTTTTACTCGTTCCTTTTTGAGTAGTACGTTTTTTAACTTTTCCCTTGACTTCTAATTCACCAATCGCAATAATTTGCGTTAATGAAACATCTTTATGAAACACCGCAACCGATGTTCCAATATTTTTTATATCAAAAAAGACCAATCTTACATTTATTTGCGTAGATGCTTGGTCTGATAAATCATAATCTAAATCCATTAATAATTCTTCGAGGATATTCTTGACACCAACTGCTAGGTTTCGGTTACCTGCAAACTGTCCCATTCGGATTTCGTTGGTCACTTCACCGACTTTAATGAGGTTGTCATCACTTGTATGTATCTCATTAGAACCTGTCGGTAATAAAACAAAGATACATAAAATGAATATTTTAAATACATTTAATGTAGCGTACTTCAAAGTAATCTCCTATATTATTAATAGATTACTGTAACTAATTTAAAAAACGATTTACTAAAACTACTCTTATTTGTAGAACTGCCCTCTATGGGGATTGTTAAGTAGAACTGCCCTTTTTGGGGGAATGTTGGGTATAACTTGTTTTATGTAAGTAATTTCTTACAACAATAAATATAGGTATTAGATTCTAAAGGGTAGGTTTATTGTATTATTTTTACTTCTGATATGAAATTATCATGGGATATTTTTTTAAATTCCTCTCTTCTATCGTAAACTGAGAGAGAATTTAGGTAATGATAATGTCCTCTATATTTGTAGTTTTCACAAACTACTAGGTTTTTTATTTTGAATTGATGAATTTCTTCATTTTGTTCTCTAACGAGTTTTTCACTACCCACCATTAAAAAGGTATCTTCATAACCATAGTGAGCAAATGAATCTGGTATTCCAATTCTATTTAGAAGTTTTCCACTTATACAAGTGAACCATCCTCCTGCAAATTTAAATCTTGATTGAGGGGAGTTTGAATTATTTACAGGTACAATACTAATATCTCCTTTGATACCACTATCTTTATAAGGGTCATTTGTTTTTTGATATTCAAGTGGTTTATCTAAGAATTGTTCATTTACAATACAATCCCAAGTATTATCCCAAACTCTAACAATTTCTGGTGTAATGATTGTTTGTAAATAATCTTTATTTGTACCTTTTATACTTTGTTCGATATAGAACAACGTTCTTTCATCAAATATAATATCTGTATCTAACCAAATAAAGTAATCTGCTTCTCTATGTTTTTCTAAAGAATATCTTCTCTGAGATACACATCCTTTTATTTCTGTTGAAGTTTGAATATTCTTCGTACACCAATCTGTTATTGATAATAATTTTAATAATTTATCTTCAAAAAACTTCTTTGGTAAAGATGATTTATTCCAATTTACCATATCATCTGCCAAACACATCGTTACATCTAAACACCAATCTATTTTTTTATCTATATAATAAGATGCCTTCTTTAGTTGATTTAGTGTATTTTCCAAATCATCTATCTCATATGGTAAACAGAAAATTGATATTACTACTTTCATTATTTGTATTTGTTATAAATAAATTCTTTAAATGCTGGTATTCTATCGTACTGATGTACTAAACAGAAAGGTTCTCCATTTTGATTCTTTACTATATAGTTTTCATCTACGATTGGTGTTGGTTCTAATAGAACATCTTTAAACTCATCTTTCTTTACCAACACAGTTCCTAATTGGGTAACAAATCCCTCTTCCTGTTTTACTGTTTGAACACAATCACTAATATGATGTAAGTTAATTAACACATTATAAGCTGCTTGGTCTGATAACTGGCCTGGGTTTGAACTTGTCATACTCCATCTGTAAATATCGATGAATAAATCTCTAAGATAACAAGCATCACCAACGATAGTTCCTGCACAATAAGATGTTTTATTTTGTAACCATTCCCACTCCATAGGAAAAGAAGTTCCTGCATTTACACACGCCCAAGGGTCATTTTTAAATGTGATACATTCTGAGAATGATAATATATCATCTTCCATATTATGCTCAATCCAATCAGTTGGGTCTTTTTGAAATATCACATCCTTAACATCAGTCCAAATAACTGTACCTTTTATTTCTGAACCTAATAGTTTATATAAATCTCTAAACCTCTGTAAGATTATATGTTGTTGAAGTTCTCCTCCAAACAAATCCCATCCTTTTGATTTAAGATAATCAATAGTTTCTTGTGGTACATCATATACCAACATTACTTTTCTACCTTTAAAACCTGTCTGTTCAATTGATTCTACATAAGGTCTTATATCATCTGCCTTATATTTTGTAATACAACCTAGTATTGTGTAAGTATCATCATCCATTATAGTGTAATTAAGTTTGGGTCTTTACAACCAGTTAATATTTCAAATCCCTCAAAGTTTGGTACTTCCCATAGTTCACATAAATCATGATTTTGTGTAACTTCATATCCACCTAACATAAAAATGTATTGGAATAAAAAATCTTCCCAACCAAATATTTTATTTATTTTACAGAAATCATCATATACATCTGTAAACTTATCTAATATTCTTTCGTAACTATCCATATAATGTTCTCTATTAAAAATAGTTCCCCCACCACTTGCATAACCAGGACAATCTCCAATACCACCAATCTCTTTAGAATAATCTAAAAACTGTTTTGGTATTAGATTTGGTCTCATTCTAACTGGTGATGGTGCAGTTGGATGAATTGCTATTGAAAAATCTGTATCTAAGATTGAGATGTTCTTTAATACAAAATCATCTTCTTCAAACAACATCATATACTTTGAATCAGTTTTAGTACAAGCATCATATACTCCTCTTAACCATTCTACTGCTTTTTCTTTTGACCAATAATCATATCCTATATCTCTATCACCAAAGTTTCCACAATATCCTAACTGAAAATTATTACGAGTAACTGTTGCATTTAGTTCTTTACCTACTTTGGTATAACCATCTACATCACCTTCATAATCTACATTAATAAACAAATCAGCATCAGGATAATACTTTCTTAGAGTTTGCATAGATTTCTTTCCTGCTTCTATCTCTTTCCATGCCCACCAATATCCACTTATTAATTTATTCATATATTATGTCTTTCTTGTTAATATGTATAACTCATTCTGTATTGCGGTTCTGAATTCATCGTCAACCCATTGTACTTTATCTTCTCCAACTTGATTTACCATGGGTAAATACCAATTATGCATTGCTATATTTTTACCTTGTGGTGGATTTTCTTCCATTTCAATTATAGAATCAACAACATTATCTAACATTTTATATGGAAATACCAAAAAAGTATCATTAACTAATGGTAAATCTTTAAGTTCTGGTTCTCTCCATAAGAAATTCATTTTATCAAAATCAAAATTATATTCTTCAAATGGATTTTTAAGAAACTTAATATCGTATCTAGTTGATATAATTAAATCTAAATCTTGATTCTTTAATTGTTCTAAACTATTTAGATAACTAACTGACATAACTTTGTATCCTTCAGAAACTTTTGTCCCACCACCTAATTTATTATAATCTGGTTTTACGAATTGCGATTTCATACAAGGTCTGTAATCGTTTATTATCTTATCTTGTTTTTCATTTTCGTAACTATATAAATAAAATTGGACATTATATCCCTTTTCTCTAAATGGTTCTACAATGTAAGTATGAAAGTTTTCTATTGCATCTTCATAGTTTCGTAAACGTCCACCAGTTATTGCATTGTTATAAGATACTCCTACTAAGTTAATTCCTATTTTCATTTTATATCTTTTGGCCACCAAACTTTATTATCTCTTAATAAATCAAATTTTATTTTATCTGATTTTTCTGAGATATTTATTAATCCTATTCTTTCTAAGTACTTAGTTAGATTTTCTTCTGCACTATCCATCATACCTTTACTTCTATTAAATTCAACTATGTTTTCAAATATAGTAGGAAATACTTTATCAGAATTACTTTGATTTGATATGTAAAAATTATCATCGTGAACATGACTGTTTTTCCAATGATGATTTGATGTGAATATTTTATTTAAATCAAACTCAGATATATTTAAATTATCTCCACCAATATCGTATCTACTTCTTATAATACAATCATAATCAATGTTTGAAGATTTGATATTTTCATAAGTAGATTGCCAAGAATAATACATAGGAAAACTTCTAAAATTACTGAATACATCAAAATCTGTAAGAGGTCTTGATTTATCATCTCTTGGTGTTTTTATACCTTCTCTGTATTTTGTGAACTTAAAAGGTTTCTCAATATTAACATAAGTTGCATTTGGATAAACTTGATGTACAATATCACTATCTTCATTATTAGTTACTTCATCTGGTTTAGATTCCCAAGCATGAAGATATAAATCCACATCATTATTATCAATAATATATTTCCAAAAACCATCATATCCTTCTTGAACTTTTCTAGCAAGTCCTGTCAACATTAATGCTACTTTCATTTTTCGTATATCATTTTCAAATACTTTCTATCTCTTAACGTTTCGTATTCACCTGTTTCTACAAATCCTAATTCTTCATATAGTTTCTTAGCATGATTATCTTCAAAAACCCAAAGGTCTGCATAATCAGTATCTTCTAAATATTTTTGATATGCCAATCTTGCATATCCTTTTCTACGAAAATTAGGATGAATATCAATACCAATTGTATCACCATCTATTCTCATGTATCCGATTCTAGTTAAATTATGGTTTATAATAAGTAACCACTCTGGTTGTTCTTTTTTAAACCATTGTGTAGAATCTTCTAATGTAAATAAAGAATCATTTCCTAATTGAGAACGAGTTGATTCATCATTTCTAACTTCAATTAAAAATGGCAAATCACTTTCCAATAATGATAATAAGGTTACTTCCATTTTTTAATACAATCTACAATATATTCTCTTTCTTCATTGGTAACCCACCAACCAACAGGTATAGATACTATCTTACCAATTGTTTTATCCAAGTTAGGTAGTTCTGATTTAAATTCAGCCATACAACTATGTTTATCATTTCTTTCGTGTACTTGAGATACTGTAATGTTACACTCTTTCATATACTCATAGAAAGATGGTCTATCATCTACCAACATTGTATAAATCCAAAATGCAGATTCAAATCCTTCTTCTCTTTCCAATAAGGTAACTCCATTTACATCTTTTAGATTATCATCATAATATTGTGCATTATCTTTGTGTTTAGAAATTATGGTATCTACTGATTTAAAGTTTTCCATACCAATTGCTGCACACAAATCATTCATGTGGAACTTGAATCCCCATTCTTCTATATCTGCCTCACATCTGAAATCAGTTCTTCCTTTTGGACTTCTATCAATACCATACCATCTAAGTAATTTAGCTCTTTCGTATAATTCTTCATGTGGACAATATAATATACCACCATCTACTGATGTGATGTGTTTAATTGCTTGTAATGAGTTCATTACGAAGTTTCCATGATTACCTAAATACTCTCCTTTGTATTTTGTACCAATTGAATGTGCACCATCTTCTATCAAAGCAGGAGCCCACCCATGTTCTTTTCTAAATCTAACTCTGATGTCTCTTATTTTTTCCAAATCTAATGGATACCCACCCCAATGAACTCCCATAATAACTTTTGTTTTTGGAGTTAATTTTCTTTCTAAATCTTCCAAATCCATATTAAGAGTTTTTGGGTCTATATCTACCCATTTGATTTTAAGGTTATTCGCTACGATTGGCCAATTTGAAGCAGTACAAGTTAGAGCAGTTGCTAAAACTTCATCACCATCTTGAATACCTGGCCAGTTGTGAGATACAAATGCAATTCCTTGAAATACATCTTCATTCCAATCTTCTTTAGGTTTCTTCAAAAGATGTAATGCTAAATGTAATGCTGATGTTCCTGCATTTGTAGTTACTACTTTTTTATTACCAAAGTAATTTCCAATTTGTTTTTCAAATTCATCTACTTTTGGTCCTTGTCCTATATATCCACTATCTAATACTTCACATGCCGCATCTTTTGCTGATGGGTTCATGTAAACTTTAAATAATGGAATTGATTGTTCTGGTTTATTCATCTTTTAGTATATCAGGATTTTGTTTAATTGTTTGTTTTGTAATTAGATTTTTAATTTTAGTTGTTGACCATTCGTGTGAACGAGTAGTGTAAATAACTTCAATAGGTAATTCATCTCCTGTAAATGATTTCCCAATATAATCTTCACCTAATATTCTTATATCAGGTTTCCAATGTATAATTAAATCTAATAATTCTTCCTCTGTTTTGTAAGTATAAACTGCATCAATGTATTTAATAGCCATTAGAGTTTTATACCTTTCATATAAAGGAACTACTGGTTTGTATTTATTATTTCTATATTCAGATGGGTCTGCGTGTAGAAATACAAAAAACTTATCACAATGTTTCTTTGCTTCTTCAAAAGTATAAATGTAACCAGGATGTAGTAAATCAAAGTTACCTGCTGTAAATCCTATTTTACTCATTCTTTAAAATTTATTATATTATCTGAACAGATTCCTTTACATAAACTAACATCATCTCGATGCCATTCTGGAATTACTGCTATACTATTTTTTACTGGTTGTTTTCCTGGATAAACCCACAAATCTCCTTTTGAAGTTATCGTACAATCATCATCATTATGGAAAAAATAATGTAAATCAACTTTGTTATGAATCTGTAATTCTCTTAACATATCAATTGTTATTAAATCTTTACAATGTATCCATAAAGAATCTTTTCTATCAGTTAACCATTTTAAATTAATTTCATATTTTGCATAATCATGTCCTAACCAAAATTCATGTTGATGATATCGTAAATCTACTTCAACATCGTAACCTTGTTCAATAGCAGAATCTATGTAACTTGGAGTGTTTTCAAACTTCTCAACCTTACCATTTATATTTCCTCTATGTGCTATTAATATCATATCTACTTACAAATATACGAAATTATTTATAATTTTCCAAATATTCTTTCAAATCTTCTGGTGTTCCCAATCCCCACATCTTAGGAATATCAAATGTACGAATCTCTTTTCCATCTTCAATTGCTTGATTGAAAACAGGACAAACATAGAATTCTCCATTTACTCTGAACATCTTTTCAATCATTTCTTCTGCATACTTTACAAAATCAGAACCATTCTTCCAATAGTAATATCCAACTGTTGCAATATCTGATATAGGATTCTTTTCAGCAACTTCAGTTACTAATCCTTGTTCATCTATCTTAGCAAAACTCCACTTTGGGTGTGTTGCTCTAAATGATACAATCCCACCATCTGCATTTGTTTCGTTCATTTTATATAAGAACTCATTTGAATCCCATTCTACGAACTGGTCTGAGTTAGCGAAGAATAAAGGATTTTCCGAATCTATATATTCTTTAGCAAGTAATGCAGTACAAGCTGCACCCTCTGTAATACCATCTACTTCAACAATTTTACAATTTGGTGTGATTAAATTTAACAAAGTATCTAAGTTATATTTTTCTCTATGTTCTTTCTGTACTACATAGATAAAGTTTGCTTTGATATTTAGATTTTCTACCACTACTTGAATCATAGGTTTTCCTTTTACTTCAATAAGTGGTTTTGGAAAAGTATATCCTGCTTGTTGGAATCTACTTCCTGCTCCTGCCATTGGAATTAAAACATTTAAAGTTTCATCTCTCCATGCTGGTGTTGATTGTTGTTCTCCCATTTCTATTTGTTTTAATTTGTTATTTATGTTTTTTAAATTAGTTTGTTTTGTATTCTTAACTCTAAGTATGTGTGATTTAGAACGAGCTGCTGCAAGTAATCCATAAGGTGAATCTTCTACTATCAAAGTTTCCTCTGGTAAACATTTCATCTTTGATATTGCATTCCAATACATTTCAGGATGTGGTTTACTATTTTCAACATCTTCGTTTGAAATAATGTAATCCATAAATTCCATAATACCCAACTTTGAAAGTACAGTTAGAACTGTTTTTCTAATTGAGTTTGAACATACTGCTATTTTATATCCTCGTTCAACTAAACTATCCATTAATTCAATAAGAACATCACTTGGTTCTAATTGTTTTAGTTTTTCTAAAGTTAGTTTTTGTTTATGAATCCAAATATCTGTATGAGATGATGTAGGTAATCCTTTTCTTTCGGTTAACATATCTAACTTCTGATTGGTTTTTAATCCATCGTAAGTAGATAAGTGTTCGTTCCAACTAATTGCATATTCCTTACCCAATGCATCATTAAGTGCATCATAATGAATGTTCTTTGCTTCTACAAGAACCCCATCTAAATCGAATATAACTAATTTAATTTTATCTGCCATGTTTACCCTCATCTATATGTTTGAATAATCCCTCACCATGTGCAACTTTGTAAGTTTGTTTAGCCCACCACTTTGAGATGTTACCTTCTAATGCAATCCCCTCACCTGCGAATTGTTTTACTGTTTCTAAATAAAAATCTTTTTTATATAAACAAGGATTGTTTGTCCAATTACCATAACGAGATGTTGTAGTAAAGTACTCACCTTCTTTTCCAATATGTTGGGGAAACTTTTCAAATGAATCACACCAATGAACTGAATCTAAAAGATGTGGTGATGTACATTCTATTTCTCTATCGTAATAATCTAACTCTCTACCTTGATATTGAAATGAAAAATGTGGATGACCAGGATTAGCTCTGTGTCTATATCTGATACAAGAATATCCATTATCCAATAACTCAATTCCACTCTTTATTCTATCTATTGTTATTTGAGCATCTTCAATTAATTTCCAATCGTGTTCTAAAACCATTACATTATCAGTTTTAGCTTGTTCAGTTAATTGTATAAATCCCTGTCCTATTCCTATATTATCATTTAATCCAATGTAAGGAATATTAAAATGTTCTGCTATTTGTTTATCTTGTTCTGAAACTTCTTGAAATAAAATACATACATCATTTACTTGATGAAGAAATTTTCTATCAAAGTAAGTTTGTAAAGTGTTAACTAAAGTTTGTCCACTTTTCCAAGATAATATACCAATACTTAATGGGAGTTTTTCCATTCGTTATATTTTTCTATTAAAAATTCTACTCTTTGTTTTTGAGTGTGATTTTCTAAAACCTTATTATATCCATTTTTTGCAATACGTTCTCTTTCAACTCCATCTTCATGGTACTTATTCATTTTGTTAATACAATCTACTATATCATCATAATAAACTATATCTTCTCCCTCAATAAATAATTCGTGTAGTTTTTTGTTTTCATGTAATCTATCACATAGAACCATTTTACCACAAGCCATTGATTCAAAAATTCTACGAGTTACTTCACCCCATCTTGAATTCTGAATAACCATCAATCCTTTGTTAAGAAACTCAGTATGTTGTTTGGAATCAAATCCATTTTGATTTCCAACTTGACCATCACTATGATTCGTTAATGTATCTAAAAATTCCGAACTACCCATTCCTCGTGTGGTTACTGCAACATATTCAGCTGGTATATCCATAGGAAATTGAACTCGTGTATCTGCAAAATGTGTCCACCAATCTGCATCTTGATTTCTTTTTCTATATTCTGTTGTTGATTCAAAATCAGGTGAAAGAGTTATATGAAATCTTTCTGATTTAGGAAAGTTTCTATCAAAGTTTTGTGGGTCATCTCCACTTTCTTGTACCCAAAATGTATTTGGTAGATGCACCTTATCTAATAGAGGTGAATCAAATCTTCCCCAATCCATAAATAAAACTATATCAGTATCAGGTTGTTCTGATAACCATTTCTTTATTTGAGTATCATTCCAATTTCTTAATCTATTAGAACCAATGGAAACTATTTCTACTTCCCAACCCAATGAACCAAATTCAGTTGCAAGTGCAAGTGGTGTTGACCATTCTTCGTTTTCGTATGCATATATAAATGTTACTTTCATGATACTGCTCTTCCTTTCATTTGTTCCCAATCTCTATTTTTTCTAACATTGTTGTTAGTTTCTTGTGTTGCACATAATACATTATTAGTTGTTCCAAACTTTTCAGATAAATGTAAAAGTGCAGATAAATCTTTTGGAAAACAATGTCCACCAAATCCAAAATCTCCATCATGACCTGGTACATTCCAATGAGATGTTCCCAATCTTTCATCTTGAGTTGCATATTCAATTACTTTATCGTAATCAGCACCTACTACTTTACATATCTGATAAATTTCATTAGCAAACGATACTTTGGTAGATAAAAATGCGTTAGTTAAATACTTTACCATCTCTGCATGAGTTGAATCTGTTTTGATTATATGTGCCGATGGGAATACTTTTGAAAATAATTGTTTTAATTCAGTTGTTGTTGGTCTTGGACCACCTAAAATAATTCTATCTTGATTTTCAAAATCTTCTACTGCATTTCTCTCAGTTAAGAACTCTGGATTAAATACAATATTAAGTGAATCGTATTTTTGATTCCAATTATCAGTTGTACCTGGTGGAATCGTTGATTTGATTACTATCGTTCTTAATTGTTCTAAATTATCTACAAGTAAATCTATTTCACTCAATACATTTTCACATATAGATAAATCACACTCACCACTCTTTTTCATAGGAGTTGGTAAACATAAAAATATAGTATCACAAATCATTACCAAATTACTTAAGGTTGCAGTAGATTTAGTTTCATCTAAATCATTTGTTACAACATCATAATACTTTTTAAACTTTTGATAAACTGCATTACCAACAAAACCCTGTCCTATTATTCCTATCATAAAGATTGAATATAATCATTTAATCTATCTTCTGGTTTCCAATTTAATCTTGACAATGTATCATTATTTTCTCTAAGAGTTTTTCGATAATTACCCAATTGGTCTGGTAAATAAGTTGATTCTATTTCTGTAAATTTTGTTTGGAACATCTCGAACATTTCATTGATTGAATAGTTTACACCACAACCAAGTTCCCATGCATCTTCATGTTTTTCATTTCCAAAACCTACCTTATATAATCCATCAACAATATCCGTAACATGAGTAAAATCTCTTCTCTGTTCACCATCACCTACAATTGTAATCTTTTCACTATCTCTTACTTGTCTTCTCCATATACCAATTACTGCAGCCCAATCTCCTTCTATTACTTCATTTGGTCCATATACATTATAAAATCTACATATCTCTACATCTAACTTATAAGTTTTTCTATATAATTTACAAACTTCTTCACCTAAATATTTGTACATAGCATAAGGTGAGATAGATGGGTCATGCCATTTTGAAGATGAACCCGCATATACTACTTTAATTCCTTTTGCTCTTGCCCATTCACATACTGCCTCAGTTCCCTTTGCATTAACTCTGAATGTTTCTGTTGGATTTTCAAATGAAGGTTGTATTCTACTTAATGCAGCTAAATGATACACTAAATCAAAATCTCCTGAAATGTATTCAATAGTTTCAATATCTGCATTTATATATTTAACAAACCCTTCAACATGATTATCTTTTGTACCTGTTTCATAATTATCTAAAGAGACAACACGATGTCCCTCTGATAATAATCTTTTTATAAGGTTGGTTCCTATAAAACCAGCTCCTCCAGTTACTAATATCTTTTTCATTTTACTATTCCTATTAGTTGATGTTCATTAAATAGAAGATATTTTTCATCATCTATTTTAATTTCATTTGTACCTTGTCCTTTTTCATACAATACAATATCACCTTTTTTTACTGTCATAGGGATTCGCTCTCCACTTTGAGAAAATATACCTGTACCAATTTCTATAACTTCACCATTCACTTTTTGTGATTGTGTCATTGATTCGGAAATAATGATACCACTTTTTGTTTTAGTTTCTTCTTGTTTGATAGGTTTAATTAAAACTCTATCCCCTAATGGTTTAAATTGTTTCATAAAATTCGTTTTGTTTTTCTTGTTTATTTATTTGTTTGTGATGATACAAACTCCATTGTTCCTCTGCAGGAAAATTAGAAAATGTATTATATCCTGTAATTGTTTCATGTACTTTGTTCATCCAAGTTACATCTGGTGTGTTTTTGTAAATTCTTGTTTGATAATCAGGAAAATTTACCCAACCCTTTTCATTTACATTCCATTTCCATTTATCAATATGTGGTTGTGTTAACCCTTTTACCGTATTTACTCTTGGTACGAATACAATATCGACTGGGTTTTCATCAAGTACTTGTCCTACATATTCTACTAAAAATTCATGTGGAATTTCATCGGCATCTATTTGAAAGATATAATCTTTACTACAATGAGATTTAAGATTATTTTTAAATGTTGCAAAATCTTTATTAAGTGGGAATCCAATTACTTTATGATTTTCATGCATTGAATTCATTAACTTTAAGTAATCCATAACTCCATCTGTAACAGATGATTCATCATATTGAATTACTATCTCATCTTCCTTTCTAATATTAGTTTGTAAAAAGTTTAATAACTTTGTTATTTCTTCTAATTCATTACAAACTGTAATTGCGTAACTAATTGTCATTCGGTGAATCTATTTCTGATTGTTCTTCTTTTAATATTTCTCTTTTTTCAGATGTAGTTGTTTTTTCTCCAAAAAGATTTTCTAATATATCTTGTTCAAATCTAATTTCATATACATTCTGTATTTTATCTAAAAAATAAGTTCTGTAATTATTAAAGTCTTTACGATACACATTCTTATTATTTTTAATATATCCATCAAAAAGTGAATTACCAGTTCTATCAAATTTCTTTAACATTAATTCTAATCGTAAATCTGAACTTAGTGGTAATCTTTTATCTCTTAATTTACCAATCAATTGTGTAAAGTGTAGTGGATTGATTGGATTTATTTTTATACAATGTATTTTTTTATCAAGAATTCCTATTACAAAAACATATCGTGATTCCTCAGCTGATTTAGTTGGAGGATTACCACCTTTATATGTAGTTATACGATAGATATTCCTTGGTCTAATCTCACTACGAGGTATTCTTCTCTCAGGTTTTAAAAATTTAGTATATTGTCTTGTAAAATTTGCCATTATAGTTTTTTAATAGTTGGTAATTTTAATTCAACATGCTTTGGTTGTGGTTGAATCTTAACATATTTATCAAGTATTTCACCTAATTTACTTGTCATTTTATTTAATGTGAAATTCTTATTAATATTTGTTTTCAATCCTTCTGATTGTTTTAGATATTTTTTATAATTTTTATATACATCAAAAATCTTACTTGCAGCTTTTGAATAATCTACATAAAACCATTTCGAATCTTTTAGTAAAAATTTATTTTGTGCTGATTGATGAACCTCTTTTAGTTCACCCTCTAAGTAAACTGTATGTTCTTTAGGTAAGAAATCCTTAAATCCACTCCAATTAGAAACTACTATTGGTTTACCTGTTGTAGCAAATTCTGCAAGTGGTCTACCATATCCTTCTCCCTTGGTAAACATTATCATTGCATTTACTTTTTTACTATGGTATAGTGAGTTTAGTTCTGATTCGGATAAATCTCCAAATACTAAATGAATAGGAGGGCATTTATCACCAAACTCTTTTGTTATATCTTTAATCTTTTTAGAAATTTCTTCTCTATCCATTACGGAAAATCCTGCTGATGAGGTTTTTAGTATAAGACCAGGTTGTTGATTTTTTGGTAATGATTTAAAAACTGTACAAAATGTTTTAATCATCATACCTGTATCTTTTCTATCATGACCTAAATCTCCTTGTAACCAATGACCAACATATAAGAAATTAAAATCTGTATCAACAGATTCAAGAATATCCGTACCTTTAGTATCACTATTAAAAATTTCGATATTTACTCCTTCGAATAAAACTTCAACTGGCTTTTGTACTTTTAATTCTCCTACTTTTTGGTTAGTATTTTTATCCATTTGTGTATAAGAAGTTCTAATCAATACCTCTTTTGTAAATTCAGATGGAGTAATTATCAAATCCATTTGATTTGAACCTTGTAAAAATTCTTGAGGAGCTAATGTTGTTTCTACTCCTGCAGTAATTCCAATATTATATTTACCAACTTTTTTAAATTCATTAGCAACTGATACTTGTATAAAAATATCTGGTTGTGTATTTAATTGAGTTACGATATTTTGTAATATCTTTTGTCCAAACTCAGTTTGTGGATTGATTTGGTCTTGTGGGGTATTTCCCCATCGTGTTGGTACAACTTTAACATCGTACTTATCTAATTCAAATAATGATTTCAAGATATCTCTTGAATGGTCACCATAACCACTTCTAGTTGCTATTGGTGCCTGAAATACTAATATTGGTTTATTCATTGTCTAATTCTCTTAATCGGTTTTCTTCTTCGTTTCTCAAACATCTTTCGATTGATATTTGAGTTAGTTTTGTTATTTCTTCTAACTTTTCTGATTCATGGGGTGAGTTATAGCATTCAAATCTTATAGTTTCAATTTCGTTATCAGATAATACCAATACATGATAATCCGTTGATAGTTCTTTTCTATCGTAAATTGCTTTTCTTGATATATCAAATTGTTTAGGATTCCAATAACCTGGTAATCTAACTATAAAGATTGGTTTACTCATTACCTAAGTTTATAAACGTTAAACTTTTTCTTTGGTTTGAAATTTTTGATTGTTTTTAAAATACCATCTGCCATTTGTTTATTTTGGTTTTTAGCATTTAATCCCATTTCACCTAAAAATTCTTTTCTACCTTTTAATCCAGCTTTAGTTCTTTCTTTAGGTGTTTTATCATACCAATATTTAATTGCATCTGCAACATCATACACATCTACTTTATCATCTATGATATATGGAGTTGGAATAGAACCAACCATAGTTTGAACTCTTGGCCAAACTGGTTTTACCCACTCACCATGAGTTACTTTATCTTCCCAATCTCTATAATTGTGAAGTGAACCAATTTCCTTATAATCTTCTGCAGTTAGATATTTACCATCTACCTTGAATCCACATTGGTCTTGTAATCCACCTGTAACGTTTACGATACTTGGGGTTCCTGCCATTACTGATTCAGCAGTTACTAATCCAAATCCTTCGTTACCTGCAATATTTATTGTACAATCTGCAATATTATAAATGTAATTAAGTTCTTTTTGATTTATTCTTTCTGTTGAAAATTTAATATCTAAACCAGGTGCTATTTTATCAGCTACTGCAAACAAATCTGTTCCATTTTTATCTTTAGGTGCAGTATGCATTATTAAACAAACTTCATTTTTATCTTCTTCTGGTAATCCATCAACAAATTTCTTGAATGCCCAAATAACATCTGATGGTTGTTTTCGTTTGATATTTCTATTCATCCAAAATAGAACAAACTTATAATCTTTACCACCTGTAACTTGTTTTCTAAAATCACTTGGAACTTCTGTTGGTTTGTATGTATTAGAATTGATTCCATGTGGTACATAATCAACTTGCCAATCTTCAAGAGTTTTTATTGTTTCTGATTCTATATTACCAACTCTACTTACGATACCATAAGTTTGTCTTGAGATACAACCTAACCAATCACAACTTTCGTAGTAATTTCTGTTGTAATCAGGGTCTGGTAAATCATCCCATATATGATAAAATAAGATTGGAATATTTTGTCTAACTTCTGCCTCCATATCATACAACCATCTCCAATATCTTGGGTCTGTGAAGTGTAATATTGCATCAGGTTGGTGTCTCATTATCAACTCTCTTAGAATATTAGCATCTCCATACCCAGTCCAAGGAATGATTTTAAGAGAAGCATCTTTGATGCCTGTTGTTTTACGAACATCGTTTCCTAAATCTATTTCTTTACCTTTTTCAGGGTGGTTTACTGCGGCTCCTAATTGAACCCAATGAAACTTATCTAATGTTCCTAATACTATTTCTTTAGAAACTGTTGCAATACCTGATGACATTCTTAAATCATCAGATAATAGTAGAATTGTTTTCTTTTTTGTCATTAACCTTTATTTTAAAAATTTTAGATGTTTCCGAATCTTCTCTTAGATTGCCAGATAACTCTTTTTGTACTACCCACCATTTTCTTTTTAGAAACTAACTCATTGAAATTGTTTCTCAGTGAATTTAATTGTGGACCACTTGCATTTGAACTCATTTTGTTTTTTTCTTTTTTTAGAAAGCGGAACCGCTTTCTTTTAAATTTTGATAATCATTAATCTCTGCTCTAAATGAATCATCTTCAATGTATTTATCTACTGAACGATTTACTAATTTTTGTAATGTAATGTTCGAATCGAATGAAATTCTTTTAAACTTTGAATAAATATCTTTAATAATTTTTACTGTTGTTAATTTTGTATTTGCCATAACTCTCCTTTTTAATTGTTATTACATATAAATATATGAATATATATAAAACAGGAGTTAGATGATACTTTTTTTCAATGCATCTTTTTCTAAAAATATAGTACAACTCCACCTTTCACCTGATTCTATTGGAGTAACCCAATGTACTTGAGCATTTCCGAAAATAGATACATTACCAATTTCTTGATTAATAAATATATCCTTTTCATCATTAACCCATAATTCACCACCACTATATTCATCAAGTGAGCCAAATTGTATTAAAATTGTATAATATCGCTTTCTAGCAAATTCAGTACCATCTCCTTTTGTAACATCATCTATATGTGGTTTAAATTCAAATCCTTTTGGATATTTTTGAACAATAAACTCCCAACCTAAATTTACAATCGGTAAATTTAACTCAGTAACCCAATTTAATATTCTTTTATTTATCCAATCATAGTTGTTTGAAGAATTCCAAGATAGATGTTCTGCTAAATTATGACCTCCATTTGGATTATGTTTTCCATCATTTATATCAGGATGATATGTACCAATAACTCTATCTTCTAGTTTAGTAACATATCCACGAATTTTGTGAATCTCTTCTTTAGTAAATAAAACCTTTTGATGTAACATCTATTTTATTTTAAGTCCATGCAGAACACAATCCTCGTTGTTTGAACTCACACCAATCACAAGGTTTACCTTTATTAGTAGGAAACTCGGTTTGTATTATCTCACCATTCTCACCAAATACAGAATCAACAAATCCCATAAAGTTTTTCCAAGCCATATTCATAGATGGAGTACCATTTGCAGGAACGAACTTAGATATTCTTGGTATTGGATAATCCAATCCTTCTGCAATCTTTCGTTTAAGTATCTGATATTCTACTTTAATTTTGTTTAAAGGTATGTTATACTTTTCAGAATAGAACTTCTTATATAGTAACATCTGTGATGTTTTAACCTTATCATTCTTTTGATACTTACTCCAACCTCTTGTAGCAGTTTTTAAATCAATGATAATGTATTCATCTTTAACTTTATCTTTTAAAAGTACATCAATAAAACCAATGAAGTTAACACCAGGTTTAATCTCAGCATTCAATCTCTGTTCTATTGCTATGAGTTCAAATCCACTTTTAGTGTATAACTTATCTAATTTACTTGTGAAGTATTTTAAGATTTTCTTACCATCTTCAAAGAACTCACCAAGTTCTGCTTGGGTACATGGGTCATCTTCACCCATCTTATCTTTGTACTTCATGAAATGTTCTACAAGTTTAGAATGTAACATCTCTTCTAGGTTTAGTTGTAATGCCTGTTTTTTAGTAACATTATACATTACATCTAAGAAATGTTGTACTACTTCGTGCATTGCAGAACCAAAAATAAGATGAATATTAGCATTACTAATACCCAACTTATCTATATAATTTAATTTGTATTGTTGTTGGCATGAACTATACATACCATACTGTGAATAACTTACTCTTGCCATACTTTTATGTTTTATTTACTATGTAAATATACGAAAAATAAATGAGAAATCCTAATTATTGTGAGGTTATTTTTACAGGAGATATATCTTCAAAGTTACCACCTTGTAATTCTTCAATTCCTTTTATATAATCATACCTCATTAACTCAGATACCTCTGCATCATTTACTACCATATTTGAACTCATAAATTCTATGATTCCATTTAGTTCATTTTGAGTTTTTTCAGTATATTTTTCTTTATTTTTATTTATAAAAGTTGTGATTTTTTCTTTTTCCTCATCTGATATTTGAGATAATGAAAATTCTAGTGGAGACCATGCGTAATAGAAATCAATTTGTTCTGGTGAAGTTATGTGGTTTTTTTCTAACATATAATCTATAAAATCAAATATATGATATACATTCATTATAGTAGTTGTATATTGAAACCCATACATTAAACCCACTCCACCTTTGTAAACAGCTTTTGGTTCTGCATACTTTTTTATTATTTCTAAATTATCATCAAACCTTTTAGTATTAAAACCCGTTCTCTGATATTCTCCTACCTCATTAACACCATCACATGATATAGATAAATAAACTCTACTAAATCCTTGCCACAAATCAATTAAACTTTGTTCATCGTATTTTATTACTGATAAATTAGTATTATAATGTATTGATAAATTTCTTACTTTCTTTTGTTTCCCATTAATTAACATCTGATACGGTTTCATTGTATCATATAGATGTCTTAAAATCTTATAATGTTCTGGCATTATTAGAGGTTCTCCACCTGCAAAGTAGAAACTTTTAATGTTACTTAAATGAGGGATTAAATCTTCAACAATGGTTTCGGTAACTTTTAGTACTCTTGATTTTTTTTCAATACCATCATTTGGTTTTAATTTTTTAAAATCATCATACCAATTAGATGAAAAATCATGATTACACATTCTACATTTAAAATTACATAAATTAGAAAATCTAATATCAATGTGTTGAAAATCGGAAGGAACTGAATAATCTTCTTCTAATTTTGGTTGTATCCAAAGTGGATTATTATTAAAATCTATTCTTGGGGAATGACCTGTACTATCTTCTCTTTTATAACATACATCACAAACTTTGTTTCGTTTACCATTTATCATATCTTTTCTTAACTCTTTCATTTGAGATGAGTTAAAAGCAGATTCTATACTCATTTTTTTCAGATTAACTGATTCTTCAAAACCTCCTGCAATACAACAAGGTTTTAATTCACCATCTGGTTGAGAGTATAAATGTAAAAAAGGTAACTTACAATAGGTTGAACTCATACCTTTAATTTTAATTTTGTAATTTGTTTTTTATCAATACCATATTTCTCACACATATATTTGATATTTTCTCTACCTTCTTTTGTTGAATAAAGGATTTCACAATAATCAAACGCTTCTAATGAAGAACATTGAAAATCTTGAATAATCAGTTCTAATAAAAAACTTTCATATTTAGTTTCTCGCTTTCCTTTAGTATATTTTAAATAATACCTACCTTTTGGAATTAATCCAATTAAGGCAAGATATAACTGCTTAGGTTCTAATGTTTGAGTATATGGTTGTATCTCAGAAAGAACTTGTATCCAATCGGAATTCATAGAAAGAAAACGATGTACCATATAGTTACTCCAAGTTTTCTTATCACTATCTTCAAGTTTATCCCAATACTTTGGGTCTTGAAATTGTGTTACTGCCTTTATGTGGTCAAATAAAGATTTAGCCATTTTATGATATAATTGGTTTTAACTCATCAGGTAATAAATCTGAGTTTATTTCACCACAATCCCCACATAGATATAATTCTACTGGTATGATTGCATCTTTAGGTTGTCCTGTTGCTATCTTTGATAACTTCAGAAATTTAGTTCCTTGTATGAATACACTTCCATCACATTCACCACTTGTACAAACCATTTCTTTAGCTTGTTTTAAGTCTACTTTTGGTTGTTGATGTGGTTGATTACCACCATTCATTCCTACTATTTTTGCCATAATTTATTTATTTAATCGAACCATTGGTCACGATTTGTTTTAATTTTTGTTATACCAGTTTTTCTAAGAACTTCTCGTTTTTTTTCTTTATGTTCTTGTACTCTTGGATTTTTTTTTCTTTTCTTATACTCTGACATTCCATCAAGATATTCAAGAAAAGAATCGAAATCTTCTTTTCCTAATATTTCTAATGCTTCTTCAGTAAGTGGATTATCATGGTCGTACTTCATAATTTATATAGTTACAGTATTCCTATTATTTGAATTATACAAGACATAAAAGTAATTTCTTTATCTACTACTAATGCATCTTTGTGTTGTGATTCTGATAAGATTAATATTATATTAGATGTATTTGAACCACCATACTCATCTACCTTTTCATATAAGAATGTATAAAGTTCTGTGAAATCTTGTGTACGAGAATCAGCAACTGCTTGTCTAATATTTTTCCACTTGTTAGGTTTGGAATCATTTCCCTTAATAATCTCAACTACCTTTGATTTTAAATCAGAATCAATTACAGAGGTTGTATCAAGTTTTAGCTGTCCTTTAGATGAATTTAACTGACAAGTATTAATAATCTTTCTAATATCAGGATATGAACTATCAATGATAGGTACAAGGTCTTTTGGTTGAAAACTTACAACTTCTTTACCTAAAATCTGTGAGATTTGGATTGCAACATCTTTTTTAGTTGGAGGTACAATCTGAAACTCTTGTGTTCTACTTCTAATTGGTGAGATTACTTTCTCAACATAATTACAAGTTAGGATAAATCTACAATGTCTTGAAAACGTTTCCATTAAGTTTCTTAGGATTGCCTGTGCGTTTGGTGTCATATAATCAAACTCATCAAGTATGATTATTTTCATATCTTTGAAACCAACAGTTGAAGCAAATCCCTTTACTTTATTACGAACTGTATCTACATTGTTTTCATCAGATGCATTTATAATGATATGGTCACAATCAATTGAATTTACAATTAACTTAGCTAGAGTTGTTTTACCTGTTCCAGCTTTACCGAAGAATAAAAGATGAGGGATTTCTCCACTTTCAAGATAATCCTTTACCTTATCCTTTAAATGTTCATTACCAACGTATTCTGTTAGTTTAGACGGTCTATACTTCTCTACCCATAGAGAGTTGTTTACCTTCTTAGTTGTGTTATTATCCTCGAAAAATGCCATTTTAGAATGTAGAGTTTTTTACTTCTTTACAAAATGATGTTAATCTTTCTAATTTTTCTATTAGAGATTCTTTCTTGTTTCTGTCTATTTGACCAGAGTTCATTTCTCCTATAATGTCTTGTAATGATGATGCTACTATTAGTAACCCATCTTCTTTTGAATTTAGAAAATTATCTGAGATTCTAAACTTTTTTGCGATTTCTTGTAAGTTTGCCATTTTATCTATTTTTATTTGTTATACAAATATACGAAATTTATTTGGTATTTCCTAATAATTTCATAACTTTTTTTACTGTTTTACCATCAACCTTAATTGTATGGTAAGGAATTTTGTTTTCTTCTAATATTTTTTTACACAATTTATCAATTTCTAGTGATTGCTGATAATCTTGGAATCGTTCATCATCATTGTGTATTGTTTCACCTCGTTCTAATAAGATATTGATACTATCATATTTTCTATGTAAATCAATAACTAAATTATGGAAAGGTTCTCCATAAAATTCAGCAGGATATCCTTTTGTATAATATCTATGATAAATTGTAGAAAACATAATTGGTGAATCAATCACTATATAATCTACTTTACCATAACATTCTGCTATTCCTCTATGTTGGTTTGCAAATACATAAAGTTGGTCTGATATTGCTGGTATGTTTTGGTCCCAAGCTAATTTCTTTGGGAATTCATAAGGATTGTTACAACTTATATGTTTCTTTTTGAGTTTGTAAGTGATACCATTTGCTATTGAGGATTTCCCAATACCAGGTCCACCGAAGAGGTTTATTAATTTACTCATTTTTTAATTTTTATGAAACTTGTGATAATAAAAAAGGGGGAAATTAATCCCCCTTATTTTATAAGTTTTAGAATCTTACTTTTAGAGAAGCATTGAAAGTACGTCCGAATCCGAACCATACTGAGTTTCTTGTATCTACACCATTCCATGTTTCTGAAGCATCTCCAGCATGAATATTAGTATTAGATTCTGCTATGTAGTAAGTATCAAACAAGTTATTTACATTAACTCTAAACGAACTACTATTTCCGAATAAATCAAATCTGTAAGTTGCTCCTAAATCAGCCAATCCATAAGATGGTAATTTTAAAGCTCCCTTGTTACCAGGTTGAGTAAATTCTGAATCTGTAATTGAATAATCAGCATATAATCCATCAACAAATCTATATCCTAAATCAACTCTTAGTTTATCGAATACTTGGTAATCCGCCTCGAAGTAAGATGTGAACTGAGCAGCATCTCCTACCTTAGCATCTTTTAGGTATAATGTACCTGTACCGATTGATTGTTGATTATCATCAAATAATTCTGCATCGAAATCTTTAGTATATTTCCAATCACCGATTGATAACATACCTTTTAATCTCAACTTATCTGTTGGGTTATAAGAAGTTTCAATTTCAATACCTTTGTGTGATACATCGATATCTTTAAATTGAGCTGAACCATCTACACCTTGTTGGTTAGATAAACTTCTTTGAACGAATCTATTACCCCATACTGTTGAATATGCATTAACATTAACTTTAAAGTTACTACCAATGAAACCATATCCTAATTCGAATGATTTAATTTCTTCGTTTTGTAAATCTTCGTTGATTGCATTTCCATAGTTAGGGAATACAGCACCGAATTGTGGTTGTCTTGAAATCACACCAGCATTAAAGAATACGTTTTGTTTCTCATCAATATTGTAGTTTGCACCACCTTTGATGTATCCACCATCTACATTCTTAGTATCTGATTCTGGATTACCTGGTTGGTCAAAGTAATCAATTCTTTGGAAAGATTGATTAGAACCACCTACTTGTAATACAGCTGAAATAGTTTCGTTGTTATATTCAACTAAACCATTTAATCCTTGCCATCCAACTTTACCAACATTATAATAATCTATCTTCGGTCCTCTGATACCTGTATCATTGAACGGAGAAGCTTCGATTGTAGTGTTGATAATCTGACCAGCAGAATTCTTATTACCCGTTGAGTAATATCCATCTAATCCCATTAGGTTATTTATAGTTCTATAATGATAACCTGTGTAGTTTCTTAAATCTACTCCTATTGAGTATTTCCAATCACCACTTTCATATTCTAAGTTAGAAATTGCTCCAACCCAGTCATGAGAGTTCATAGATGCTCTTCTTACAAGTGCACTTCTATTAACACCATCATCTTGGAATCCATTAGAACCAATTAACTGACCAGCAAATGGTAAATCACCACTATATGGGTCTGTGTTTGATTGGTTAAATGCAACAACTGCATCAAAATCAATAAATCCTTCAGGAGTTCTTGAACCTCTACCATTTTCTAAGTAGTGTTCTGTAAGGTCTTTTCTGAAAGGTAAGATATCAGTTTCCGAGTTGTAGTAATTTCTACCTCTTGGTCCTGTTCCACCACCTCTACCAGCTGAACCATATAATGATGTAGCTAGTTTAAGGTTATCGTTGATTTCCCAATCCCAATTTAATGTTGCTAATGGTTTGTTATAGAAGTTTCTTCTCATTGAGAATTCTTCACCATTTAAAACACCACCATTGGAATTCCATCTTCTATCGATTCCTTCACTACCAAAGTTTTGGTAATCTCTAATAGAAACCCATACATCTCTTTGATGATGCCATTGTCCAGCACCTAAGAAAGAAAAGTTAACAGAATGGTCTGAATCTTCAGGTGCATATCCTAACGCAAAGAAGTAAGTGTAACCCTCTCCTTTTGTGTTATAGATATAACCATCACCTTGCCACTTAGAAAGTAACACAGATGTAGCCCACCCATTATCATTTAATCCTGTTGATACTGCTGCAGTAGTTTTAAAGTATCCATCGTTACCAACTGATTGTTGTATAGATGAGCCCTTTTTAGCTTCTGCAGCCTTTGTAAAAATAGAAACAGTACCACCTACTGATGGTACTGCTAATCTTGAAGCACCAAGGCCTCTTTGTAATTGGATTCCACTCGCAACATCTGTTAAACCTTGCCAGTTAGACCAATATACCCATCCATTTTCCATATCATTTACTGGTTGCCCATTGATAAGGAATGATGTGTTTCTTTGGTCGAATCCTCTTAAAGAGATTCTTGAATCACCATAACCACCACCTTGTTTGGTAGCGTAAACTCCTGGAGTTTTGTTCATGATTTCAGGAAACTCTTGGTTACCTACTTTTAAAGCAATTTCTGCAGGTGAAATTGTAGATACAGCAACCGGAGTTGTTCTTACCTTTGCAATATCAATTACACCAGAAGTTACTACTACTTCACCTAGTTGATTCAAATCAGGATATAATCCTATAATATCCGAATCAATACCAGCTGAAATTTCAGCAGTTTCATAACCCAAGTAAGAAACAATAAGAATTGTTCCTTCTTCAACATCGATACTAAATGTTCCATCAAAACCAGTTACAGTTCCATCCGCCGTTCCTTGAACGATAATGGTTGCTCCTGGTAGAGGGTCATTAGTTTCGCTGTCAATTACTTTTCCACTAATTTGTGCAAAAGTAGTGATACTCATTAAGAGCATCAATCCAACTAATAATAGTTTTCTCATAATAATTGTTTTTAATTAATTAAGTTAAATTTTAGTAACCTATACCTATTAGGTATTTTATGTCCTGTTACTAAGAAGGACATTCGTTTTTATTAAAATTAATAGTATCTGTTTTATAGAAAGTTACTCTATCAGCGGTTGCTGTAGAGTTTGTAAAATAGTTGTTATCTTTGTAATTTGTAAAATTTATAATATAAGTTTCACTCATCTTTGTATAAGTATTTAAGGTTTATAAAAAACGAAGATTGGTTCAAATTTATATGCCTTTCCTTCGTATTGAACTGAATTTTTTATTCCACTCTTAGATGGGTCTAATCCAACCATTCGTGTCATTAACATTTTAAGTTTACCTTTATATTCACAACCTAATTCATTTAAGATATCAATTGAATCTTGTTCTAATGGATAGTAAATTGATTTACCGATTTTAATATCTGCAATATTCCATAGTATATATCTATCGTTTTTAAGATATTCATAGATTGTTGTTAGAGTAGGTCTTAAAAAGTTATCTCTCCAATCTTCATATTCACCATAAGCTTTGAACGATTGATTCTCATCTTGTGAATATTGTTCTCTATTAAAGTAAGGAGGTGAAGTAAATGAAATATCTAATTTACCTTTATACTTTTGAAACTTAGGATTGTTTGAGATTAATTCTGAACCATTTTGAAATAACTCATAGGTGTTACCTTGTGGTGTTACATCAAAGAATGATGTAAGTTTATCTGAATAATCATCTACACAATTATCATTATAAAACTTAGCCATGTACTCATAACGAGAAATACCTTCTTCATTTAAGAAGTTATCAGGATTAGGGTCTGTACCAACATAGTGAATTTTCTTACGAGAACTCATTGCTCCTAAGATTCTACCACCCCAACCACTTGATGAATCATAAATATGTAATGGTTCATCATCATCTATATGTTTAGTATAGTTTTCATAAATCCATTTAGCAGTTAATGCTGGGAAGTTTACTGCTGGTTGTCCACAACTTAATCTAAATACTTGTAATATTTTTGGAAAGATACCATCTGTTTTATCATACCAACGAATTAAATATTTATAAGTAGTAACAGTTCCTGCATCAGATGTTGTTGAATCAACTATCTCACCTAAATTAGAAGTTTGAGTTGTATTTAAATACCCCTCATCAACTAATTTATTCACTTCATCTGCAGACATATACAAATTACCATATCCAACAAACTCTTCATTGAATGTACCATAATTTTCTAATGTAGATGATTTAGCCTTTGCAAGAACAATACTTAAATTTTTATATTTTCCTTTAAAAACTTTATCATTATGAACATCTTTTACAAATTGAACTATATTTTGTCCAGTCCAAAAAGGATTTTCATCTTTCTTATCAACAATTGAACGAGACCAAGAGTACATTGAATCTCTTTTAACTGCTCGTTTCATTATTTTAACAAACTTATCTTCTAACGTAGGGTCTGAAAAATGGTCATAAATAGATAAACCACCATCTGCAGATTTACCTGTTGATATCTTAGTTTTTAACATTGTAGGAAAAAACTGATTTACAACTGATGCATCTTTATTAAAGTTTTTAATGATACCCAATGATTCTGTATCATCAGTTACATCTTTAATCCAATAATTAGATGGATTAGATTTAAGTTTCTTAAACTTTTCAATAATACCATCTTCATCTCTACCAATTACTGGTGGAGTTCCTCTTTCATCCCATTGTGTAGTAACCTCTTTACGGAGTAAACGAGCCCATACCACAAACTCATCATCAGTCATTTCTAACAACTGATGATAAGTAGTATTGGATTTAAACTCGGAAAACTTACTTCTTTCGTAAAAGTGTTTATCACTCATTAAGCTTGTATTTCTACTAAATAATAATTTGATTCGTAGTTATCGATTGAAAAAGAGATATGTGATAATCCTTGAGATGAAATCTTTAAAATTGCATCAGTAGCCTCTTTGTTTGCAACTAGTATCTCTTTTAAGTATGTTGCCGAAAAAGAAATTGGGTCAACATCTTTTTCACAAGTACAGTCAACATCTATGTTAATTCTGTTTGTGTTAATATTTGAATAACCTAAAATAATTTGACCAGCACCATCTTTACAAGTAAATGTAAAGTTATTCTCATCAGCTAAAGCACCTTTTGCTTTAATAAACTTTGAGATAAAGTTTGCATCTAATTTAATTTCCACATTGAATGGTGGTAATTGTTTCAAATCTGGTACATTAGGGATAACTGATAAATCAGCTAACATATAATTTACATTTGTTGAACCATCTTTGAATTTCAAAGAAACTGGTTTCCCATCAATATCATTGATTGAGAAATCTACATCGTTACCAAGAACTGATAACATTTTTGTAAGTTTTGAAGTATCATATACACCAAAAGATGCATCTGAAGTATCAAACTCTTTCATACTTACACTTCCTAATACTGATTTATCATCAGAAATAAAAGAAGTAGTTAGAGAACCATCTTTTGATTCCCACTTTACAGATTCTACTAAACCTGCGAGGTTGTATTTTGATACAAACCTGTTTAATGATTGTTTTTCCATTGTTTATTTACTTAATTATAATTTATATTTGTACAAATATACGAAAATTATTTGTGATTAACAAATTTTTTCGTATATATTTTTAAAAACTGAAGAACTTTTCTGCAGTTCGTTGTTCACTTACAACATCTCCCCAACCAATAGCATCGAAGAAATCTTGTAGTTTACCTTTTAATTCTCTTTCAAAGATTTTATTATAGTCAATATATGTTGCAATAAATTCTTCTATCTCTTTTGGGTCGTTATATCCACTAAATGCTAATCCATCGATTCCTAGTGGATTATCTTTAAGATATACCCATTTTACCTTATCACCATTTTTCATTGGTTCATATTTGAAAGGTGCATTGAAATGTTTCAAACAATCATTATATAAGATTGCTGCTTTAACATGGGCAGGTGTTCCTTTCATCATTGTAAACGGTTCTCTCTTACCTTTCGGCATATATTTTTTAAGATTCTTTACCGCTGAGTTCTTTGCAATCTCAGATGTAGGTCTGTTTACCATTTTCTTTTTAAAATCTAAAACATAATCTGAAATTTCTTCTTCTGATTTACCTTTTAGAATATCAATCAAAACTGTACCCATACATTCTTGGAATGCTTTTGGAAACGAACTTCGTTTAACATCTAAACCTTTTACATCTAACTTATCAACTGGTACACCATTATCTGATATAATCCATTGTGCATATCTTTTCTTTGCAATCCACAATCCTGCTTTTGCAACATATTCTTTTTTAATCTCTAATCTATGTTTATCTTTATCTACATTTAAAACTTTTTTTGAAAGTATATCATAGAAATCATTTAAATAATCTTGCATTTCTTCTGCAATATCATTTACATAACCAGCAATTGTATCTTGTTCTTCATCTTTCCAATTAGGAAATCTTTTATCCATTAAAGGAACTGCTGAGAAAAATACTGAATCAGTATCAATGTATATATTAGAGTCAGCATCAGGAGTATTAAGCTCCTTGTTGTACTTGATATTAGCCATATCCGCAGTTGATTTAATAACTGTCTGTCCTGTCGTGGTAACAGCGGTAGCATTATCAACATCATAGAACCTAAAGGCAGGAAGCCCAAGCACACCATATAAAGAGTTAAGTAAAATTTTCTGAACCAACTGACGTTTGTGAAAGAAGGCATATTTTGCTTTGTTTCCTGCTTTTCCATATTTTTTCATTTCGTTTTTATATTCTACCCTTTTATCAAACCATAAGTTTAGAATACCTGGAATACAACCTACTTTATCTGTTCGGTAAAGTACACCATTTGATGCTATTGAAAATTTAGATTGTTCTAAATATTTCTTTAAATTTTCTTTTGTGATAGTATCTTCACCAATACGATAAGTATCAACTTCACCTTTAACAAACTTATTTGCATCCCAATCTTGAACTTTTCCAACTTTTGCTTCTGGTGATATATTTAGAGTCATAATAATAGATGGATATAGAGATGTTAAATCTAAATCATATATCCAATCATACTTACCAACGATTGGTGCTTTTACATAAGCTCCTATAAACTTTTCAGAACCAGATTCTTTAAGAGCTTCCATTCTTTCACGTCTATCTGCTGGTTTGTTTGGTGCAACTAATCCTTTTCTTCGTAGATATGTTAACATTGCTCCTTCAAGATACTTTGATGAATATACAAAATCTTCATAAGGTACATGACCTGCATGTGCAATACCTCTACATAAATCTATAAATTCAAGTTTTTCTTCAAATCCTACAACCAATTCAACATCCACTAAGTTATACTCAATGAACTTTTCAATATCATCTCTGAATAATTGGTCTAAGTTTCCTTGATATTCAATCTTACCTCTACCTAATTCTATTTGTGCAACTGTATCTAATCGATAGTTTGGAAGTTCACCATAGTTGTATTTCTTATAAAGTTCAATATAATCTAAATAAGATACACCTGCCATAAAATATCTCTTACGATATGGTGACCAGAAACATTTACCGATTGGTGATAATCTATTAGCATGTTTTTCTCCTAATAATCTTTTGATTCTGTTGTATAACATTGGTGTATCGAAATAATCAATATTCCAACCTGTAACGATTGATGGATTAATCATTTCATATAATTCCAAATACTTCATTAACATATCTCGTTCATCTTGAAATGGAAATACGATACATTTATCGGTAGTTTTTTCTTTCATACCACCTTCCTTATCAACAACTAATACCCAATATTGGTTTGTTGCTGAATCATGAAGTGCAATTGAAGTTAATTCGTTTTTAGCTTCTTGTGGGTCTGGCAATCCACTTAACATTTCACACTCAATATCATAAGTAAGAATAACATGACCTTCTGATGGTTCATCAGATTCAGAATATAAATCTACTAAAGCCCTTGTAGTTTCGGGTACATCAGATTCAAATAAATCAGGATTATCTCCTTTGAATTTATAAATTTTGGTTAGTGTATCTCCATAAATAGATTTATACTCACCTCTTAAAGATTTCTCATACGCATATCTTGTATATGGAAATGCAGAATATCCTCTCTGGTCATCCCATAAATGGATTAAATTTCTTTCTCTCTGGTAATAAATGTTTTGATACAATCTGTTCTGTTTTATTTATTTATACAAATATACGAATTATTTCTGAATTATCCAAATTGGTTCACAAAAAGTTTGATTTTGTGTTTCTTCTGCTAATTTTAAACTTTCCTCTGAATACTGTCCATCATCTTTAGCAGTTCCTGCTCCACCACTATTAGGTCTCTTTGCCATTTCCATACCAATACAACCTTTGTAAGTTAATCCTTGTGATGTTAGGAAATCAATCATTGGATTACATATTTCTAACCAATCTTTTCCTCCTTTAGAACTTGCATATACATCAGCTATGTTTACTGCAATTATCCCACCTTTTTTTACCGTTGGTATAATCTTTCCAAGTGCCTTATGTAAGAAATGTTCATTCCACACATCAATGTTTTTATATCTTACCCAACTTTGAGTATCATCATGTGAATATCTTTCTACTGAGAAATATGGAGGTGATGTAAATACTATATCAAAGTACTCATTATATTCAGAGTAATCAAAATCTTCTGCTGGTGATTCATAGAACGTTGTTTTAGTTGGGTTCTCGAAGAAAGATGTATGTTTGGTATAGAAATCTCTTTGTTGTTCATAGATAGGGTGATTCTCTTTACGAGGGTCTAGTCCTACATAATGTTCAACAGTTTCGCTTGAGAAAGCCCCTGCTAACCTATCTCCCCAGCCCATTGAAAAATCAAGTACGGTCTTGGCATTATTCATATCATAAAACATCTTGGCTACATTTGGCTTGAACTGAGCACATATGTACTTGCGTAACCCAATCATTGTTCTTAATTCTTTTTTACCAACTTGTGGTAATTTTAAAGAATAAGCTGAACCCATTAGTGATTTCATAAATGCTTTGGTTTCCCATGTCCTTTTTGGACCTGGAGAAACTGAACCATCTACTGACCATCTGTTGTGCTGTTGAAAGTAATTAGATGCCCTATTACCTGTATTAATACGAGAAAAGAATTGTTGTTTTCCATTATATGTTAATGGATATTTTGATTCAGCTGCTTTTCTTGGGAACCACTCACCTTCCTTTAGATATTCTATCCAGCGAAAAGCTTTTAGTTTAAGGTAATCATTGTAAGCATTTTCTTCACTAATTTCTGCATAGGGTATTGGATATTCCATAAAAAGTTCAGCCAACATTTCTTTTACTTGGTCTTTTGGATATGATTCTTTTAAAGTTTCCCAATCATTTTCTGAAATTGTTGGAAAATCTCCTTCAAATATATCCTTCCTATATTTTGCTAATATATCTTCGCCGTTTGTCATAATCCTAATGATGTTTGATAAGAACCACCAATGTTCCAAAATAGTATTTTACCATCTAGTGATTCAATATTTTCTTCTAACCAAAACCACATTTTCTTATCCCAAAATTCATTACAATCAAATGGAACAGAATAATCTTCCATTAAATCATTAAACTCAAATGGGGATTTGTAAATATTAATATTGTTTAAATCTCCTGCTTTATTTTCATTGAGAATCTTTTGAGTAGAATGTATTGCAGACATTGTAATTGTATGAACTTTTCTTTTGTTATTAAGAATATCTTTCCAATCTTTATATTGTAAAAATTCTCGAATTAAACCAGATGCAGTTACACCACTACCAATTGATACAACAAGGTGGTCAAAATCTTGTTCTGCTAATACATCTTTCATTCTATTTTGCATATAATTTATGTAAGTAGGATGATTAAAAGCATATGGTAGTTGTTGCCAACCATTCTTTTTTGCGATACCACCTAATTTATTCTCAAGCAGTTTCATCATATTTGGTTTCATTGGATTCAATGTTGCCCCATTACTTTTAATAATTTCTAATAGTTCTGGTGGATATGTTTTAGAATCTGGGTATGATGAAATAAACTCAATACCATATTCTTTACACATTTTAGATAATGTCCAACCTGTCCAACTTCCATATACTGAAAGGTGTGTGAGTGGTTTTGATTTATCAATATAATCTGATTCTATAATCTTTCTTATACCTTCAACCTTTGCCCATCGTGGATAGTTTACACCATCACCAACCAAATCATCTCGTTTGACATAAACAGTTTTACCTTTAAGTTGATATTCTTCTATTGGTGTTTGTATTATACCCATTTGTAGATTCCTATATTATTATTTGTAATTGGTTGTCTAAGTTTTTTGTGAGAAAACCCATTTATTTTTTCAAAGTTATCACAAATGACGTGAAACATTTTTTTTCTATTTTTAAAATTTATTTCAGAATCATTCAAAATAATATCTTCGATATATTCTTTAAAGTTTGTACCTTTTTGAAAAGCCCTTTTCTCTTGGTCTAATATTTCATCTGGTAACTTTCCTCTAAATGCATCAGCAAGTGGTTTTTTCCATTGTACTTTATCTGATAAAAATTCATCTTGTAGATTTGTTGTATATTGTAGAAACTCTGTATCAAAGAATGGACACCTTAATTCAATTGTTCCATAATTCATAAAGATTGTATTACCTCTTAATAAATTACCATAGTGTTGTTTTTCAAATAAGTTTTTTCTAACATCACTCCAATCTGGTTTCTTACTGAACATTCTAAACGTTCCATATGAACCGTATGATTCATCAGAACCCTCTCCACTAAAAGCAACTTTGATTCCATCTTTAACCATTTCCTCTGCAATAAATGATTGTAATATACCAACTTCCATTTGTACAGTTGATGGGTATTCAATAACATTAATTGAATCAAAAAATCTCTGTTTAATAATTTTTTCATCTTTTGGTACAAATACCTCAACAAGTTCTACATCAATACTTTTTGCACAAACTCTTGCTTTTTGTAAATCTTTTGAATCTTGGTCAAATGCAATTGTATATGCTTTGATACTTGGTATTCTTTGTTTAAGTAAGTAAGTTATAATAGCAGAATCAATACCTCCACTTAATGATGTTGCAATTGGAACATCTGATAATAATCGTTTATCTACTGCTCTTTCTAATAATTTAAATGTGGTTTCACCAACTTCTTTACTTGATTTTGGTTTTGTTACATCCGATGACCATTTAAAATAAAAATCGCTAGTTACTTTAAATTCATCAGTATCTAAATCAATCTCTACTAATGAGTTTTTTGGAACGAATCTAATATCTGATGTTTCATTATATCCAAGTATAGATTTTAATTCACTAGCAACAATATATTTGTTTGTATTATAGATGTAAAGAGGTATTTTACCAACCCAATCACGAGATAATATTAATTTGTTATCATCATATATAACAAAGGAAAACATTCCATCTAATCTCTGTAATTCATTTTCTTTATAAAGGTATAATATAATTTCCGAATCTGATGATGATTTAAAAATATATCCTCGTTCTTCATATTCTTTTCTAAGTTGTGGGTAGTTCCAAATCTCACCATTTACAATTAAGTGAGTATTTTCAAAACTCATTGGTTGGTTGCCTAAAGGAGATATATCATTAATAGATAAACGATTATGTCCTAAGCATACTTTTTTACCATTATAATCAAATTCTTCTATTCCTCTATTATCTTTACCTCGATGAGAAATAACTTCTAACATATCGTCTACCTCATTACGAGAATATCCAATTGTTGCCACGATTCCACACATACTATCTATTTAATACTTCTAATAACTTGTTTGTTTTCTTTTTTTCATTATCCATATCACCAATATGACACGAACAAGCGAGGGTAGTTACTTTTCCTAATTCTAATCCACTTTGTTCAGCAAGGAAATGTCCCATTTCGGTTAATGCTGTGTAATCTGCATAACCACTTTTAGATACTCTATTTGAACGAAGTACTGATGTTAGATATAATTTACCATTTCTTGGTTTTAAATCAATCATAACCATACAAGGTTGTGAATATGGATTCCTTGCATCTTTCTTAGGGTCAAAAATAATAAGTTCACATCGTTTTACTGCTTTACCAGTTGATAGAATTTTGATTACATTTTCTATTTGATTAAATTCACCTCTCCAAGATACCATTCTACCCCAATAGGATTGATGGTAATGGTCTTTAATAAATTTATAATCTAATCCCTCTCCCTCATCAAAGAATGGGTTATCTGATTTCTTTTGTTCTGGTTTAAGAAAGGTTACTGTTTTAGCGAAATCAATTCTATCATCTCCCATAATTTCTCTGAAGTGTCCATCAAACCAATCATCTGATTTAAATTCTGTGATTTCGGTAATCACATTAAGTTCTTCTGTAAGATTACCTACTCTTACACCATGTTCTAATAAATGTTTTGATACTTTTACCCAAGCATCACCAGGTGAAGTTGCTTCTATAACTGTCATATTTTAATTTTGTTTATAAATGAGTCCAGGTTCTTCTTTTACAAATTTCTTCTACATTCCAAGCCGATACTTTGAAGTTTCGGGCAATTACATTAGTAGAAAATCCTTTAGAATAAAGTTCTCTTATTTGGATTACTTGTTCAGATGTTAATTTTGACCTGGGATGAGATTCCCCTCGTAACCTATTACTAAAAAACCATGCGGTTTTTGACATAAATTTATATTTTAATTTTCTTCTCGATTTATTGGAATAGTGATAAGAGCATAATTCTCGTCTTGAGGATGTTTTTGAGTGAAATTACAGACAGAATCTAATTTTAATTTAAATGCTTCTTCAATATCAATATAATATAACGGGTTACCACCAGTCATACTAGTTAATTTTTTGCTCTTAGTAAATGGAACTTTAGGAGTTCCCTTTATTTTAATTTGTTTTTCTTCTTGATGTACAAATTTAATGTTTGCCATATAGTTTATTTATTTGTTATACAAATATACGAAATTTATTTGGTATTTCCAAATTATTTATGATAAATTTTCATTTAAAGCATTTATATAAGCCAATTCTGATTGAACTCCTACAAATCTTTCAACTTCTTTACCATTTTTTTCTATAATTACCGTTGGGACTGAACGAACAAAGTATTTTTGAGCTATTTCAAATTGTGAATCAATATCCACATTTTCAAATTTAACATTTGAAAACTTTGTTTTTACATTTTCCATTAGGGGTGTTAGAACCTTACACGGTCCACACCATTCTGCATAAAATTTCTTTACTTGTATCATATCAATTCTCCTTTTAAATTATTTATTCTTTGTTTTTTGTTAGTTGATAAAAACTGCTCTCTTGTTTTTTTATTTATTTTTATTTTTAAATAATCAGATAATTTTTGTAAACCATCTTCGTAATATATTTCTTCATACCAAAAAATTGGAATGTTGAAATCTTTTGATAATTTTGTTATAACATCTGTTTGTTTATTGTATTGTAACAAACATTTATTTACCACATTCTCATCGATATTATCATATGGTTCTCTTATATGATATTTACTAAAATCATTTTCGTATTTTAGTTTTCTAAATGCCAATGATTCAGATTGTTGTAATTTATCTTTTCTATCATATAAAACAACAGCATCAGATAAACTTATAACATCTTTACCAAATTTGTATAAATCACTATAACCACTAGGTAACCTATGAATCATAAGTTTATACAAATTATTTTTTTTCAAAGAACCAATTAACCCCTCATTATTTATAAAGGGAGTGTTTACTAAACCTAAATCTAAAACTTTCTTTAGGTATAGTGATAAATTAGTTGACCCACTTCGTGATGTACATAAAATACTAACCATCACATGCCACACAATCGGGATCAACTGCTCGTGTTGCTATATCACCTCTAAGAACTGATTCAGTTCTCATATAATACAACGTTTTAATTCCTTGTTTCCAAGCTTCCATAGTTACTTGATTAATCCATTTCGGTGATGCAATGGAAGGGAATGCTAAGTTTAATGAAACTCCTTGGTCAATATACTGTTGTCTTACACCAGCTTGTTTAACCAAATCCATTTGATTTATTTCTTTGAAAGTTCTGAAAACATCTTTAACAGGATAAATCTTATCTCTATCTCCATTTTCTACATCATTACAAAGTACCATTTTACCAGCTAAGTAACACCACTTATCAAGTTCTTTAATACCTTGAACAGAACCACCATCTTCCATTATCTTATCCCAAGTTTCTTTGTTATTGATACCTGCTTTTCTTAAAACCTTTACTAACTCATTGTTCTTTCTAATGAAAGTTCCTTTTGCAGTTTGTTCGGTGAATACATTCGCCGCCCATGGTTCAATACCAGCAGATACATTTCCAGCTAATTTAGAGTTACTAACTGTTGGAGCAACTGCTCTTAAGTGAGTATTTCTAAATCCACTTTCTCTACACCATAGAGGTTCACCATATTCTGATGCTAAATCTCTTGATGCTCTTTCTGATTCTATCTTTAACTGAGAAAAAATCTTACGAGTTTCAAATTGAGCCTCCATACCTTCAAATGGAATACCATTTTGTTGTAGGTAAGTGTGCCATCCTAAAACTCCCAATCCTAATGCTCTACCTTTTTCAGCAGATGCAACAGAATGTTCAAACCCTTTCATGTTTTTAGCCTTTTGAATAAATTCAGAAAGTACTCCATCTAAGAACCAAGTTGCTGTATAAACTAAATCAGTATCTCTCCACTCGTTGTACTTAGCAAGATTTACTGATGATAAACAACAAACAAATGAATGGTTCTCATCTGTATGTAAAGTAATTTCAGAACATATGTTTGTCATATGAACTTTTAATCCATTTTTTTTGTACATTTCAGGATTAGCTTTATTGATATTCCCTTTGTACATGATGTATGGTTCACCAGTTGCTTTTCTTTTTTGTAGTAATTTTCCCCACTTTCTTCTCGCATCAGGTTCTCCTTGTTCAAGTTTTCTCATAAACTTATCACCTACAACTGCACATTGGTGTAGATTAAGTGATTGTCTATTTACATCTCCTTTAGGTTCTCTGATTTCTAACCATTCTTCGAAATCTTCGTGTTCAATATTAAGGTTAACAGATGCTGCTCCTCTTCTTACCGAACCTTGGTTTGTTGCAAGTATTGTAGAATCGTATATTTTACAAAATGGTACAACACCATCTGATGTTCCATTACCTGTAATAGTAGCTCCTGCTGGTCTAATTTGATTTACACCAATTCCAACACCACCACCATGTTTTGCAAGTAACATTAGTTCTAAGTTCTTTGAACCAATATCATATATAGAATCGGCAACATCAATACCAAAACAAGATATAGGTAATCCTCTATCAGTACCAGTATTTGAAAGAACTGGTGTTGCTAAGTTTAACCAACCTTTCCAAATGTAATCAAAGAATTTGGTTGCTAACTGAGGTTTTTCTAATCTCATTGCAACTCTTGATGCAACTCTCCAATAGGCATCCTTTGGTTTTTCACCTGGTAACAAATATCCATTTGATATTGTTTTAACGTATATCTCTGTATTTGCCCATGATGGGAAATCTACATCAAGTTCCCAACCTAATTCGTCACCGTAATTTTTTACTGCCATTTTATATTAATTTTACTTGTGAGTAACCTTCGCCTGTATAGGTTGCTGTTATCTCTTTATTTATTTTTATATCCTTTATTGCTATACCGTTAGTATCTACATTACCATTTTCATATTCGGTATTAAGTAAACACAATGGGTTTGAAAATAAAAAGTTAGTATCCTTTACCAATCTAAAATTGATGTCTGAATTATCATTTTCTATTTTTGAACCATAAGAACGAAGTATGTATGATAATACTTCTTTTGGTAATAACTTAGCTTTACTAAACTTTATTTTATACCAATCAGTTTTTCCTTTCCATAGTGGAAAAATATGTTCTCCTTTTTTTATATCAACCAAAGTAAATAAACCAATTCCATGTATTTTACTTACTCTTATATATGATTTAACACTTGTGTTTAAATAATCAAATGGTTTCATTTAATTTCTTTTTTTGGAATTTACTATCTATAAAATAACTCCAATTACAAGTGTGTCCCTTTTCAATTATTTTTGGATAGCTTTCTCTATATTTTGATTTAATTTCAAAATAATGTGAATGTAAATCTTTAGTATCTCTTAATGCAAAATAACTAAAAACTGATAATACACAATTTTCATTTGAAATTAGTTTTGAATAATCTTCAAACTTAGAATAGTTAGGGTCATCGTAAGTATCCATAAAGATACCATCAAACTTAACATCTAAAGTTGGGATTACATCTACCCAATTACCAAAATATAAATGAACATCCTCTTTATCTTCAGCCCACTTCTGAGCCTCCTTAAAGATTTGTGGGTTTGATTCAATACAATGATAATTACCAACCTTATTATAGATTGCATTAGCACTATACCCTAAACCAAATCCAACATCTAATACCTTTCCACCATTTTGTGTAACTATATTAGAATAAAATTCCATCAGTTCTTTGGATATTACATCCATTACAATTTTGGAATCATCTTCTTGATACGATATTCTCGTATCTGTTATTGTAACCTTTTTGTTTTTCATTTATTTAAAATAAATCACCCCAATCTTCACCTTCATTAGCCTTACTATAATCAGTAGGTCTAACAGCAAAAAAATCAGTATGAGTGAGTCCACCTGTAAGATGATAAAACCATTCTAGCTTTTCAGCCTTCGGTTTATCGAATTCGTGAATAGGGTTATAGCCCAATTCTTGTAATTTTGTATTTGTTCTTGCTTTAATAAACTCTTTTAAATCTTCTTTCTCAAGGTTTTCTAAATCACCTTGTTCAAATATCATATCAATAAAGTTTGTTTCTAACTGAACGATTAATCTTGAAGCCTCTTCTATTGATTCTTTACACTCATCTAATAATGTAGGATATTCTTCACACATATGTCTGAACAATTGACAACCCATCTTAGAATGTAGAGATTCATCTCTTACAGACCATTTCATTTGTTGTCCGATACCTTTTAGTAGATTTCTCATTTGGAATGAGTAGAGTACTGCAAATGAAGAGTATAGGGATACTCCCTCACTAAATGCAGAGAAGATTGCTAAACTTCTACCAACTTCTTGTCTTGCTTTTGGATTTGTTGCCAAATCTTCATGTGTCCAATTGTTAGTAGTAGCAGTAAGGAGTTCAAACTTCTCAGCAACTGCAGGTTCGTGCAAAAACGCTGAGAAGTCATCTAATCCTAATGTTTCATTTAAGTATGAATATGCAGTAGCATGAATTGTTTCTTGTGAACCAAACATCATCGCCATCTGTCTTATCTCGTGTTTAGGAAACCAATCGGTAACCATATTAGTCCAATAATCAGAAACTGCACATTCAGTTTGAGCAAAACCAAGTAGAATATTCCCCACTAAGTTTTTCTCAGCTGGGGTTAAACGTTCATTCCAATCTTTTACATCACCCTGCATCGGTATTTCAGTATGTAACCAAAATGCCTGTGCCTGTTTTAACCAACCTTCTGTATAGTAGATTGGATATTCAAATGGTTTAAATGGAATTCTTTCTTGGAAAATTTTGCTCATAGTAATTTAATTATTTTGATTCTTCTACTGAAGCTTTTCTATAATCTGTTACTAATTTTTTAACTTCACCAATTGCTTTTCTTGCTCTTGATTTAGCTGCTTTAGAACCACCATTGTGTTCTGTTTCGAATTGAACGAATAAATCTTTAATCTGTTCAAATAATTCTTGTGAATTTGCCATAAATTTTATTTTTTTTAATTTGTGTTTGAAGTGACCAATTGTTTGGTCGTGTTTATAATTATAGTATATATTGAAAAACGATATTAATTTTTATAATTTTTTTTTGTGTTTATTCATTTTTACACATATACTACTTTTATCATAACTATGTTATAATTTTTTTGATAGGGTTACCCCATATTTTCCACATATTTCTTATGTAGGAGTTTTTTAGTTTCTAATTGTCCACTTGCAGATTGTTTTGTTGCAATTACACCATCTGGTGAATTACCATCATATACTTCAATGTAACCTGTATTCGTATTCATCTTACATGGAAACGTAATTCCATCAGGTCCAAATCTGTTTTTCATAATGTGAGCTCTTGCAGTATCATTCAATTTATCTTTTGATTTTCTACTCCAACTCATAATGAAATCTGCATTCATTACTTTAGCATAAGAATCTGCAATCTTATCTGCTTCAATTACTTCTGAATCAATTGCTGAACGATTGGTTTGAGATGCTGTCCATATTGGGATTTCTAAATGTCCGCCCATACCACGAAGGTCAATATAAACACCACCTTGTTCTGCATAAGTTGAATCAGTTTTGTTTGAATCTGATAATAGTAAATCTGCATAATCTACAATGATTAAATCTGGTTTGTTACCAGAAGCAATCATCTTTTCAATATGTTGATTTAATTTCTTAACAGAAACACCCTTTGGAGGGAAATACTTAATAAGTAACTTTCCTTGTAATGATTGTATCTTTGATTTAACTTCTTCTTTTTTATCTTTCAAATCTGTTGATGGTATTTGAGTAAATACAGTATCATATCTAGCACCAACATAATGTTCTGATAATTCCATTGAGTAATGAACCACACTTAAACCATTTCTAACTGCATCTGCACCAAGTGCAGTAAGTATCCATGTTTTACCTACACCAGATGGAGCAACGATTACACCAAGTTCTCCAGGTCCTAATCCACCATCCATTAAATCATTTATAGGTTTCCAATTAGTTGCAACGGTTGAACGATTTAAATCTTCCATTCGTTCATCGAAATCGTTTTTATAATCTAATCCTAAATCCGTTTCATTACCAACTTTCATTGCAGCATCTACTAAATCTTTGATTCTATCATAAGAACCAGCTTGTAATAAATCAACTGAACGTAGAATTACTCCCTTAAGATTTTGATTTATACAAAAATCTTTAAATTCATTTTTAATATAATCTAAATCTACATTACCAATTTGTGTATGAACATGCTTTAACTGGTCTATTACAGTTTTTTTAAGAATATCATTATCTACTTTTGATAACTGTACCTTAAATACATCTAATGTAGGAGCTTTTTTGTACTCATTGTGATAATCAAGTATCTCGGATATAATCCACTTGTTAGCATCGTTCTCAAAGAACTTAGGAGTGGTTATTTCCCCTATTGTATCGAGGAACTTAGTATCAGTAAGAAGTGCAGATACAACCTTTGATTGAAATGATTGCCCGTATTTCGATAATGTATCTACTTTTTGTTCTTGCATTGATTGGGTTTTTAAAACTTATACAAATATACGAAATTTATTTTTAATATCCAAATTAATCAGTTATTAAATTACCAAAAGTATCTTTCAACCAAGAATTCAGGTCTCCAAATTTATCTGTAACTTTATATTTCAAACAAACTTTCAGGAAATCTATTTTATTTAATGGTTTGATATCTTCATTAAATCTATCTAAAACATTCATTTTTATTTGACCTGAGATATCAACATCTTTTAATTGCATTAATTTCTCATTCATGATAATCTGTTTTTTAGATTCTAAGATATCATTGTATAATTTAATCTTACCTTTAGTTTCTTCCTTTTTTTGTTCTGCCAGTTCAAGTAAATTATCAACGGATAGTTCATTATCATCTGTAAGTTCTGGAAACCTCTTTAGAAGTGTTTTAATACCACATCCATATACACCTGGTATATTATCTGATTTATCACCATCAAGTACTCTATAAAGTAATAAATTTTTTGGGTCTAAACCAAATTCTTCTTTGATTCGATTTGTATTATAAATTTTCTTTTTAGTAGGTGACCAAACAATTGTATCTTCATCAACTAATTGTAAAAAATCTTTATCAGTTGACATAACTACAGCTTGTTCTCCTTCTTTTAAAATTTTAGTTGGAATATATGCCATAATATCATCTGCTTCTACACCATCGTATATCATAGTAGTAAGTGGAAGTTCATGCATCATTTCCATTAACCAAACATACTGACGTTTCATAGATTCTCTTTCATCCTCATCGTTCATCATATCAGCGTACTGACGATTTACTCTAAGTTTGTTTTTATCTCTTCCAGCCTTATATTCAGGATATATTTTTTTTCTACTCTGTGAACCATTTTTTCCATCAAAAACAACAACAACTCGAGTCGGTTGAGTTTGTCTGATTGCATATCCAATAGAACGTAGGACTACCAGTTACTCCTGCAACATGGTCTCCATCATCATTCATAGTTGGTATAGATGTCCAACATCTAATAAATGTATTTAACCCATCAATAATTAATACACGAGAATTCTTGTGTTTATCGATATTTTGAGTTCTATCAGTTTCAACTGACTCTAATATGTTCTTGTATAGTTCTTTCATAAAACTTCTTTTAAATCTTCTTCAAAATAATCTTCTAATGCATTTAATCTATCATCTGCATCTACTAATTTAATCAGAGCTTCCTCTGCATTTTTGTAGAAATCTTCAGTAGAATGGTCGCCGATACCAACTGATTTGTTTCCAAGAAGGTCTAAAGAAAGTAGAGCTTTGGCTTTATCAGCCTCAGCACTACTTTTTAACATTGTATATAACTTTTTATTCATAATTATTTATTCTGGTATTAAATTAGGGTCGTGTACTAGTGAATCAATATCTTTAGTATCTGTTTTATATTGTAATATTGATTCTTCACATATTTTCTTGTAAATTTGTTCTCTAACTGAATCTCTATCTTCCATAATATCTATGAAATCTTTAGATTGAAATTTAATTTCTTCACCAGTTTCGGTATCTACATATGTGTACCAAGCTCCTGCTTGTTTTACCAATTTGTTTTCTTTCATTACCTTTAACCACGAACCGTAGTTATCGATACCTCTGTCAAAGTAAATCTCAAAATCAGTTGCTCTCAATGGAGGACCCATTCTGTTTTTTACTACTTGACATCTTACTTTCATTCCAACTGTCCTATCGTTACCGTTTACCTTTTGTTTGATTTGTCCCATACCTTTCAACCTCAATCTTACAGATGCATGAAAAGCAAGAGCTTTTCCACCACTTGTAGTCCATGGGTCACCGAATGGCATGGCATTCATCTTCTGTCTAAGTTGGTTTGTGAACACTAATGAGATTTTTTGTCTACCAATCATATTGGTAATCTTTCTCATTGCTTTGGAGATAATAATTGCTTTATCAGTAGCATATCCATCTTTACCATAATCAGCTGCTAGTTCTGTTTTGGTTGATGCTGCTGCAACTGAATCTACTACGATAGTTACAATTTTATCTTTAGATGTTTCACGAACTTTTTCAATAATAGTTTCAGTAAAGTCAAAAATCTGTTCAACCGAATCTGCGGTTACATATAGAAGTTTAGAAACGTCAACACCGATTGCTTCTAAAAATTCTCTACTTACTGCAGTTTCTGTATCAATAAGAACAGCAACACCACCTAACTTTTGTGTTTCCGCAAGGAGGTGTGCCGATACTAATGATTTTCCACTTTGTTCTAAACCTGTTATTTCTGTAATTCTTCCAACGGGTAAACCACCAAAAGGACGATTAGAAATAGCAACATCCAACATAGCACATCCAGTCGATACCCAGCCTTCTACATTAGTAGGTGCTTCATCGGAATCTAAGAAAAATGCTACTTTCTGTTCTTTGGATTGTTTGTTTAACTCACCTGCCAGAATATCTGCTAGGTCCAGTTCTTTTACTGCTTTCTTTTTCGCCATTTAGTTTGATTTAGTTGTTAAATAAGTCATCAAATGCAGCTGCAACATCATCAGTTTTCTGAGGAGCGTTGACTTCTGCTTTTGGTGTAGTTGGTGTAGATTGTACTGGTTTACTTTGAGATAAAGTAGACTGAGATACAGTTTCTTCCTTTCCTTCACCACTTGGATTTAACCATCCCTCTAATACTGATTTTAATTCATCATAAGATAATTCAGAATATAAATCTGTAATTTCAGTTTGATTTTCAATAAATGCAGTTGCTTTTGTAGCATCTTCACTCACTGGTGTTTCATTTGGTTTAACTCTAATAGTAGTAGTTGGATAAGTAGTTCCAGCTTCTTCTGCTGATTTATACTCGATTGTTAAATCTCTACCACTTGTTGGGTCTGTAATGTCTCCATAATCTGGATCAGCAATATACCCAAGAATTTCTTGATATACTGTTTTACCAAATCCCCAAAAACGAACTCCTTCGCCTTCTTCACCTCTTACAACAACAGGTACGAAAGTTCTCAACTTAGGCTCCATAGCCTTTGCTGCTTTCCAATCTTCTTTATCTCCCATTCTTTTTAGTTTATCCGCAAACTCTACAATAGGGTCTGGTCTACCAAATGATTGTGGTGATAAATAAGTTTTGTTGTTAATGTTGTAGTGAAAATACAATTCGATAAATGGATTATCCTTATCGAATTTGTAAGGAACTACCCTTACTTGATGTTTACCTGGAGTTGGTTTCCATAGTGAATCTGATTTTCTTTGTGTGTTTTGTAGTTTGTTCAGTCTACTTCTGATTGCGTTAATGTCTAAAGCCATGATTTTTACCTTTTAGTGTTAATTATTAATTGTTTAAGTTTAAAGTTTTGAGTGCTAAACTAGTAACACTCGGTGTATATATAAATATAAAGAAATCACAAAAACCACCGAATTTTTATGATTACTTATTAACATTTTACTTAGCCCATTTTCCACTTGAAACGAGTTGAGCAATGATTCCATATACTGATAAATCTTGGAAGGTATCTTCACATGATTCACCTATATTATCTTGTTTACCTAATACAACTAATTGTTTTAATCTTTGAATTTTATCATTCATTCTAAACCAAAGACCTGTAAGAGATACTTTCTTTTCTTGTTCTGTTTCTAAATTACTACCAACCGAAATATTATCTGGTCCATAGTTAGATTGTTTTAAACAAAATAATTCATATTGTGTAAACATAATTCTTTTAAACTCTGCCGTCATTTCAGGCCATTGTTTTTCCATTTCCTCAACCACTTTTGGATTATCATATGCAATAACCTCATCATATTGGGGTTCTACTTTAATTGGGTTAAATTTGTGGTTTTTACTTTCTTTTTTTATTATCTTATTCATTATTTAAATTTTATTTATACAAATATACAAAATTATTTTATTATATCCAAATATTTTATAATTTATTTATTTAGTTGTTTTTAATTTTCTTTTAAAATTGAGATTACGCATTCTTACTTTTTTTCGGAATGCGTTTCTATCTCTTTTATAACTTATGTTATTTCTTACTGTTTTTTTCAACCAAAGCCTCAGAAGTAAACGAATCTTTAACATCGTCCTCGAATCCCCAATCAGCAACTTCCATCAAATCATACTTGATATCACTTGTTAACTGACCTGTTCCATTCGCTTTAGCAAAGAATTCTTTAAATAATTTATCATTCTTTGTTTTGATGTTTAATGAAACTCCAACAATTTGTGTTGCGTTAACTGTCGTTGTAATGTAACCCATTGATTGATTAGTATCTCTTCTATTGAAATCACTTCTCTTTACTTCAATAATACAACTCTTAGTAAACTTAGTAATCTTATTATTGGTATCACCAACGAGAAAGATTCTAAAATCCTGTCTACCTTCATCTGAATCATATTCCATTATTACGAATTTGGTTCTTTTGAGTGGAGTCATATTATTTAAGAATCCCCAACCATAATAATTTCTAAGATTGTTAGCGTTATTCTTACCACCAAAATCATTAACGATTACAGCATACAACCATAGTTGAACTGCTCTTTCTAGTAAATCATTATCTGGATATCTATCTAACAGATACTGTCTTAACTCATTGAATAAAGTTGCTTTAAGTACTCCTTGAATATCACCGAACTTATCAGTTGAAGTAAAGAAGGGTCTTAAATCATCCTTTGCTATTTCACATTCTAAAGTAACATTGTTAAGGGATGTTAAACCAGAGTTTCCTCTAAGTGGTAATGTAAACGCTATTTGTTTAGAATCTTTATAGTAAACAATTAGTTGAGGAATATCACCAGTTATCTTTGATGGGATTTTCCATTGTTCACCTCCAGCTGATTTTCTGTAATTATCAGCTCTTTTACCAAACTTAAAGTTTGTAAGTAAAACTGTCTTGTCACCATCATCATGTGGAACAATTATAGGAAGTTCCTTAAAAACTTTCTTATTTAAAGTAAGGTGTGTGTATGATGGAATCTTTGTAATCTTACCATCTGGTTGTACCCAATTGGTTGCAGTTGGGTGAATTGGTAAGGATAATCTATCATTACCACCAGTATCGAAACCTTGAGCTTCAATATGATAGGTTCTACTATTGTTCCCAACAAGGTTTTTGTTATCGTAGAAAGAAATCATCCATCTTAAATCATCGATAAATCTTTCATAACTAACCATTTTTTGAGAGTATGGTACAAACATCTCGATAATTACCCCACTCTCGTGAGATAATTTATCATCAAACCAAGTTTTACCGGTTAATACATCCCAACAATGGAATGAATCCATTCCTTTGGTTTTAACTTTGTAGATAAGTTTACTTGTGTATTGGGACTGTGTACCAATACCAGACCCATAGATTGAGCCTGATTTGTTATCCTTACGAATGAATACTTGTGATTCAACCGTTTTGGAGTCAAGTAAATTACCGTTAATTGTCTCAAGTGTTGTTCCTGGTCCAACTTGTCTGATGTGGATTTCATATCCCTTGTTCTTAACCTTCTCAATATCGAAGTAGATATCGGTCACTCCTAGTGGAATGTTGGTTATACCTTCAAACCATAACTTTAATGGATTGAATTGTAGTTTCTGATTTTGTTGTTGTGTTGCAGATAACACGTCACTCATCGACTTCATTTCGATTTCGATTTGTTCGTTAATAAATGACTGGACCTTCTGTTGTGTAGGGTTGTCCAACTTTCCTACGGCCGTTGCGTACTTTGCTTCTGCTAGGGCGTTTAGATTGTTAAATCTCAATTTTCTTAATTTATTTATACAAATATACGAAATTATTTTTACAATTCCAAATTTATTTGTATTTTTTTTTAAATTTGGAGTAATTAATGTAAAACTTTCACATTTGAAGCTACTAATATACAAAATTATTTTGTTATATCCAAATTTTTTGAATATTTTTTATTAAACCAAAAGGTTCTTTTTTGTTTATCTTTCATTGATTCTTGTTTACCATAAAATTGCATCCAATCATTCCAAGTTAAATTGGAATCAATTGCAGATTCATTTTCATTCATCCAAGTATATAATTGTCCACCACCTAATCGATATGACCAATGTACTTGTTCTATTAAATGGTCTAAAAATGGTGTATTTATAATATTTCTCATTGGTTGAAAAGGATTTACATCCCACTTACCAAGAATCTCTGCTCTAAGATAGTTTCCAATTCCATTAAACCATTGTTGGTTCATTAAAACTTCATGTGCAGGTTTATTAAAATCTCTATGTTCTATATTATTTACAATGTTCTTTCTAAATTCTTCTTCTTCATCAAAAATATCTGGTCCTCGTTTCGTTCCCCAAGTATCACCAAGTGATTTACCAAATCTACGAATATCAGACCAAGTAAACCAATCACCATCTGACATCTTAAATCTGATATGAGAATGTTTCCAATGTTTATCTGAATCATCACTTCGTTCTTTGTAGTTTTTAAATCCACCACTCATACCTAATGTAATAACAACTGGTTCAAAATCGAATTCAAGTCTTAATTCTTTTCCTCTACTAGTTGCGGATAAAGTTTTTCCTATTACATCAATTTCCTCTACCATTTTTAGTTTATTAGAGGAAAGATATTCTACTTCTGTAATTGTTCTCCTTTTATTTTTTTGAGTAATCCACTCAGATGTAAGTCGTACTTCGGATATTTCTGGCATTTTATATACTTAAGTGTGTTAATTTTTCGTGTAATCTTTTCATGTGTTTACAAGGTGAATAAGAACGAAATTCTCTTGCCTTACAATTACAATCATCAATCTTGTAATCAGTTACTTTTACTTGGTAGTAAGATAACTTACCAGTCTTTTTATTACGAGAACCCATCTCTGTATAATACCAACTATTTGTCATATCCAACGAATTTTAATTCAACATCATCAACCCATCCTTTTGATACAGCATATGGGAATTCTTCATGTAACCAATAGTTTTGAACATTCTGTAATTCGTTCAAACAATCTTCCCATAGTTCACCAAGTGTGTAACTATCTCCATATTTAATACCACCACAAAGAACCATTAGTTCGTTTAGGGTATTGAAATCATCATTGTTTTCAGCTTCGTTAATCTTAGTTTCAATTTCCATCTTCATGAATTCTGCAACGTAATCGTTGTATTCATACATCTCTTTACTCCATGGTTTTGTTATTTTAGGTATCTTCATATTTTTTATTTTAAGTATTTTGGTCCAAAGAATTCCCACTTATCAGTTCCATCAAAGATGTTTCCTCTTGCATGTTTAGCCGGAGTTTTCCAAGAAGCTGGTTTTAGTAAATCTCCTTTACAAACTAACGTTCCTTGGAACACACCTTCCCACATGGAAACAAACGCCCATACTGAGGTTTCATCCATAATCTTTACATACTTTTGTCCTTTTTTGATTGTTAGGGGTGTGTAGGGTTTGTAGGTATATTTATCATCCCAATACTTTTTTCTCTTAGTGTTGACCTCATCAAGCCAGATTTCAAATTTACTCATAGTTTTAAAGTTTATGTTATTAATTATTTACATAGTAAATATACGAAAAATAAACCACAATTCCTAATAAAAAGTGTTAAATTTATGTTAAAATTTTAATAAAATAAACTCATTGCTGTTTTCAAACCACTTTCAGTTGCCAAGTGAACTGAATCTAATCTCACATTCAACGTATCGGAATATTCATATTCCTTAACTGCCAATTTCTTAGCACCTCGTAGGGTCTTGGCCCATACGGTATTCCAACCTCCACCTTCAAAGGTGAACATATATTGTTTTAGTTTTAATTTAGACATATTTTTATATTTTAAGATTTATATTTTAAATTCCACATTCCATTCGATATTGAAAATCATGATGTTCGTGTTCAGAATAAACTTGTAAATTTAAGTAATCACCATACTTGCTGAAATCACCTATGTAACTAAAATCCAAACTATCAAAGTTAGAATCGTTACTAGCTAACCAAGAATATTGTTTCTTGGTTAAGTATTCTAAATCATTTATTTTTTTTACTAAATTTACTATTGTCATAATTTAATGTTTTATAGGTTTATATTAATCATCCATTAATGAACATTGGAATATTACTGATTTATCAAAGATAAATTCACAAACATCTTTTTCAGCAATTTCATGAACTTCTACTTCTATTTCTATCAGTTCAATTTGAGATTTAGATAACCAATCTACTAAATTGATACTTAATACTTCTTTTACGATTTCTTTTATTTTACTTACGGTCATAATTTTTTAACGTTTTATATTATTAATTATTTACATAGTAAATATAGTGAAAAAAAAGCAATACGAGTCAAGTAAAATGTGATTTATTTTACCAGTTTATATTGATTCTAAATAAGAATAATTTTATTTTTTGTTGAATTCTATTACCTCGAAGATTCGTGTAGAAATTTTCTTTGTACCTTCTACATTGGTAACGATAATTGAGTTTTTGAATTTATTCCAATCAATTGTGAATTTTTTATCTAATACACCACCATTTTCTTCTTTAACTAATTCGTTAAGTGCATTGATTGTATAAAGAGTATTAGATTGTTTTTTTCGGTGTACTAAGATAGTATCCTTTAATGGTGTTTCTGGTTTAATAGAAGTATCTATATTATAGGTAACGAACAACTCCTCTAAATTACCCTTATTTTGAAGAACATAAATATAGTTGTACACTATATGATAGGTTTCTCTTATAAGCTGTAAGGTAGTTTTAAGTTCTTCTTTTGTAGTAAAAGTACAAAGTAACTGGGTTTGCATAGATTTTCCATCCTCTTTATTTATTCTACTATAAATATGATTTCTTTTATGGAAAAACTACTATTAATAAATATATTGTAATGTACCTTTAAATAAGGGGGCTTATTGTTGTTTTGATTTTATTAAATCCATTAACCTTTTAGTTTTCGGTACAGATTTTAATTTATCTAATCTTTCTAAATAAGATATTAATTCTTCAACTTCACTTTTGTTTGTATAATCTATGAAATCATCATCAAAATCTTCTTGTATTCTCTTAACTTCGCTATCAACAAATTTCTTTCTATCTTCATCAGGCCATTTGTTTATATCAACAGTTCCATTTTTAAAACACAATCCACCAAAAGCAGTTTGTCCCATTTCTAATGCAGGTGCCGCGGTAATACCCTTAGCTCTAACTCCTAAAGTGAATAGAGGTTGAATTGAAGTATCTGGTGGAGGAACAGGATTAGCAATCAATACACCAATTCTCGGTGGATTTGATTCTTTATCAATTATCATTTTTTCCTTATACTTTCTTTTTATTTCATCTTGAAGTTCTTGTTTTTTCTGTGGGTCTTTTTCATTTTCATATTCTTCATATAAATCTCCCAAATCAAACATAGCAACTAAAGCTTCTTTTTTCATGGATTCACCCGCTGGTGGTTCTCCATATACAACTTCAAGTTTATCTAATTGGTCTCCCTTTGTTCCAAACAAAACATCATCAATATGAGTATGTTCTGCAACTACTTCTTTAAATTTGTCCTCGTAAGGTTGTGTTGTTACAAAACTATAAAAAGCATCTCTCTGTTGTTTATCTAATTTTCTTGTTTCTGAATATAATCCATTAGTTCCCTTTTCAATTTCAGAATCATATTGTGCAAAAGCATAAATAACTGCTTTATCGTCATTGGTTTTATTTGGTTTATTTAAAACAAAGTTATAAAAATCATCACAAGTTATATCAGAAATATCTTTACCTGCATTTTTTGCAATTAAATTTAATCTCTTTTTATTTTTTAAAGTTCTTTTAGCAAATACTTCTATATATCCTTCATCACTTGATTTTGCCTTTTCTATATTTTCACAAACTTTTTTCTTTACATCATCATTATTGAATAACTCAAATCTTTCTTCAAATATTTTTTCTCTTTTTGATTTATATGATTTAGGGTTTCCTTTATATTGAAGTTCATCTGGTAATTCATCCAACGATAATCCCAAACTTTCTGCAAATTTTTCAATATTTTTATCATATCCACCATTGAAAACAAAAACTTTAAAATCTTTTTTAAGAGAAATACCAATTGTTCTTCCATCTTTTGTTTTTATAAACATATCAGCAGAAGTTCCATGACCAGTTGAACCTACTAATTCATTTCCTTCAGGTGTATCCCATGCCAAATTTTCAACCTCATCTATATCATAATTTTCATTAATCCAATCTAAACATCTTAGGCCTGACTCTACCCATTCTTTTGTTAAGAGTGCCTTTTTACCACCTTTTTTGGATTTTGTGTGTTCAAGTAATTCTTGTCTTACTTGTTCTCTGGCAGTTTTATAATCCATTTTTCCATCTGCCATGAGTTGTTTTATTCTTGTACCAGCATAAACTGTTACTGTTTCACCAGTTCTTGATTCAGGAGTTCCAAGACCTCCCGCATCTTGGTCATCACCTTCATATAAGAAAAGTTGAGTATTTACTAATTCTTCATCTTTACTTCTCAGTTCTTCTTTTCTTTCTTCATCGTTTTCAGGTTGTTGGTTATTATCATCTTCACCATCAATTTTTTTCCGAGTTTCTTCTTCTTTATCAACTACTTTTTGATAAGATTTACTTTTTAAAGCACTACCTTGTGTAGTTTGAGTATCATCATCTTTTTTATCAATAAGTTTGTGGGTTCCTGCTTCTATTGCATCCTCTCTTGCTTTTTTTGATTGGAATGTTACAGTTTCACCACTCTTTTTACTTGTTGCATTAAATTTTTCATCTTTTTCAGTAAGAAATTCAAAGATTTTTTCTTTTACATCATACTCACCCCACTCTGAAAGAATTTCAGACATGATTGATTGATGGTCCTTATTTTCTATATTGGGAATTCCTACCCTATATGAGAGTTCTCTTACTAACTTATCTATTACTTTTTTATAATCCATACTATACTATAAATATTAAGGTGCTGATGTTTTGTAAGGATGTGAACTTGGTAGAGAACTTTCTAATCCCCATTTGTGTGCAAGATATCCTTCTGCTTTTGTTAAATGAGTTAAATCAGTACCACTTGTACCAGGTATATTTGCTACTGCAAAGAACTCTGCTAATTTACCATCTAATTCTTGTGATGACCTGTTTCTCATTAATCTTAATTGTTGTCTTGTTTGTATTTCGTTATCGTAATCATTAACTGGTGTAAATGCATTTGAACCATCTACTCTAACACCAATTTGGTTTCCTGTTTTATTAAACCAACACGAAACGATATGATATTGGTTTCTTGTTAAACTTTTTGAATTCCAAGATTCTAAATTACCAATTGTAGAACTAATTCTATTAAAAGCCAAACCATCTAAATCTAATTCACCTGGCCATGAGTTTGAGGAATTACCACTACTCAATGCATAATCTCTTTTTTCCCCACCAAAACCAATTTGATTGGTTTCATAACTCCAAATAGAATCTTGAGTACTATTTGTTCCTTCAAATCTAAATACACCTATTGCCCAATGATTACCAGATGATGCTTGGATAGAATACGTTGTACTTTGTAAATACTCATTACTACCATTAAAATCAAATACATTTAATCCATTTTGAGTATTACCAGTAGTTGGAGTTCCACCAACTGTCATTGTATAAGTTCCTGCTTTATCAGTTACCGAAGTTAGGGTTGTTCCACTTGTTGAATAATTTGAAGAATCGGATGCATCAATCCAAGCAACTGTTGTAATATCAGTACTTGGTGACCAAGGAGTTGAAGCACTACCTGTTGGCCAGATGTGTTCGTTATTATAATAAACATCATCTACCGAAACATTATTGAAAGTAATGCCTTGTGCAGTATTAATCCTTCTGTCCATTTTTATCCTTGTATAATATATAAAGTACCACTAACTGGTGTAATTGCATCATAAGATGCAGATGTCATTACTTCTATAATATTTGTTGAAGATGAACTTACAAATCCATCTAACTGAGATGAACCACTAACTAATCCACTTGGTAAAGTTGTATGTGATAAATCTGAAATTTGTGATTCAGTAATTGTAATTTGAGAACTTCCACTAATTACTCCACTTGGAAGTTGGTCAGTCACAGAACCACTTAAAATTCCATCACCATTTGTATTTAGATATTTTGTATCGAAGTTTGTTGTAGTGGTTACTGAATCAACTAACCATGTTGTTCCATTGTAAATATAAACTGTACCATTACTTGCTGTATGTGTATCTCCGTTTGATGCTCCATCAGGAAAGTTGAAAGCCATAATTTAATCTCCTATTTATTATAAATATTAGTCTGTACAAGTTACCTCGTATTCTTCCCAACCTTGAGTTGGTTTTTGATTTGGAAATACAAATTTTCTACAAGTACCGTCGTTTTCAAAGTAAATTGTTTTTATCATTGTAGTTGGAATATGTCCACCTGTTGGTAGTATTTCATATCCATCTTCCCATACTAGTTCAACTACAATTCTTAAATTTTGTTCATCATCCCATTTTCTTTCTTGTTCTTCTAATAATCTCCACTCACCTCTATTAAGGTACTGGTCTTGTAAAGCACAATTTAAAAACGAAAATGTTTGTCGTAGATTTTCTTTAGAATCAGAATAAGTTGCTGCTGGAGCAAGATGTCCTTTATCCCAAACATTTGCATAATAATCAGCATTATCAGATGTATGATAATCAGATTCATTATAAAAGTTCATTGAACCTCTATCTACATTCTTTGGTCTATTAGTAGATGTATAAACTAATTTTACTGGTTGTTCTTTTACTTCATTGTACCAAACTTTGAATACTGCATTTTCAACAATAACTTCTTGTCTTAATTCTTGTGCAACAATTGATTCTGCTTCACATCCCCACAAGATGAATGATAGCAGTAATATTTTAAATAATTTCATAATTTTCCTTATTTTTTAATGTATATATAAATATTAAACTTTTGAGTAATCACTCCCCCAATCGGCTTTGACAGGAAATCCATAACTTTCGAGAACGGATTTAACTAATTTAATAGTTTCTACCTCGGTTTCATCAAACTCAAATAAGAATGAATCATAAGTATAAAGAATAGGTAGAGGAAGTTGCAACGTTTTCAACTTATTCATTACCTCAATATTGAATTCAGTTTCAGTCGCTTGAAGAATATAGTTGAAGAACTTTTGAGAGTTGGGGTTTTCAATCCACTCTAAAGGAATCTTTCTTCCTTTTGGAGTTTGTAGATACCCATTTCGAATACTCTCTTCTTGCATCTTGTAAATAAACTTATCTACTTTATCAAAGAATGGTATTTTTCTATCTTCATCGGATACTCCCCCATATAAGATACGGAACGTTCTTCCTTTGGATTCCCCATAATCACAACCATATTGGTCTGCTAACCATTGGTGAACCGAAGTATCGGGTAGTTTGTATTTAATCAACTTACCAATAATCCTAACATGATATGCATCGTAATCGAATTGTAAGAACAACTTTCCTTTCTTTGGAACGAATACTCCCCTACTACCATCGGATTTGTTTAATGCACCATAATTGATACCTAAATGTCTATTGGAAGGTCTTGATGTAATCGTGTATGGATTGTACTCGGTGAATGTATGTGAGAACCATAAAGATTTCTTATTATCTGGCCATCTATCAAAAAATTTTTCCCTATCGACTTGAATGCCTTTTCTCTCGATATCTGATAAAAGAGGAATCATCGTTTCATCCACCCAAAGATTTGTATGTTTTATATCCCATTCATCACATATACCTCGTAGTACTTCACTCCACTTCATTATAGAGATACTCTTACCCAAACCATCTCTTATACCCAAACGATAGTAAAAACTCGTTAAACCCTCTAATTTCGATTGTATATCATATAATTGGAATTTCTCAAAGAATAAAGAAGTTTGCACATCTTTTAGGTTATTTATCTTAATATCGGTTTGGAGAAATCCTTTTTTGTTCCAAATCCACTTTGTTTGATTCGAGGTTGATAAATCTATTTCTAACTTTTCACAATCATTGTGATTAAATGGTAGTATAAAATCTAAGTTTGAGAATCGGACATACAAAAATGACAACCCATTAGTCATAGGATGTCTATCCAAATCTTCCCAAATCGGAATAATCTTAGATTCTTCGTTATTCCAATATTCGAGAAATTGTTCTTTCTCTTTATTAGTTTCTACTATAATCATTCAGTAACTCCTGCATTATGTTCTAATAGGATAAGTTCTGCAGTTTCTGCATCTACATAACCACTTCCATCGATATCGATTAAGTGTCCTACATAATACATTCCATCTTGTTGTGTTAAATCTGTTTTATTCATAATAAATCAAATATACGAAATTTATTTTTAATATCCTAATTAAAATAAGTTTTTCTTTTTTTCTCCCCAATATCCACTACCTTCCCAATCAAACTTAAATGTAAAATCTTTTGTTTTATTTAAGTAATTTTCAGTTTTTAAACCTTCTTTAATTTCAGCAACAGTTCTACTGCCATCTTTCCATTTTGGTTTTGCGTGAACTCTGGCTCTTTCTATTGTGGGAGATTTTCTCTGAGAATAATCAATAAAGTTAAATGCATTTGGTACTTGTTCAAATTTAGATTTTATTTTTGTTTCCCAATTACCACTATCATCTATTTTAAAATAAAAATCTGACCAGTAATTTGTTTCTAATACATTTCCATATTCTTGGTAATCTATATCTTTATCAAATTTTAAATTTATTTCAAAACCTCCTTTTATTTTCCACATTAAGTGAAATACATAAAAAGGCTCAAGTAACAAATTATTTTTAAAGTTATTATTATCTTTTTTAAATACATTAATATCAGTTCTATAATAATCTATTTTTTTATTTAATTTATTATTAAAAGAGATATTATACATTTTTGAAAGTAATGGTCTATCCCATGTAATTATATCTGTACATTCTTTAGCAAATATATCAAATAGTTTTGCTCTTGTTAATATATGTGGTTTTGTGTAGGAATAATCATCTTTAATCCAACCACCATTATAACTAAAAGGTGCTAATCCAAATTTTTCAAAGTTTTGGCCAACTATTGAATCATCTGTAAGTTGAAATCCTGGTGTTAAAAAAATAGAATCTACTGTGTTTCTATTTAAAAAAACAAGAGTATCTATAAAATCTTCAGTATCTTCTGTTGGAAATGATGTAATCCATGTTGAAAATATATGAATTCCTAATTTATTACAATCTTTAAAGTTTTGTTCCATTTCAGAGTTAGTAACTCTTTTGTTTATATCTTTTAAAACTTTATCACTAGCAGATTCAGCACCAAAGGATAATGAATGACAACCAGAATCTTTAAGTAATTTTAAATACTCATAATCCATTCTACCATCACATCTTGCATATCCTTGCCATTTTATATCCAATTCTCTATCAATAACTCCTTGTGCAAATTCTTTTAATTCTTTTAGATTTCCATTTACTAATGAATCAACAAACCATATTATTCGTACTCCTTTATCATAAAGATATTGTATTTCATCTAAAACCGAAGTATGATTTCTTTGTCTATATTCCCAAAAATGTGTTTCTGAACAAAATGTACATTTTGCAGTACAACCTCTACTTAGTTCTGTTAATGCTCCATCTGATATTTTATATTTAGAAAAATCAAAGTTTTCATAATTTGGTAATGGAAAGTTATTTAGATTAATTCTTTGTTTAATAGGTTGAGTAAGAATTTTCATTCCTTTATGCTCAACACCTTGTTCTATTTCTTCAAGTACATCTAATAATATAATTTCAGATTCTCCAAGAATACCATAATCAAAATAAGGAGTATCGTTATCATCACAGTACATTTCACCATTTTTGATTTTATCTTTAATTTGTGATAAATCAGGTCCACCAGCAAAAAAAGTTGAGTTTGGTAATCTTTTTCTTAATTTTTTTACTACATAATCTACAGGACCTGAGTTACAAAAATACAGAGTAAACCCTAGTACTTTTGGGTTTATTTCTACTATTTTTTCAATCCATTTATCTAAAAATGGATTTATAGTTGGTGCCAGATATTTTTCATATTCACTTATTGCCCACTTATTTAGATTATTTGGATTATATGGGTCAATTCCCAATTCTTTTTTCCATTTCTTTGATTCTTGATAAGTTTCAATGTTTAAATCAAGACATGATGATTTATAACCAGCTTGATTTATTATCGATGATAATCTTGCTATATTATAAGGAGGTAGATTTGGAGCCCACTCAGGTAACAATACAAATATAACATCAGAATCCCTATCTAACTTTATTATATCAACATCTGTTAATTTTTTGTTAGAGGGATTTGAAAGTTTTTGGATTTCTTCAAATACTCTTAAGGCAGATTCCATTTTTCATATTCAGTTTGAATTAAACTCTCCAACTCCTTACTTTCCAATACTATTGGTTTAATAAACTCAACATCATGTTCGATGTACTCATACTTATGATGTTCATTAGATTGAGCAGCTACTAAGGTTGTAAGATGACTCTTTAACTCATCAGAATACAATATAGTATCTGAATCAATTACAATTTGAAATTCCTGTCCACCTTTTGGTTTCCAATAAGGTGTATTAGTATCTGAATAATTTTCGAAATACTGAGCCATTACTTTTACTGTACAATTCATCATAATTTATAGTTTTAAGTTTTAAGATAATACTAAAGAACATCTTTCATATTCTTTTTTAGTCATATAAGTTTTATTCATTTCTAAGAACGAACCATTGTATTTTTCATTCATAATTTCTCTTTGTTTAGAGTAATTAGGATTGTTGATATTATCTTTGTATTCTTGATACTGATTTAACCAATATTCAACAGAACCCCATTGTGGTTTGTTATCAATAAAGATATAAGAAGGGAAGTATTTCAATTCCATACCATTATCAGTACATAATTTATCTTCTCTATATTCGTAGATGTCTTCCATACCATTGAAGTTACCACCTTGTAAGATATGTTTCCATTTAGATATTTCTTTGAAAGTTTCATAATCTACTTCCGAACCATCTTTGTTACAAACACTTACTCTGGTAGAAGAACCACCACTATATGTATCTGAACCAGCCCATACTTTTAGTTCAGGATAATTCTTTTTAACAAATTGTTTGATTATAGAAGCACAGTTCTTTGCACTCATATGGATATACTTCTCAAGAGAACCACCCCAAGTTTGTTCTCTATAAGAGTCAAGAGGTAATGTGAATTCGTTTTTGTTGATTGAAAATTTTAACTTTTTTAATTTACTCATGTTTTATCTTTTAGTGTTATTAATTATTTACATAGTAAATATACGAAAAAAGTATGAGAAAACCTAATAAAAAGTCAATTATTTTTTAATTTATATTAATTCTAAATAAGGGTCATTAAAGTTTTGCAGAACCAACATCAATTGGTTTTCTATTCATTTGTGCACCAGCTGCAAACTTAGCTCCCTCTTTTATGTAACCAGTTAAGAATGCTTTTCGGAATCTATCAGATGTATTTTTTTCTGAACCATGTATTACATTTGAATGTAATAAAGCAACTTGTCCTTTTCTAAGATACCCATCTATATGTGGAAAATTATGGTCAGTTGGTAATACACATGCTTTACCTCTTTCACTTCTCCAATTTTTGGGGTTTGAACCTACTCTTTCTTCATCTATTGCAATAGGTAACTTACCTAAACGATGAGAACCTTCTAAATACCAAACAGAACCATTCTGAGGGTCTGCATTATCAAGAGCAACTGAAACGTTTATTATTTCATTAGTTTTACATTGTGTGTAAAATATGTTTTGGTGCATATCTCTACCTAATTGACCAGGTGGTTTAAAGTATGCCCAAGTTTGAACACCTAATATTTTAGAATCCATTAAAAATTCACAAGCTTCTATTATTTTAGGGTGTTTCATTAATCCATCAAGAACTTTGGATTCTTTATGTGGGTACATATAAGGGTCGTAATCTCCCCACTCTCCATTTACATCGTTTTCCTGCCGTTTAACTCGAATTCTTTCTAACTCACTTGAAATAGCATCAGTTTCGGATTCTGTTAGTAAATTTAAAATAGATACTCCTCTATATCTCCAATCGAATTGTAATTGTTGTTTTTCTGCAGCTGATAAATAACTCATATAACCTAATTTAGTTTGTATATGTATATATATTAACTTTTATAAAATTGTAGTAAATTTGGTAAATATAATTTTAAATTAGGAATAAGATGAGATTTATTTTTGATTGCTATACTATTTGATACTGATACTCCTTTATCTATCTGATTTCCCTCTACATCATATTTTTCTGTCTTTGAACCGAAAATTCTCCATCGTAATCTAATTGCTTGATAGTCTACATTACTCTGCATTTTTCTAAAAGTAAGATGATTAACTTCGTATATCGGAGAACCTTTATCGTTAGCTTTTTGAATAAAATAACGAACTATATACCCAACATTATAATCACTACTTATAGGTTTTGGTATATGTGTTTTAAATTTAGTATTAGAACGAATTACTATCGTTTTTATTCTATTGTATCTATTTACACTCATTCTTTTTTAAGATTTTACAGAGGTTGTCTTTGCTAATATTACATCATCATATGTTTTTGGAGAAACATCAGGTTTATAACCACTTTTTTCATTTCGCATTTGACCTCTTATTTTAGTTTTCCATATACTTTGTTCAATTTGATGACTAACTTCTACAACTTGAAAATATCGTTCGCAATATTGTTTTTTAGGTAAATCGATTATTGTAAAAGTATCTCCCATTTTAAAACCACTTATACCAGGTATTTCAAATTCAAATTCTATTGGTAAAATAATAGAATGTTGTTTACTTTTATGAGATTCTTGTGCATCCCAGTCACTAATAATTTTTAAAATTTGAGTATCTTTCCATGCACTAACTCGTGCAACTACATCAAGAGTTGTGTTGTTGCCAGTGTACCCATCAAAGAATCCTTGTATAAGGTCTAAATCAGCTTTTCTATCTTGTGTAAATGGAACAACATTAGCATTACCTAAAACCATTTCATAGTTTGCATTTCTTACCTCACTTTGTTTCTCAGTATCAAACCCAATACTCGTTTTTACACCGTCATATGCTTCTCCAATTACTTTTCCAGCTCTCTTATACCAAGGTTTTTCTGCCTCAACTGCCTCTTGATACTTCTTATCACTATCTAGTTCTTGTCTAGCTTCTTCGTTAGCCTCTAATTTTAGTTGACGTATCTTACCTGCTCCATGGTTGTTAAAATGATAAACCATTTCTCCTACTGAATCTGTTAAATGAGAAAAAAGAGATTCTTTTGTATTATCACTTTGTTTAAAGTTTTTATCTTTTTGTTCTAAATTTGGATTATGAGTATTTCCACCTTTTCTTCTTTGTGCAACTATTTGTCCTTTCATAGCAGAAGGAATATCAAATTTTAAAGTTGCTGATAGAAATGGAGATTTTAATCCACGAGATTGGAATCCAGCAATACCCAATGATGGTTGCTGAGTTTGTTTACCAAAAAAGTTTAAATCTACTACTGCAAGTTCTTCTTGACCTGGCGTTGGACCACTCTCTTCAGTGCACTGTCTTATATTACTTGAATACCATTTATAAAAATCATCTTTTTCATTTCCATTTTCAGTTCTTGATTTATTATAATCAATTGAACATTGTTCAACTATTTGAAAATCCCACATCATATTTACACCACTGGATAACCCATTTAGAAGGGTGTACATTATATCTTTTGATAAATAACTAGTTTGTTGTATTGTTTGAATAAAAAAATCAAAATCTATATAAAGATTTCTTAAATAACCCCAATCAAAAGCATTTGCTTCAACAACATTATAACTAACATCACTATCTCTTTGACTACCACATTTTAATGGGATATCACTTGGAAAATATGAATACTTTTCTGCTCCATGTGGATTTGGATGCATATCTGTAATAGTATTACCTGGAATATCATTAAATGTAACGACACCTTTATCATCTGCTACAAGTAAATTTGGTATAGGATTTGTAAATGCAGTAATAGTTTCTTTACCATCTTTTATTTCCTCAACTGGATCCATAAACGCACCTTCAATTCTAAATCTTGGATGATTTTTATTTGGAATATATAAAGTGTTTGGGTCAACAGAGTATATATGCTTATGTGCTTTACAAATAGTATCTTGCCAATTTATAAATAAGGGTGATACTGTTGTACCATCTTGACATATAATTGGTATTTCATCACTTGTATTTGGTTGCATTTCTAAAATTGTAAAAGCAAGTGCAACTTTAATATATCTTCTATCTGAAAATAAAGGTTGGTCACCTGGAATTTTACCTACAACATTATCACCTATTCCAGCTTTTGTATTAACATTATCGGCACTTACTTGAAGGCTTTCTTTGATTTCTTCTTTATTATTTTGAGCTTGGGCTTTTTCTGCAATACCATTTGATGAGATTTCTTCTGCTGTTTGTTCAAGCTTTTCATTACTCGTTAATGCAAGCATTCCATTCTTAACGTCTTCTGTTAAGGTGGTTCTAATCTCCTTATCCATATTAACAAAATTAGATGGATGTATTGCCCAAGGTAATGCATCAAGGTCTTTTACCTTTTTCATTCTCTTATGAGCAGGTAATTCATTAAACATTTGTTTAAATAATGACTTTCCTATTTCTTCTGTACTCCCTTTCTCATCTTTACCATAATCAGAAAACTCTGCTGGGTTGTATCTTTTACTAAATTGATTAGGCGAACCAACATCAGTTGTTTGTATATTTTTATGATGTTGTAAATATGCTGGAAGTTCTCCAATGGATGTACATTCTACATTAATGTTGTAAGATTCATTATCTCCAAAATTAGTATTTCCACCTGTTATAATTGCTAGCATTGCATCATAACTTCCATTCGATTTTTTTCTTTTTTCTTGAACGTATGCTATATTTTTATATCTAATAACTTCACAAGTGGCAGAAGTATCACTTGAATCTTTACTTGCATACGTTGATTGTCCTGGTAATCCATTATATGATAAACCTCCACTTTTAGTTTCAACATTTCCACCAAATTGACATTTTTGTGATACACTCTGATTTTGATTGAATCCAAATTCTATTAAACAATGTACTCCTGGTTCCATGAAGTAATTAATAATAAGTTCTGCTTGACCTTTAGTGTATGCGGTAATTGTAAAAGATGCCTTTTTACTTAAACCTTCATTTCCTTGTGATATATCTAGTGCACTAATTGTAGGAGATGGTCTAAATGCTCTTTCATTACCTGCATATATTGATGTACCATTTTTATTTGTACCAACTCTACCACTTTTTTGAGTATCACCATATTTTTCTGAAAAAGATTCTATATTTTTAATAGATTCTAATGTTAAAAATTCATGTAAAGTTGAGGTTACTCGTATCCAAGGTTGAAGTTCAGACATACCTTTATTGTTACCGGCTCTGTTAACCATGGTTTTATAAATACGACTATCTATGTTTGCAAATTGTGGAAACCCCATAACTATTCGTAAAAATTATTTAAAATTGTATTTTTATCTATTGGTATTCTTATTATCGTTCCTTCTTTTAATGCAAAGGGTGCATCGTGGATATTATTTGAAGCTGCAATTATCCACCATAATGATGAATCACTATAAAATTGATTAGCTAAGGTATCTAACCTATCACCACCTTGAGTTACGACATAAATATCACTATCTCTTTTTGGTATCTTAGGATAACGTTTTGAACGAAATACGGTTTTACCATTTTTGAGTTTTTTACTTCTATTATTTTGATATCTACTTGACATACTTTATATTTTTTTCTTTTTTCTTGACACACCTATAGCCTCATCCATTGCTCGTGATAATTCAATTTGTCTTGGAGTTTTTTCTATTATTTCACCAGTTCCATGCATTAACTCCCAAGGGCTTCCCCATTGAGATACTTCATGAAATTGATATGTATTTATTTTAGATACAGTATGAGGTCCTTCTGTTTTTACAAATATATTACCAGGGTTTGTAGTTGCTTCATCTTTGGCCATAGGAGGTAATTGATTATATTTTATTTGTTCAACTTTTATTCCTTTACCCATATATTGTGCTTTCCTATTTGTGATATATTCTGCTTGAGCTAATGATATACCTGCTTTCTTTTCTAATTCCTTTTTAGCTTGTATTGGTGTTTTTCCTTTCAATGAATCTGCTACCGAAGATTGTGCACCTTCAGTTTTTATATCTTCTGTTGCTGTATCTGAAGAAGGAGGTATTGTTGGTGGTACATTAGGATTTATACTTGGTACATGAGTCTTTATCATACTCCCAAGTTCCAATTTAGCAACGGATTGTTTTCTTATTGTTAATTTCGGTATTTTTATTGGTTTTGCTGTTCCGGTACCATTAGAATTAACTCGTTCATTTGTTGAAAAGTTTGTTGCTTCTCTTTGTTCATTAATTTTTTTAACTGCTGCTTTACTTAAATTGAAATCATAAAGTTGTTGTTCATCACCCTCTTGTTCAATAAATTTAAGTGATATTGCTATATCAATAAATTTTGGTAAATATCCAATAGAACCCTCTGTTTCCCAAACTCCTTCATCTGGTATTGTATAACTTAATGAATCAATAAATGAAGTTCTATTACTATACATTGAACCTAATCTAAATTCTATAATAGGTGGGTTTGATAATCCATTTTTAATTGTTGGATAAGTATATGAAGTTAGTACTTTTAATCTTTCCCAAATAGTAGCAAGTTCAACTGGAGATGCTGCAGCAACTTTTACATTGAACGATAAACTTCTTTCAATTCCCTCATATAAATAAAATTGATAAGGGTTTCCTAAAAATTTTTGTCCAGACCATGATGGTGAAGTGGTTTCTGTAATACCTGAAATGATTGCTCTAAATACAATAGGTTTTGTTCCACCCTTTCTTCTGAACCACAATGGAATTAAATCAGCATATGTTTTATCATCCGTTTTTATGAATGAATCAGTTTCATCCAAATCAAAGTCATCTCCTACACTTACGGTATTGATATTATCAGAATTAGTTAAACCATATAAGTTTTCTAAACTATTTGCTTCTGCAATACTTCCTTTTACGACACCTCCCCTTTCACCGTTCTTATAAACATTAGCATATGGTTCTTCAGAACTATATTGATATCGTATCTTTTTAGCCTCTTCTTTATCTTTTGCTTGAAATGCATATTCAGTATTTCCAAATCTTCCTATTGTACCTCTTGGAATTGCATATGCTGGAGATACATCTCTTAAATCTATTTGACTATCACTTGCATTTGCAAACTTAATTGGAGATTTATCATAATAACCCTCAAAATCTTGATACCCACCCTCGTTTTTATAATCTCTTACATCTTTTACTATTTTAGTATATGGGTTTTTATCTGAGTATTCTTTAATTTTTTCTGCATTATCATCACCAGCAGCTTCACCTATTGATTGTGGTCCACCAAATAACCCTTCTCTTGCTTTATCTTTTAAAAGACCAATTCCCTTTCCTAATGCTTGTTTACCAATAGTTGTTGGGTTACCACCACCCGATTGTTTTAAAAACTTACCAACATCTTTACCATTTGGTCCATATAAATCTTTTGTAATTGGAGTTTGAGAATTATTAACAGAACCCTCTCCCTTAACATTTGGTTTACTATCAATTATTTTATTTACAACTTCACTTGGAATTAATCCCTTTGGAATTCCTAATTTATCATTTACAAAATTACGAGCTTCTGTGATTTTACCACCGATTAATCCACCGCCACCTTCAGTACCACCCGTACCTTGTTTCATCTTCTCCAAATCAGGAGTAGAACGAAGAGCAATACGAGTTGCCTCATTACCATATATTAAAGGATTATTTACATCAACTAATGATTTAATTCTAATACCACTTGTTTCTTGTTCTACAAAAGTTTCTTTATCAGCCTTAACTGATTCCTTTAAACCACTACTATGAAATAATTCCATTATTGTTCTTGACATAATTTACTCCTAGTTTATTGCAGTAGATTGCATTTGATTATTATCTTCATTACTAAAAATTGTTTTACCAACCGTCTGACCGTTCATTTTTATTATATGTCCTTTTTCAAGAGCAGAGGTCATTAATTTTAACTGATTTAACATTTGTTGTTCTAATGATTCTCCACCTTGTTCTATTGCTGATGTTTCCTCAGAACTTTCACCACCGATTCCTAACATAGATGCCAATTTTATAATTGGTACAGATAATGCAGCAATTCCAGCTAACATTGCTAATCCTGGTAAACCTGCAGCTCCTAAAAATGCTAGTGATGCTCCTAATAAAAGCATTGAACCTGCTAATCCAGCAATAGCTATTGAAAATAGATAAAGTTCTCCTACTTTTTCTAAATTTATACCCTCCATGAATGCGGATATTGTAGGTAATAAAGTTGAGAATCCTTGTGCTGCGTATTGTATTCCTTTACCCATCGCCATTGCTCCAACTCCGATTAATGCAAAACTTGCACCCATACCAACACCCATTGCAATTAAAGCTGCTAAACCAAGAGCACCTAATCCAGTAGCCATTGCTGCTCCTAGTGCTTCTAATGCCGGTGTTAATGCTGCTAGACCTGCTGCAGCTGCTATTCCAGCTGGTCCAAGTAATCCTAAACCTACGGAACCAGCAATCATTGTTATTCCAGCAAGTCCTAATAAGGCTAAAGCACCAATACCACTAAATGTGGTGGACATAGCGTTTAAACCAGGTGCTAATGAAAGTAAACCAGTTCCTGCCATTCCACCGACTAATCCTACTCCTAACATACCTGGTATCGCTGCTATCATTGCAACCATACCTAATGCGGTTGGTATTAGGTTAAGTGCTCCGAAGAGAACTTTAGGATTACCCATTGCTTTTAATCCCTCTGCTAGAGATTTTAATCCACCTGAACTTTGTTTATTTGTTTTAAATCTCATATCAGGTCCACCACCTTTTGTAAGTGGTCCAGTTGGTCCTTTTCCTCCCGATACCATTGCAAGAAGTTTATCTTTTGCTCCACCTACTGCATTACCAATACCACCAAACATTTTTCCTAATATGCCAGTTTTTTTATTTGCTAATGCCATTAAAGTAAGGAATCCAGCTATTCCTGTTAATATTGTAGGTATATAACTATTACCAATATTAGCTATCATTTCACCCATACTATCGAATTGAGAAACTCCTATTGAAGTCATATCATTGGCTTGACCTTGATTGGTTGCCATTTTTTTAAACTGTTCAACAGTAACTCCTAACAAGTCTGCAGTTTGTTTCTTTTGGTAGTAATCCATTTGATTGAATGCAGATATTCCACCGAGTTGTCTTAATGTTTCTTGAGTTGCTCCCTTTAAATCACCCGCATACGCAAGTTCTCTAGCTTTACTTAGGTTAATATTTTTACCTAACATAGCAGAAAGTTCTAATTCTTTAGTTATTGATGATTCAAAATCTAACAGATTATCTGTTATTCCTGCAATTTGGGACATTGATACACCAAGTTTTGCTGCATATCCTGCTGCAGCTAATATATTTTTTCCACCATCTTTTCCAAACAATGCAAACTGTTCAGTATTTGCTGCTAAATCAGCCATCAACTGTGATGGTATAAGATTATTCTGATTAGCAAATTCTTGAGTGGTTTTAAGCATATTATTAGCAATATCCTTTGAACCACCATTTACTCCAGCAAAGTTTTGTTGTAATCTAGCAGCATCGGTTGCCGATACTCCCATATTTTTTGATATTAAGAGTGTATCTTCAAGAACTCTTTCTGATGGTATATTTCCAAACTCTTGTGAAAATGCTTTAAGGCCTTCATTTGTATTATCAAAATACAAACTCAGTAATCCAACTTCATAGGAAAGATTACCCAATCCTCCACCAACATTACCTATTTCTCTATTAGTTTCTGCAATTTTTCCTGCAAATTTTCCTGCAGCTGCAAAAGCTAATCCTAGAAAACCAAAAATGTTAAAGACTTGTCTTGCTGCAGATTCTAAAGTTTCTGATATACCTTGAAACTTTTCTTTCAGTTGTTCGGATGCTTTATCACTTGCTTTTAATGACTCTTTTTCTTCTTTAGTTGATTTAGCAATATTACCACTTGCTATATTTTGTTTTTTAAGAGAGTCAAGTACTTTATCGTTTAGTTTTAATACTTTTTGAAGATTAGCTATTTTATTATCTATTTCGTTTGTTGCTGCTTCTATTTGTATTGTATCTTCAATATTAAGTTCTGATAAATCTCGTGAAAGTGAGAGTACTTCAGCTATTCCTTTGGCTTGTTGAGGAGTTATATCGTCTCCCAATGATTTGGCTAAATCATTTGTTTCTTTTTGTTGATTTTTAAAATCTCGGTAACTATTACTTATACGACTTATACTTTTTTCTGATGATGCAAATGTTTTTAAATTATCTTCAAGTATTTTTGCAGATTCTTTTTTTAATGCAATTGAATCCGCTTCTAACTTAAGTGCTTCTACTTTATTTTTTTTAAAGCGCAGGTCATTATCAAGAGCGAATTTAGCTATTTCCTGTTCCTTAGCTTTAATCTCTTTTAATAATTGTAATCTGCTTTTTTCTCCAGCCATTGTTTACCTTAAGTTATTTTATTTTATCTTTACCTAACTTCTGTGCTTGCTTATTGTATTTTTCAATAGATTTTGCTAAATCTTCTCTATCTTTTTTTAATTTTTCTAAAGAGTCAACAATTTCTTTTGGGAATTTTCTTTTTCTTACCTTACTGATAAACCTATCAGCAGTTCCATCTCTTAAATTATCGAATACATCTCCAAAGAAACGAGATAGCATATTTTCATTTATTTTATTTTTAGACATAGTGCTTTTCCTATATAATTGTTCTTATATAAATATAGGGTAAAAAAAAAGTGAGGAATTATTTCCTCACTCTTACATTTGGTCCTTTAGAACCACTCTTTTTACTACTTTTATCGTATTCTGCTTTTTCTTTTGCTTTACTATCTACTAGTTTTTTGAAATAGAATCTTCTCCAATGAATAGGCATTGTATAAACCTCTGCCCAAGTAAATCCATTACCGAAGTTAACCATTTCCCAAATTTGATTATGTAGTTGGAGACTATAATCATTCGGAAGGGTAAAAAAACCCGGCACCTAATGGTATATCAAGAGCCTCCTTCTCTCCTGTTAAATCTGAAGTAAAATCAAATTTTAATTCTAAATCTGGACTAATTTGTTGTATATAGTTTCTTAATACTCTTGAATCTCTTGCTAATAAATTATTCTTAACAAAGTTATTAATGAATCCTCTATCATTGTTACCCTCAATCTCTTCTATCATATATCTTAAACGAGTACTTATTTCACTACTTACGCCATCTTTATCTTTACTTAATCTATTAAGTGCTTGTATTTCAGCATTAATATCTTTTTCATCTTTATGTGATAATAGTTTAAAGACTATCTTTTTCTTTGCAATTGGTAATTCAAATTCATATTTGTTATTTGAATTTAAAAGAGTACTATCTATTTCTTTGATTTGTATTTTAGCTAAATCAATATTTGTTTTTTGTTGTTCGCCTGAGAATGGGTCGGTTATATCTACTTGATAATCTTTACCATATCCTAAAATACGGGTTGCTAAGAGAATTGCGTTTTTATCACCGATTAAAATATCGTCAATATTTACACCTTCTTCTACTACAACAGATTCAAAGAGTTTATCGAGCACCACCCCCTTCCTTATCAAATTTTGGGAAGCAAGTATATCCTCTTCACGAGCAGTCATATACTTAATCTCCACCGTACCCTTTGATAATGGGTTTTCTGGTGAGTAAACCTTACCTTTTGATGGAAGGTCTATAATTTCAGTTGGAAATTCATAATTTGCCATAACATTTAATTTATTTGTTTGTATATAAATATATAACTTTTAAAAAATTAGAAAAATAAAGACACAAAAAAAGTTCTCACTAAGAGAACTTTTTTCTTTATAAAAATATATTTTGGGAGTATTAATATTCTAATATTGCATAATCATAAGATAGTGTTAAAGTAATTTCAACAGGATCAGTCGCGTTTGACCAATCTAAATCATTAAACACTGCATTATTGATAAATGCACCTTTCATAGTCCATTGTTCAATTTTATCACCAACTGGTCCTAATAGGTAACATTGGATATCTTTCTTATAGAAATCTGCATATCCATCTCTACCTGTAATAGATTCGTGAGATGTTCTCACCCATTCCATTACTGCTTGAGCACCTGAAGGAACGATTGGGTCATATAGAGTAATCTCTATATCTTGCCATTCACCTTTTCCTTTAAGTTTTCTTTTAACGTTAATGTGGTCTAAGGTAATAGTTTCAAACTGAATTGAAGGTCTATTTGCTGTTTTTATAAGATATGAAGGGATACCATCGATTTCCATGATGAATCTATTCTTCATCTTCGGTTCGAAGTTGGTATAAAACATATCGTTAAATTCTAATACTTCTGCCATTTTGTTTTCTCCTAATTATATTCTACTATAAATATAGTTCTTTTTTATTTTTAATTAATTATGCCGAGAATGATGCTCCAGTCGGTAATATGTTAAAGTCTAACACGATAAATTCAGCAGTTTTTGTTGGTTGTAAGAAAATCTGTCCAGCCAATATATTTCTGTCGATAACATCTGGTGTGTTATTACTTTCGTCCATCACTACTCTAAAAGCATACAATCCTTGTCTTTGTTGTATTCCTTCTAAATAAGGATTCACAGTATTTAAGAATCTACTTCTTGTTTGTGAAGTATTTTGTTCGAATACTAAGTATCTTGAAGTTGAAGCGATATACTTCTTAACTTTAATCATTAATCTTCTTACGTTAATTCTATCAAGTGCTGATGCTTTATCTTGTAAAGTTTTTTGTCCGAAAGCAACAATACCCTCTCCTGGGAATTGAGCGATTGGATTAATTTTACCTTCATATAAAGAATCTCTTTCAGCATGTGTCAATCTATTTAATACAGAAACAGCTCCTACGATACCACCTCTGTTTAAACCTGCAGGTGCAAACCATTCTGCTGCGATAGCATCATTTGCTGCATATATTCCTGGCATCAATACTGATGGTGGAACTGCAGTTAATTTATTAGTGTTTCTGTCGATTGTTTTAACCCATGGGTAGTATGTACCTACATAGTTAGAATCAACCGCTTCACCTTGTGTAATTGCTTCAGCGATAGTATCTCCACCGTCATTAGCATCACCAATAAAGAATGCATCTTCTCTTGCTTCTACCATATCAACTACTTTATCAAATACATAAGAATGTAATCTTCTAACTACACCTGGTGCAGATACTAAGTTAATATCGAAATCATCTGGATTAGATACTGAGTTTATTGCTTTTACATACGCAACTGAACCATTAGCGGTTGAAGTTGATAAATCAAATCCTTGTGAGTTTCCAGCACCCCAATCAGAATCACCATATTTAGCTGATTTGATTGTTGGTGATATACCATCGAATCCACTTTGGAATCCTACGATAAACTGTCTTTTGTTAATAATTGCAGGAGTATCAGATGTTGATAATGTATATGCAAAGTTTTTAGTTCCAACAGAACCAGTTACGATTGCAGTAAATGCTGCATCGAATGAGAAAGCAGTATTTCCACCAACTGTTGCCGAAGCAGGTATTGGAGATAAGTAATTACTGTTGTCAATTTTAACAACTGCAGATTCTAAATCAATACCACTATACTCAGCTGATTTGGAAGAATTGTTATTTTCCGAACCTGTTGAAAATATTACCGATGGAATTAATGATTCATCCGTTCCATGATATATTGGATTTGTATATGCTCCATGTCCAAATGGTGCTGCAGTAATTGGGAATGAACCTTCTTCTGAACACTCTACTCTAACAAATTTCGAGTAGTTTGGATAATCACCATTTTCAGATTGTTTTCCATTAGCATCAATAGTTACATTTCTATCACCAATTCTTTTCTTGATATAATTTGGTGATGCAGGGTCTAAGTTTACATTACTAAACGTTTCAAGTACATTAGTTCTTTTATTAGTATCACTATATTTTCTAATTGAAATTGAAAAAGTTGCATAATCAGTTGCATTTGATGCACCAGCAGCTTTTACATTAAAGATACCAATTTTGTATTCTTTATTATAATTAGAACCATCACCTAAAGTATGGAATCTAAATAAATCATGTCTTTCTCCTGAAATCAATTGTGATTGTATATAAGGAGTAGAAGCATGTTGAATATCTTGTGTAAAATCTTGTGTAGCTAATTCTCTGTGTAATACTTGAGAACCACTTTGAAACCAATCAGTAAAATCAGTTGCAGCTTTTTCAAAATAATGAGCTCCATACGCTTTTTTAGAACCTCTTGGGTTACTTCCAAATACGTCTGATATATCATTTCCTGCACTTGGTAGTACAGATGCTGATACTGCTGCTATATTAGAACCACTAATACTGAATACGGATTCTCCTGCAGTAGAATCAATAGAACATGAAGGAAATCCAACGGTTAAAGAACCCTTGTGTGTTGCGTTTAAAACACCGATTAATTTTCTTCCACCTTCTGATGATGAACCACTTATTTCAATTCCTATTGGTTTAGCTTGTGAATATCCACCTTGATGACCAACACGAACAATAGTTACTGTTCCTGCTTCTCTAAGGTAGTTTTGTACGGTATATCCTGTATAGTAAGAACCATCAGGTGTACCGAATATTTCTTCAAATTCCGATTGTGTATTAACAACGGTTGGTACAAAAGCAGGTCCTTTATGGAAAGGTCCAATTATTGCTGCTCCTATTTCACCAATCCCTTGTGATAAGAAAGAAAGGTCGTTTTCTCTCGTAAATACCCCAGGTGATACAATTTTTTCTGCCATTTTTTATTACTCCTTGTTATGTTTTTTGTATAATAATACTCTTATATAAGTATTAACATCTTTTCCTAAAGATTATTTTTTACTTTCTTTAGATATAGATTTTTCTTCTTTAGTTTCGCTTGGTATAAATGTATTTGATGTAGGGTCGTAATTTCCATCACCATATTTATCATTTAAACCTTTGAAAATCTCTTGTTCTTGTTGAACCAAATTTGAATGTTTTTGTAATAATTCATCTTCAACTTTAGTAACTTCTTCGATTCTTCTCTTCTTTTCGATTTGAAGTTGTCCAAGTTTTGTAAAAGTTTCAGCTACATCTTGTCTTAATTGATTTAATTGTGAAACTTCTTCTTCTGTAAACTTAATTGCTTCCGCCATTTTGATATATTTTAGTTAACTTTTTGTTTATATATATAAATATATAGTTTTTTTCAAAACGATATTTTTATGATACAGTAAATGTTAACGTTGAACTATAATCACTTAATAATCCATTTGTTCCATATTGTCTTACTCTTGCATATCTTGTACCAGTTCCAATATCGAAATCTCCACCATCAGTAGTTGTTACTACTGTTGTTTCAGACCATTGTGTTTCATCTATAAGAGGTGAACTAAAATCTGAATTATTATCTATTTGTACATCAAATACATCATTTGTACCATCACCACTCCATGAAAGAGTTAATGTACCATTTGTCCATGCTAATGAAGTTGGTGCACTACCTGCTGTTTCATCGGTATGTGAATTTCCACCTTTGTTGTGTGTTATATATCCATTAACTAAATATGTATCATTTGTTTCAACATCAATTGAAACAATTTCATTAGTTTGACTAACTATTTCAATTGAAGTAATATCTACTTCAGTAATAACACTATCAATTTCTTTTATTAATTTATCATCAGTTGATATATTGAACATTTCTTTAAATCTATAATTACCATCTGATGCATCTTTAACTAACATAGGGTGTTCTGATGTTGCTTTTATTTCACCATCATTTATATCATAATGTCTATTAGAAAACGAATATACTAAATTTTCAACAGTTACATTTTGTGCTGTTGTTGATAATGAATCAGTATCCCAATCTAAAAAACCAGCTTCATCAGTTCCTAAACCACCAATAGAAAATCCTCTTAGTTCATCTCCTTCTTCTAAATCACCAACTTCTACAATTGAACCATCTGCAAGTGTTACGGGTGAATCAATAACTAAACATAATGCGGTTGAATTTCCATCATAAGAATCTACTGAATAAACAGTTTTAGTTCTTGCACTATTATAATTTGTAGCATGGGTATTGAATCCATCAGCAAATGTTACCGATAATGTATGTGATACATTTCCAGCTAAAGTTGTTTGTGAACCAACACCTTGTGGATTCATAGAACCAACTGTAATTACACCAGTATAATCTGAATTTGAAGCAATACTTAAATATCCTGCAGAATCTGTATTCATATTATATGCTGGGGTTACTGCCCATGTAAAATTATCTGAATTTGTTTTTATCTGTGAACTAAACTTGGCACCCTCGCCTGTAAATCCTAATGTGTAAGTTTCGTTTGTAGATTCAACAGCATAAGTATATCCCGTCAAAGAACCTATTGCATCTACACCATATGAAGATAATGTAATATTATCACCCGCTACAGGTGAACCTTTAATTGTACCTAATGATACATTTGCACCTTGTGTATTACCAGTTGCTCCTGCTAAATTATTTAAACTGAGTGTTTCTCCTGCTGAAATTGCCATATATACTTTTCCCTATATATTATAAATATTAAGTAATTGATTAATCCACCTATCTTTATTAGTATAATTTTCAATCATATACTTTTTTAATAAGTCAAACCATTTATTTTTTTCTGAATATGTAGTTTTACTTAACCTCATATAAATATGATTAAATTCTTTTTTAGATGAAGCTCTATATGGATAATTTAAATCTTTACACCAAGATGTATGTAATATTGGTAATTTACCATAATCTACTGCTTCAAATATAGAATAACCAAATGGTTCGTGTGTAAAACATGAATGTGATATTCCCCAATTCATATTATAAAAAACATTTTTGAAATTAGGTTTGTAGTGATACACTTTTATTTTAGAAGTATCCATTTTCATACCACCTTTCCATAATACATTAAAAGCTTTTGAATCTGTAAATAACAACGATGGTAATCCATCTAAATATCGTGGATTCTTTCTACCCTCACTTCTAGCAGTAAATCCAATTTTATTTGATTCGGATAATTTTAAATTATGTTTAAATTCGTAAAAATTAGGTATATTTTTGTTTTTTATTAAAATATCATATACACCAACCCAAATAGAATGTGTTGCAATTTTGTTAATATCAATTTCCCACACCGAATCCATATAAGGATGTTGTATAAATGAAGCATCTGTTCCAAATTGTGTTTTTATTATATGGTCTACTGAATTATGTAAAATATTCGAATGAATTTTATGTTTATTTTCTTCTATCACTTTCATTGGAGTATAATGACCATGTAATATATTGATTCTCCTTGCTCCTTTACATAGTTCCTCAAACTTTTCTATATTATCTCCATGCCAATGTGCTTCAATAGGAAATTCATAATCTTTATGTCCTTTTGGTTTGTTTCTGTGTAAAAGAAGAATAGGTTTTACATCTAATTTAGGAGCAATCAATTCCATCCATAAATTAACCCAAGTATCAGTACCAGCATTTACCCAAGGGCCACCACCAGTAGTATAATACACATCATACATATTTTATTTTTTTACGATTATAATTCCTGCAAAAGTTGTAGAAAAATCAACAGTTACTTGATTTACTGAATTTGTTGTTATAGAATTAGGTAATTCTTGTTTTGAAGTTGCAGTATTCCATGCTTGAACAATTGGATATTGTTCACCTAAGTTATGGTCTACATCATAAGAAGATGCTCCACTAACTGTTTCTTTGTGAGTTGTTAAATTTGTTATTTGTGCTGAACCACTAACGATACCATTTGTAGCATTTATGTTTCCATTTACAGTTAAATCATATCCTAAAGTAACTTCACCGGTATCTCTATCTAAAACTAATGTATCATCATACCAAGTTCCACCAGTTCTTCGAGTGATATAAAAATCACTATTATTATCCATACCAAATGCTAACCTTTGGTCATTATTTACTGCAAAAGTTACAGTAGTATGGGTAGCGGTGGAAGGGTTAAGGAATATATCTGCTTGAGAACCATCTATTCGTAATGCACCTACTCCATCTTGAAGTGAATTAGCAGTAAGCTGTAATGGTGGTACTGTTGTTTGTGTTGAAGTTAGTGATAATCTATCTAAATCGATTACATCAAAAGAACCTGTTGTTGCTGTTAAATCACCTGTACCTAAATTTACATCTTGATTTACTAAATGAGCTACTGTCTGAGATGAACCACTAACGATTCCACTTGGAATATTTGTAAAATTACCATAATCTAAGTAATAAGTTCCATCTTCTCCATCTAATAAGTTTGCATCTGATGCAACACCTTGTACAACGTGTCCACCTTTTGCAACTACTACTCTACCACTTTCAGTTGATGCAAATGTTACAGTTACTTGATTATCATTTGTTGTTACAATTGAATTTGGTATAAAATACCCATCATTTTCATCATATACAGTTACAATTACATTTTTAGTACCAAAGTTGTGAGTTACTACTTTAGAAGATACATTTGTAAAAGTATCGGTTACTGTTGCTGCTTGTTCTACTGTAATTCCTGTTAAATTAGAACCATCACCTTGAAAAGAACCACTAAATGAACCACTTACGGTCATTCCATCTAAATTACTACCACTTATAACACTATCGGCATCTAATTTAGTTTTTACTCTTGCATCTGTATAATAAAGGTTTGTATTTTCAGATAATTGTGAAGTATTGAATCCACTAAGTGATATTTGTGAAGAACCACTAACAGTTCCAGTCGGTAAGTTAGTTACAATATTAGAAACGGTAATTACTTCTGATTCAGAACCTAATTTTCCTAATTTCCAAAAATCATTTGAAGAATCCCATAATAAAGAACCACTTACAGTTGAACTACCAGTTGCATCCTTTACTAAGATACCTCCTGTTGTTTGAGAACCACCATAGTTGAGTTCTAAGGTATTATCTCCTATGTTAACAGTAGTTGAATCAATTGTAGTTGTAGTTCCCTCTACTGAGAGGTTTCCTACAATCGTTATGTTGTTTGAAAATGTTTTGTTACCTGCTATGGTTTCATTACCTGTGAGGTTAACATATCTTGAATCTAGTGAAGTTGTGTAAAAGTGGTAAGTATCTTCTGTGGCTATTTCTCTAATGGAAGGAGTTCCATTATCTTTTTCAAAGTAAATCTTTCCATCGTATGTGTTTATTGCCAACTCACCTAACTCTAAATTAGATGTAGTAGGTTTTCTTCCTTCAACCGATGTTCTTTTTAGCTTTAATACTTGTGCCATATATATGACTTACCTTGTTTATATAATTATCTACCCTAAATAGTATATTACCTTTATATAAAGATATATATATACTATTTAACTTTTTAAAATTTGAATCGTTAAATGAACTCTCTTATTTAAGATAGTTTATTCTTCAATTCATCAATCTGTTTTTGTTGGTCTTTAACTGCTTCGATAAGTAATCCAGTAAGTTTAGCATAATCTACACCCTTAAATCCATTATCTCTATCAGTTACCAACTGTGGTAGAACTTTCTCAACATCTTGTGCAATTACACCAACATTTGGTAATGATTGTTGTAACTCATCTGCATTATCATTCCAATTCCAAGTAACACCTTTAAGTGATTGTACTTTTTCAATTGGATTAGAAATAAGTTCTATATTATCTTTTAATCTTTCATCCGAAGAAGCGTATGCTACAACATCTCCACCTACGTTTAATGCTCCTGCGATACCTACACCACCATCTACAATTAATGCTCCTTCAGTTTTACTTGTTGATGCAGTTGTTGCATCTATGTTAACAGCTGAGGAGAATGATTTAGCACCACTAAATGTTTGTGTTCCACTTAAGTGTGCCGTATCTGAATCTAAATTAGCCGATGGTAACACACCTGTTACATCATTTGCTAAATCAATTTGATTTCTTGTAATTACTTGTCCACTTATTGTTATATAATCAGGTGTACCAGTTAAACTTACATTAGTTGAGTTATCAGTTCCTGCTGCATCTACACCTAGATTACCTCTTGCAGTTGATGCGTTTGCTAAATCAGATAAGTTACTTGCTTTAGCTAACTTTGTTCCAACTGTTGTAGTTAAAGCAACTACATCCGAATCTCCATTTGCAATACTTGCTGAAATTTCTCCTAATGTATCTAATGTTGCTGGTGCAGTACCAATTAACTCTGTAAGTTCTGCTTGTACATAAGCAGTAGTTGCTATTTTTGTAGAATCATCATTAGCACTTGGTGTTGTTGATATTGGTGTTCCTGTAAATGTAGGAGAAGCCAAATTAGCTTTCAAATCCAATGCAGTTTGTTGTGCAGTTGAAACTGGTTTAGCAGAATCTGCAGTATTATCTACATTTCCTAAACCTACATCTCCTTTTACTAAAGAAACATCTCCTGTTTTACTTGCTACACTTGTAACAACGTTTACATCTGCAGATGCTTCAATACCATCTAATTTATTTTTTAAAGCAGTTGTAAAGTTGTTATCAGATTGAGTTGCAACTACGAAATCAAGGTTACCATTAGTATCATCATATCCAACAGTAATTCCTGTTTCTGTTCCATCTAACATTCCACCTACGAAATCTTCAACTTGTTCTTGTGTTAGTTGTGTGTTTGTATCTGTATTTGTAGTATAAGATGGTAAACCAAATGTACCGTCATGTTTTAAGAAATGACCGGCTGTTCCTTCCGCTGGTACTAAATTCCCATTACCAGTTCCTATTAAAGTTCTTATTTCTGATGCAGATTGGTCCGCTGTAGCACCTGTTTCGATACCATCTAATTTAGAATGGTCAGCTGTAGTAAAGTTTTCGTCTGTTTGAGATGCAACTGAGAAATCTAATGAATTGCCAGCATCATCATAAGTTACTGTAATACCACTTTCAGTATTACCACTTACCATTCCACCTACTATATCTTGAACTGCTTCTGTTGATAATTGTGTGTTATTTGTTGTAATTGAACCACCTAATGAAACAGCTGAACCATCTATTGTAATTGATGAATTTGTTAAATCATCATTGTTTATAGCACCTGCAGTAATTTCTTGTCCACTTATAGTTAAGTAATCGTTACCAGCTAAAGTTACATCTGTTGAATTATCAGTTCCTGCTGCATCTACACCTAAGTTTGTTCTAGCAGTTCCAGCATTTGCTAAATCAGATAAGTTAGATGCCTTTGCTAACTTAGTACCAACAGTTGTGGTTAAAGAAGTTAGTGCATCTTCATCATCAGATAAAGAAGCTGAAAGTTCACCTAAAGTATCTAAAGTTGAACCAGCGTTTCCTATAATTGTATCTATTCTATCTTGTACGAAAGCAGTTGTTGCTATTTTAGTAGAATCATCTGTACCAGTTTGAGTTGGTGCAGTTGGGTTACTTGTTAAAGCAGCTGATGTAAACATCGTTGCTTTACTTTCATTTGTTACATTTCCTAATCCAACATCACCAGCAGTAGTTGCTTGAGCTCTTAATCCACTATATGTACCACTTTGTGAGAACGCAGCAACATCAGAAATATCAGCTGATGTAATTGAACCACTAAGTACTGCTTCTGTATCTAATTTTGATTTTACAAGTGCATCAGTATATCCAACTTTAGCAGTATTAGCAGTAATTGCTGAAGCTTGTCCACCACTAATAGTTGTAGTATCACCTGCAAGTGCAGTTGATGAAGTTGAACCTAATTGTAAAGTTGTTACTGAACCACCTAGTGAGATAGCCGAACCATCTATTGTTATACTTGAATTTGATAATTTTGAATTAGCTATTGAACCAGCTAATTGAGTATTTGTTATACCACTTACTTGTGATGAACCACTTATAACTCCATCACCTACTGTAAATGTTACTGTTTCATCTGAACCTTGGTTAAGTGTTATTGCACCACCACCATCTAATCCTGCACCTGCAGTAAATGTAATTGTATTATCATTAACACCACCTAATGCTTGTACTTGAGATGAACCAGATACAACTCCACTTGGTAATATTGTTTGTACATCACCTGTGGTTACAGTACCTATTGTTACTATTGAGTTATCACCAGCATATGTTCCACCAGCAACAGTTGCCAATGTTGAATTAAATGCTTGTACATCTGAACCAATTGCAACTCCTAAGTTAGTTCTTGCAGTTGAAGCATTTGTTAAATCACTTAAGTTTTGGTCTTTTTGTAGTTTTCCACCTACTGTTGTTGTTAATGCAACTACATCACTATCCCCATTTGCAATACTTGCAGAAATTTCTAATAATGTATCAAACGCTGCGGGTGCACCACCTAATAAATCAGATACTTCTCTTTGTACATACGCAGTTGTTGCGATTTTAGTTGAGTTATCGTTATCAGCTTGTGTTGGTGCAGTTGGATTACCAGTTAATGCTGGTGAAGCAATATCAGCTTTGGTATCAATTTCTGTTTGTTGAGCAGTTGATACTGGTTTGTTAGCATCAGAAGTATTATCTACATTTCCTAATCCTAAATCACTTGGTGTTAAATCTCTTGTTGAAATACTACCATTTGCATCTGTTACTAATCCACTTGTATTTGTTGTTATGTTAAGGTCTAAATCTGATATTACAGTTGCTCCACTTAATGCAGTTGTATCAATATCTATATCATCACCAGCTAAGTTAGTTGGTAATGCATAATTGTTTGCCGATGCAGCAATTCCATCTAGTTTATCTTTTAATACAGTTGTAAAATCATTTTCTGTTTGTGATGTAACTGAGAAATCTAATGAATTACCAGTATCATCATAAGTAACACTAATACCACTTTCGGTATTACCACTTACCATTCCACCTACTATATCTTGAACTTCTTCAGTAGTTAATTCATTATCAGTAGTAGAAAATCCTAATGCTGTAATTTGAGCAGAACCAGATATTACTCCAGCTCTATTAAGAGTTGCAACACCACCGGCAGCAACACTAACATCTCCACTTACATTTGCAAATATTGAATCTTCTATGTTTGAGAATGTTATTTTCTTTTCAGTTCCAGCATCACTAATAAGAAATGTATCAGATTGTTCGACTGAAGCACCACCAACGGCATCTAAAATATCAATGTTAAAACCACTTGCGGCTACACCAGTTAAACTTGAACCATCTCCAACAAATGAACCTGTGAATGAACCAGAATAATTAACAGCTGGTTGTATTCCTTGGTCAACTCCACTTGAGTTTAAGGTTATGGTTTCAAGAGTACCATTCTGTACTTGAAAGGTTATTAAATTGCCATTCTCATCTGATGGGAATTGTAATGAACCTGATATCTTGGGATTATGTATAATCATGTTATTTTTTCCTTATTAATTTTCTTATTATAAATATTGTATTTTAATTAAAATGTTTCTCCATCAACGGTTGATATAACAGTTGCATTACCTGTTCCTGTAACATCACCTGTTAGAGTTATTTGTGCTGAACCACTAAATACACCAGCTTCGTTTATTTCATCTAATACTCTTGCATCAAATCCACTAATATTTTCTACTTCGATTGAACCACTAACAATGTGACCACCTTTAGCAACTACTACATAACCACTTTCAGGTGCAGGAAATGTAATTAATATATTATCATCATCAATTATTAACACACTTTCTGGAATTATTTGATAATTTGTAGAATCGTATGCTTGAATTATTGCATTTGGTGTAGATAAATTATGGTCTACACTCCAAGATACTGAATTGGTAAATTGCTTTTTTACAGTTGCGTTTTGAGATACTGTTATATTTGTTAATCGTGAACCATCTCCTACGAATGCAGATGCAGTAATAGAACCTGTGATGTTTAGTGAACCACTTAAAGTTCCATCATGGTCAAGTGTTACTAATTCTTTTACATTATCACCAGCAGAACCACTTTTACGAAGAAACACTTTTCCATCCGTTACATTCATTGCCAATTCACCAATTGCTAAATCAGATGTTGTTGGCTTACTACCAGCTGCAATACTTCTTTTAAGTTTAATTATTTGTGCCATTCGTTTGCTTTCCTAGTTTTTTTCTTTTAATTTAGTTACTTCACTTGATAACTCTTTGATACCTTCAATTAATAGTGATATTAATTTATCATATTTTACGGCTTTATAACCATCATCACGAGTATCTACAAGTTCTGGTAATATTTTTTCAATTTCCTGAGCAATTACACCGTAATCGTTACCTTTATAAATATCTTGTTTTTCCTCATTCCAACTAAAACTGTTACCAGAAATTGAATTTATTTTTTCTATTGGGTTTTTAATCGGTTGAATATTATTTTTTAATCTTTCATCTGATGATGCGTATGCTACAACATCACCACCTACATTCAATGTTCCACCAATACCTACACCACCAGTCACTATAACTGCTCCTTCAGTTTTACTTGTTGATGCAGTTGTGTTAGAGAATGTTTTAGCTCCACTAAATGTTTGTGTTCCACTTAGGTGTGCAGTATCAGAATCTAAATAAGCCGATGCGATTACACTACCATTCCATGTACCACTCGTAATTGTACCAAGAGTATCTACATTAGTTGAACCTTGGTAACCATCCTTCAATCCATCAGGTGTTACTGCTCTTGTTGCATCAGTACCAGTAGTTGTTTCAGCAGTAGTTGCTAATTCTACAATACCTTTGACTGTTACACTTGCATCTGATTCATCACCTGTGTTGGTTCCACTTTGTCCATTTAAGTAAGTTTGATTAATTGCAGTACCTTCCCATACACCTGTTCCGATTGTTCCTAATGTTGTAATTGCATTATCACCAGTATAAGTACTATCGGCAACAGCAGCTAGTGTTGCGTTATAAGCTTGTACATCTGTTCCAATTTCAACTCCTAAGTTTGTTCTTGAAGTTGATGCATCTGCTAAATCTGATAAGTTAGATGCCTTTGCTAATTTTGTTCCTACTTCTGTTACTAAACTTGCAAGTGAACCAGAATCATCTGCTAAAGAAGCAGAAAGTTCACCCAAAGTATCTAATGTAGAACCTGCACTACCAATAACTGTTTCTATTCTATCTTGAACAAACGCAGTTGTTGCAATTTTAGTAGAATCATCACTACCAGCTTGAGTTGGTGCGGTTGGATTGGATGTTAGAGCAGCTGATGTAAACATAGTTGCTTTAGATTCGTTTGTTACATTTCCTAATCCAACATCAGTTGCAGTTGTTGCTTGTGCTCTTAAACTTGCATATGTTCCACTTTGTGAGAACGCTTCAACATCAGAAATATCCGATGAGGATATGGATAAGAACGATTTTACATCTGAAGCTGAACCACTAACAACTTCTTCTGCAGTTAATTTTGTTTTTACTCTTGCATCTGTATAATAAAGATTTGAAGAACCTTCTGATAAATCATTGGTATCTGATGAACTTTCATCTATAAGTTTTATCCAATTACCACCATGTGCATAATATCCTTTGCCAGTTCCATGAACATGAGCAAACATACCATGATATGTACTTGCGGTTGGTAAATCTCCTTCACTTGAATAAACATTCCCAAAGAGAACTTTATTACCACCCATATCTAAATCACCATTGGTAACAAAATCAATTACTTGAGATGACCCACTTATTACTGTTTCTGCATCTAATTTTGTTTTTACTTTTGCATCACTATATTGATTAATACTAGAGTAGTTTGTAGTTGAAGCAACATCTACTTGAGATGAACCACTTATTACTCCACCTTTAAGATTTGCAGTAATTACATTACCTGCTCTAATTAAATCAACTTGAGTAGTATCATTAAAAGTAAGTGGATTTTCATGAGCCTCTCCCTCTAAAGTATCGATTCTTCCTTCATGGTCCGAAGAAGATGCAAATAATTCTGTTATATCTATATCGTTTGATGAAGTATATGAGTTTAAAGATATTAGATTAGTTACTACACCCTCGTTAAAGTGTACTGAACCAGTATCTAATGATAAACTTCTATTTGTATCAATAGTACCACCACCAGTTAAACCCTTACCACTACCAATTGTAATACTTGAGTGGTCAATATGTTCGTTTGCTACAAAGTTTGTAGTTGAATCGTGGTCTATTTGTGATGAACCACTAATTACACCTTCTGAATCTAATTTAGTTTTTACATTAGCATCAGTATAGTGAGATAAATCAGAAATCTGAGATTCTGTTATTGTTATTTGAGATGAACCACTAATTACACCATCTGCATCTAATTTAAGTTTTACCTTTGAATCAGAATATTGATTTATTGAAGAATAATTAGTTGTTGCAGTTACATCAACTTGTGATGAACCACTAATTATACCTTCTCCAAGTTCGTTATTATATCGTAAATCTAAATCACTATAAAGTTGAGATGAACCACTAATTACTCCATCTGCATCTAATTTAAGTTTTACATCTGAATCAGTATAATGGTCTAAATCACTTATTTGTGATTCTGTTATTGTTATTTGCGATGAACCACTAACAGTACCAGTTGGTAAATGGTCAATTACTTGTTGAGAACCTGAAACTGTTCCTGTAGGTGCTCCAGCTGCTGAAACTCCACCTAAGAAGTGAGCTGAACCTGTATCTATTGTAAGAGTTGCAGAACCAGTCTGTGCTCCTCCACTTAAACCATTACCTGCAACTACTTCTGTAATATCACCTGCACCGGCTTCTATAAATTGAGCATCTACATAATTTTTAACTGCCTGTGCAGTACCAATTACTTGTGAGTTACCATCATCAATAGAATTTGAATAATGTAAAAAAGCACTTGTACCTAAATCTCGTTTACCTATTAGGTTTGATGAACTTACAAATAAAGCACTAAATTGACTACCAGCTATTTCTGAAAGTGAACTTAATGATAATGCATTGAACGATGGTGAATCTGTTATTTGTAATCCACTATCTACATCAGAATTTACTCCATTAATTGTTGCTCGAATCGTTCCTTGTGATGGAGAACTAAATGCAGAACTACTTAACACATTATCTCCAAGTTTTGATAGGAAAGTACTACTTAGTTGTTCAGAACCAGATACAACACCACCTTTTAAGTTTGCTGATAGAGTATCATCGGTTAAAATCATATCTATATTCGCACTATCTGATACTGCTAAGTTTGTATCACTCGATATATCAACAGTTTTTAAATAAGAACCACTATCTGCTTCAATTGCTGATAATCTTTGGTCTTGAACTGATTGTTCAGTAGTAATAGAACCAGTTTCAGTTGAAAGTTGGTCTAATCTTGTATTCTGAGTTGTATTTATTGTATCGTTTGAAGATGTATATGAATTTAAAGAATTTAATATTTCTAATGTTTGAGAGGAACCACTAATTACTCCTCTATCATCAAGTGATTCACTAAATCTTGTTTCTGTCCAATAAAGATTACCACCCTCATCTAAATGAGTAGTTGTTGCAGTTCCTAAGAATGAACCACTATGAGCAACCTCATCAGTCATTTTCTGTTTTACATTTTCATCAAAGTTTGTAATTGAATCAGCATTTACTTGCGATGAACCACTTACAATACCACTTGGTATTGATGAAACACTATTATATACTATTTGAGATGAACCACTTACAATACCACTTGGTATTGATGTAATGTTTGAATAACCAACAGATGCTGCAGTTACTCCAGTTAATTCTGAACCATCTCCTTTAAATCCTACTGATGAACTTACTTTTGCATCTAATACGAAAGAAGTTGTGTTATGGTCCCATTTTAATGATTTATTTGCTCCTGCTATTTCAATACCAGCACCATCTGATGCTGCAGAATCTGCAGAACCACTTGCAACTGTAATTAATTTATCTTCAATACTTAATTCTGTTGAAGAAATTTCAACTGCAGAACCTAATACTGTTAAATTACCAGTTACTTGAACATCACCTGTAAAATCTCCATCTGCAAAAGTTACATTATCCGATGTTGATAATCCTTGATTAATTCCATCAAGTGTGGATTTGTTTGAATGTGTATGTGTATCAGATTCTAATGAATCTAATCTACTATCTATTGATGTAGAAAGAGGTCCTTCAATTGTATCTAATCTACTATCTATTGAAGATGAGAATCCATTAAAGTTTTCATTTGATGATGAAAGAATTGTACTTCCACCTAATATTTGGATTGAACCAGATACAACACCACCCTTTAAGTTTGCTGATAGAGTATCACCAGTTAAAATCATATCAACTTGTGAAGTATCACTTACAGCTAAATTTGTATCAGTTGAAATATCAACAGTTTTTAAATAAGAACCACTATCTGCTTCAATAGCACCTAATCGTTGGTCTTGAACTGATTGTTCTGATGTGATAGAACCTGTTTCAGTTGAAAGTTGGTCTAATCTTGAATCTTGTATTCCTTGTTCAGTAGTAATAGAACCAGTTTCAGTTGAAAGTTGGTCTAATCTAGAATTTTGTATTGATTGGGTTGTATTGTTTGAACCAGTATAAGTGTTTAGTGAACTTATATCTGTATGTGATAAATCCGAAATTTGAGATTCGGTAATTGTTATTTGTGATGAACCACTAACGATGCCACTTGGTATGTTTGAAAGTCCTACATAAGAAACTTGTGATGAACCTGATACAATATTACTTGGTATGTTTGAAAGTCCTACATAAGAAACTTGTGATGAACCACTAATTACTGTTTCAGTATCTAATTTTGCTTTTACATTTGAATCAAAGTTTGTAATTGAATCTGCATTTACTTGTGATGACCCACTAAATACATTATCACCACCTATTTCTAAAAAAGAACCTGTTAATTGGTCTGAACCTGATAAAACTCCTGTTCCATCTAATGATAAATTATCAAATGATGCAGAAACCGCAAAAATCTTTTTCCATTTTTTTGTGCTAGAACCTATATCGTAAAGTGCTGATGCAGATGGGATTAAATCAGAATCAAATTGTCCTGATACTGTTATATTATCTTGAATTTCGTTTCCTAAAATAATATTACCACCAATTGTTAAGTCATTGGTAACTGATATATTTGATGCAGTGATATCGCCAGTAAAATTAATGTCACCAGTATTCGAACCAAGTTTTACTAAAGTAATACTTGATGACCCATCTCCTATATGTAAGGTATCACTATCTGTTTTAAAGAACGGTTCTGATTCTACTAATGAAGGTATTGTCGTACCTCTTCTAAATTTTAATGTATAAACTGCCATTTAATTATGTTATCTTTTTTATATTACTAATAAATATAATGCATTAGGATTTTGGGTATTTATTATACTATCATCCACCTATATAAATATAAAAAAATAAAAAGTATAAAAAAAATCCCCCAAGTTACCAAGGGGGATTGATTTATTAAGGTATATTCCTATTAGAATGTACCACCATCTATCTCGTTTGAAGCAACGAATGATGAACCATTCCATTGAATTACATCACCTGCAGTTGCAGCTGATACCGATTCAAGAGATTTGTTTGAATCAAAGTAAACAAATGAGTTAGCAGTTGCAGCATTAATTCTTAATTCTGCAGTTCCACTTATTGTTACATTTGTACCATCATCAGTAATCAATGAATCAACTAATAATCCATTAGAATCAGCTTTAAGTACTGTATTAGAAGTAGGAGAAGCGTTTAATAAAGCAATTTCCTTTTCACTTCCAAGTGCACCAGCCATCCAATTATCAGCAGATGCATCCCATAGTAAAGAACCACTTACAGTTCCACTACCATCAACATCAGAAACTAAAAGACCAGCATCACCAGCATTTCTAGCATAGTTTAATTCAATAATTCTATCACCAATTGTTACTTGAGTTGAATCAACCGTAGTTGTTGTACCTTCAACTGTAAGATTACCAGCAACCGTAAGGTTATTTCCAATTGATACATCATCTGGTAAACCAATAGTTACAGTTACATCGTTACCAACTTTTGCAGTTGCAACTTCGATTTCATTAGCAGTACCAACGATATCTAAATCATCAGCTAATAAATCAACATCAGCAGTATTAACTGTTAAGTTAGTTGCTAATCCTGTCAATCCACTACCATCTCCTACGAAAGAACCAGTAAATGTAGAATCTCCGGCAACATTACCGAAATCATCTCCACTAACTCTACCAGTACCGAAATCAGTTGCCTGATTTGATAAAGCAGATACTACATTAGATGAAGTAGCAGATACTTTAGCAGTATTCGCAGTAATTGCAGATGCTTGTGCTCCACTTATAGTTGTTGTTGAACTTGCTAAATAATCAGTAGTATCAAATGCTTTTACATCTGCTAAGTTAGTTACTTCTGAATCCATTAAGGCTCCAGCAGCAGTTACATTAGTAGCATCAGTTACATCAGCACCAGCTTCAATACCATCTAATTTATCGTGATGAGTTGTACTCATTAAACCTGCAATAGCATCTGTTGCTTCACCAATAACAACATTATCACCATCTGATGAATTAATTGTTATTTGTCCTGTTGCAGTTGTTGATGATAAGTTAGTAGATACGTTAGATACCTTAGCGTTATTTGCAGTATGTTCATCAAATATTGTTTTTGACATTACACCCGATACACTTGTTGTAGCAACAGGTATAACTGCATTAGTACCATCTGAAGAAACTATTGTTCTAGCATCAGTTGTACCTGTTATAGATAAATCTGTACTTACGTTTGTATTCTTAGCAGTATTCGCAGTAATTGCAGAAGCCTGTCCACCAGTTATAGTTGTAGTATCACCCGCTAAAGCAGTTGTTGAACTTGTACCTAATTGTAAAGTAGTTACTGAACCACCTAATGCTATAGCAGAACCATCTATTGTTATAGAAGAATTTGCTAATTTATTATTTGCAATTGAACCAGCTAATTTATCGTTAGATATAGAACCAGCTAATTTATCATTTGATATTGAACCAGCCAATTGTGAATTTGTAATTCCTGATACTTGTGCAGAACCAGAGAATACTCCATCACCATTTGCAACTAATACTTTAGATTCTGAACCACTTGCTCCAGCAATCCATTGGTTAGTTGTACCATTCCATAATAATGAACCACTTGCAGGACCATTTGAATCATGTACTTCTAAACCACCAAGTGCTGCTCCACTACCATTAAGAGCTAAAATGTTATCTCCTAATACAACAGTAGTTGAATCAACTGATGTAGTTGTTCCTTGTACTTCTAAATTACCAACAACTGTTAAATCGTTTCCGATTGTTACATCATCAGGTAAACTTAATGTTACTTTTACATCATTACCAACTTTAGTTACTGCAGTTGCGATTTCATTTGCAGTTCCTAAGAATTGTAAATCATCTGCAATTAAATCTACGTTTTGAGTTCCACTATCACCATCAACAGTTAAGTTAGTTGCTAATCCAGTTAAACCACTACCATCTCCAACAAATGAACCTGTAAATGTAGATGTTCCAGCTGAATCACCAAAATCATCACCACTAACTCTACCAGTACCGAAATCGGTTGCTTGGTTAGAAAGTGCTGATACTACATTAGATGAAGTAGCAGATACTTTAGCAGTATTCGCAGTAATTGCTGATGCTTGACCACTAGTAATTCCAGTTTTAGCAGTGTTAGCATCTATTTCATCAAATAATCCTGGTGATAATAAACCAGAAACCGATGTTGTTGCTATTGGTATGATTGCATTAGTACCATCTGAAGATTCTATCGTTCTAGCTAGCTCCAGATGTACCACTAATACTTAAATCAGTTGATACGTTTGATACTTTAGCAGTATTCGCAGTAATTGCTGATGCTTGTCCACCAGTTATAGTTGTTGTATCTCCAGCAAGTGCAGTTGTTGAACTTGTACCTAATTGTAAAGTAGTTACTGAACCTCCTAATGAGATAGCAGAACCATCTATTGTTATACTTGAGTTTGCTAAATTAGCATTTGCAATTGCAGTACCATTCCATACACCGGCAGTAATTGTACCTAATGTTGTTATTGAACTTGCTCCTGTAAATCCTGTTTTATCAGCAGATTGTAATACTACTTGTGAGGAACCAGATACAATACCTGTTCCACCTGTTTGAGGAGATGCTTTAACTTCGACGTTTCCACCTTTGTTTAAGATATATAATTTTTCATCATCTGTATCGAAGAAGGGAATACCATCAACATGAGTGTTGTAGTCTGCTCCACTTAAATTCGGTACGGTTGTTCCTTGTAATATTTTGTTTACAGGACTCGCCGTTGAACCATCGATACCAACAAATACTAAATCAGCTCCATTGGCAATCGTTCCAAGACCACTTGAACCAGTAACAACTAACAGTTCACCTGCTCTTGTTGTTGCATCTTTCAGACCTTCGAGATTACCTCTTCTGTGCTTAATAATTTGTGCCATTTTTAATTTTTTCCTTTTTTTGTTAAAATGTTAATTTAAAATAATTTTTTGTTAAATAACCTTTATTGAATTTTATTTATGTAACCATTTGTTCAACGGGAATATTCCCATAATTAAAACACTATATAGTGTTTGTTACTTTTATAAATATGATGAGAATTTTTAATACTAAAAAGTTTCTCCATCTATTTCTACTTTTTGAACTCCACTCACAAAATGAGCAGAACCTGTACTTACGTTTATACCACTTGAATTTAAAACAATTCCATCACCTGGGTCTAATTCTAATACAACATTACCACTTGATGCACCGCCTGTAATACCTTCATCTGATGTGAATACTGCGGTAATATCTCCACCGCCTCCTCCACCTCCTCCTTCAAGAGAAGATAGGTCTATTGACATAGATGTTTGAGGAGAACCTACTAAGTTTTGTCCGAAGAAAGTAAGAACCGATGTTCCAGTATCAAATGATGCTGAAGTAAATGAACCACTATCGAAAGAAAATTGAGAAAAAGATACTGTATCTTCGAATGTACTTACATAATCTGCTAAAGTTACATTAGCTTTATATAAAGAACCACTATCTTCTACATAAACAATTTGTCCATCTGAAAAATGATTTACAGATGTTGAATTCATTACAGTAGAGGTATAAATCTTAAATGCACCCTTAATTCTCTGAATATCAGCGAATACATCATTCGCTGCTATTGCTGCTGAATTTAACTGTAATTTTGAACTAACACTAATTGGCATTTTATTTTTCTTTCTTTTATATCCTTATTTTATAAATATTAAAAATCTCCAAGTGAACCACTACTTGCAATTACTTTTAATCTCATTGTTGTTGCTGAGTTCTGTCCTACTGTTCCTATTACATTCCACTCATCAAACCCATCTTTTGTTGAATCTAACACAATAGATTGTATTACTGTTGGTGAAGCTCCTAAAGGTGCACTCGTTCCATCTGCATATTCTACTAAAACATACTCTCCAGTCGTACTTCCACCAAATCCATCTGTCATAGATGTAGGTACACCTAACATTGATGAACCACTTGGGAAAACTATAATTGTTTGTACTCCACCTGCCCAACTCATAGCTCCAGCTGATGCAGATATTGCTGTATTTAAATCAGAACCACTTACTGTTGCTGCTAATGTTGCAGTTTTTCCACCTGCTAATGAAATACTTGTACTTCCTATATCACCTGCTTTAAATTTATAGTATGGTGATGCAGTATTTGCAGTATATGCAGTTACTTGAGGTGGAGAATCACTATTTACAGTACTTGCACCCATTACACCATTATAGTTTGCACTAAATCCTGCATTTGAACCAAAATTAGAATAGTAAATATAAATTTCACCATTATTTGCTGATGCATCAACTGTTATTGTTTCATTTGATAATGTTACTGATTCTGAATAACTATCTGCTACTGTTATGTCAATTGTATATGTTCCTGCCGATAAACTTGTATTCGGTTGTATTGTAAATGGAGATGAACTACCACTTACTTGGAAACTTGAACCATGTGTACCACCGATTGTTAAAGTAAATGGTGAATTTGATTCAGTATCGGATACTGTTACTAAACCTGCAGTTGAACCATTGGTTGCGTTATCAGCTTCATAATTTGAAGATGAAACGAATGATGCTGCTGGTGATTGATTACCAAATACTGTTAAAGTTACAGAACCACTACCAATATTACCATATTCATCTTGGAATGTTATATCTGAATTTATAGTATCTCCACTTTGTGTTACTGAACCACTTAAATTTACACCTAAAGTTAAAGCCCCACTACTATTAACTAATATAGCAGGATTAGATGAAGTAAATGATTGAACTGATGGTGAACCATATGATGGAGAATATGAAACATCTAAATCAGATGGGTTTCCATTGTTAAAACCAGTTGCATCTCTTAATACATCACCACTTAATGCAGATTCAATAATATATGATGTTGTATCTCCTCCTAAAGTACCTGTATCGGCTTGTGTTATTACTAATGAACCACTTACAACTCGTGTATTAAATCCATGTTCATCTTTTAATGTTACTTCCCAAGGGTAAGTTCCACTTGGAACTGATATATTGTTTGCATTTAAACGCATATTAGGTGTTGAAACCGATGGTGTGAAATAAGTTGAGTTATAACTTGACCAAGTTAAGCCAGAATTTGGCATTGAATCACTTTCAGTATCAGATATTGTTAATTCTAATACTTCAACGGAACCAGTTGCTTGATTTGTGTTTTCAAATTGAGTTGATACTGAACTTGTAGTTGGTGCATTGTTAGTTGTTACATTAACTGATATAGAACCACTACCTACATTACCATGTTGGTCTGCCCAAGTTATATTAGAGGTAATACTATCTCCACTTGTTTCACTACTTCCACTTATGTTTGTTCCAACTGATAAATTACCACTTGAATTTACAGAAACAAATGCATTTGATGAAGTAAACTCTTGTACAACTTGTGAACCATAGTTAGGTGAGTAAGAAACTCCTAAATCTCCTTGTGTTCCTGTTCTACCATTTGAGTTTGTTACGATATTGTTACCATTTACAGCAGATTCTATAACATAGAACGTACCATTTGTTGAAAGAGTACCCAAATCAGCCTCTGCGATTGTTATTTCTCTTTCATATTGTGATACTTCACTAAATTGGTCAAATACTGAAGCAGTATATGAGTAAGTTCCACTATCTAAATCAGAAACCGCAGTTAATTGAATAGATGATGTGTTAGAATTTTGTGATTCGATGTTAAATTTGTTAGCATCTGTACCACTTAAACTCATACTGAATGGAGTATCTGATTCTTCATCTGTAATTGTTAGTGAAACCATTAATGCACTTGATGTTGCTTGGTTTGTATTGTAAACTCCACTATTATTAGTGAACGAAGCACTTGGATGTGAGTTTCCAAATACATTTACTGTTAAACTACCACTACCAACATTACCATAGTTATCTTGGAATGTAATATCAGATGAAATTGTATCACCTGAACTTGTAAGTGAACCACTTATATCAACTGCAAGGGTAAGATTACCACTTGAATCAATATCTATCGATGGATTTGATGAAGTAAATGATTGAACACTCGGAGTTCCATCAGAACCAGAGTATGAAACAGTTAATTGAGAGGTATTACCACCTTCAAAGCCAGTTGCATCTCTCAATGAATCATTATTTCTTGCTGATTCTATAATATGAGAGGTTGTATCTCCACCAAGTGTACCAGTATCGGTTTGATTGATTGAAATCGTGTTACCTATGTAATCTGAAACTTCACTATAAGAATCAGATACTCTTAGGTTATAAGTTATGGTCCCTGCAGATAAATTCTCATTTGCTCTAATGTATAAAGAAGATGAATTTGAGTTTGTATAATTGAGATTGAGTTTCCCCGCATCAGTACCAGATAAAGAAGCAGAATAAGGAGTATCACCTTCAGTGTCAGTTATCGAAACAAGAACCAAGTTTGTATTTGTTGTTGCTAAATTTGTATTTAGATTAGAATTTTGTAATGTGAACGATGCACTTGGGTGATGGTTGTGTACTATATCTACATTTAAGTTATCAGTCGTTATTGTACCGAAAGTATTAGTAAATGTAATTACAGAATCCAATGAATCATCACTTTGTGTTACAGAACCACTTAAATCAACTCCTAATGATAAATTACCACTACCATTTATTACAATTGCTGGATTTGATGATGTAAATGTTCCACTTTGATTTGAATTATAATCTGCAGTACTAGAACCATAGTTTGTTGTTTTTATAGTTGTACCATTTTCTTCAGATTCTTTAATATACGGTCCTGCTGACCAGTTATCAGAAATAATTGCTGGTGTATCATCAGTAATTGGTATTGTGATGATTGCAGGGTTAGAAGATTCGTTATATGAATCTTTAACTTGAACTGTATATTGGTATTCGTTTATTAAATCGGAATTTAAGAAAATTCCTACTTTTCTTGTCACTACTCCACTTGAACTCATTTGGAATGGGTTCTCATGTGGGTCTGTTAATTGAGAAGTACCACCATACGAACCACTTGATACATTTACATTATCTAATTCTAACTTATATAAAGTAAAATTAGCAAATGTTATAGTATCTCCTTCATTATCTGCTGCAGATATTGTTCCAACAGTTGTTCCATCTGATGAATTCTCATTTATAGATGATAGTGATTGATTTGAAATAGTTGGTACTAAGTTATCAGTTACATTTACAGTAATTGGTAAAACAGCTATTGAATCAGAATCTTGTCCTAACTCATAGTGTTCATCCGATGCAGATATACTGAAATTATATGTTGTTTGTTCTTCATAATTTAAAGAACCAGTATTTTGTAAGATATCAACATACGTTGATGATTTTATTACTTCAAAATGATTACCATCTATTGAAGATGAGTGTATTGTTATTGAATCTCCATTTGCATCTGTAAAGAATACTCTTTTTAATAAAGTATTATCAGCTGAACTTTCGTTTAAGTTTGAAGTTACCGATGTAATTACATTTCCACTAGTAGAAGTTTCTCTAAATACAGGTGTTGAGTTTGGTGTTACAAATATTGTAATATCTTTTTCAATTGATGAGTTAAATGTATCAGTTGTTTTTGCAATAAACGTATGTCCATGTGAACCACCTACTAAATCAGTATTAAATGATGCAGATGTTGGTACTGCATTTAAGGTTACAACACCATTGGATGCAACTCTAACTAAATCATCAGTATATGTTGAACCTGTACCAAATGTTAATGCCTGTCCTTCAGGGTCTGTTGCTTCTAAAGTAAATATTGGTGAACCACTTGAACTATATTCAGATATAGTTTGATTACCACTTGATATAGCAGGGTCTGAGTTTGGATAAAATACTGCGTTTAAGAAATCTACTACTGAACCACTTGTACCTGGATTAAACGATGATGAAAACATCGTTGGTAGTTTTTCTTGTGATACAATTCTATTTCCATCAAAATCAGTATCTCCACCACCACCAGAACCACTTAACGCATACCTTGTATCATAAGAAGATGTTAATTGTGATGAACCACTTATTGTACCAGCTGGTATTTCAGTTAAATAAGATGATGTAAACGAACTCAAACCATCTACTTCTGTTTGAATTGAAGAAGTGAATACGTTTAATGAACTTATATCAGTTTTAGAACCACTTAAAACACCTGTTCCACCTAAAGTTCTAAGAACAGAACCAGAAACTAATCCATCAGGAAGTTCTGTTAGGTAAGATGATGTTTGAGCAGATATAGCATTTACTTCTGTTTGTATTGATGAAGTAAATGTATTTAACGAGTCAATTACAGTATGTGATGAGGATATAAATCCTAAATCAGTAATTTGTTGTGAACCACTAATAATATTAGTAGGTATATTTGTTAAATCAGTATAATCAGATACACCACTTGAACCACTTAAAGAATATCTTGTATCATAAGAAGAAGTTAATTGAGATGAACCACTAATTACACCACTTGGTAAAGTAGATGTAGTATCAAGTGAAATTACCCAATACCCATCATAGTAAACATAAAGATTACCATCATCTGATTTCCACCATAAATCTCCTTGTGATGGAGAACTTGGTGCAGAATCTGAAACAGTTACACTTGAACTACCACCACTTGCAGAAGATGATATAATATAGTTACTACCATCTACATTTATTGTTATATTTTCACCTGCAACTAATGAACCACTAAATACACCATCAGAATCTAATTTAGATTTTATACTTGTATCTATTGATGATGTGAATGTTTCAAGAGCAGTTAACCTTTGTCTACTTGAAGTATAATGGTTTGCAAATGCCGTATCGTTTTCTGTATCAGTTGAGTTAACTAAATTAACAATTTCTACGAATTGGTCGTAATCTGCATTAGCACCACTTAGTATATTATCTATTCTACCCTTTTCAGTTGATATCTGAGTATCAAATGATGCAGAATCAGTATAATAAGAAGATGTAAATGTATTTAAGTGTGTTATATTTGTTAAATCATCATATGAACCTGTATTTGATTCAATTTCACTAACTCTTTGTTCTAAAGAAGAAGTTATTGAATCTATACCACTTAATCGTGTATCGGTTGATGATGTATAATCATTTAATGAACTTATATCTGTATGAGAACCACTAAGTAATCCTTTACCACCAGTTAGAACATCATAATCTACTTGAGATGAACCACTTACTAATCCACTTGGAACATTTGTAAGTTGAGTATAATCTGTTGTACCACTACTACCACTTGGTATTGTTATTGTATTACCACTTGATATTGTAAGTTGGTCTCCACTTATAGAAAGTGTTTGAGAATCAGTTTCACTTGTTAAATACGATGATGTTGCTGCAGATAATGCATCTACTTCGGTTTGTATTGATGAAGTAAACGTATTTAAATGAGTTACATCTGTATGTGATGAAGAAATGAATCCTAAATCAGTTATTTGTTGTGAACCACTAATAGTTCCTTCTACTGCACTTGAACCAGTTGGTATAGTTACAACATTACCACTTGATATTGTTAATTGGTCTCCACTTATAGAAAGTGTTTGAGAATCACTATCACTTGTTAAGTAAGAACCAGTTGCAGCTTCTATATTTGATAATCTTTCATCAGTAGATGATGTGTATGTATTTAATGATGATAAATCACTATGTGAACCACTAAGGATTCCTGTCCCACCTAATATTTGAACCGAACTTGAAACAATACCACTTGGGAATTGTTCTGATGAACTTATTATCCCTCTACCTATTGTTTCATAAGAACCAGTCGTATCTGATAATTGAGTTATTCGTGTATCTAATGAAGAAGTTGTTGATTCTAAATTAGTTAATCTTAAATCATTTGATGCAGTATAATCATTTAAAGATGATATATCTGTATGTGATGATGTTAAAAATCCTAAAGATGATATTTGAGCAGAACTACTAATAATATCAGTTCCACCAAGAATTTGAATAGAACCACTAATAATTCCATTTGGAATATTTTGTAAATTAGTATTCCAATCAGCACCACTACCACTTGCAGAAATACCTACAATTCTTGAATCAAATGATGAAGAATCTGTATAGTATGATGCAGTAAATGAGTTTAAAGATTCGTTTGAACCACCTCCACCACTTGCAGTTGAAGTTATAGTAATGATATTACTACCAGATGTGATTGTTATATTGTTTCCTGGTAGAAATACAGGTGTATTAATTATTTGAGAATAATCTATTCCTTGTAATCCACTACCATCACCAACGAATGAACCACTAAATGAACCAGTTACACCACTTGCAGCTGCTAAGTTAACCGAACCTGCGTTTACAGCGAAATCCCCCTCGATTACCGATGCGGTTACTACCCCTTGTACCTGTTTACTTTGAATTAATGTTGCCATTCTTATCTACTCACTATCTTTCCTTTTACTGAAAAATCTGTATTCACTATATCAGCAGGGACAAGTGTTATATTTTCAGTAAAATTAATTACTATATCTGTTCCATTATCTGTAACTGAATATGTACTTGCCATCTTCTTTATTCCTTGTAAATAAATATCAATATAGTCAGATAAGTTGTCTACACTTACCTCTTCATATACAAATTTCTTATTACTAAGAGTTAATGTAAATAAAACACCATTTAAACTAATAGAATCTGGTACATGACTGAAGATTTCCATATCATTAAATACATCTTGTATTAAATTTTTAAACCTTTGTTTATCATCAAATGGGGTTACAATATTTGGTTTTTTTCTTGAACTCATCCTACTTGTATATCTCCTTCTATCTTTATAACATCATCTTCTTCTAAAATAAAATCAAAATTTGACTTTTTAAACTTTACAAGTAGATTTTTTCCACTATGTTCTTGAATATAATCATCTTCTAAAATATATTGACCATTAATAAATATATCAAATCTTGCATGTTCCGGCCTAAACTGTCTTAAATTTAAATCTAAATCTTTCATCTTACCATTTTCAAGTTTCCATATCCAATAATACTCGTGAGTCAGGTCGTGAGCAACCAACTGATATTCATCGGGTTCATGTACTTGTTGTAATATTTTTTGTAAATCTTTTAATGCCATTATAATTCTATAAATTTACCAGTTATACCAAATTCATCTGTATTTTCTAAAATATATCCTAACTCAGTTTGAGTTGATTGTAAATCAGTAGGATATGTTCCACCTACTGAAAGTGAACCTGTTGCGAAATTAAATACGATTTCATCAACAGAATCCCCATGTACAAAATTGTATTTTGTTTTTGGAATAAATACTCCATTGATGTAAACTCTAAACCACTCATCCTCATCAAACGTACCAATTAATTCGGGTGGAAGTTTTGGTAGTTCTACGTTTGTAAGTTTCATAGTATCTGCATCTACAAATGAACCTTGTTTTGAACCTCTAATTGATAAAAAATCTATTGCATCTGCATATTCATTAACTAAATTCTGTTTAATTGAAGAATTAGTAACATTACCACCACTTAAACCAGTTAAATCGGTTTCCATTCCCCAAACTACTTTTTTGGCACTCATTGATTTTTTATGAGTAGATTGATTATCGAATTGTTCTGGTAAAAGATAAGCATAAACTGCCATTGTAAAATTAGTTCTAACTATTCTCTGAGAACCTTCACTTACTTCGGTTGTATTATCAAATGAATCTATTTTTACTCTAAATTTAAATCCACCCTTATCTCCCCAATACTCATCTGTTGCATATTGGAAGGCTTCAACAATTTTATTCATGTGTTCTGTAAAATCAGTCCAAATGATTACTTCATATGTAATGTTTACATAATCAGGTATTACAATATCATATAATTCAACTGGTTTTTGTGTTCCAGTCATTGCTGAAAACTTATCATATCTGTGTTTTTTTGAATATCTTGATACTGAAGGGTATGAAACGTGTCTATTCATTGTATTTGATAACGCATCATCTCTATTAATAGAGTTTCTTTTAAACATTACCAATGGAATTTGTAATACTCCTTTTTTATCTCTTAAATACCCATCTTTTTGTACAGATTTCCATCTTTCAGGATTTCCATACACAACTGGTATCTTTTGTTTCTCTTGGAAGATTTCAACAGTAGGTAATACGGTATCTATCATGTGTTCGGCAATTGCCATATCCACATCATATAATTTTACACCCTTTCCTTGTTCAATACTTTCTTTTTTATATTGAAGAGCTTTATTCTGTTTTATATTTTTTAATGGGTCGATTGCCATTAGTGATATATCCTTTCATCTATTTGAATTTGACTTCTTCTTACCATAAATCCAACACCAATAAGTGTATTGTTAGAATTTTGGAATGTATTTGTTTCTTTATCGTAAATTTGAGGTTGTCCACCAATTCTTTGGTTTTCTCGTATGTTATCCATTTCATAATAGATACCATCAAATAAAATAACATCTCCAATCTCAGGATAACCAACTGATAAGTTTTGTATTGCTTCTGTTGGTATTAATGTACCGTTTACATCTCTAATTTTAGGAACTGAGTGTGAAGTTTCTCTTAATCGTTCTCTATTGAACCTAAATTCAACTGCTTGTTGTTTATCTGCACCAAATCCTTCGTAAACTACATTCATTGGTTCTCTATCTACTATCGCCATAATAGTAGAAGGTGCTCTCCATACTTTACCAAGAGATTCACCATATAAATTAGTTTTAGTTTCACCCACAGATACCTTGAACAAGGTTACTGCTTGTTCTACTACATAATCTACTACCTCCTCGGAGATAGTTTTTATGAAATCCAAATCTCGTGAATTAAAAAACTTCGGCATATCGTTATCCTATATAAATTGCTAGTGGAACTTTGTTTATGATTGTTTGTTGTTGGTCAACCATAGAAGCTTCGTTCTCTATTCTTACTTTTTTACTTACTTCATTAAGATTTTCTCTTAGTTGTTCTATAAGAGCATCTTTTTCTGTTTGTGCCTCAGCTCTTAATGCAGAACCATCTAAAGAAACTTCTGAACCTGGTATTGGAATTGTACTATATTTTTCTCTAACTGCACCTAACATCTCTTTTGCAAGTGCAAGAGTATATTTTCTAACCCATTGTTTACCAACATCATTTATTTTAGAATATTCTGCAAAGTTATATCCAATATTTGAATAATCTGATACTACGTTTGGAACTATAATAGTAGAGTTTTCTCTTCTATCTTTTACAACTTGATATTCAAACCAAAGTTTGTAATCTGATGCAGGTTTTGGTAAAATTGTTATTTTATTGTTTACTATATTGAATGAATGTGCAGATTTTCTCATTTGGTCATTGAATTCAATCTGTTGAATCCTTAACATATCCTCATAAATTGGCATCATTATAAATTGTGCCGCTGGTGAGAATGAACCAAATCCAAATTCATCAACTAAGTTAAGTGTTCCTTGTCCACTAACTGAATATGGGTCAAAGAATCTGTTAATTGCTGGAGTTGTTTCGTAAAATACTTTAGTTACATCAATTCTTTCACCACTTTCAGATACATCTCCATAAAGAGCCTGTAAATCATATGTTTGGGAAGCAGTAGTTACATCTATTGAACCTTTTTTGATATCAGTTCTACCACCAACGTTTGCAAAGTTACCATAAGTTTCTGCAATAGTTACTGTATTATTTAGTTCTGAACCTTGTACCGAACTACCTTGATAATTAGCACCGGTTGGTTGACCTTCTAACGAACCAAGATTATTTCTTATATTAAATTGATTTACTTGTGAAGAATATTCACTTACTGCTTCTTCAAATACTGCGAAAAAGTTTTCACCTTCTAATTCAATATCAATGATTGGATATCCTAATCTTTTAGCACACCATGATGCTATCTTAGGTGCATCTGATTGAAATACTATATCTGAATCATAAGTACCAAATGGTGTAGAGGAACCTGATGAAAAATCAGCTGAACCTGTCCAAATTCTTGCTTGTGACATATTTTCTTAACTCCTTATTATACAATTATACTCTTATAAATATAAATTTATTCAAAAGGAAGTAAAAAAAAAGAGAGAAACCTTTCGGAATCTCTCTTAGTTTTATCATCACATTTGTAATGACCTATTTAACAAGTTTTAATCAACTACTATAAGTTGTTTAAATCTTTAACATAGATTTTACCATAGAATTCTGGTCTTACCATTTTCTTAGCGTATCTAGTCATTACACCTCTTCTTGGTGTAAAGTTAGTTGGGTCATATACAAGTGGAGTCATAATTAACGGTACATATGGTGCATAAACAGCTCCAGTCTCAAGGAAATTACTTCCTTTGAATCCTAATAAGATTTCGTTAGAAGTCATATAAGGGTTCTTGTAAACTGTATATCTGTTTGATAAAGAACCAACAGTAGTTACACCTGCAGCGAAAGATGAAGCATCTTTATCAGCTGAAACTGCAAATCCTGGAATAGATTCTAAAATTGTACATACGTCAGGAGAAGCAACAACGAAGTTAGCTCCACCTCTTAAAGTTAATTGGTGTATCTTGTTAGATACTTTATTCAACTTAGCTCCTAAAGTTTGGAACCAAGAGTTTTTAGTATAAGCTGCAGAATTACTTCCAGCAACCCAACCACTTGTGTTTGCATCATACTCTTCACCTAAAGATACAGACCAGTATTCAGTTGTTAACGCGTTAGACTTTAACATATCAAGGATTTCTAGGTCAATCTCTAATGAGATGTACTCAGATAACATTGAAGTTAATTCAGCCTCAGCATCAATACTGTGGTATGCATTTAAATCTTGAGCCAATTCAGGTGTCCATACAGCCTTTAGTTTTCTTGTCTTAGCAACAATTGCTTCAGACTTAAGTTCTAAATCAACTTCTGGAATACCTATATCAGTTGCAGGTTCAGATGGAGAAGCATCTTCGAAGTCTCCTCTGTTTGCAGCGATTGGTTGTTGTGAATGTTTAACTGCTAAATCACCACCTAAAGATGAGATTTTTGCGAATGTAGTAATTACTTCTGAACCTACAACACCAGAAACACTAGAGTGTGCTGGGTAATAAGAATCTGCAGATGCGAAATCTGAAGATGAGATGTAAAAACTTCTTACACCGTCTAAATCAGGTCTTACTAATTCAGATGCGTTAAATTTAATACTAGCTAATGAACCATCAGCAACTGAAGCTGATAATGATGCATCATAATTTACATCTGCCCAAGAAGCAGAAGCGATAGTTAAATCACTATTACCTACTGAATCAGATACGTCATTTGCAGTATATGCAAATCTACCTTCACCATAAAGACCATTTACAGCAGAATCAGTTGAACCAAGGTCTGCACCTGTACCACCGAAAAGTGAATTTCCGCTGAATGATGGGTTTCCTGGTTGAGCTGAACCGTATTTGAAATCTAGATAAAAGATTAGTCCAGATGGTAAGTTCATTGGTTGTACACTAACGAATTCTTTCGATGCAATTTCACCGAAGATACGTCTTACTAATGGTAGAGCTACTCCACTCCACTCTTCATTTCCACCACCTGTACCGGTAGCAGTAGCTTCATCAAGCAATTGTTTTGCTTGGTTTTCTAACAATACAGATACCTGTGATTGTTCTCTCTCTCCTAAACCTTCAAGAAGTCCAGTTTGTTCCCATTTACCTTTAAGTTCTCTAGTTTCAGCTAGCATCACTTGTTGTGGGTTCTTTCCTTCCATTAATTTAGATAAATCAAAATTTGCCATTTTTATTTTTCCTTTTTTTTGGGTTAATTAAATTTTTAAATATTTGCTAATTTCTTAAATCTTTCTGCCATCGTGTTAGTTGATTCAGTAATTACTTCCTTTGTAGGAGCAGTACTTGCAACTGGTTTAGATGCGAATGATTCGTTGATTTTAGCTTGTTTTTGTTTTTTTGCAGTTCCACCAATTTTTAGTGATTCTGCTAATGTACTAAATACTAATTTTACTTCTCTAACATTCTTAGTTCTATCTAATGTTTCAACAACTTTCATTTTCTGGTCATTGTTTAAATCATAAGAACGGAATAGTTTGTTAGTGTAAAGTAATTTAGCGTTCAATAAATTTACTTCGTTGATTGTAGATTTAAGTTCCTTGATTGTACTCATTGCTTCTGTAAGCTCTGATTTTACTTCTTCAAGTTCGTTAGTTTCTTCTACAACTTCTTCAGAAACTTCTTCTTCATCAGATTCATCTTCTTCTCCGTATCCCATTTCTTTTAGGATTTCGTCTAAGTCGATTTCTTCATCTATGTCATCTTCTTCTTCGGAGTGTTCTTCACCTTCTTCAGATACTTCTTCTTCAGAGTGATGTTCATCTTCGTGAGATTCGATTTCATCAGATGCGATGTCAGATACTTGTTCTTCTTCCTCACCATCAAGTTCTTCTTCAACTTCATCAGCTTCTTCCTCGTGAGAGTCTTCGTCTAATTCAGCTTCTAATTCTTTAATGATTGATTCTAAGTCAAGTTCATCTTCATCTTCTTCTTCAGATACTTCTTGTTCTTCTTCTTCAGCTTCCTCAGATACTTCATCTTTCGATTCTTCTTCTGATTCTTCTTCAGCAACAACTTCAGTTTCTTCTTTTACTTCTTTTTCTTCTTCAGCGTCTTCACCTTCAGTTACTTCTTCTTCAGATACAGTTTCAGTTTCAGTTGATTCTTCAACTTCTTCTTTATCTTCGTCTTCAGTTACTTCAGCTTCTACTACTGTTTCAGTTTCTTCTACTACTTCGTTTTCTTCAACCTTTTCTTCTTCCTCTTCACCTTCTTCAATTTCTTGTTGAAGTTTCTGAGATAGAATAGATTGTAAACGAGGTGTAAAAGCTTCTTCCAAAGCTATTTTAGCATTTGCAATTGCAGTTTCTCTAACAGCTTTTGCATCAGCGATAGCTTCTTTTAACAAATTTGAGTTTGCCATAATAGTTTACCTTTTCGTTTTGTGTTCGTGAAAATATTTAGGGATTTTCAATAATGATTATTGTAAAACGGTTTTTTAGTCACCTCACATAAGAATCGTGGGTATTCATTAACCTTAGTAAGAACCTACATTGGGTAGGTTATTCAGTATATAAATATAGAATATATATTTTAAAAGATAATTTTACTTATCTTTTTTTTCATTATTCTTATTTTTATCGTTTTTGTTACCTTTTCTTTTAGGTTTTTTAGTATAAAATCTTAATTTAGTATCACCATCTGCTATTTTACCAAGTATAGTTTCCTTTTCTTGTTCTCTAACTGCTAATTGTTTTTCTCTTCTACGAACTGTTGTGGGTTTTATATAATATTTTCTTTCTCTTAGTTCTAGAAGATGACCAGAGTCAATGGTTCTTCTTTTTAATTTTTTTAATGCTCTGTTGATATCTCCTTTGATTACCTTAACAGAAACAATTGATTTCTTTTTACTCATTCTCCTAATTTTAGTGTAACGTTATTTTATATAAGTATATATAATTTTAATTTAAGAACCTTTACCAGTTCCTGATTTTCTTCCTTTGGTATGTGTAGAAACATTGATAGGTTTTTTACCCTGTCCTGCAGATGATTTACCACCTCTATTGGATTTGTTTTGTGCTGCTCTTTTTCTACGAGTTGCAGATTCTTTTTCTTTCTTACTCATAGATGCGGCTTTCTTGGCAGGAACACATTTTGCATATCCTTTTTTCTTACCACTTGTACCACATGGGGGGTGTTTACCACTTTTATCTTTTTTACCGATGTTAACCCACTTGGATTTAAACCAGTTTCTCAAATCTTCATTTGTGGTTTCTTCAAATATCTCGTCTATGATATTTTGTAATCTCATTACTTACCTAATTGGAATAATTTTTCTTCTGCACCAGCATTGGTTCTGTAATCGTAATGTTTTGGATTTACTCCAAAATCTTTTAGGGATTTTTCTAACCAAATTCTGTATTTGTTTTTACCATACTTTTTTTCCATGGTATCAAGTACATCGTAAAATAGTTTTTCGTGTTTAACTTTTTTTACTAAATCTTTGATTTGTTTTTTATCTTCTACCACTGGATTATATCCTTGTGGTACTTCTTGGTTTGCTGATTCATATATAACATACTGTTGTAATGTCTCTGAATCAAAATCTTGTTTATCTAAACTGATTTGTTTTCTATTAGGTCCATAAATAATATAATAGTTGGGCTGAATTTCTAAAGTAACCTTAGTTCCTTTTTTAAACTTGACGACCAGAGTCACCTTTAAGGTCTCTAGCCATTTTGCCTTTGAAATACTGATAACCTTCAGTAACTACTGATTCTCTTGTTAGTTTGTATCCTTGTTTTGCAAGTGTTCCAACGAAATCACTTAAATCTTTTTTGTTTTTGAAAATTTTGATATCAAAGAAATCACTACCATCTTTATGTTTCTTTTTTCCATCATGGAAAGAGATTGTGTATTTTGCTTTACCAATACCATCTTGTCTTTTGAATCTTTTCTTACCTTCGTTTACTGATTCTAAAATAATAGAATTTAGCTTTACTTTTTTATTAAATCTAGTGCTGCGTACATCGTTAGTTACTTCTAACTCAACACCATACATTGCAGTTAATTTTACCTTTACTTTTTTACCATTATGTTCTGCTTCAAATTCTTTAAATGCATTTGCCTGTCGGCCATAATCCGTAATTTCATACTTTCCATCTTCTGTATTAAATATAGTACCGATGCTAATTTTATTAAGAACTCTTGCACCCATCATAGATATTTTAGAAGAAGATATTGTTTTACCTTCGTTTACTGATTCGTTCTTAGAAACCAATTCATCTACATCTTTATGAACATCTTTATAGTTGTTAAATTTTTGTTTACGAATTGCACTATAAATTGCCAATGAGTATTTTTGTGAGTTGTTGTGAATTTTACTTTTAATGAAGTTACCAGATTTTTCAGCTGATTTAGAATCTTTCATTTCAATATTATTTACTGCTTTTGAAAATATTTGAAAAGCTTCAAAATGATTTTTCTTATTATAGTCCATTACCATATCTTCAATAAAAGATAATGAAGATTTCATATCCTCTTTATTTTGTTTGAAAACTTTGGTTGCCATAGGGTCACCTTTTTTCAAGAATCGTACAAACTCTTCTTGTTTTTTCTTGACCTGACTCTTTTCATCAAAGTAATCTTTCTTTCTAAAAAGATTGAATACTTTTTCAAATTCTTTGTTTGGAGATTTAAATCTTTCGTTGATTAGCATTTCTTCCATCCTCCACCTGCTGCTTTATATTTCTTAGCTGCCCAACCATTAGCATATGCTGATGGATAAACATCAAATTTCTTTTTTGCTTGTGATTTGTAAGAACTCCATTTACTTGAATCAGTTGGACAATTTTTCTCCATTAGAGTTTCAACCTTTTGGCCAAACTCATATAATGCAGTTTCTTGTTCATTTAATTCATTTACTTCTTTTATTGTAGTAGTGATAGAACCATCATCGTTTCTCATTGATACTGCAACAGGTTCTTCGTTTAAAGATTCATTACATCCACCTGGAGTTGTTCCATTACATCCACAACCACAATCTTCTTTAGATTCGTTCATTCCTAAACGTTCTTTCATCTGGTCTTCTGAAATCTCACCAATCTTGTAGTACCTTGAAAGTATGTGTCCCATATCTTCATATAATCCACCCATTCTTTGGTCAAGTGCCTTAGCTTCAAGAGCAACTTTATCGAATTGTTTACCCAACTTATCCAATTCACTCATGTTTCTTTTAATGGTGTGTTTATCAAACCAATCATCTCCTTCGTGAATTGCTAATGTTCTAGCTGCTTCTGTAATACCACCAAGTGTTTCTGCTACTTGAGTAATATCAGATTTTCTATCCATTGATTCTTGGTACTTGTTGTAAGTAGAAACGATTTCTAAGAAGTGTTTTTTAACTTCATTAGAAAGAGGTCTCTTTTCTTCTGATTCGTTCATTAGTTGGGTTAATTTAATCATTGTACTCTCCTTAAAATAATTTTTTTAGTTCTTTTTTACCATATACATCGGCGAAATACCATTTCTTATCCTTTATATTGTATAAATATACATATTCTGCTCCAGCCTCAACTCCAGCATCGTTAATATATGATTTAATATCTTTAGAATCACCTTTTAATGGTTGACCACTTTTTTTGTAATATTCAATTTCTTTATCATCAAAGATTCCTCTTGCCCCACCCATCTTGATTAGTTTAAGAACATCTTTTTCGTTCTTCATGTGATGTTTTAAACCTGGTTTCATATTTGATGGATAACCATCGAAATGAACGTATGCAGAAACAATCTTACCATTTCTACCAATCACACCAACTTGAGAACGAGTTCCTTCGTTGATTAAATTTTTTATAAATATAGATTCTTTAACAAGAGATGTGATACTAAGTTTACCCTCATCCATAGATTTTTCAGCATCTTCAAATGATTTTTGAATTCTATTTGCTAAATCTTCTTTACCATCTTTTCTTAGTTTTACAAGATAACCAGCAAGAATTTGTCCACCATCATGTCCTGATTTTTGAGCAGCTTCAATTGAAACTTTATCAAATAAATCATCTCTTTCATTTTTTCTATTAAATCCTGCATTAAAATCTTTTGTATAGATAGTGTTTTTTTCTGTCCAATCTTTATAATCAGGCGAACCTAAATCTGGAGCATTTCTGAAATCAGCTTTCTTTCTTTTTTCTTTATTACCTTCTAAATCTGCAAAGATAAATCTGTTAGCCGTATGATAGTTTGAATCTTCTAATGAATTATGTATCATTCGTAACATTGTTCTTTCATATTCTGCATCACCCATATCTTTTGGATTTAATGCTGGTTTATCACCAATCGCCATGTCACCTAATGTATCAAGGTTCTTTAGTACAATTTTAGATGGTTTTGGAGCAAAAGGTTTTATTTTTGGAGAATCTAAAGTCATTTTCTTATCAAATAAATCTTTTAAATCTGCCCTTACATCAGCACTTCTAACAAAATCTGAACCAGAATCTTCAATATCATCTACTAATGATTTTGCAATTTCTAAATCTTTCCCTTTAAGATATGGGAATATATCTGATTCTGCATAATCTCTCATTTCATCGCCATCTAAATCACCAATATTATTTTGAACATCATCTATCTGTGTATCGGTGTTATCATCTCTCTTAGGTGCATCTTTATCCTTGTTCCAATAATCGTTTGTTTCAGGTTCTTTTGGTTTGTTTTGATTTTTTTCTAAATTGTTATAAACAAATTCAATGTACTCTTTCTTAGTTCGTTCAATTTCTTTTTTATCACCAGCTTTTTTTGCATCATCATATTTACCATGTAAATTGTAAAGTTCATCTGCGTTTTTATCACTCATTCCGAAACTTTGACCATCTCCAATTGCACCATCTTCATCAAATAGCCAAGCTTCCATCTTATCAGGGTCTGTTCCAATATCTTTAGGAACAACCTTTGACATTCCTTTTGGGTCTTTTATTTTATTAGAATCACCAGTTGGTTTTGAATCTGGTTTCTCATCAGGAAATAAAGATTTTTGAGTTCCACTTTTATCTTTTTTCATTTTCTGAAGATTTTTCTTTGAGTCGGAATCATTATCCCTTTTAAAGATGTTTACTTTAGGAGTATCTTTTTTATCATCATCATCTTCTGAATCTTTATTTTTATCATGAGTACCTGATTTAACTGCAGAGTCTCTTGCATCTTTTGATTTAAATGCAGTTACGTTACCACTACTTTTGTTGATTGCAGTAAATGAATCTTGTTCTTGTAATAAATCAGTTAGTTTAATCATAATTTCTTTGTCTCCTTTTTAAGAGTATATAAATCAAGTTTACCATCTTCGGTAATCTTAACATCATAATTAGTTTTTCTTATATCGTTGTGACCACCTTTAAATGGAACACTTGCAACGTTTCTTGTTACTGTTCCTAATTTAATATCATTATCACCTAAATATTTTTTTATATCAAATGCCATAACTTAGTTTAATTCTGTTATAATTTCTCTCATTAAATCTTGTGATTTACACCACTCGTTACAAACTTCACCTTGTTTGTTAACAGATTCGTTCATCGGAGTCATAAATGCTCCATGTGTTGATGGATTAGAAACAAAATCCCAACCTATCAATTCAAAATCTTCACCTACTTGTACTTTACCACCTGATAGAGGTTCTACTGAACCCATACCTCTTGATGATATACCTAAAAGGATTCCTGCTTTAAGTAGTTCTTTTAAGATGTTACCAGATGGGGTAGGTAATATCTCAACTGTTCCTACTAAATCATCGTTATCCCAATGAATCTCTCTTACGTTATGAGATACATTCTTTAGATTGATTACAGAAGAATCTGGATGGTCTAATTCACCAAGTGCTCTTCTTTCTTTAATAAGTGTTTCGTATTTCTTAGCTTCTCTCATCAAAATTGGTTTAGGATATATCCTTCCATTTTGATTTTCTGCACCTGCTCTTTGTAAAATACCCTTAACGATAGTTCTTCCACTCTCGTCCTCGTTTACTCTACCTTCGAATAGGTTTGTTTCTATTAATAAATTTGCCATTATGCTCCCCAACTTTTACGTTTTTTAAATAAATCAAAAAAGATTGCTGATACCTCTTGTCTGATGATTTTTCTTATTAAATCTTTATCAGACTCATTAAGGTCTTCGTTAATTTTTCCTTTTTTGAAGTTAACGATTTCCTCATTGATTATATCATACAATTCTTTTTTAGTCACTTTAGTCTTTCTTCTTACTATCTTTTTTCTCTATTGCCTTTTGAAGTGCTGGTGGTAGTTTTTTCTGAGCATCTGTTAATTCAGAAACTTGTTCTTTTTTTGCTCCTCTACCTTTCCAAGTTTTTTCAATCTTGTTAAAGAATGCCTTCTTTTCTTCATCAGACATAGAAGGAATAGATTTACCTGCTTTTTCTAAGGCTCTTTTGAAAAATTCTTGATATTCAGATTCTTCAATCATAGTTTCTTTAACTATGTTTTTTAATGCTTCTCTTGTTATTTTCATTTTTCTATCTCCTGTATAGTTCGAGCGATGTTTATCAATCTCTCCTTTATCTTATAAATATGTTTGTTTGTTCTTTTCCAATAGTTATCAGAATCTAACTCATTCATTGTTTTAATCTTATTATACCAATTAAAGAATTTTTCTGTTTCTCTAAGTTGATATTTAAGTTCTTTCAATCCCATAGCCATTTTCTTATGAGCATGCATTGAATCATCGTTTTTTAATTCTAACCAACGATTTACTGGTCTTTTTACTTTAGCTTCGTTTACTGATTCTATTGCTTCGTTCCTTCTGAGTTTTTTAAGAATAATATTTAATTGTTGCCCCACCGAAGTTGGATTTACTTTTTTTCTTTTCCATCCTTTAATCTTCTTTTTCTCAAAATCCATTATATAATCTATATCTTTTTTTGGATATTTTAAGTATTCTAAGTGGTCTATTACATCAAGTGTCCATTGGTCAGTTTTTTTTGCTTCGTTTACCGATTCATTTACATCATACATCTTACTGTTTCTATCAACAGATATAAGAGTTAAACCTTTATGTTTCTTACTTAACTTAGCAAATTCTTTTTGTGCTTTGTTGATATCTCCATCACCTGGTCTTTTACCACCATCTTGGTAATAAACTTTATCGTAATCTTGTTTCCTTTTATCAAACTTATCTACTATTACTAATATTTCGTTTACTGATTCTAATATCTTTGAATTTTTTTCTATTGAAAGAATAACATTTTTTTCTCTTCTAATTGATATTCCTCTGAATGTAGGTTTATTAAAATATTTATTCATTCCAGCTTCATAGCTTTTTAATGAACGATGGTGTGCAAATACTCCACCTGGTAAGTTATATATAATAGTTCCTTTAGGTAATGTTACATTTGTATAATCACCGATTTGTACACCTTTAACATCTCTTTTTAATTCATACTTTCTTTTATCTAAACCATATGTACCACCACTCATAGTACCTGAATTTGGTCTGAATGTTGCTTCTTTTACTGATTCGTTAAATCTACGAGTTTGTTCAACAGAATCCCAATCAACACCATTAATTAAATCTTTCTCAGATTTAAAAAAAGGAGAATTTATCATTTTACCAGGTACAATATACCTTACATATCCTTGAAGATTTCTTGTTTTTTTAATTTTACCTTTTACTATTACTTGCCAAAAATTTCTACTACTTCCCTTTGGAACTTTAAATGAAATAATATTTCCATTCCCTTGTATGATTTTTAATTTTTGTTTATCTGAGATTTTTTTTAGATGAGTTTTAGAATCAATTCCATCTAATCCTTTTAATTGTTTTTCAGTAATTATTGATTCGTTTACTGAATCTTCATCCACCTTACCAACTATCTTCATACCGAATTGAGTTGAAATCTTTTTCTTACGCTTCTTATCTTTAGCACCACCATTAGAAAATGCACCAGGTACATTATACCCAGCTACATTGCCTGTTGCAGTTGCCTCATCCAATTCTTTTTCAACTTCTTGGATAAGTTCTTCTAAAAATTTATTAAGATTTTGTTCCATTGACATTTTTTATCTCCTTAATCAACTCATAAGACATCATTAAAGCTGAAACTTGTTCATCTGTAATTTTCTTACCGATTTTCTGTTTTTTCAAAACATTTATTGTTTCTCTCAACTTTATTTTTGTAATCTTATCTTTCATACCTTTATACATTGAATGTAAAGATGTGATTGTTTCAATTAACTGAGATTCAAAATATTCATTAAACTTTGATGTGTTAGTAACATTATTAATATACTCTCTTAATAATCCTTTTTGTGATTTATCTAAAGTAGTATATTTTTTGTTAAAAGTTTCAACAAGAATCTTATATGTCAACAATCTAAGGTCTTTTTCTTGTTTTTTGTATTCTTCAACTAATTTATCTTGTTTAGCATTTTTTGTAATTTGGGAATTCGATGAAATGTGCTCTACAATAGTTATTTTAGAATTAAATACATCTTTAACATCAAGAATATTATTCTTTTTACCTTCAAATAATTTATGAATTGATGCTAAAATTTTATAATTTGTTACGGGAGATGATAAAAAATTATTTATTTCAAAATTTTCTTTAATAGATTTAATAAGATTATATTTTTCTCGTTGAATTGTTTTATAATTTATTTTAGTATGTGCTTCTAAAATAGCATCAATAAACTTTTCAGCCTTTGATTCTGTATTATATCTTTCATTTATTAAAAGGTTAAATAATCTAAGTTCTTTAGATAATTCTGTTCCTCTGCCATAGAATTCTTTAATTATTCCTTTAGCCTTTTCCTCACTACCATTTAGTATTTCCATGGTAATTTGTCGAGTTAAAAGCTCAAAAAGAAAACCAGTATTCTTAAATTTTGAGTGTTTTATTTTTTTCATCGTTATTTTTTCCTATTATGATATAGTAAATTTCCCTTATATAAATATAAAATTATATAAGATTAATTAATTTTCAGTATCTTTGAGGATATTCTCCTCATCTAACATACCTTTTAATTCATGTAAATATTTTCTTTTTGATGCAATACCATTAATATATTGTATAGCTTTTTCTTCAGAAGTTGTGTTTCTTTTAGCATCTTTTCTTTCTTTATCTCCTAAAGGGTCTCTTCCATATGGGTGTTTATCTTTTCCATATGTTCCACCTTCTTTCGGTCTACCACCTTTATCTTTTATTTCTTGTTTTAGTTTTTCAATTGATTCCTCAATATCATCTGGCTCTTCATCTTCTTGTGCAGGGTCATTACCCTCATCTTCAATAGAACGGAATCTATATCTATCTTTTAAATCATCTAACATCTGAACTCTTTGTTCATCGGATTCTCCATCTGATAATTTAAATACATTATCATATACCCAATCTTTAGATAACATATTAAGACCTTGTATATCTTGAGCTAATCTAATTTTTTCACTCCAAAGATTTAATTTTTCTTGTTCGTAAATAAAAGATGGATTTACTAATTGTAATTCAAAGTTTGTCATTTCTGAATCAGTAACTCCTTGTGCATATAAATGTACTATTGCAATTTTAGTTAATTCAGATACTACGGTTCTTTGTATTCTTTCTATTGTTCTTGCGAATCTAACATCTTCTGCAGCAAGAGTTGCTTTACCACCTACATTTTCTTCATATCCTAAATAAGCTTTTGGAATCTTTAGAGCTGCAAATAATTTGTTTTTTAGATAATCAATATCCTCAATACTTGCATATTCTAAACCAGCAAGATTTTCAATATTGGTTCCACTATCACCACCACGAACAGGTAGATAAAAATCTTCTGTTAGGTTTTGCATATTGTACTTTAAGTTGTAATCACCAGTATTTCTATCAACAAAAGGAACTTTCTTCATCTTGTTCATAATTCTTTGCATATAGTTATCTACTTCTGTTGGAGGTATGTTTCCTATATCTACTTTGAAAACTCTCTTTTCAGGTGCTCTCATAATTCTATGGATTAACATTGCATCTTCCATTAAAGATAATTGTTTCCACAATCTTCGTCCATTCTCAATCATAGATTTACCATATGGTAACCAGTTTGTATCTGCTAATAATCTAAAGTGAGCAACTTCAAAGTTTTCGTATTGTTCTTTTCCATTTGGGTCTTCAGTAATTTTAAACTTTACTGAGTTTGGATTCGATGGGTCTGTTCTTTCTAATCTTTCTGTGTTGTAAACTGAATGAGGTGTAACGTTAACAATACCTTTACCTTCAGCGATTTCTAAACCTAAGAAGAAATCTCCATACTTACACATATTTCTTACCCATGGCCATAAGTTGAATTCAATATTAAGAACATCATAAAATAAGTTTCTTAATATTTCTTGTACTTGTTGATTATCAGATACAATTCCAAGAGTATCACCAAATTCATTTTTTAGTGTTGATTCATCTGCGTATATATCAAGAGCTGATGCTAATATTGGGTCATTATCCATTGCATCAAAATCTCTAAAAACTTCTCTACGAACTTGTTGGTATGCCATTGATTGAGCACCACCTGCTTGTTCATAGAAACCTTTTTGTAGTTTCGTGTACCTATCTCTTAAAGAAGATAAGTTAGTTTGTTGTCTTTCATCGGTATCAATTACTTTTCTCTTACCCTCTTTATCAACAGTAACAACTGCTTGAGTACGAAAGAGTTTCGTTAATCTACCAAAAAATGAAGTATCTGCCATTTTGTTCCTAATTTAAATTATAACCTTTATTTGTTTTTGTTTTACCATTTTCTACAAGACCAGTATCTTGCTTTGTGTCTTGGACCTGGTGAATCACAATTGTGTCTAGCTCTAAATGCTTTTCTTGCATCTGGATTATTCTTTCGAATAGACATTGTTTTTTCTCCTGATTTCTTTGCTGAACTTCCTCCATGTCCAAAGTTTACTTTTACTACATTACCTTTGGGGTTTTTGACATATACTTTGAATTTCTTAGTATCACCTTGCATTGGTTTTCCAAGTTTAACTGTTCTACCTTGATACTCAGCTTCATTCATATCAGATTTGTATTCTTTCATGAATTCACAGAATTCTTTTATATCGTGATAATTTTCCACAGTATATTCTTCTGTGTGTATTTCTTCGTTAAGTAAATTTTTTAATGATATCATAGTTATTTCTCCTTATATTATAAATATATAGTTATTTAATTAACCAAGTTAAATCTTCATTACTATCCCCAACCCGCATTTTCCATGGGTTTTCATCCATAGAAGCATTACCACCAAATCCCATTCCAGCAACATCCAATTGATGTGCTCCAATTCCACCTAATGCCTGTTTTGTTAAATCAATTCCTTCTTGTCTTAATCTCAAAGCAGTATCTCTAACCCACAACGATATTGCAAGGGACATCGTTAAATCATCATTATAACCCCTCATTGCTTCTGCTCTATTACCATTCCATATAAATGTAAATAATTCATCTATTGTTCTTTGTGAACGAATTGTAACGGATTTTTCTCTAATGTATTGTTCTAATTTAGATATGATTAGAGGTCTTGTTTTAGATGTTGTACTAAAACCTGCAGTTAACCCTCTATCTTGTGCTCTGTATTTGTTTGTTAATTGATTCTCTACATCTACATACTTTAAATCTTTACTCATATAGAAAAGGTTTCCATATCCTCTATCAATTACTTGTTGAATTACTGCCCAACCAATATTTGCGTTCTCAACTACTAGTAATGCATTGTTATAATCGGTTGCAAGAGATACAAGAAAATTTCCAAAATCTTTTGTATCTAATTTACCTTTATATTCTGCAACTTGAGATGATTCTTCTATATCAATAACATGACATGCCGAGAAATCGGCAGCATCACCACGAGCAACATCGGCAACTACCATATAAGATTTCTGATAGTTTGGATATTCCCACTTCCAAAGATTTCCATCGAATCCAGTCTTTTCAACTGGTTCTTGGATAAATGATTCTTTATAGAACATAAGGAGTTGTGGGTCTATCACAGTATCACCCGAAGATACAAAATCACAATCACATTCTTGTGCTGCTCCTTTTGGTCCTAATAAAACTTCTTGTTCATCTCTCCAATCTTGGTCTCTTTCTGGATGTACACTCCAATGTAATCTAATAGTGTTAAAAGTATTTGTTTCTTCTTCTGCACCTACCCAAGTTTTGTGAAAAAAGTTTCCTACACCATTTGGAGTAGATAGGATAATTGCATTACCCCCAGTCGATAGTGTTGATTGTGCCGATACCCAAATATCTTCAATCTTATCAATAAATGCTGCCTCATCAAATACTAATAAAGATAATGCTTCAGAACGACCAGCATCACCAGCGGCTGAAGTTGCTTTTATCTGAGAACCATTCGAGTATCTTAAGGATAGTTTGTTATCCTCTACTGTATTTTGTTTTAACCATGATGGTAAATATTGATTCATTACACGAACCTTCGTTACAAGGTTCTTGGCAACTTCTTGTTTAGTTGCAATTACCAATACATTAAAATCTTGATTGAATAACATCTTCCAAAGTGAAAATCCCGCAGTTAAGGTTGAGATACCCGTTTGTCGAGATTTAAGAATGATGTTGTATCTGTGTTCTGCGAATTGGTCTAAAGTTCTTTCTTGAAACTGATATAAGTGAAAAGGAATTTTCCCCCTAACTGGATGTTGTATCATACAGTACTTCTTCATGAAGTATATAGGGTCTTGAGCACATTTCTGATACTCAAGTTTTATTATTTCTTTTAAACTTTGTTTAGCCATTCTATTTTTTTCCTAGTTTCCAATACATAGAACCACCAACAAATGGTTTATACTCACCAAGTTGATTTGATATACCAAGATTTAAACCATAGATGTTTAATTTCTTTGTTTTAAATAAAACATTACCACTAAGATTATTTAATCCATTGGTTTGGTCTATTCCTGTTCCAAATCCAATATAAAATTCATTCTTTGGTAATTCTTTTACTATTGTAGTATTATAAACTGTTGGAATCTTGAAATACCAATCGATTTCTCTTGATTCAATTCTGTTTTGTGAAATAACATCAGTAAGAATACCAAATCCTAAATCTCCACTTGGTTTGTTACCTACTGAATCAGTAACTACATCAGGAAAATCATATGCTAAACTTAATGTATCTTTGACTGTTACCTTTGAAAAGTAATCTTTAATAATTGCAAGTGAATCTACATCAACTGGTATCTCTACTTCCTTAATTACTTCTTTTGTAATATACTTCGGTACATACTTTGTTACTTTAACTTCTTTTTCTACATATATCGTATCAGTTTTTGATTCTAATAACTCATATTGTTCTCCATCTACTTCTACAAGAGTCTTATCTCCATAATCTTCTCCACACCCTCTTAAAAATAAAATAATTCCTAATAAAAGAAGGATTACTACTTCCCTCCATCGTTTAATCAATAAACTAAATATAATGCTCATAATTTTTTTCCCTTAATTTATCAAAAGCTTCTTCTCTTTTGACTTCTAATTCTTTAATTTCGTTTTCGCCGTAATCAATAAGTTCTTGTATCTCGGCTTTAACTTCACTAATTGGTTTTGGTAACTTCCATGTTTCGGTAACCTTACCATCTGAACCTATCATTTCATATTCTTCTTTAAGTTCATCTATTGATTGTTTATATGAATCTAATTTAGCTTTTCCATACACAATCATCTTTGTCCAAACTTTATAATTTTGATATTCTTCCCATAAACCAGCAGTTCGTATTTGATGTTCTTTATCAATAGTACATTCCATACAAAATCCACCTCGTTGGATAAATTTTAAATCTTTATCGGTTTTCTTAATGGTTTTACATTCAGAATTTTTACAACTTGTTTTTTCTTGAAGGTAATTTCTAATTTCTTGAAAAGCTTCAGAGTTTTTTCCTGTCTTTAGGATGTATCCTTCTTTTTTCTCGTATCTATTATGCTCATCTTCCCAAACATCACCAACATTACGAGTTTCTTTTATTTTATCATACCCAATGGTAGTATTTTTATCATACTCACCAGTTTGTACCATATCTACCAACTTTCTACGAGTTGGGTGCATATACTTCTTCTTGAATTCTTTACCCATTTTTACATATTAGGTTATATTGTTACATATATAAATATATAAAAATAGAGAAACCGAAATTTTAAAAGAAAATACCTAGTATCTGATTTACGGATGCGAATGTACCTGTAAGTTTAAAAGTATTTCCTTTATATAAGAACACAATACCTTCATTCGGTACAATTTTTTTAGAACCACCGATAGATTTTAATCTACCAAGTTCTAATTTAAGTTTTTCTATCTTTTTTGGGTCACCTGATTTCTTAACATCTTTAATTGTCTTATCAATTCGTTTTTTCATATCACGAACTGCTCCATCAGCATTAACTGTTAGTGCAGATGAGGTAAACTCTAACACTTCTGCACCTAAACCTAAGAATATTTGTTCAAACTTCATTAAGTTCTTTTTACTAATCTTCTTTTGGTCTTCTTTATCTATTTTCTTAGCCCATTCTAATGTTTTTTCATCAGTAATGTTCTTTTTATCTAATCTAAACTTCTTATCCATGAATGCCCATCTCTTAACTAACCCCATTTTGGTTTTATTATCAAGTGATGATGGAGAATTCTTATCAACCCATTGTTCCCACCATGATTGGTGATAGTTTGCAACACCATCAGTATCTTTTAAACTAAACTCACTCTGCAATTTGGATATCATTGATGAGTATTTACTACGTTTAGTAGATAAATCTTGTGATTTTGGTAATTTTACAATAGGAGGTCCTTGAATAGTGTAATTATCTTGTACATCTTTGTTAACTTGTTTAATCATACCAGCTAATATTCTAGCCGCATCACCATTCTCTCCAATTGCAACACCATCCATGTTGAATTCCATAGTACCATGGAACACAAGTAATGCTTGACCATAAGGAATAACGTTTACTGATGTTGGATATATCACTTCAAGGTTCATAAAACACGCACCTTGTTTAAAAATCTTATCTCTTTGTTTATCTGAAAGGGATTTGATAGCATTCGATAAGTCTTTCATTGCATAATTGTAAGCATCACTCAATCCACCTCTACCTTGGAACTTATCTGATACACCTTTGATATCTAAAGCGTTCTCACCTTTGTTTTTAAGGTGTCCTTTGTTTCTTGCGGCTACTAACCTACCATCTCTCCATGAAATAGCTAGTGCTTGACCATCTGTTTTCTCTCGTGTGAACTCAAGTGTACCTTCTAAAGCACGATTTACGATATCTTTAAGTTGTCCAAAGGTTAAATTGATATCAGTATCAAATGGATGAGACATGTGTCCATACGCACCACCCTCTTGTAGTAATTTGGTTTCGTTTATGTTTTCTTTGATTAGTTGTTGTGGTGTTTTAGTGTTTGGTAAAAACATTTCAACTATTTTATTATCAATATCACTTATTAATTGTTCTATTTCATTCATAAACTTTTCCTTTTCTTGATTTTTAATCCAATTACCTCGTTCTGGTCCATTAGGTATATCTTTTGGTATATCACTTCCCTTTACAGATAACTTAAATTTTACAAACTTATCAAGTTTTTTACCAATTCGTTTACCAAATTCTAAAATATCTTTATCAGATATTGATTTTACATTTTCATGTTGTTTTTTAAATTGGATAATCTTTTCTGGTGTGAAATCCTTTAATGATATTAAAAATGTAATATCATCTTTATCATTATTACTATAATTAATTTTATTTAATACGTTTCCTACTTTACTCGGGTCATTATCTCTTAAAATAAATGCAATAAATGTAAGATAGTTATTATCGTGTGGATATGGTTTACTTACTTTAAGACCTGGTAGGATTTGTTTAGTAAATCCAATCTCATCACATCTTTCTAAATAAACTTTAGTGTTTTTTGATTGTTTGATTGCACTTCTAAACTCTCTCATGATTCTTTCACCTGAAAGTTGTGATATGTTGTTATCTTTTTTAAGTGCAGTTAATGTTTCTTTATCAAGTTTACCACCTAATCTAGTTTCAAACCTTACTGCTCTTAATTTTCTTAATGGGTCTTCATCAAATCGTTCTGATGCTTTACCAACTGTTTTAACAACACCCTTTTTTAAATCTTCTACTCCACCATGAAAATCAATAATCTCTTTTTTATCAATATCATAGTATAATGAGTTACAAGTTAAATCTCTTCTTTTAGAATCAGTTGAAATATCACACCACTTTACTTTATCAGGCCTTCTACCTTTACCAATATCTTCTCTAAATGTAGTTACCTCGTGTCCATTTATGATTATACTACCCAATCCAAGATTTGAGTTTACGTTATTTGTTGAATGTTTAAAATTACCTTGTTTAGCAATCTTAATCATTTCTTCTGGTGTTGCATCTGTTGTTAAATCGAAATCTTTTGGGGAATTACCCATAAGTGCATCTCTAACTGCTCCACCTACAACATAAAGTTGTTTTTTATTCTTTTTAAATGCCTTTTGAAGTTTTTTAATATCAGATGGTACAGATAAACTAAATTTAGTTCTTGTTGCTTTGTTCTCATCTAATCCACTTCTATCGTGTTTTGAGAATTTACCTAATTTATCAAATGCTCTGAATGATTTTAGTTTATTTACTTTTTTAGGAGTCATTACAGATAGTTGTTTGTATCTCATATGGTTTTTAACAATGTAAAATACATTTGCTGGATTACCACCAACTGATTCTATAAACTTTTTATACTTCTTTACTAAAGATGCCGATACTTTCTCATGTCCAAAGTGTGTAATGTGTCCTTTCTTTGGATGAATACCTGCAGTTTCATCTTTTCCTATATCATGGAACATTGCTGCTATTGCAATATCAATATCATCTTCTTTGATTGAACGATTTACAACTACGATTGTGTGTTTAAGAACATTTCCTTCAGGATGTTTATCTACTCTCTGTCCAAAGTTTTTTAGATTGTAAACTCTCTTTTGTAAATCAGAAGGCATTTTCTTAAATAACGATTTAAAATCTTTTATTCCTAAATCTTTTAAACTTTCTTCAATTGGTTCATATCCTCTTTTCTTAGTATCCTTTTCTTTCTCTTGATGTCCACCTTTTTTATCATCATCATCAAAATCAATTGTATCTGGTTCAGCTATTGAACCTCTTTTTGCATATGATGAATATGTATGATGTTTATTAAAATCCTTTTCAGCTTCTGATGAAGGTTTACTACTCTTTACAGATTTAAACTTATCTGTTACCTTTGTTGGTAACGATTCCTTAATTACTTTATCTGATTTAAGTTTGTAATGTATATCTCTACCATCAGCATCTTTACCGAATCCTTTACCAACTTGTTTTTTCCAAAGTAACTCTAAGAACTCTGCCTTTTTTCTATAAGATAATCCTTTTAGTTTTTGATTGATTTGTTTTCTGTTTTTGTAAACATACTTTTTGAAATCCATATAAAAGAATTCATTAACTTCCTTTATAGTATCGTATTGATATTCTTTATTAGAATCAGAATCTTTTCTATATTCCTTATTTCTTTTATCGAACCTTTTCATATCTTCAGGTCCAGCATATCCAATCATCAATTCATTAGTATCATCTTTTTTACCAAACTTCTGTACTTCTGCATCTCTTAATGCTGGCAAGAATCTAAACTTGGCTCTTTTCCTAACTCTACCTTTTTTTCTTAATACATTCTTATGAACTACTTTAGCCTGTGCGATAGATAATTCATTTTTCTTTTTACCAGGAAACAAATCTTTCATAAACTCATCATAAACTTGTAGGTATGCTTTTTTGTATGCAATCTTTTTAAGTTTAGAAAGAGGTTTTCTTCTCTTCATTGTTCTTGCTCTCCTTCTTGCAATTTGAGCTCGTTTTCCAGCCATCGCTGCTTTTCTTCTAAGTAATGCGGCGGGTCTTAATCTACCTTTACTTTCTTCTACATCTACATCTTCGGATATACCCATTTTCTCTTGCCACGAATCAAATGCATCAAAATCGTATTCTCCTTTTTGAGAATCCCATCCACATGAATGACATAAATACTTTTCACTATCATCAGATTCGATTTCCCATTGGTGATTACATTTTTCACACTTTACTTCTGTTCCTGCAAGTTCTGAAATGAATCCTTCTTTAACCATTCTAAAGGTAACTACTTTTCTACCATTGATTGTTGGCATTCCATGTTCATCTTTACCGATTGATTTAACAACTGTTTTCTTGTTCTTAAATCTACCAGTCATAATGGTATCGCCAACTTTAATTGGTAGTACTATATTTTCATTTAAAGATGCTTCGTATTCTTCTTGTGATTTTTTATCACCTTTTTGAGAATCTAATGATTGTTCTTTTTCATCTTTATTAGTATCTAATCCTTTTACTAATTCGTAACCAACTAATGCTGCTTTACGAGTTACGTGCTTAAACCATTTAGAATAAGCATCTGATGAATAGATATCAACTTGGTTAGTTGCAGTTGTTGTACCAAGTACACCTGCTGGAAATGGAGTTACTGCTTTAACAGGTCCATTTGGGTATGTTGGATGGTCATAGTAATCTTCTAACTCTTTGTTAGTAATCATATTTACCACTTCATAACCAATTCTTTTTGCTCTATCTACATTTATCTTAGAGAAAACATCATAATTTGGAAACATAAAGTTAGGTCCGTCATCTGCTTGACCACTTCCCATCTTAGAACCCTCGTTTAACAACCACTCCTCAATCATCTCTTTAGAAATTTCAATTCCCTCATCGAGTTTATCAGTAATCATACTAAAAATAGTTGCATTAAACTTTCCATATGCTCGTTTCTTAAAGAAATTCTTTTTCTGTTCATCAGAACCAACTGATAATCCATTTCGTACTTCTGTACCACTTACTGAACCACCAGTCATTGGAGCTGCATAAACATACCCACCATCTCTATATCCCACAGATGGTTCTCCCTTATATGGTTGAAAGTATTTACCACCTAATCGGTTTTTATCTTTCTCACCAACAACAGTTACGAATGCAGTTGTTTCTTCATCAAACTTTTTAAGAATTTCTGTGGGTTTGTATGGATTCTTGACTTTATGTATTTTGGATTTTGGAATTCCAAACATAGTAGTCATAATTTTTACCTTTTCTTTAAAGTTAAAAGGTGATTTAGGTAATTGTACCTTATCAGATGTACCAACATAAACATTATCCTTACCGAACTTTTTGACAAGGTGTTGGTAAGTACCAGCATGTCCTTTATGCATAGGTTGAAACCTACCCACATAGACAACTACGGTTTTTTTAATAGGATTCGCATCCTCCATTATACTCTCTACGAGAAATTTGGAAAGTTTATTCATATTCGGTACACCTTATCAGTATATAAATATGGTAGAATTTATAATTAATGATTCTTATAGATAAAGGGGTCTCTTTTTCTAAGTTCTTCTAACTTTTTTTTATAGATTTTTTCTCTTTTTCTATTTTTAAAGTAAGTAATAATTTTCTTGATTAGGTTCATGTTTAATTAAATTAAATAATTTATTTTTATAAGCATTACCTACCTTTTCTTCTTGAAATGATAAAAGTAAATTTCTGTTATAAATAAGTATAGGTTTTAATTTTTTATTTAATAAATCCCACTCATCTTTACTTTTAGATAATAGTGTTGTAGTAACTTCAAATATCTTTTCCATTCTTAATGAGTTTGATTCGACAGTATCATAACTTTCATCCCAATACTCACTAAAAGTTTTAAATCCTAAACTATGTAAAAACTTCAACATACCAGGTCTACCAACAAAAATAAATGGATGTAAGTGTGCAATTGGTTTCCAAGTTTTTTCAGATAAATAATTTCCAAACTCATAAAAAAGAGTTTCTGTTACAATTGAAAAATAGGTTGATTTATAGTTTTCTGAGTTTTCAAATGCAAATCCCCAAACATTTTCTATATCTTCAAAATCTATAATACTTTTTTCTTTCTTTATCATTTTTCGATAACCACCCATTATTAGATTTTTAATAGGCTGTGTTTTAATATAGCCCTCTTCATCATGTCCACTGCCTGATATTAAATCTAATCCGGCATCATGTGAGTGTAACAGATTTATATCAAAAGAAGTTTTTGTTTTATCAAAAAGTTTAGTTTCAAGTAACCAACTTATTAATATTATTCTATGAGGTGCCAATCTTCTATTTAAACAAAGTGCATGAGATTCTCGTTGAGTTAGATTATCAAATTCTTCATCTAACATTACAGAATTTTTATTTTTAAACCCATGAAAATTTATTATTTTATTTTCAAACAAAATGGAATTTGTATCTTTTGCTTTTCCAAGAAGTGACCATGGATAAAATGCTGTATATAATAAATTATCTTGTGGATTTTTATCTAAATATTTTTTGTAAATATCAAAAGTATTTTCAGATGCAGTTATTACAATAATTTTTGAGGGATTTATATTGTTTCGTTCACACGCAAGATGTAATGATTCAAATATATATTCGTTAATATCACCTTCACTACTATAATCATATATAAACCAAAAATTTGAAGCTTTAGAATATGATTTTGTTTTCTTTGATATAAAATCAAAACTATGTCTACCTTCGTGATAGCTCGTATCTAATCCAGTAGAAATGTGAATGTTACCAAATGGATGTATGGTAAAAAAATAATTTTCTTTTTTGTTTGTGATTTCTTTTGCATTTTCATCAAAATGTAAATCACTTATATGATAGTTTTTTATAATATCTTGTGGTAAATTTAAATTACAATCATAAACAGATATTTGTGTATATGATTCATTAAATTTATCAATAAGTTTATGATAGATATAAAAATCGTAATCCCAAAACGTATCAGTAAAATTCCAATTTAAACCATTTGGCACTGGTCCTCGTGGTCCAATAATATCAAATACTCTATTTATCTTCATAGTATAATTGAGGATATTCAACCATCACCCAAATACCACCATTTGTTAATGCTTCTTTATAAGCTGGAAGTATTTTTTCATGAGTATCAAGTTTTACTACATTTGTATGTTTTAACATAGATGAAAATTCTTCTGTATAATCTGCTTTGTGTTGATGACCAGGGTCAAGTGGTGTATCACTTCCCTTACCAACTCGAATAATTATATTTGGATTCCATGCACCATCAGACATTACATTTATTTTATCTAAATGATTTACTAATTGATTTGCAGCACATATAACAAAATCCCATCTTGGATAAAAACTAATTACTGAATGACCATACATTGCTAACCCTAAAGTCATTCCCATTTGAACTTCTTCCATTACAGGAGTTTCAATCATTCGTTCTTTTGGCAATCCTTCAATGGTTTTACTCATTGGGTTGCCATAATAAACTATCTGCTGTCCGATGAATATTGTGTTATCATTTTCCATACTTAATTTCATTGCTTCTGTTAAAGCATCTAAATATGGTGTAAATTTTGGTTCTGCCATTATGGTCTTGAATTTGGATTAAACTGGTCTTTGTTTGCTTTATACCACTTAAGTGCATCTCTCAATCCACTATCTAAATCATATTTAGGTTTCCATCCAAGTGCAACAAGTTTATCGTTACCAAGAAGTCTTACAGGTATCATCGGTGCTTTGTTATTAACAAATTCTACCGGATTTGTGTTTCCTTCTATTTCTTTAATTTTATCAAGTACTTCCATTACAGTATAACCTGAACCATAGGATACATTGTAAATATCGTATGTATCAACTTTTTCTGCAACTGTAATAAACCCACCTACCATATCATCAACATGAATAACATCTCTTACTTCAGTTCCATCTCCCCATACAGGAATAGGATTTAAATTATCTGCTACTTTTCTAATGTTTGCTGGTGTAACATGACATTTTTCAAAATCAAATTTATCATTTGGTCCAAATGCATTAGAAGGTCTGATAATAATACACTGCATTGGGTCGTGAATCTGATTTGAAAAGAAATCACAAAGTGTTTCACAATATCTTTTCATATTACCCACTGCTTTATATACAGGTACAATATCTGGTGTTTGAACTTCTATATCTTCAGTACAAGGAACATCTCCCATATCAGGATATGTTGTATTAGATGATATAAACATAAACTTACGAACTTTGTTTCTCCAACTTTGTTCCATAAGATTTACATTCATTTCAATATTTGGTGTAACATGAAGTAATGGATTAAATTTTGTATCCAAAGCATTTGAAGTGTTAGCTGCACAATGAAAAATTACATCAATATCTTTTGATACGATTTCACAAAAATCTGCATCTTGTAAATTTCCTTTTAAAAATTCTACATTTTCACATCCTTCGAAATCATTTCTTAAATCTCTACTCCAAGATGTTGCTCTTATATCTGTAAATCCACCTTCATAAAGTGATTTAACTAATCGTGAACCTATAAATCCACTTGCTCCTGTAACTAATATTTTGTCTGTTTTTTTCATAACTTTTTATTTTGTAAATTCGTTTAAATAATAATCTATTGTTTCTTTTAATCCTTCTCTTAAAGATACTTGTTGAATAACTCCGAAAGATTCTGCTCTTTCTGTACTCATCAATCTTTTAGCATCTCCATTTGGTTTTGTACTATCCCATTCGATACCAACCTTAACTCCATACATTTCTTCGTAAATATCTACAAGAGTTTCAGCAAGTTCTCTAATGGTAACACCAGTACCACTACCTAAGTTGATTGGTTGTGTTAATTTTTGTTCGTATGATTTTATGATACCATCAGCAACATCACCAGCATAAATAAAATCTCTGATTGGTGAACCATCTCCCCAACAAATTAGTGGATGTTCCTTTTCACCAAATAATCTTTTAATAAGTGATGCAATTACTGTTGATTCTGGTCCGAAGTTATCATGTCTACCATAAATGTTTGCTGGTCTTACAACCGATGCCTTATTCCAATCAAATGATACAGAATAAACTTCAGCTTGTAATTCACCTAATCTCTTTGCCCATCCAGCATACTTATCTTTTTCTGATGGGAATGTTTTCCATACATCATCTTCATAAAATACCTCAGCTGGTTGATATACTCCAACAGTTGAAGTGTACACATACCATTCTACATCTTCTAATCTTGCTGCTTCCATCATATTGGTATTAAATTGTAACATAGGTACAAAGTAATCAGCAGGTTGTTCCATTGCCCTCTTAGGAGAACCCTTAACACCTGCAATATGAAATATGATATCTTGACCCTCTACAACTCTTTTACACGAGGAGAACTCTCTTAAATCTGCATTAATGAATTGGTAATTTTCATCTTTATATTTTTCTAGTTGATTGTCTGGTTGTCTTATATCAACCGCCGTTACAAATGCACCTCTATCGATACATTTTTGAACCATGTAATTACCAACCAATCCGTTGGCACCTGTTATCAAAACCTTTTTATTTTTCATTTTCTATTTGTTTTATTATATTTGGAATCGAATCTATATCGTAATTATCAAATACCTTTCTATTATATATACATATATTTTTAATTTTTTGATAAATTTCGTTTATTTCATCAATATTTTTTTTATTTAATTCTAATATTATTTTTTCTACTGCAAAATATCGTTCTTCTGCGTTTTCTATTTCATCATAACTTTCATCCCAAAATTCAGAAAAAGTTTTATATCCTAAATTTTTTAATTCTTTAAGATATTGATATGGGCCTAGAACAATAAATGGTTGATATCCTATAAGAGGCTTTATAATTTTTTCTGATAGGAACACTTCATTTTCTCTAAATGTTGTTTCAGTTACAATATTGATACATGAGTTTAAAAACAAATTCTTTTTAAAAGTATCACTTGTTTTAAATCTTGATAAATCAGTATTTGATTTTATATTTTGTGTATCAAGTTCTATTGGTATTCTACTAGTATATTCTTCAAATGCTAATCTAGGAGTTTTACAATATATTGGTGCATTTTCATGAGTTATTTTTGATGAGTAATCATTTGAAAAGTTTAAAAAACTAAAATATGAATCCGAAAAATCATTTTCTAAGTAAGTGTGTAATAAACTCCATCTATTAAACTTATCTATTGTTCTATTAAAGGATAAAAATTTCTTTTCTCTATATTCATTTATTTCAGTTTCTTGAATATCTGTACTTTTATATCCCAATTCATTGGTATAATTATTAAAAAAGTTCCATTCTCCATTCTTTAATTTATGAACAACTGGTTCTTCTAAGAAATGGTGATAACAAAATGTATTCTTTTTATTTCGATTGTTTATAGAACTTTCTATATAATAAACTTTATTAGTTAATCCTGCTTTTTCAATTTTATTTTTTAATTTAACAGTTTCTCTATCATCAGGTGGGTCTGCGATTGAAGCAAATATTATTTTTACGTCATTGTTTTTCAATATTTCAAGTATTGTTGTTCCAAAAATTTGTGTTTCTAAATTTTGATGAGTTCCTTTGAAATGTTCGTGTGTTTCTAATACAATAATGTTATTAAGATTACTATCAAACTCAATACCAACTGTGTAATTATAGTTTATTGAAATATAATCAGAAAATGGCCCATTCATATACCAACTAGGTTGAGAGACTTCATCAAACAAAAAAACAAAATTTAAAATACTACCCATTTTCCTGTCCCATAGTGAGGATATTTAGATTTATATTTGTAATAAATTACATCTTCTGGAATTTCTCTTTGAATTTCATTCCAAGTATGTGAAGTTGGTGTATTGGTAGAAACTTCATTATCTTCTACTACAAAATAAAGTGGTAAATTAAAATTTCTAGCGTACTTGTGTACTTCATAGAATATACCAGTTTCAAATGTCATATCTCCAATAAAACACCATACCTTTTCATCACTACCTTTTTCTTTTATTCCTTTTGCAACACCTAATGCAATAGGTAAAATACCTGTTACAATTGCTGATGAGTAGAAATTAGATTCCTTATCAATTATTGTAATAGATTTTCCTTCTAATATTTTTTGTTTTAACACTTGTGGTTCTACACCATGTAGTAGTGCATGATAATGAGACCTCCAAGTTGAAAATACCCAATCATTAATACCAATTTTGTTAAATATTTTTATAAGTTGTTCTTCATTACCATTTGATAAATGTATAGGGCCTGTGATTTCTCCATTTTCCCAATGAGAAATAATATCATCCTCAAAATCAATTAAATCTTGTTTTGACCAGTTGCCATCTACCCATCTATCTTTGTGATAATCTAAATTTTTAATTTCCATTTGCATCTCTTTTTGATATTATAGGAGTTGTACACGGCCAATCGATGTTGAACTTTGTACTATTCCATTTTATTGTTTGTTGTTTATCTACATCGTTAAATTCCCCTTGGTATGCCAATTTATAACTAAAGATAGAATCATCTTCAAATACATAATGACCGTTTGCAAACATTGGTGGAATTAAAACTTGTGTTGCTGTTTCTGGTGAGAGGATAAATGATTCCCATTTACCATAGTTATCTTGTTTAGGTCTTAAATCTAATACAACTAAATAAATCTTACCATGTAAGCAATTAACAAGTTTCCAAGTTTTATCATCATAATGTAATCCTCTCAACACATTCTTTTTTGATTTTGAAAATCTATCGTGTTTAAATTTTAAACCATTATTTCTATCGTTTGCTGGTAAGATTCTATCATAATAATCCGAATGATATGTTGTAGATATTGAACCTCGTTGTTCATAATATATCGATGGTTGTACTACTTTAACTTCATTTAAAGTTGACCCATGATAAAAATGAAAATCATCCCAATCTCTTTGTTTATAAAATATACTACGTCCTTTTGCCATAACCTAATGGGAAACCATTTCTATACTTAGAGCTTAAATCTTGTATAAGAATGGTATATGTTTTAATTAATTCTTCTATTCCATTATCCAATGAATGCTCTGCAACCCAACCTACTGATTCGATTTTTTCATTAGATACTATATAATCTCTTTTATCAGGGTCTGAATAATAATCTGAATATGTTATTGCAAAATCAGGTACATATCCTTTTATTTTTTCTACCAATTGTTCTTTTGATAAATTGGCATCTGATAATCCTACATTGAAAACTTCTCCACTATGTTTTTCATAGTTTTCAATCATAAATAAAAATACATTTGCAACATCTCTAATATGAATGTAATTTCTTACAAAATCTTTTTCGAATATTGTAATGTATTTATCTGTTAGGGCTTTGTAAACAAATTCGTTTACTAATAAATCCATTCTCATTCTTGGTGATGTACCAAATACAGTTGCTAATCTAACAGAAATCCCTCCTATCCCAAGAACCTCTCCTTCAGCTTTTACTTTCGTTACACCATAATGTGATATTGGGTTAAGTGGACTTTCTTCAGTACACTCACCACTCTCTCCTATCCCATATCCACTATTCGTGTTCGGATAAACCACCCTTATTTTTGTTCCATTTACTAACTCACAAATATATCTTACGTGCTCGTAATTAATTGCAGTTGCTAAATCTTTATCTCTATCACATGCGGGAAATCCTACAATCGCTGCAAGTGGTATAATTACATCAAAAGTATTTACTAATGATTTTAGTAATGATTTATCTCTAACATCTCCATAAATAAAATTAAAATTGGGGTTATGTGTAAATGTAATTGATGATGTTTGATTATACATTAAGTTATCTAAGATTGTAACTTCATAGTTTTTATTTAATAACTTCTCTGTAATAACTGAACCTAAATAACCTGAACCACCTGTGATTAGAATTTTCATAGCATTGTATTTTTATTAAATTGATTTAGTAAATTTTTTTCATAAGATTTACTAGTATATTTTTCTTTTAAAAGATTTTTATTATAATGTAAAATTGGTTGCATTTCTTGTAACATTACTATCCATTCTTCATGTGTTTTATTACAAAGAATTTCAATTTGTTTTACTAACAACTCTGTTCTTTTTTTATAATTTGTTTCATTATCATAACTTTCATCCCACCATTTATCAAAAGTTTGAAATCCTAATTTTTTTAGATGTTTTATTGTATATGGATTTCCATTTATTAAAAATGGATGTAAATTCATTATTGGTTTTAATGTTTTTTCTGTTATAAATAGATACCAACTAGTTGCATTTGTTTCAGAAACTATTGAAAAATATGTTTTTTCATATTCATCCTTTCTACTTAAAAAATTATGATACCACGCAACTTCTTCTTCGTTTGCATTTTCAATAACTAAAGGATACCATTTTTTATGATTGGAATATAATTCTTTATAATCAGTATTATTTAATTTTAAACCATTTTTTAAATCATAGTTTTCAAAATCATTTTTAATTTCACCAAGATTCTTGTCAAAATCATCTGTTTTTAATAATGAAACTATACCTTTCTCTAAAATATTATGTTTATATAATTCATTTACTAAAAAGGGTCTATGCCACCTTGCAGAATTTCTATTATAATTTAAAAAATATTTTTCTTTTTTATTAAATTTTAAATTTTCTTGTAATGAATACTGATACTCTTTACCATGTTCTCTAATTATATTATTTTGTTCTTCACATTCTTGTATGAATTTACCTGCATAATAAACATAATAATCATTATTGTAAACAACTATTCTTTTGTCATTTAATTTGATATTATTTATTTTTTCATTACAAGTTGAAATAATAATTTTATTATTAGCATTTACATTATGTTTATCCAACCATTTACTAAATTTAGTAAATAACTTTACATCATGGGGATAACTACCTTCTCTATTATCCATTAAAATTATTTTAAACTCATCTCTTGTTTTAAAATAATTTAAAAGTTTTGGAGATATTATATCATCAAAATTCAAATTAGGATTTAAATAATATTCAAAAAAATTTGATATTGTTGTTGCTTCTAAAGTGATAAAAAAATAAGTTTTCTTAGAATCGTAATGTTTTCTATCGATAATATCTTGAATTTGATTTACACCCAATTTGTTCCAATTTTTGTTTGTACTAACATACTCATCAGCAAACATACCAACTTGTGGTCGTAAATTAGAGGGAGCATGTGGACTTGCTAAAAGAACAACATCTTCTTGAGTATTTTCTGTTTGATAAAAAAAATTATCTTTTATCGTACTTTTAGTGTATCCAAATTGTAAGTAACCATTTGGAAATTTAAAATCATATACAAAATGAATATACTTTTTCATTTGAGTTATAATAATTGTGTTTCTGTTGCCATCCACTTTTTATCAAATAATATCATAGAATTACCATTATTTGTAATATCCATAACTTTATAAGGTGTTTGCCATTTTGGATTAAAAGAATAAATACCACAAGGAGATTTACTAAAATCTATATCTGAAAATTCTTCGATTTTAAAAGTTTCTTCAATATCGGATATATTTAATGCACTATCAAAAATAGATAGGTGTTTAATGGAGCCTGAAAGAAATCCTCTATGTTCTGGTGAACAACTATCAAGTGAATTATTACACCCAATCCAAATCCAAGAATCTCTATAATCAATTATTTCACCTGAATATGAAATTTTTGATTCTTGACCATCAACATAACAAGTTACTATTTTTTTACTTTTATCATGAATCATTGCAATGGACATCCAATCTTCATTTTCCTTTACATCAATCCATGTATCGTGAAATTCAACTCCCACTTCTCTACTCACCCATGTCCAAAATTGTGCTTTTATGTAACATTGATTATCACCAGTTTTAATTGCACTTAATCCACAATGTCTACCGTTTTTTGCAACAATACCACCTTCGTGAGTTGCAGTTCCAGGTATCATTGATTTCCAATTAATTTTTACTTTAACAGTAAATGTAAAATCTTTTTCCGTTAAATCAAATGTTTCTTTTTTAGATAATCCGTATCTATTTTTTGGTGGGACAAAGAATGCGTTGTCTCCTGTAAGTTCTATCATATCTTAATTTCTAAGCATTTTCTATAAAATTCTTCTAATTCTGGGAATGTTGCACAAAAATCAGTTCCTCTTCGTTCATCGTGTGCTCTAAAATAATATCCAAAATTTCTTCTCTGTGTTTCAAGTTGTTTTTCCGGTATTGGTGATTTCATCCAATCAAATGTTCTTTTTAATTTTTGAATCTCTACATCAGAATAACCGATATATTCTTTTTCAAATAAAGGAACACCTAAGAAATCTACTAACTGAGCATCTGCATAAATTTTATCTGCCCAATGTGGTTCTAATACTTGAACTGTTTGATGTTTTGGATGTCTTAAATAAGATGTATCTAAAAATGTAGCAGAATTCCAATATCTATCATCAGAACCATATTGTGTTTTTAAATCATAAACACCTCTAATAAGTTTGTCATAGTTTGGAACTGATAATGCATTATAAGTAACCATATAAGTTAAAATAACCTTTGGACACTTTTCTAAAACTTTATGACAGTTATCCCAAAATCTATTAAATTCTAAACCATTTCTAATATATTCTGCTTGTGCTCCCCAACTATCTACTGATGTGAAGATTACGAATTCTTTAACTCTATCCTCCTCACATATTTTTTGTACTTTTTCTATAAATCTATCAACTAATTTATCAGGTACTCCTAAGTTAGAGTTAATTGCTAAATTTAAATTTTTATTTGGATTTGGGTGTTCTAAGATATAATCTAAAACTTTCCAAGTATCTTGTGACATTAAAGGTTCTCCACCTGTAATTCTAAAAGTATGTAAATCGGTGTAAAGGTTTGGCCACCAATTCCAAAAAGCATCTACATAAGGATTTGCTTGTGTAACTGGCATTGGCATTTTTCCTTCTAGCTTGAGATACTCTATATCATTAAATCCATCTGTTGTTGGATATGCACCATATTTTTCAGCCTCTACCATCCATTGAGTTGAAAATGCAGGTCCACAATATGAACATTTGAAATTACATGCATTTGAAAAAGAAACTTCAACGTATTTTGGATTATAATCATCTCTCCAACCTAATTGTTTTATTTCATCCATATACGGATAAGACCAATTCTCAGCAGATTTAAAAGTTCTATCTGAAAATCTATTAGAACTATCTTCTACATTCCAACAATAATCACATTCTTCAGGTCGTTGTCCTTCCAACATTTCTTTTCTTCTTCTCTTTTTATACATTGTATTGTGAAGAGCAGTTGGATTTCTTTTTAATTCCCTTAATGGAATTTGGTGTGTTTTTGGGTGATGACAAGAATGCGTATGTCCAAGTTGCAAATGCATTGTAACTTGTGTCCATTTAGCTAAACAAAAACCAGATCCTGTATCGTTTAGTGAAGTTCGTATATCAACGTAAAATGGACTATCGTCATCTATGTTAATTTTTCTCTTTTTTTCTTCTTGTTTTGCTATTAATTCTGCCATTGAATTTCTTGTATATTAATATATATTAGAATTTAACATTTATTAGTTTTGCTTTTGGAGTTATTTCCTCAATTCCAACTAATTCATATTTTAATTGTTTAATACCATCAGATTTATAATCCCAAGTACCTTGTTGCATTTGAAGAACATATCGTCTTTCGTTTCTTGCAGTTGTTTCTCCTTTTGCCCAAACTTCTTTTCCATCTTTGTTTTTTACCAACCCCTCATCTTTGTGAGGTAAACATTTTAGTTTTCCAGGTATTCTATGTGGGATTATTGTATAAGGAATTTTAATTTTTCCTTTTTTTAATTCTGCATTTCTTATACTACCATGTAATCCATTGCCAGTTAAATCAACTGCAGTATAGGGTGAGTTTTTTTGTTGTTCTGAATTAAAATCATAATGAAGTACCAATTTATTTTCAGGTACATTTTTATGAATATCTTTTATTTCCTCATCACTTAAATTACGATTCCATACATAAACTTTTCCAATATCTCCCTTTAACCAACGATTGATATCATTCTTTCTTGCAGATGTAGTAGTTCCAATATACCAATCACCCATTCCATAAGATTTTAATCTATTCTCATATGACAATGGAGATTGTGTACCATGACCATGTCTTGCATCTGATTCTTTTCCATTTAAATAAAAATGTATTTTTTGAGTTGCAGAATCTACTTTTAAAGTTATCCAAGTCCATTGGCCTTCATATCTTTTTATCCATTGATATAAATGATTTTTTTCATTATCCCAAAGTTGTGCAGTATATGCTCTTGAATTATTATAACTCAATCCCCAATCATATCCTGGTCTACGAATTATTGGATATTCACAAAATCTTCGTTCATCATCACCTACCAACCAAATATTAACTTTATCTTCTTGTTGATATGCTCGAACTAATATTGAAACTGTGTGAGAACGAGATGTTACGTTTCTTAATTTAGCATCTTTATCTATTTTAATAAAAGAATTTAAACCATTAAAATTTAAATAGGTTTGGTCATCAGTTGGATAATCCATATAGGTATCATCTGCATATCCTTCTAATACACATCTCCAAAATAAATCATCATCTTCCATTCCCCAATCCCAATAATCATTTGAATATCCATTGGTTTTTTCTACCTGTTCTTTTGAAAATAAAACCGCACCACCAAAGTATTCTTCATACTTTAATTTGTAATCCATTTGTGATATTGAAGTTGCAATATGTATTGGTGTTTTTTTAGGAAATGAATAATCACACCCTTCTTCTGGTATCATATCTATATCATGCCAAACTATATAATCACATCCATCTTCAAATGCGTGTTTTGCTGCAACATTTTTTGTTGCCCCTCTGTTGAATAATTTATCATCAACTTGGTGTGCAAAATAAATACAGTAATCAATGCCTTGTGCATCTAAATATTTTCCAACTTTTGGTATAAACTCTTTTAAGTGAGCTTCTCTATTTCTATACGGAACACAAACTCCTAACTTCATATTGTATCTGCTATTAACTTTTTAAATTTAGTTGTACTCCAACCATGGTCTCTGTTTAAATAATGAACTGGTACATCTAATTCAAACCCTGTATATGTTTTACCACGATAATCATCTCCTAAAAATCTGATATCGGGTGATAACCTTTCTATCAAATCTACCAATTCTTTTTCATAAGTATAATATGCAATTCCATCTATATACTTTATTGAAGTTAAAATTTCAGTTCGTTCTTCTTTAGTGAGAATTGGTTTTAGTTTATGTGGTCTTTCTATTGATGGGTCTGTATGTAATAAAACTATAAATTGTTTACAATATGATTTACATTCTTTAAACATTTTTATATAACCTGGATGTATTACATCAAAGTTTCCAGCAATTATACCTACATCATATTTTTCTGCTATCATAATTCAACTGATATAAAATAATAATTATCCATTTTTGTATCTGATAATAATTCAAATCTTACATTATCAACTCCATCTCTTTTGTAATCAGATTTTCCTTTTAAAACTTTGTTATAAAAATAAAGCTGATTTTTTCTTGTTTCGGTCCATGTCCATTTATTTTCATAAAATCCATTTTCTTTATGATATAAAAGTTTAAAAGTACTTTCTCTACGATATGGTATTGGTATTTCAACAAAATCAGCTACTTGATTTACAAAAACCCTATCACAATCTTTCACTTCTGCTATCTTTTTTCTATGTGAGGTATCTATGATTGTTGAAAGACTAGAATTTCTCATATCATAACACATTTCTAAAGTATGTGGTGCAACATAAGCTCCAAATGATTCTGTCAATCCAAGACCTGTGTTAGTAGATATTTCTTTTATCTGTGTGGGTTCTAGTGAATGATTAAATAATGCAAAATAGTCAATTGTTCCTTTAAACGGTCTCCTTTTATTATGTTCAAGAGATGGTGAATTTCCTAAATATATTTTTTTTTCATTATTATAATGTAATATTCTTCCCTCATATTCAGCCTCATCAACAAGTTCACCATCTTGGTAAAATTTTACTTTACCTTCATCTTGATTTATTGATGCACATAATATAGTTTGCTTTGGAGATGAAATATTTGATTTTAAACTTATACATCTTTTATCTGCTGTCCAAGTTTCAAATTTGTATCTTTTATATGAATTAAACGTAAATCCAGTATCCATACCTGGTATAGCAAGAATATTGTATTCATCAAACATATATCCTTCATTACACTCAATCTCTGCTGGATTAAATGAGCAAAATAATGTATAGTTTTTTAATTTAAATGGTTTTGGAATTGTTACTTGACTCGTATGACCATTGAATTTTAGTGCTGTACTACTATGTGCTTTTGATGGTAATTGTTTTGTGTTAAAATCAATAAAATTTTCTTTACATCTCCAAAGTAAATCATCATCCTCGTACCCCCATCCCCAATATTTATTAGAATACCCATTTACATGAAAGTAATCATTTATTGGAAATAGGGTTACTCCACCAAAATACTCATCAAATACAATTCGTTTCATTTCTTTGTTTTCTGAAATGAAATTTGTTGCTAAGTGTGTTGGAACTCTTACATCAGAATAATCAACATCTTCGGGTAACATATCAACATCATGTAAAGCAACATAAGTACATTCTAATTCTTGTGCTTTTTTTACACCAATGTTTAATAATGCACCACGATTAAATGATTTTTTATCTGCTTGTTCAACTATTACTAATTCATAATCAATATTTGAATTATTGAAATAGTTTTTAATTGCAGTAGTAAAATGATTTAAATGAGTTCTTCGGTTTCTATATGGAACAATGATACCGAGTTTAGGCATATACTATTTTTTGATTTTGTTTTCGTACCACTCTGATAGGTACCATTCCATTCTTGGTCCCCATTCCTCTTTATCAATTTCTTCAAACCATAAAGTAAGTGCATCTATTGAATTCCCTATTTTTTCAAGAGCTTTAACTTTTCTTTCTTCAAGAAGTTGTGCAGTTTCATCTTTTTTTGCAGGCATAACGTTTGTATTTTTAATTATTAATGTTAATATATATAAATATATAGAAATTGATTAAACGGAAATTATTTTCTTAAATAATCTATTCCATTTTATATAATCCCAATGATTATTATCAATCATTTTTTCAAACATAAATTCAGGATTATTAATGTCAATTTTCCAATCATTTATTTCTATAGCTTTATACATTTTTTTATATTCTTTCCAATAAGAATAATCTTTTTTTGTTTCTGATACTTCTTTTAATCTTTCAAGAACGGTTGAATCCCATTTGAAATGATGAACTTGTATAAATCCCTCACCTCTACCCATTGGGTATCTTTTAGGGTGATTCCACCCTCGTTCTCTCCAAGTATCAGTATCACCAATTACTGCGAAATGTTGACCAGGTGTTACATCCACCGAACCTTTCATTACACAACATTTGTTTGGCATCGCCCCACTCATCGGATATCTAAAAAATCCTGCAAGTGGAAACGATTTCCAAATATTTGTTTCTTTTGTTACCAAAGGAAACTCTCCTTCCTCTCCTATCCTATCGAGGAATCCTCCTGTGATAAATTCCCACCCATTATCCTCACAATCATTTATCATTTCTTGTAAAGGTTTTGGATATATATGAAATTCATCATCATCTGAAACCACCCACCATTCGTTTGGTTTGGTTTGTTTGACTTCATTATATAATTGAGTTACTCTTTCCCAATTAAATTTTTCTTCAGTTACTATCTTATAAGGTTTGATACCAAGATTAATTACATCTTCTAAAATACCATCTAAGGTATGTTGTCTGTAAACTACTACATAAATCTCATCTACAATATCTTTGTAGTGATTTATCATATGTGGTAGAAGTGTAGTGTTGTGTCCAACAACTGTAACTAAATTTATTTTATGCATTTCTTCTTATAAATGTTAAACCAGTAGAAGAAGGTTTATCTCTTAATATACCATTATTAAAAAAATTAAAAACTTCCCATTCTTTGTTTTCTTTTAACTCTTTAACAAACCTTGCTGGTCCATTTGCATATTCTTGATGAAAATCATCTAATATATCATCTGTAATGATATGTTCTTTTTCAAATGATTCATCAGTATCATGAATAGATATAATACCATTAGGGTTTAGTATTTTACTGTATAATTCAAAATCTTTCTTTACATCATCATATGAATGTCCTGCATCTATATGAAGATAATCTATTTTTATATCTTCTTTAACAAAAAAGTTGTAATATGCATTTTCTGTTGTATCTAATATTACTCTACTTGGAAAATGTGTTCTATAAAATGAATCTTTTTCTATCCAATCAGTATATCCCCCAACTCCATTTGATGCATCTACTAAAATAGTTGTTCCTACATTACCCCATTCCATTAACTTTTCTCCGTCAAATATTTTTTGGTCATGTAAATCCATTCTTGCTTGTGACATTATTCTTGGAATAAATCCACCACCACTTCCTAAACATACACAAATTTTTGCTCTCATGTATTGGATAGCAGAATATATCAATAAACCATCTCCAAGATGCAAATCAGTTGCACCATGTGTCCATCTGTATTTAACAGGTGATAATTCTTTGAACTCTTTTTCGTTTGTGTCTTTTTTTATTTTGAAGTTATTTGTAAAAAACTCTTTAACTAAGACATAGTTAATAATAGACATAGTATCTTTTGTGTATATATAAATATATTAAATAAATTTTTCTAATATTTTTGTAGACCAATTTTCTACATTATCAAAAGTCATCATATAAGTTTTTAGCTTAAAAAATTCTTGAAATCGTGTATTTTTATCATCACCAATTATTTTTTTAACCATCTTATCAAATTCATTTTTAGAACTTGCTCTATATTTGTAATCTATTTCTTTTGCCCAATCAGTATGAATAATTGGAATTTTTCCATAATCAACTGCTTGAAATATAGAATAACCAAATGGTTCTTTAAAATAAGCTCCATGAAATATATCAAAATCTTTTCTCATAAACTTATCATGAATAGAGGGATTCCATTGATAAAATTTAACACCTGGGAATGAGTAGCCGGTACTCTCTTTTAAGTTTTCAAAATCATATTTACCTGTTAAAACAAAGCCTGAATGACCATGAACCCAATGCAAACATTTTCTTGATTCTGCTCTTGATGCAAATCCAATTTTATTATTAATTTCATCGTTTGGTCTTATATTATGTTTAAATTTATAAAAATTTGGTATAGTATATGTGTAGTTTGGAAAATCATCTAATAGTTTACTTGGATTATTACCTATCCAAATTCTTTTATTAAAACTTTGTACAAACTCATTGTAAAATGCACTATCAACCTTTGTATTAAATTGTAATCTTTTTAATTCAGGTACTTTATTTATAACTTCTTCCATTTCTGTTGGGTATGCATGAACAAAAATAGTTTTAAATTTACGTTCCCATTTCCATATATATTCTCTTTTATGATAATGAGAGTGTAGATAATAAATCCCCATACACTCCGATAACCACTTTTCTGTTTTGCTTGGGTCATCTCCATGAAAATGGAAGTCTAATCCCTCTGGTAAAGATTTTGTATCAAAGTTCGTTGGTCGTTTAGAATCTATTAATAATTTCCAGTTTTTTCTTTTTGGCAATTCTGGCCAGATTAATTTTAAAAAATGATTTGTCCATATATCAGCCCCACCTTGAATTGTATTACCTGCACCAGTAGTAACTAAAATATTTAAACTAGTTTCAAACATACTAGGGTCTTTTAATCGTTCTTCGAAAGGTAAATAACTATTTATTTTATTTACTAAAATATTAGTATCTACGGTTTCATTACAATGTAACAAATAATTGACAATACCACTTTTGATATCATCTTTATCTTTATTTTTTAATATAGCCATTTTTTATAACTTTACTTGTGTAAATATACGAAAATTATTTCATATATCCTAATTTATTTGTATTTTTATGGGTTATCCTGGAGGTGCACCTCCTTTAGCATTGTGAGTAACTATTCCATTTGCAAAGAATAAATCTTTTGATTCAACATCTATCTTATAAACAAAGTTATTTGAATCAGAATTTTGTTCTATTGAAGTTATTTCTACAAATACATTTTCATCATTTAAGAAGTAATCTCCTACTTGAATATTATTAGAACTCAAGAACATATGTGTATTGTTTCTTTTTATAAAGTGATTATGTTCCGTTGATGCTTCTATTAATCCTGCGTTGAAAGAATATATCGTATCAACACTATATTCAGTAGTACCTACTACCTCAGATTGTGCTGATGTATATGATAATGTATCTGAACTCCAATTTAGTGATTCACTTTCACCATCAGGCATTGTATCGATGTTTATACTTTTAACAATATCACCGATTACTAAGTTTTGTATTTCTTTTGTAGTTCCATCTATCATTGAAACTTGAGTTCCATAGATTAAACATGGCCCATCTGGAACTCCAGGGTCACCAGGACCTGGTGGTGAAGGTGGTGTACTTGTTCCACTTCCTTGTAATCTTATTGTAAGAGGAGAGAATGCTACATGGGTTTCAAACCCAAAGGTAACACTTATTACTGTTTCTCTAAATACAGTATTAGAATATTGTCCACCACTATCACCAATACTTACAAAAAATTGTTCTGAACTTGGAGTAGTTGTTTGTGAATCAATGTTGCTAAGAGATGTACTACCACCTGTACTAGTTAATCCAATATCTAAATAATCATCACTATCTATACTAACAGAATATGATTCTACATAATCTGTTTTGAGTGCAAATCCAAAAGAGGTTATTGGGAATGCAAATGGACTAGTTGCTGATTGTTGAATTGTGTATGGGAACGTACTAAACAAAAGTGGAGACCAACTACCACCAATATTCGTATATAATTTTTCATTAAGAGGACCTGCTGCTTGTTGAATAATAAATGTTTTAATAAGATAATCATATGATGTTGCCCATAAATTAAATGTTCCACTTCTTGCAGGTCCTGTATTTGCAGTTGCATTAACTGTAAATGTATTAGATGGAGCTGATACATTTCCTGTAATTTCATTACCAGGTGTAGCTGATTGAACATTATCACCATCATATACACTAAATCCACTACCTGTAATTTCTGCTTGATATCCTAATGGAGTTTCAAGTATTACATTAGAATTATCAGCCGTATTAGCAAGTGTAATAGTAGTATTAGATACGGGAGATGTATTAAATGTGATATTAGGATTTTGATTTACATTGATGTAAAATATTCCACCAGGTGAATCACCATTATTATTTGTTGTACACATAAGGTAATGTTGAATTTGAGCACTAGTTGTATTTTCCGTAGTTGGGTGTGCATAAATATTAGAATTGTAGTAAGCAACTGGACCAGTTCCTGACAAAAACATCGACTGAGGGTTTGCGTCTGCTGTAGCAACTTTAAACGTACCAGGTCCTGGTCCACCTCCACCCGTACCATCGTTGGAAACATTACCTTCAGATATTGCAATCCCCCAAGTCATAGTACTTGGACTATAGCCGGTAAGAATATCTACATCTAATTTTTTTTTATTACTCCAACCAAATTCATTGTACTCAAAAGTCATAGAACCTAATCCAGCTGCAGTCTCGATTACATTACCATTTGATTGAAGTCCAACTTCTATTGAAGCAGATGAATATTGAGATACCGTAGCAGATGGTTTTGTAAGAGTACTTCCTACGTTTCCATATTCATTTCCACTCACACCATCTGGTGCACCTGATGGAACTCCTATTGAAAAATTTACTGTTCTTGATTGGACACTATCTGTTGTTGATAATATGCCATAATTTGTTGCGGATATTCCTACCTGTCCCGCGGGTAAATTTGTTGTTATATTTGGACTTGATTTCGTAAAATTTTGAGTTACTGAACCTGGTCCATTTGAATCATTACCTGCATACCAAATAACCTCTCCCGTTTGAGAACGTACACTAGTAAGTTGTGTAGATACATCAGCAGTTGTTAAATTATACGCTGGTTGTATTGTGGAAATTGTACCACTTACTGTTCCTGGATAGTTATTATATCCTTGATTTAAAGTATCATATTGGGGAATATCAACAACAACAGTTGCCGTTCGTGTAATAGGACTAAATACTTTTGTATATGTTGTGCTACGCCAAGTGAATGGATTAAGACCATCAATAGTATTATTGGTACCTTCATCTGGTGTTGGGCTTAAATCAATAGCTCCATAATTATAGATAGTCCAACCTGTGTTACTTGGTATTCCATATGCATCAGAAAAAATAAAATCTCCAGCTGCAGGATTTAATCCATATAATTCGCCCAATGAAAGACCAGCTACACCATCACTATAATTGGGTCCTTCTAAATTATATTCAAGAGCAATTGCTTCAAAATCTATCTGAGTAATTGCACTATTCCCTATTTCTAGGTTAATCATTGACATTGATATTTCTCCTGATGCTGGTAATGCCATTATTCTTTATCTTTTAATTTGTTTTCTAATTTTTCAATTTTATTTGCAAGTTCTTTTACTGCTTCAATTAATAAAGGAGTTAGTTTTTCGTATTTTACCCCATAGTAACCATTAATTTCATTTAATTTTGTAATCTCTGGTATTATAGGTACTACATCTTGTGCAATTACCCCAATATCATTTCCTTTGAAACCATGAACATCATCAAACCCATCTTTCCAATCAAAAGTAACACCATTTAATTTATTTACCTTAGTAAGAGGATTTTGTATAAGTTCTATATTATCTTTTAACCTTTTATCTGAAGAAGCGAATGCAGTAATATTACCAGTTGCTGAAAGTGAACCTGTTACTGAAAATGCATCGAGACTATTAAAATCACTTCTTACAAGTTTAGTAGCTGTTGTTACTACTTGAAGTCCTCCTTGATTTATCTCTGCAAATGATACACTACCACCAGATGCTAAATTAGCAGTAGCCTGACCAGTTATTTTAGGAGTATTAAGTCTCATTTTAATGGTATTACTACGATTCAAAAGTAGGTCTGGATTAAAGTCAGCATAAACATTTAAATAATCAACAAATGTTTTAAATTCATAATATGCACCACCTTCAGCTGTAAATGAATATGCAAAGGCTTCAGCACCAGCAGGATGTTTTAGTACTGTTTGTAATTCAGTCGAACCAGGTCCAAATGTTACAGTTTCTATTGGAGTAGATTTTGTTTGAATTAATGTACTACCATTTTTAAATATTTGAATACCATATCTATATGTTAAAGCTGCATAATTTAAATAATTACCAGCCCCCATGGTTATAGTGACTCTAGCAATTTCTTGATTGGTACCTGTCCAGTTATTTACTGTAATTGTACCTGATGCAGAAAGGCCATCTGCAGCTGCATCCAAAGTACCAGTGTTTGGAAATCTTGTAGCAGTTCCACTACTAAGATTTGTATTAGTATTTGTTGCACCACCAGTTGTTCCAGAAACAGTTGCTAGAGTTGTTTGTGAATTTATAGTAGTTGTATTATTTGCAATTGCAGGAGTGGTAAATGTTGTACCAATAGGAGTTAGACCCGATGCGGTACTTAGAACCAATTTATCTTCATTAGAACTATTTTGTAATTTAATAACTGGATTAGCCGAACTTACAAGTTGTATTGTTTCAGCTGTATTTGTTAATGAATTAGTACCTATTACAAATCCACCAATTGTTCCAACAGTAGCAGTAACGTTACCTTGTATGGTTGCGTTGGTTGCATTCACAGCTCCATCGGGACTTACTGTAAAACTTCCAGTTCCTATTGTTATATTTCCACCATCAATTGTTCCTTGAAAAACTGCATCACCACTCTTTGTTATCTTAAATTTTGGAGCTGCCAATGTACTTTCATCTAAATCAAATAATGAACCAGTTGCAGTAAATCCATCACCAGAACCAGTTACATAATTTGTTGAAATAATTTTACCTGTTGCAATATTATCTCCATGAATTTTAGTTGTACCTGCAGTACCAAATGTTAAGTAATCTGAACCATTATCAATTGATTCAGAATTTCCTCCAGTAAATGTTACCAAACCACTAAATCCAATTGCTTGGGTTACTGAACCAAAATCATTATTACTATTAAGTGCAGTACCATTTAAACTTGTTTCTTCTAAGGAACTAAAAGTTGCGTACCAATATTTGTTACTATTACCAGATGCATAAGTTGGTGCTCCCATTTGCCAACCATTTCTCATACCACTCATTACACCAGTACTAAATGTAAAGGTAGTTGAACCATCATCAGGACCAGTTGGAGCAGTAGAGGATGCAGCATTGTAATGAACCATACCAGTTGCAGTTCTTCTTCCATTATCTCCTGGGTCTCCTGGGTCTCCTGGGTCTCCATCAGCACCTTCTATTGATTTACTAAAACTTTGTATTTTAGGAATAGTTACTTCATTTTCGATATTAACACTAAATACAATATTAGCCAGCATTTGCATTACACGCACTTGCAACTGCAAATACGGCTGGATTACCAGTTACAGTTTGTGCACCTACTGTTATATTAGTATCTGATGTAACTGTAACTTTAAATTCATTTGTAGATGGTGTACTTGTTACACTATTAAGTTCAGTCGAACCTTTATAAACAATAATTGATGTACCTGAACCTGTATAAGTTACTGTACCTGTGTTTGTAGTTGGAAGTGTATGTGATTCATTTGTTAAAATTACAGTATATGAATCTGCACCATTAGTACCAGGGTCTCCTTGGTCACCATCAGTTCCTTGTTTTAATCCATAAATATTTACTTCATCAAATGCATCATAAGTACCACTACCACCTTCTCTTACTTCTACTCTCCAAAGGTCAGTTGTATTTGCAGCTGCTTCTTGTGAATTTGGTATTGTATATGTACTTGTTGTACTCCATGCTTGTCTTTCTGTACCATTTTCTAAAAATCTATATTGGGGTGAACTAAAGTTTTGATGAGTACCAGTTAATACAATTGCTACTGCAGTTTTAGTTCCTTCTCCATTATATAAAACAGCATATTGAGATGCAGTTAATTTTATAGATAAAGAATCAGAACCCGCTGAACCTGCTGCACCTGTATCTCCTAATCCTGCAACACCTACATCAAATGGAATTGTTTTACTTGTAAATGCAGTTCCCTCTGAATTGGTGTAACTAATAGTAGCATCACCAACAACTGGAGTTGAACTTGTTGGAGTATCTGGTGAAATTGTTCCATCATTATTATTTGTAGCATTTGTTACACCAGTAATTCTAAATTTATTTGCAGGTATTGCTCCTCCAGTATCATATCCATAATCACTTCCACCCTCATTTACTGTTATTGTTATATCTGTTGGTGTTCCTATACCTCCACTACCACTTGTAATTGTTTGTGATTGTGGTGATGCTGCAATCGTTGTTACAGGTGCACCTTTTTTAGATTTGGTAAATGTATAAGTTTTTGGAAAAGTTTGTCCTGTATTGTTATCAGTTAATATAATAGATGCAGTTCCACTATCTGCAGATACAGAACTTGGTGTGAATTTTCGTTGATTACTATTTGTTGATTGTATTAATTCAATACTTGATGATGTAGCCGAAACACTATATGTTTTACCACTTGTACCGAAATCATATTGGTCTGCTCCTCTAAAGAATCTTACTTCAAATGAACCATCTGATAATGTAGATGTTACTACTCCATCTGAGTTTGCTGAAAATACATGAGCTTCATTTGTTAAAAACGTTGTGAATGAATCTGAACCTGATTGAACACCAAATACATCAATGTTATCAAATACACCATCATACGATTCACCATTTTCTCTAACTCGTACTTCGTATAAAGTAGCATTTCCTGCTTCAGGATAACCAGAACTTGAAATAGTAACTTCTGATGTTGATGCGAAATCGTGTAATACTGCACTCGCACTTAAGAATTGAAATTCTGGGTTTGTAAAGTTCTGTGCAGAACCAGATAAATTAAAATCTTGGTCTGTTGGGAACAATGTTCCATCTCCATCATATACTACTGCATATTTCGTTGATGATAGTGATACCACTTTAGCATCAACACCAGTTGCTCCATTTGCCCCATCAGCACCTCTTTCACCAACTAATCCTTCTTTGGATAATGTAAATGAATATTTTTTATCAAATGTTTGACTTGTATTGTTATCTGTTACTACAATTGTTGCACTACCACTATCTGCAGTTATTGATGATGGGGTAAATAATCTTTGATTACTGTTTGTAGATTGTGTTAATACTATATTTGATGAAGTTGCAGATATACTATATGTTTTACCTGTTGTACCAAAGTTGTATTGTTCAGCTCCTCTAAAGAATCTTACTTCAAATGCTCCATCTTCTAAATCACTTGTTACTACTGATTCAGATGTTGCAGAGAATACATGAGCTTCATTTGTTAAGAATACTGTAAATGCATCTGAACCCGATTGTACTCCGAATACATCGATATTATCAAGTACATTAAAATCATCCCAACTTCCTCCTGTTTCTCTAACTCTTACTTCATATAAATTTGTTCCACCTGCAGTTGGTAATGAACCTGTATCAGTTGGTATTATCAATTCTGATACTGAACCAAATCCATCTGATATATCACTTCCATTTTGTAAAAATTGAAATTGTGGATTTGAAAAGTTTTGTGCAGAACCACTTAATGTAAATGGTTGTGATGTTGGAAATAAAACCCCATCACCATCATATACTACTGCATATTTTGTTGAAGATAAAGATACTGCTCTTGCATTAGAACCACTTGCACCATTTATACCATCAACACCAATTTTAGATACTGCTAAATCAAATCTTACTTTTTTACCAGTTACATATGTTCCTTCTGAATCTACATAATCTAGTGATGCAGAACCTATTATACTATTGAAAGATGAGGTTAGTGAACCAAATGTTAATGTCTTTGTATTTGAATTACTGATTGAACCAGAATCTACAAATAAACCATTAATGTTAAATTTTTGTGCAAGTGCATCACCACCACCACTTAATGATTGTGTATCAAATGTATATTCATCTCCACCTTCTTGTACTATCACCTCCATTGTTTGTGGAGCATCATATCCTATTGAACTTGAATTAATTGTTTGTGTTGATGGAGATATTTTAGTTAAAACAGTTGGTACTGCCTTTTTAGATTTTGTATAAGATACAATCTTTTCAAATGATTGTGTTGTAGAATTATCTCCTGCTAAATAATCTATTGTAAGTGTTAATGAACCACTATCTTTACTTGTTTCAAAAGCTGATATAGAATAATTTGAGGTATTTGGTGTTGTATCTGTTGGTGTTACATTATCTCCAATAGATGAAGTTATATTAAATGTATTTTTAGTTCTACCACCCAACTCATCATCGTGTGTAATTTGATTAGAACCAATGAACATTTGTACCGAACCACTTGATGGTACTAAATTTCCTAAAACTTCACCAGTTGATTTTGCTGGAAAAGATGTTGATTCATTTGAAAGTACAAGTGAAACTGCATCAAAGTTAATTACTTTAGATAAAGTTATTTCATCTGATTGTTCATTTCCAAAAACATCTGAACCAGTAAATGAATAAGTTACATCATCAAAAGAATTAGCTGAAAATGATTCTGAAAAATCTGTTGCAGATATTGTATAGGTATCTATACCATTTACAGTTTCTACAAAATTAAGTGGTGGTCTATTACTTCCACTATTTACTTCAATTGGTGTTATCAATGAAGCCAAGTTTTTTCTCTGTGCTCTTACGGTTATACTTTGTCCACTTGGTTTTGGTGAAAGAGTTGTTGGTTCGTATATAAATTGATTTGCATTAGAAGTTACTATAAGTTGAGGTGCATTATCACCATCTTCTAATCTATATACTGTTTCAAATTCTTCTAGTGAACCCAAAGATGCAGTATAAATAATAGAACCAACTACAACATCATCTTCACTACCACTAAAGTTTGCTATTGTAATTATAGAACCTGCGGGAGTAATACTCGTTAAACCACCAGGATAATCACCACCATAAGAACTTGGGTCTATATAATTACCATCTTCATCAAATGCGGAAGATGCGAATGTTACTGAACCTGTTAAGTTTTGTTGTGATGTTTTAAATTGTATTTGTTGGAATGGTGGATTTCCAATAGAACCACTTGAAAATCTAAATGCATTTCTATCTGATTCAAAGGTGAATAATTTACCACTCGTTGGAAAATCATTACCACCATCAAATTCTTTTGTAGCAACTACATTGACGGGTATAAAATTATTATTTACATCATAAAATTCAAATCTGAAATCAAATGTTTCTGTTGCTGTTTTTCTTGGTATATCTTGTATAATAGTAAACTCATCTGGTGAGAATGATGTATCTTGTGCGTTTCTTAAAGATATATTTGAAATATACCAATCATCACCTTGAACTTCAAACACCAATTTAGCACTACCAGTATTTGTTGATATTATGTTTTGAGATATATCTTGTTTTGATTGATATATTGCCGAACCACTTACTGTTAGGAAATCTTGTGTAAAATCTGATGAGCTGAAAAATGCTCTTACAGATTTATTTGTATCATCTATTGAACCACTTAATAGAGTTTTAAAATTTAATGTATATTCTACATCATTTGATATTTCTAGTGAACGAGATGTTATAAATTGTTGAACACTTCCACTATCGTTATTATAATCAATATGTACTGCTTTAAATAATACAGATGAATCTACTGATATTGGATGGTCATTATTTGAAGTAATCCAATAGTTTGAAATATTATCATTTGTTAGTTTTCCATAAAAAACTTCTGTATCTGTTGTTGTAGTTACATCTCTTAATAATTCTTGTGATTCTAATTTAGCTTCTTGAACAAATGAAAAATCACCAACAGCATTTCTAGATTTTCTAAATATTTTAACTCTGGCAACATCACCAACAAAAGTTTTTAATTGTTTAATATCTATCTTAGCAAAAGAACCTGTTATTGAAGTTTCTCCTATTGTTTCGTTTTCTATATCTTGATATGATACTGAAAATGCTTCTGATGAAAACTTTGCAACATTACCATTTGTATCGGTGTGGGGTATATCAACTATTACATCCGTATCGTTTAAAACTTCAATAATTGTTGAATTATAATTTAGTGATGGAATAGATATAACATTTTCATCAACATCAGCATCCCATGTACCAGAAGTTCTTTGTAATAAATAATTTGTTCCTGCTCTCCATTGTGATAAATTTTGACCCAATGGTGGTTGTAGTGGGAATCCATTTACATTACCAGTATCTGTTGTATCATTTATTGTTTTACTAAATATTGGTTTTACAATTTCTGATATGGTTACAGTTGGTCTTTTATAAAATCTTACAATTGTTTCGTTTGCAATATTTTTATTTACCTGTATCTCTCTTTCCCACTTAACATTGTAAATACCATCCCAATCTAAAGGAATTGGTGTTGAAACCTCATCTTGGCCAATAAAGTTTTTTAATTCTCCTAATATAGTAATTTTACCAATACCAATTGGAGTATCATCATATACATGAATAGAAACTAAAGTAGAGTTTCCTTCATAATATTCAGGTGCACCTTTACCTGGTTCAAAATATATTGGATTTCCATCAACATCAAGAATTTCTATTTTTACTTCTGATGTTTCTTTTAGATATTCAGACCCTTCGATTAAAAACCCATTTTTACCACCTGTAAATGTTTCTTTTAATTCTGTGATTTTGAAGTATTCAGAATTTGGTAAAGTATCATTTTCAAATACTTCAAAGTTTGATAGGTTCTGAAAGGGTGCGAATTTTTTAATAATAGCCATATAAGATTCCTTGTTTTCTTATATAAATATTATCTAAATATATTTATAAATATATATTATATAGAATTATATAGATTATGGGAAAATACACTACAATACAAGTTAAACGAGAGTTATATAAGGAATTACACGATTACTGTTGTGAGAATGGGTATTCTAAAGCAGGATTAATTGAACGATTGATAAAACAAAGAATTAATCAACCTAAACCTAAAAATGTTTTAAGAGTTTCTAAAACTTAACATTTGAGAATCCATTTTCTTTTTTAATCTCAATCAATCCATCTGAAACATCTCTCATCGAGTCAATGTGTGATATCACCATTACGAAATCAAATTGAGTTTTAAGGTATGTGAACAACATAAAAAGGGATTGTAAGTTCTCACTATCTAAAGTACCAAATCCTTCATCTATCACAAGGAAATTGGGTCTTGGTAGGTTACATACATTTATAAGTGCAACTCGAATTGCCAATCCACTAATGAATCTTTCCATTCCACTACACATTTCTAAACTCCATCTCTGGTCTCCATACACTAAATAAGCGTTAATGTTTTTACCTTCCATTTCTAACTGCATTCCAAATTCAACGATTTGTGCAAGGATATTGTTTACCTCACCTTCAATCATTGGTAGAGATTTTTCAATCAACTCATATGATACACCATCTTTAGATAATGCGTTTAGATAGAAATCAAATAATTTAGATTGTTCTTCTAACCCTTTTACTTCGTGAATTCTATCTTCAATAGTTTCCTTTTGGTTCTGTAATGCTGATACTTTACCGTTTAATTTAAGAACATCAGTATTTACTTTTCTTAAATCATCTTTAGTAACATTCAAGTTTTCTCTAACCGATTGTATTTCGGTTCGTATCTCTTTATTCTTTATAATTTGTTTTTCATTCTTATAATATTCCTTTATAAGTTGGTCTTGTTGGGCAATTTGTTGTTTATTTCGTAATTCCTCAGTTTCAATTGTTGATAACTTGTTAATAAGTTGTGATATCTCTCTATCAATCTTATCTTCTTTATCTTTTGCATCTAAGTAATTTTTCCATTCATCTTCATATCCTTTTAAAGAATCAATCACCAACATCAATTGTAATCTTGTCTTATCATTATCTGAAAATAATTCTTGATATTGAGATATATCAGCTTCTACCTTTTCTTTTTGTTGTAGAATCGTTTCTGAATTTTCCATACAAATATCACACTCTTCATTATATTTGTGTTTATCTAAGTGGTCTTTTCTTTCATATAAAGATTCTTTTTTGATATTGATTTTATCAATTGTAGATTCAATATCTCTTAGTTTATCCTTCGAATCTTTTAATTTACCAATACCATCTTCTAATTCTTCTTCATCAAATTTATCAACGATTTCATCTAAAGTGATTTGTAATTCTTCTCTATGGGTAATTCTATCTTGTGTAGATTTTTTATCCGATTGAATTGTATCTCGTTTCGTTTCGAGTAATTTTAATCGTTTTTCAAGTTCTTCGATAGATACTCCACTATCTGCATTTAACTTTACAATCTTTTCATTTAGGGATATAATCTTTTTATTAAAAACTTCTTCTTCATCTTTTAATGTTTTTTGATTTAAATCCGTTAATTTGTAGAGGTTTTTATTTTCTTTTAAATCAACGTCGATGTCCGCTAGTTTTTGAGTAAAATCATCGGACTTGAATTTTCTGATGAGTGTTGCATTATCTCTATTTTCATCTGCTGCCTTCTGATATAATTTATCAAAGATATCTACTCCAATAAATTGAGATAAGATTTCCTTTCGTTCAGATTGTGATTTATCTATAAAGAGTGCATTGTTTCCTTGTAAAGAAAGAGTAGTTAAAACAAAATCTTCAAATTTACCTAAGTATTTTTCAACGTTTTTATTAGTTTCTCTACGTTGTTCACCATTAAGTGATTGTATCACGCCAGCATCCTCTTTCCAGAAGTTTACATCTACTTTGAGGTTAGATTTCTTTCTTGTCCATTTAGCAGTTCTCTCGATGAAATATGAAACCCCATCTATTTCAAAATGAAACTTACAATAAAAGTTTTCTTTTCTATTGTTTAATATGTTTTTTGAAGAATTGGTACGAGAAGTTTTATCGTATATACAAAAAGATAATGCATCAAATAAAGATGATTTACCACTTGCGTTTGGAGCAAAGATACCCATAACACCTTGTGCTTTATCGAATCTAATCAAATTATCTTCACCATATGAAAACATATTAGAAAACTTAAATTCTTTTGGTGTCCATAAAATATTACCCATTGAATCGGAATCATCAATATGTCCGTTAAGTTCTTTATTTATTTCTGCTATCTTATCTAATTCCTCATCTTCTAAAAGATATTGTCTTTCTAAGTAATCTCTGATTAATTGGTTTTGAAACGTTTCATCTTTAACGTTACCAACAATGTTTTTGTTTACCTTTTGATTTGTTTTTAATTGTCCAATTGTATCAGTTCTAGTTACAGTAACTTCAGCAACTTTGAATAACTTCTTTAGTTCAGTTATTCTTCTTTTCATGTCAGAAGCTTCAGTCCTTGTAAATCGTAATCTTAATCTTGGGTGTTTTGGAAGTTTTACACCAACTTCATCATAAACCCATTGAGGTATTTTACCATCAACAACATCAACTGTTAGGAATCCATAATCGTTATGAATATGATGTTCTGTAAAAGTTCGTGTTGGTATATCCCAAAGTAAATAACCATGATTTTCTAACAACTCTCCATGATTTTGTTGAATCATAGAACCCGCATAAGCAACTTGTTCGTACCCATCTCCAAACGTTTGTCGTTTGTGAATATCACCCAACATGGCCATATCGAATCCATCAAACATATTTACTTGAAATGAATTTGAAGAAACGGTATAGCCAATATCTGTTTGAGCTTTGTTTACTGGTCCATGAAAAAGACAGATTGTATTTTCTCCATCAACGGTATTTCCTTTAGGCCAATTTTCTTTATCATCCAATATAGAATAGACACAGAAAGTAAGATTATGGATATTGTAAATACCAGTATCACGAAGATAATGAATTCTATCATTTCCAAGATTTTCGATAATAGGTGTAAGAACATCGAGTCTGTGGGAATTATTTAAATTACAATCGTGGTTACCTGTGATTAACACAGTTTCTCTTAACTTTGCACACTCGGTGAGAAACCAACTTATTTCGTGTACAAGTTCGGGTGACATCTCAGTTTTAGCATGAGCAATATCACCAGCAATATAAATGAGGGAATCCTCAATTTTATCTTCTTTAACTTTTTTTAGGAATTTTTTGAATACCAATTTGTATTCTTTATGTCTTTGTAGATTTCTAATGTGTAAATCTGCAAGGTGGTAAACTTTGTTTATAACCATAAAATGATTTTAAATATTACTTTTAAATTTAGGTTGAATGTAATTTAATTTATTAAATGTAAAAGATTGATTCATTAATTTATTATAATTTCTATCTAAATGAGTTATGTGCTTCATATAGTATTCTCTTAATTCTAAGTTAGACATATTATTTACAATATCTAAATTGGATTTAAATTGTTCAATTATGCCTCTTTGTGTTGTTTTTTCACTTACATCAAATAAATCATCTGCAAGCCAAAATCCTCTTCTTTTTAAATATTTTCGAGTTCCATATGCACATAATAAAAGAGGAATATTAAAAGAAGCAAAAGGATTCCAACTTTTTTCACTTAAATGAATTTCTGTTTCATCTATATCAATTAAGAGTTGTGTTTCCAATACACAAGAAACATAACTATTCATACAATATGGTAATGGTGGTATATCTGGATTTACTCCACCATGACAACTTACTTCAAATGGTGTATCTAATATTTTTGGTATATGTTGTTTTTTCCATTTTAACAAATCACTCGATATATCATTATCAGAATATGTACTTGAAAACCCACTATATGCCAAATATGAATCTTTATCTAATCCAATATTATATGTATGTTTAAATACCTCAAATCGTTCTGGTTTGTCAACTCCTATAAACATATTTAATTTTTTTTCTCTTATATTTTCTACATAAGGTGTTAATATGTTATCTAAATTTTTATAAAATTCAGTATGAGAAATTCTATATCTGTAATAATTAAAAACCTTAGTTTCATCTAATAAATAAAATTTATTAGAATGATATGTAAAATATTCAGTATCTTTATACGACTGATAATTATCATCATCTATAAACACTAACTTAACTTGATATTTTTTTGCTAACTCAGTTACCTCTGCATCTGGAAAGTTTTCATAATTTAAATACTGAAAATCACATACAATCCAATCGTTTATATTTGGTTTTATTTCTTCTATATGAGATTGTAATAATTTAAAATAATTATCATTAGGTGGTTGTTCATCTATAATATTTTTATCTTCAATTAAATTTTTAGTATCAAACTTATGAAAAGTAACTTCTTGAGTTGATGATTGAAAATCAATAATATCATACCAAGCAGCGTATGAACCCTTTCCAATATGATGTGGTATTACATGAATCATATGCCTTTTAATTTTTGTGATATGATGTCACCAAAATCAGTTTCCTCTGTTTTTTTTAATTTTGAATTAATTTTAGAGAAACCCATTTCAGATGCATCTTTATCTGTTGGAATTATATTTTTTGTAGAAATACCTTGATTACTAAATTGCATAGTATAACGTAACGCTTGTTGTTGAGCATCTTCATCTAGTAAGATATTGATACTTTTTACTTCATTTTTAAATATAGCATTATTTAATTTGTTAGGAATAAATTTACCTAATATTGGTATTACGTTTCGTTTTACTGCAATTGCATCAAATGCACCCTCTACTAAGGTTATTGGTTCATTCCAATTTATTTGATTTTCAAACATAATAACATTTTTTGAAACTGGTGGATTCTTGTATTTAAACTTTTCTTCAGCGTGTATAGAACGTGCAATGAAGTAATTAAGTCTATTATCCAAATCATAGGAAGGAATAATAATACGATTGGAATACATACCAGTATCACAATAACCGATATTATATCTCGTAATATCTTCTTTAGTAATACCCCTTTCTTCAACATACTTGAGAGCCTTTCTATAAACAGGTTTTACTTTACCTGTTGGTACTTTTAAAAGTGATTTAAATTCACTCGGTAATCGTAACTCTACTCTTTCATCAACAGTATCTTTATTGTAAACTATATAATCATCACCATAGATTTCAAATAACTTTTTCTGTTTACGAGAATCTACATGAAGTCTTTTTAATAATCTCTGTATCTTTCTACCTTTTGCATCACATACCCAACAATGCCAATATTGTGTTTTAATATTAACTTGTAACTTTTTCTTATGATGATGACAAAATGGACAGAAGTGTGCCTGTTCATCATTTTTCATAGATGTACCTGGTCCTAATACCTCATCTAATATTGTTATAACTTGTTGTTTCTCGTGATGTGAAAGCATAATTTACCTATAAAACATTGTAAATATACGAAAAATTTATGTAATATCCAAATCTTTTCTAAAAAATTTACCTAAAAGATTATCGTTCAGAGATAGTTCATCCCCCAATACATTATGTGAAAACTGTTCTTGTAACTCATAATAAGTTAAAGATTTCTTATTTCCACAAAATTTAAGTATTTTTAATTCAAGTTTATCATTAGAAGTTGGATTCGGTCTTCCATCTTTATCAAACCAACCACTAACAGTTTTATTTGAAGAACGATAATCTTGCCATTTAGATTCTTTGGTAACCATTTCATATCGCTTCATTCTCTTATCAGTTAATTTAGCAATCTCTTTTTTACCAAACTTTCTCTTACGAGTAGATGTTACTTGTTTTTTACCGATGTAATATTCACCAGTTAATCCATTTGTTATTTTGTATATAAACCCATGTGTACCTTCTGGCATATCATGTAGTTCATTTATTACTCTACCTTGGTAAGTCCATGTCATAGTTAAATATTTTGAAATCATCTTGATACCTTTCTATTACCCATTCCTTCATCCAATCTTCTGTGTAATATATTTTACTATAATACTGTTCTTGATTTAAATTTGAATGTCTATCGTATATGGGATTTCGGTTAAGATGCGGAAGTTTATTTATATAATTTAGTTTGTTAAAAATTTTGTTGCAATCGTTTACATAGTTCTCATATCTACCTATAAATGAAACTTTTTTATGTTGTGTTTCTCCCGCAGTGATAAAATAACTTTGTGGTAACAACCAAACATTGGTTGGGTCTACATTTTTTAAGTAATAACCAAAATCATGTTTAGTGTTTCCTTTTCTATATTCATCTTCAAACGCACTACAAATTCGTGTAAACGGATTTCTTACCATTGAAAAAATATAATAAGAATTATCACAATCCAACAATCGCAAGGAATCATGCACCGAAATTTGTTCGGTGTTTTCATCCTTTAATAAAATACTTGTAATTGAAGTTCCACCTGTTTTTGGAATGTGCACGAATGCCCATTTTAATTGGTGATTTATTAATAAACTCAAATTTAGAAATTTATCGTTCTATTGAATCTGAATATTTTTTAAGGTTTAATTTACCACCTCTGGCTTTTTCTAACTTTGATTCTTGTCTTAGGTCTTTACCACCATCCAATTCAACAGGAGTTTTATCTCCATTTTTGTTTGGTAGTTTAGAAAAATCAGAACCTTTGTATAAATCTTCGATTGATGCCATTTAGATTATTCTTCGTCTTCTTCAACAATTGTTGAAATTAATTGTACGTTTGAAGTATCATCTTCTGAATCTTTTAATCTTTCAGCTAAACCTTCGTCATCCCAAAAAAGATTTATTTGGTCTCCTTCAAAAATAGCGTTGATATCTTCTATTGAAACATTCTCTGATATGATGTTTCCGTCTATGTCTTTAATGTTGTATATTGCTGCCATAATTTTATTCTTCTATTAATTTAATGATTCGTATATCTGCACAACCTTCTTCACCTTTTTCTTCTAAAAGTACGGAAAAGATGTCACTCTCTCCTTCATAACTGTCGTAAATGTAATAATTTAATTCTGCAGAATCGCGGTATGCTTGTAATTGCTCTTCTGATAATTCTAAATTATCCTCTTGTACTGTTTTATCAATGTTTAAAATTTGATATGCCATAATGTTTTCTCCTATTTTATATAAATATAACTTTTTTTAATTATACGTCAAATCTAACTATAAAGTTTACATCATAATTAGGTAGATTTTTTATTGGTTTTGGTAATTTTGCTACTGCAATCATATCACCATCTGTATCATATAATCCTATTGTACTTATGTATGTTGATAAATATGAACCTATTTTATCAATCGATGATGATTCATGATAGTCATTCCAACTACCACTTATTGAGTGATTAATCGAACCAGAATAAAATTCTCTTCGTTTAATATCATTGTATTCTGTTATTTTTCTTGTTCTTGCAGGAGAAACATTTGGTATTGCAGTTGTTACAAAATCATAAGAACCACTAACTTGAACTTCTACCGCCGATGGGTTTTGTGAATAATTGAATTCACCTGCTTTAGCCGTAATTAAAACTTCTTGTTCTGTTATAGTTTCTGTTGAACGATATTCTAAATTGTATGAAACAATGTTTGTAGAATCTCCTAAAACGATTAAACCATCTGAGTAAAATATATTACCGAATCTTGGTTCATCAATTTCTAATCCCTCAAACTCTAAAGGTGCTGCTGTTTTTAAAATACCATTTTCTAAATCTATTAAAACAATATCTACTATATTAGTATCTCCATCAAATGTCATTGTTGATATACCCGATTCTAAATCCAATGAGGTAATAGTACCTGTAAAGGTTTCGTTATCGGAATCTAATATTGTTATGTCTCCCGTACCAAAATCTAAATCAGTTATAGTATATTGTGGTGTATCTGATGAAATCGTACCATCTGCAGTATCTCTATATATTATATCCGTATTAGTATCTAATAATTCAATACTACCTGGTTTGATTCCCAAACCTCTCTTAGATTGTGGAATTGAGATAACTCTTATTTTATTTTCAAGTTGTCTTTCAAATGAAATTAAACCTAAATTATTGTATTTACCAAATGTATTAAAAATATTACCATCATTTCTATAATACTTATGTTTTATTGATGCATATAAAGAATGATTAGATATTCCATTTGTAGTGGCTGCAGAAGAAGATTCAAACGCACCATCACTTGCTAACTCCCCAACATATATTGGGTTAGTAGCCTCAGTTTGTACAAACTTTTTGTGAACTTTAAAAGTTCTTTGGTTTATATTTGATTTTGGAATTGTTTTTAACATAATATTGTTACTCCTCTATATAAATATATGGAAACAAAAAACCCCACTTTGTGGTGGGGTATAAAAAATGATATCATTCTTTAAATTTTTTCGTGAACATTCAAGTTTGCAACCTCAAACGTTCTGTGTTATTTATTAAAAATCAAGTTTTACTTTGATTAATACTTCTTTATCAAACGATTTAGCAATTGGTTGAGATGTTTTAGCCACTGCTAACATTTCATTAGAATCACTATATAATCCAATAGTTGTAATAAATGTTTTTGGGTCTTTTTCAAAAGATGATTCAACAAATGAATTATCTGAACCAGTTACAAATGATGGATTATTAGAAAAGTTAAATTCTCTATTTGTTGCTCTTATAAAGTAATGTGAAGTAGAAACGTTTTCTGTTCTTCTTGCTTCAAAATCTCCACCACCTTTAATTGCATTGTATAATAAGAAATGATTTTTTGCTTCTGCAGAAATTCCATATCCTAATACACCACCATCACTAGAATCTTTATCTATTGATGAACCAATTGATGATTCAACTGCAGATGGATTAAGAATTATAATTCCTTGGTCTGGATAAAATTTACCAAACCCTTGTCCTTGTGCTTGTGAACCACTTGAATATTTTGCTACTATTGTTGCTTCATTTTCTGAACCTAGATTAAGTGAACCACTTACTACATCAAATACTCTACCCGCTTTTCCAACTGTATCTGAGAATTTCTTTCCACTATCATCAATTAATGTAGAGATTCCATTAGAACCACTTAAACTTAATGACCAGTTTCCTGCATCCATTTTTTCTTTATATCTTGCTCTTGATAAATTAATAACATAAATATCATCTATACTATGAAGTGAACCTGAACTGTTTGGTACTTCAAATTTATCATCTCCTTGTTCTAAAAGAATTGATTTATATTGTGAATAAGTTGCTTTAGTTGCCAATGTTGAAGAATCATCATTTGCAAGTGATATAGAACCACTACCAAATTTATGTCCATAAGCAACTGCGAATTGTACATCTGAAATGGCTGATGAGTCATAAGCATTTAAATAATAGTTTGAACTTGCTGCTACTTCTTGTGTTGAAGATGTAAAGAAAGAAGATAAACTTCCAGTATCTCCACTCCAAAGACCAGTAGTTACAACTTGTACTTTTCCATTTACTTGGTCAAACTCTCCGAATCTTTTATAGATACCATTTGAGATTGAACCACCAGTTGCACCTAACTTATCACCTCCACTTAAATATTGGTTGGTTATTTTTATTAATTGTTCTGAGGTTAAATTACCACTACTGGCTTGTAAATAGTTAGCCAACTCTTGTGTTAAATTTACTCCCGCTTGTCCTTGTATTTGTGCCATTTTATTTTTTCCTTGTTATTTTATCTTGATACATATGTTACTGTTACAGGAATAGTTTGTGAACCACCTGTTTCGTTACCATATACTGTAATTGTTGTTGCAATTGTAGCAGTTACGTTTGGATTAGGTATAAATGTAAATTTTGCTCCTGTTTCTATTGCTGCAGTTGCAGTTATTTCGTCTCCTAAGAAAGTAGGAACTGAACTAGCTCCTCCTGATAATCCACTTCCAACAATACTACCTGCGTTTTTATTAGATAACACTATTGTATATCCACCTTGCTTATTACCACTTGGTGAAGTTGTTGGTGTAAGGGATACTTGACCACTATTTTGATTTACAGAAATAGATGGAATACCAAATTCTACTTTTGGAATTTTTGTAGTACCCTTTGGAAGAGTAACTAACTTATATCTTAAAGTTTGTGTTTCATCTGGTGATGCCTCTGTAATTGGAATTGCTTTAATTGCAGCATCATAATATGCACTACCCTTTGGATGTGCCGGTTCATATAATGTGTAGTCAATCTCATCATCACCCAATGCGAACTTGGTGATATTAAGACCTTCTCCAGATGCAAGTTTTTCTCTACCCTTTTTGGTAAGAATTGCATCTACTGTAATTTCTGTATTATCTAAATATGCCATAGTGTTTTTTCCTATTATGTTTCAATATATAAATATAATGATTTTTGATTTTAGTAATTTTTTCTTTTAATATAAATATTATTCTACTTCTAATATTGGTTCACCTGAACCTCTACCACTCTCATTAACTCTAAGAGTATTTGGATTAGTAGTAAATGATTGAACTGGTGAACTACCATCTAAAGTAGTTGCACTTGTTTGTTTTGAACCATTAAAAAATGAATTTTCCATACCACTTGTTAAATCTCCTGTATTTTTGTAATGTGTTGGGAATGCACCATTTAAAGGTGTTACTTCTACAATACTACCAGTTACAATTGGGTCTATTGATTCGTTTCCATCAGAACCAGTAAATGGTAAAATAGTTAATTTATGTCTATATTCGGTTACTGATTCTATTTCTGTTCCTAGTGAAGAATCAAGCGAACTTATATTCTTCGGAATATTAATCGTATATGCCTCTTTTAATAAAAATACTTTATTTCGTTCTCTAACAAAGTTATTGTTTTTATCTAATTTTGTAATAATTGCATTTGAACCACTACCATATAATCCAAAACCACCAACTGTTAATGAATCAGGTTCCATTCCTATTTGTTGATATGCAGTTGAATCGTATTCACCTTGAATTGCTTGAGTAAACCTAGCATTGACCGAAATATCAAATCCTCCCATATCAGAACCAGAATTTCGTGTAATGGTTCCACTTGGAGTTATAGTATTAGATGCAGATATTATACTTTCATAATTATCTTTTGTTCCTACAAGATTACTATTTATTACTTCTTGTATTTCAACATCATAGAAATTTGTAGAACCAGATATTGTTGATTGTTCTATTAAATTAAGTTCAACTAAATAATTGTCTTTTGATGATTCTATAACTACATTATCTTGAATATTAATAGAAGCTTCAATTTTATTATTTTCTGCAGTTGGTTTAACTCTTTTAATTTTACTTCTCTCCAACATATGTGGTTCAATTAATAAACCAGTAGTAACCTTAGCTCTTGCAGGAACAAGGGATTCTAAGAGACTAAATAATGATTTATCAATATACCTTACTAATTGGATATACTCGTGGAAATCTACGTTATATCGATTAAAATAATACTTTCTAAAAGAATCTAATGATGAATAACTATCTTGGTAGTAATCACTTGGGTCTCCAATCAAATCATCTATATTAAAATCACCTATTGTTTTTACAATATCAAGATTTAATTCTTTTGCTGGTGAGAAAAATAATCCTAATTTATCTGAATCTAATGGTGAAGTATCGTATGATTTTTTTGTTGCTCTACTTCTATAAGATAAATTTGATGTTAATGATTGTTCTTCAAATCTAACTTTATCTCCAACTGCTATTCCAACACTTGGTACATTTGAAGTATTTTTTCTATTGTAAAATGTAAACCCATGTGGATATGATGCCGATGGAAAATTAGATGCAGTTATAAAGTTTGCATAACTTGTATTAGGAGAAATATTTTCTATTGAACCCGATACCGAAGTTAATCCATCTGAAACCATAGATGCCGAAACAATTGTGTTTCTCCAATTATCACTAGTTGAATTTAAGTTTCTTGGATGTTCAAAATCAATTCTTAATAATAAATCTTCAGTTGAAGAAGATATATGATTACCATCAATTGCATCACCATTTAATGCATGGTTTTCAATTCGTGATTCTGATAATGGAGTTGTCCATAATCTAATTTCATCTATTGAACCAGTAAAATCTGAACTATCTCCACCTACAATCAATTCACTTCCACTATTCCAATCATTTGAATTTCCAACTGTTACTGATGCACTTACTGCGTTTCTAATTCTTTCTTGGAATCCTTCTTTTGCATGAACTTCAAATGTTGTAGTTGAACCAGTTATTCTATTTACAACTAGTTGTGTATAATCTTGGTTAAAGTAAGGAAAATCTTCTGTTGATGCAGAATAATTAGTTGAACCAGATAATACGTTTAATTGTAAATTAGCATTTGAACCTGATGTATAATTTAAATCTAAACTCCAACCACTACTTGAAAGTATAGTTTGATTTTGTTTAGTATTAGTTTCTACTCTCATTTCAACTGCACTTGGATATGAGCCATTATAAACTTTCCAAGGAAGTGTTAATTTTTTAGAACCATTAATATTTAATGCAGATGTGCTATCATCATATGTATATTTAACTAATTTTGATGTAGTAGTATCTTTTGGTCCACCAAACTCCATTATAGTTAACATAGAATTTGGAATTCCATAAATAGATAATGCAGCGTGAATAGCTCTTTTAGTTCCTTTGTGTTTGTATAGGTATGGTAAATTATTTAATATTCTTCTCCAAGTTTCTTCTTGTCTACTTTTACCTGACATTGATGATATTTCTGTACCATCCGAATGTTCACCAAATGCATATTCCCAAAGTGTTTCTGATGATAATCCTAAATCGGCATCCCAACCAAGTGAACTTAACATTTCATACATTAAGTCATTTATAATACCATTTTCAAATTTGTTTTCTGTTTTTTTAGATTTAGATAATCGTTTAATATAATGATATAAAATATCAAAATGTTGACCAATCATATCAAAGAATAAAATAAATTCTTGTCCTTTATCATCTTCTTGAATATGACTTGGTAAATTATTAACTAATCTTTCTGTGCTATTTCTATCATATAAAGCTGCATCTGTATAAATTGAATTATACCAATTAACTGCAGCGGTATCAGATGGGTTTACTATACTACCAGTATCGGTAAGTTTAATATCACCAACAACACTACCATTTTTTGGGTATTGTAATGAACCATTTACAGTATAAAGATGTTTTTCAAATGCATCAAAGTTTTGTTTAATTTCAGATATTTTTCCAAGTATTCTTTTTTGTTCGTTTTTACTCGCAACTGAACCTGCAGAACCAGTAGCATTTGAAAGTAATTCATGTTTACTTCTATGTGATTCTAATAATTTTATTTTATAATAAAAGTTTGCAACTCTTTCTTTTGCTGATGAGTATTTTACAAAATTTTCCCATTGGTAAGTACTACCCGATGTATATTCTAACTCAAGTGTATCAAGTGAGAATCCACTACCTGAAACAAATTCTTGTATTATTGCTTCTGATGATGTTGAACCACTTGCTACTAAATCATCATAAATTTGATAACCAATATCATCATTTAATTCTAAACTTAAATTTGGTGTTAATGGAATACAATCAGAAGTTACATCATCTAATAGTGTTATTTGGTCAATTAAAGGTATTGATTGTATTTTTGAAATCCAAATTTTATCGTTTACATCTATTTTATTTTCTAAAGGTTCGTATAATTTTAAAACAATAGATTTATTTTCTTTAATCTTTTTTCTCTGATTTGTATCATTTACAAATTCATATTCTGAGAACGTTTCATCATCAATACCATATGTTGATATTAATTTATTATCTCCATCTCCTAAATGTAAATAATGAGTTAAGAATGGTGAAGTGGGTTCATCAAAATCAGAATAATCAAAACAATATTCAAATGCTTTTCTAATATCACCAATTACATCGCCTCTTCTTAAATCTAAATCACCTTTATCAAATGTAATATTTATTTCTTCTATTTTACCAGCAGTTAATTTATCACCTTGAGAATTAAATGGAACTAATAATAATTTAAATTGTAATATATTATCATCTTCAGAAAATTCTCTTCTTGCATTTCTTAAAACATCTTCAACAGTAAAGGTTGCAACTCCTGATTCTGAAAACTGACCTAAGTAATAGTTATTTTCAGCTTCAACATCATACTTTCCTGAATAGATTCTAATATAATCGGTATTGATTGATTGCCAACTAACATTAAATGGGACATTAAATTGTTTAAAATCTGCTCCTTTAATATTTTGTGGATAATTAATATGAGTTATATCTGGTCCAGGTATATATTCTCTACTTTCTACAACAATAATAATTTTTTTAACATCACTACCACCATTAGAACTTCTTGCTTGAGCATATAATGTATAAGTACCAACTCCGTTTGTAAAATCTTTTGTATCTAGAGTGATACTACCACTACTTCCAATTTGTCTTTTAATACTTCCTATTGAATATTCTACTAAATCCGCATTAGTAGTTCTATATGGAATTTGTAATAATTCTTCACCATTTATGTTATATACTAATTGATTAGAAGAAATATTTAAAAGTGGAATTCCTGGTGTATCAGTTCGTGGTATTTTTATCGCATCAACTGTTATATTTGTTGTTCCTGCTTGTAATAATACTTTTCCACTATCAATATTAGTTACGGTCTGTCCTCCTCTATTATTTGGAGTATTAATAGTATATTCAACTGTATGAGTTGTATCATCAATTCCTACACCATAAAATTGAATAAATTTATCTAAATCTTTTACATTTGAAGTAACCTCTAATTCAATTTCATCTTCAGCAAGTAAAAAATCAGTTTGATTATCAGGAGCTGTTTGATATCTTATTATATCATTTGATGATACATTTGATGTAATTACTACTAATGTTTTTTCTGGCTCTGGTGTGATTACTGTACCATCAGTATCAATAGAAAAATCTAATGTTGCTGCTCTATTTTCTAATAAGGTATCATAGTCTAGAGTAAATTCTGTAAATATTTTATTGTTTTTTAATATTATAAACTCATAGTAAGAAAATTTAACCAAACCTTTTTTATTCTCTAGGTCTAAGTCTTCAACTCCTTTTCCAAATTCTTTTTGAACTGCAGAAACTTTATATACATCCGTTGATATAAAACTTTCACTTGCTTTAACTGTAAATATTTTTGGAGTTAATAATTCTTTTGCCGTATAATTAAATGTATGAGATGTTTGTAATAGCGTGTCTTCTCCATCAATAAATATTGCTGAAGGTTTGGTTGCCTTAACAGTTATTTCTATACTCGGAGCTAGTGAAAGTGGGTTTTCACCATCTGGCTTTAAATCACTATCTTCTGTATCTAAATCACTACCTTTTGTATTTGAATCACCATCTGTTAGCTTTGAATCAAATATATCAACTCCATTTTTAGAACTACTTGGATTATCAGATGATTTATCTACATCTTCATCTCTACTAAATACATCCGAATCGGTTGTAATATCAATCCATCGACTTCCATTCCATTCCCAAGTACCATACACAACTTGACCATTAACTTTCTCTCCATCAGTAATGATTTGGCCTTTTCGTTTCCCTCGTTGGGTTGGTTTTATATGTTCTCTATTATTATGTGGCATTTATTTTACCCTAGTTTTTATCTGTAATTTTTTATGTTTAAATCATTGTAATCTACTACTACATCGCCATCACCTGGAACTGGTATATCTCTACCACTCCCTCCACCAAGAGGACCTGAGTTATTTCCACTTCCACCACTAGTACTTCCACCGCCTGGACTAATTTGTGTATCACACTCTCCTAATAATGTAACTTTTAAATTAGGAGGATATGTTATACTATCTTTTTCTGCACAGATAGTAATACTTTCTCCTTGGTAAATCAGATTAGTATCACGAGGTTCTCCATTTGCATCCATATATTGTGCACTAAACGCTGAGTTTAATTGGCTTCCATATATGTCTTCACCGTATTCATCGATTCCGTCTGTGTTTTTTATACTATACTTTTTTAATGTAGTTTGTGGTCTTGTTTTTGCATAATCTCTAACATCACCAGTTACTATCTTAAATGAATTCTTTTTTTGTGCTACTTTAAATGAATCATATTCTCCTCCATTTATTGTTTGTAACACATCAAACTCATCTCTATATTCGAATGATGCAATATCAGACCAAATATACCATATTTTTGTTTCTGTATTGCTTTCAAATGTACAACTACCATCATCTTCATTTGCCTTAGGGTTATAGTTTGTAGCTTTTGGATTAGTACACCCTTTTATAACTATTGTATCTCTATACTCACAAGTACCATCATTAACTGTTGCTGCCTCATTAAAATTAAGTGCTTTTGGGTCTGTACAACCTTTGACCTCATTTGGAGGTACGGTTGTATCATAAATATTATCTGATGTTGAACTTTTTAATATTTGTTTTACCTTATCTAAAGTTATTTGTTCTTCCTTAGTAAGTACACTATTATCTTGAATAGTTCTTTTTGGTAAATTAAAATCAATTGAATTAATTAGAGCAGTAATTGTATCTTGTTTTAATTTTTTAACTGATAATTCTATACAATCTTGTTCTTCGGTTGGTTTACCATAATTAATATCATTTATATTCCAAACTCTTCTGTTTGCGTAATACTTCATTGATTCGATTAATTTTGTTTCAATTTGGTACATAAAGATATCAAAATTTTGAATTTTAAATTCTTGTTTTATTTTATTGATATAGTTTTTACCATCACTCTCAGTTCCTTTTGAAAGTAAAAATTTTGTTATGATTTTTTCTATATCAAAACTTTCTATAAATTTTTCAATATGATAAATTACATCATCTCTAAAAGTATCACCTTCTGTAAAAACACTATATCTTTTTTCTAAATCTTTATTTTCTTCTTTTGCTCTAATTGGTAAAACTCTAATTTCAGTCCTTGATGGTGCAATTTCATGTATCCATAATTTATTAGAATCAAGAAGTTCTTCTCCTAATCTACGATTTAAAAGAGTAACTTGTGTTTTAAAAATACCATTATTATATCCAGCCTCTTTTATTAGAGCTTCTAAATCTACCACAAATTCCGGCACATCTCCTATTTTTTTAGTAAGAATGTTATCCGATATTAAAAAATATTTAGAAATATTTGCATCATCTAAATGAATATATCTTACAAGATTACCAGTATCACCTTGTGGTAACTTATTATCACTCACATCATAAAGTATAAACTCAATCATATCGGCACACCCAAGACCAAAGTTAGCCTTTGATATTTCTTTTTGAAATATTTTTCTATCTTCTTGTTCTACAAGATAACCCTTTCTTCCCTCTATGTCTTTAAAATCTTTTATTGCCATTAGTTTCCGTCGCCGCCTTTTCTAAGTTTTCTATAAAATATACCTTTTAAGTTATAAGTATCTTGACCAATAGTTAGTGTAATATCATCTGTAAATTCTTTTCTTCTACCTTTAGGGGAATTCACTGCTCTAACTTTCACCGCATCTATTTCAACCTTACCAGGTGTTTCACCACTTCTTGGTGGTATTGTACCATTACTTTTTGAAAAACCTAACCATGGTGTTCCATGACCACCTTGTCCTGCTACTACTGAAATAGACCATGTAGTTTCTGCTTCTTCACTAAAGTTATATAATTCAAGTGAATCTAAACCACTCCAACCTGAACCTCCTCTGTTACTTCTAAAATGAATTTGTCTAGTTTCAAATAAACTCGGGTCTTGATGTGGTTCGGGTACTTTCCAACCAGTATCTCCTTTTTGGTCATATGAATTATCAGGTCCACTTAGGTTTGCTCTTATTGCTGTTTCCTCTTGTGCTGCTTCTTCTTGTTCTTCTATTCTAATTAAAGTTTCTTTTTGTGCCTGTAATCCTCGTACTTGTGCTTCTAATGATACTCTCTCTATTGCTTCCTTAGTACCTTTAATAATTGCTTGTTGGAAATCACTTAATAGTGTAATGTATCTATTGTTTGCTGCTTGTAATTGGTTTTCTGCTGCTGCTTGTTGTAATTTTGCAGAATCAACTTCTACTTTTAATTGTTCAACAACTCCATTTAATCTTTCAATTTCTGCAAGTGCAGTATTAAGTTGTTTTCTTAAATCAGCTATTTGTGCCAGAGCATCTTCATATTTTTTTCGTAAATCATCATATTTTGATTTAAGTATATATGGTCCTCTTTTGGGTTTCTTTTTTTTAATTAACTCATCAACCTTAACATCTACTGCCTTTTTTAATTCTTCTTCATTATATTTTGGTTTCTCTACATAACCAGTAGATTCACCACTAAAAGAAGTTTGTTCTATATTTGGTGTAATATCAACCTCATTAAGTTCTGATTTAAACTTTGGGTTTTGATTTTTTGCTTTAATTACTACATCACCAAATGGTTTTTGTTCTTCTATATTCTTAGGCCTGATTTCTTTTCCATCTAGTTTTTGCACAAGAATTTTACCAGAAGTAGTTCTTCTCTCTACCTTGGAACCTTTTTGTGCAAGTTCGTTGATTCTAAATTTATCAGTTAATGCCATCTTATTTTTCCACAGTAAAAGTTAAATCTTTATCTACAAAGTATTCAACTACACCATCTCTATCTATTTTAATTTCTAAATAATAATCTCTATTATATTCCCAATTTGTTAAATTAAGTTTAAAATAATTTCCATTTGAATCACAAGATAATTTTGTATAATCTCCAAAAGGCACAACTACGTCATCCGTAACTATATCTTTAACTTGATAATAACTTGAAGTTGGTAAATAATAAACATCTGTATAAGCATATTCATTTGCATAAGTTTTAAGTGGGTATTTTTCTCTACCGAAAACTCTAATTTCTGGTTTGCTTCCAACTTTATATCTAGTTTTTAATCTTTTAAAAGTAACATGAATATCATCAGATGTAAGTTCTGTTAGTGAACCAGTTATAAAACTAGAATCATCCCATCCAATTCTTAATTTCGGTTGATATATAGTATTTGTTTCTTTTGAAAAGAATTTTAATTGTCCATAATCAATCGTATCGTTTTCTTTAGCAGAATCATGTTTTAATATAAATCCTTCGTTTGGTAAATCTCCCTCAACCCATGATGATATTGATTGAGATACATCCATTGAAATATCAGTTGATTCGTAATTAAATAATTGACTTGCGGAAGAACCAGTGTACCATACCCCACCTTTACCATTATATGAACCTGAACTTTCTAATGATGCCGAACCAATTATCCAAGAAGTAGATGTTTTTCTACTATTCCAAGATACTCCATCGGTTGAAATCTTATCAAATCGTGTTCCAATACCCATATCCCATGATTGCGATATAGGATATGCATAAATTGTATATTCATTTGGTATTTCAGTTCCTACACAATGTGTTAAAAGCATTTCTGCAGAACTCATTGTTATTTCTCCACTTGCAATAGATTCAGATAGTGGTGCTGTATCAAATTTAATTAAAGAACGAGCAATATCTTTAAGATTACCATAATAAATTTTAGATATTTCTAATATCTCATCTCTACCAGTATTTTGACCTGGTTGTTGAAGATAAATTGTTGAATCTTTGGATGCTGTTACAAAATAATACATTATACTACTCTCCCTCTTATATCTTTATTTGGAAACTTAACTTCAAATATCGATGGGTCTAAAGATGGATAAACTATCTTACCTTTAGTTGCATCTATTATGTTATATGAATTTTGTGAATAGTTTCCTAAACATTTGTTAACGATTTCACACTTTGGTACAGATTGAACTCCCTCTACACCTGCTATTAATAACTCTACCTCAGAAATATTAATTGGCATATTAAATGCCCATTTATCAATATTGAAATAATTTTGTATTTCTATCTGAGTTCTTGTAAGTACTTGTCTTTTATTATACCCATTGTAAACTTTTATTTCAAATTCAACACCAATGTTAATAATAAATCCATTTAAAATATTAATACCATCTGTTAACATTCTATATTCACTTATATATGTTTTTAAATTTTCTTTAATAGCTTGATTTAATGTTGAAAGATTTTTATCTGAATTATATCCTAAAACATATAAGTTAATTGCAAATGGGTTATTTTTTTCAGTTATGTTTTTCTTTTTACTACCAAGATATTTTACAACTCTATTTTTAATTTCTTGCTGAGATGAATCTGAATCTTTTAATTGTTCTACCAATCCTACAAATTCTTCTAAAGAATTTTTATCTGTAAGAATAGAAGAAGGTGAGTTGTTATCAAGTTCACCATCTGGTGCACAATATGCTTTAGCAATTCCACCATACTTTGCAGGTAATGAAAGTGCTCTTACTTGGTAATCTTTTCTTGTTACTGCTCTATTTTGTGAACCAAAATTAGCTAATGCGTTTTGTTTAATTTCATCGGATGTATCTGCACCCTTACCACCTGTACCAGCTTCCTCGTTATCACATGCTACTGAATTTTTACATTGTTGTAGTAAACGTCTTTCTGCATCTGTTGTAAAGGTTTCTCTATCATCTTGAAAAGTTATTCTATCTAGTTGTACCAATTCTCCAACACCAACATTAGAACCAACTCCACCACCTATAATATAATCAATTGTAAATTCACCAGTTGGTGCCTGTCCGTATGATGTTGTTTTTAAAAAATTTGATGGGTCAAAAGATGCACCTAAATTATCAATTGAAGATTTTAATCCTAAACCAACATTTTTAAAGTTTGGAATTAATTGCTCATCTGATGAAGTTGAGTTTCCTGCACCAAATACAAGAGTTGTTGTATTATCTGCATTTACTTTTGTTGTAAATCTTCTCGTTGTTTTTAAAGTTTTTAAAATACTTGGTACCGATTCTTTAAATTGTGCTAACTCTTTATCTGTTGTATCACTTGTTGCGTAGTCAGAAAAAACCATTTCTTGTGCTAGGTAAGGAACATGATACCATTTATTTCCATTGGAATCTCTTACATCTACAATATCTATTATATTATTTTCAACTAAAGGTATTTTAGAAAATTGAGAAGGAGATGAACCAAAATTATGAGTTACACTTACCAATTGACCTGATATTGCATTTACATATTTTTTAATTAAATAAAGAGTTGGTTCTCCATCATCATCCGTTCTATAAATTGAAACTTCTCTATCATCCTCAGATGCAAAATCTACCATTTCAGTACTTCTAAATTGTTGTCCTTGAGTTGTGGCAGTTACTGTCATTCCTTCTGGTATTCTTAAATAATATCTATCATCGGGTCTAACTTCGGTTGTACCTGCACCAATGACTGGAACTGTTTGATATACACTCAATTTAACAATCGCTGGAGAGGTTACTTTTGGTTTATAACCCAAGTACTCGGCCAGTGCAATTATGTTCTCTCTATCTTCTGCTGTTGTTATTAACGATTCTTTTAAAGTATCATCTGTATAATATGAAAGTACATCTCCAAGATATGATGCCATTTCTATAAACATCATTCCAGGTGATGCTTCATTAAAATCTGAATAGGTTGTTGGGAAATAAGTTTTTGCGTACTCAATTAGATTTTGTCTAAATTGAGAAAAATCTTTATTAAGATACTTAATATCTCTACCACTATTTGGATTTCTATTTATACTATTTAATGCCATGTTTTATTATCCCTCAACTAAAAATGTTATTTCTTGTGGTTCATATACATTACCAACTGTAAATTGTACTTTCATTTCTGCAGTATATCTATCTTTCATTTCATCAGTCATATTTACATCTATGGTATCTATGTTTATATATGGTAACCAAAAGTTTACACTATCTGTTATATTTTCTTGTAATCTTGATTCAAGGTCATTAGTTGATTGTTCAAATAATAACTCATGAATACCAGAACCAAAATTTGGTTGAAATATTCTTTCTCCCTTTCTTGTTAAAAGTAAATTTCTTAAATTACTTTTTGCCTGCTCGAATGAACTAAACGCTTGAGAAAAATAACCAGTATTACCTCGTTGTACTGGTAAGGTGATACCATATGCCTGATTTGAAAACTCCTCAGTATCGGTTACTACTTTTTTATCAAGAATATAAGCCATTGTTTACTCCCTATCTAGTTTTAAACTTTTTTACAAGTTCAGAATTATCTCTATTTAATATTTTATCAAGACCAGGTAATCCTGTTTGTACTCCAAGACCTGTTTTATTTTGTCTTGTTGTAACCTCACCATATCCCATTTTATGAGCCATCTGAGTTCTCAATCCTCCAACTCCAGCTCCAGCTCCTTGAGAAGTAAACTCAACAGTTTTATCCATACTCTCTTGAATTGGTTGTTGTTGTGGTAGATTATCTAATACTGATTTACCTCCACCTGGTGTTGAACTTCTCTGTGCTTTTGAAAAGGGTTTTGTATTATTTAAAACCTCATTCAATATTGGATTGTTTGAAAGTTTTTTTGTTGGTGCTTGTCTTTGTTCCTCAAGTGCAAGTTCTGCTTGTTCAAATGGGTCTATCACATTCTCTACAACTACTTGCGGAGAGGGAACGCTGACTACACCTCCCTTCATCTCTGCTAATCTTTTATTTACTTCCTCTGCCAATATCTTTGGAAAAGTTTTCGATAAAAAACGTTCTTGTTGTTTGGCAGTTTCTACCTCAACAAGAGTCTTTATTACTTTTATTAATTGTTTGTTGTTCATTTTAAATTGTGTTTGTCTGAATATAAATATATTAGTATTAATTTTATGGTTATACGCAATCGGGTGGATTTACAAAACCTATAATATTTCCTTTACTCCATTTGGCTACTTTTCGATAACATCCACCCCCATTATCAGCAAAAGCTGCACCACCACTTGTGTTTCCTTCTATGGTTCCAACACCAATACCTGGAATAATACTTTCTACAATACCAATGTGAACAGCTCCTGGCTTTCGTCCACCTCTATATAAAATAGCAGCACCCTCTTTTGGTATTGAAGAAAAATAACCGTTTTCTCTACCCCACTCTAACCAACGATTACATAAGGCAGGACCACCTGTTGAATTATAAGTAGGTAATGATAATCCCGCATCTTTCCACCATTGACTTGTTGCTCCTGCACACCAAAAATATCCTTTACCTGTTCTTTGTACATTTCCTTCATTATCCAATCCAGTCGTGTTTACCATTTCATCAATTCTACCAGAGGCATTTCTTTGTTCTCCTGGCCCAAACCCACCATAGTTTCTGTTTTTATATTCACATATTCCAATATCACCTCTTGCAATTTCTACAACCCTTCTTCCACTTTCACATTTAAACTCATCTGGTTGTAGTGCATCAATTTGTTTAAGTTCTTCTTCGGAATAAAAAACAGGAGTAGAATCATGTGCTTTTGTTGATATTAATTGTGTTACTCTTTTAGTAAATTCTTCTGCAACTTGTTTTGCTTGTTCTGGTTGTGCATCATCATTAATAATAGTTTGTGCACTTTCCTTTTCTTGTTTATATAATGTAATTTCTTTTTCAGTTAAGGTATCTGATGTATCGGTAACTTGTGTGTTTATTATTTCCTCAACTATTTGTATTAAATTCACAGGTGATTTGGTTGAAGGTGAAATTGTATAACCTTGTGAAAATAAAAAACCAGGTGCAGGTGGTGTTACAGGACCTGGATATATTGATAATGTAAAATAAATAAAATTTAAACTTGTTAAATGTATTAACATAGCACTTATAAGATTATCTAAAAATATATCACTATCATCAGTTGGTTCGTTTAAACCAGTTGGTGTCCAAGTACCAGGTGAACTACAAAACGCGTATATTGTTGATATATTTCTTATTGCTCCAAATGCAGGAAGTAGTGGTGGTATACCTGATGTTAGTTGACACCCTGTCCAATAACCTAATACGGCTTTTCCAATTTCATCTATAAAGTTATGTTTACCCTCTTGTTTATTTAATGCAGTTAAACACGCAATAGTTATTAATGATTTCATTAATTCGGTATTACCTTTACTTACCCTAACCAAATTAATTGTTTGGTAACCACTTTTTACGGCAATATCATATTCTGCGGTTAATTTATCCGCGAAATCTTGATATGATTCTGCATTACCAGTAGCTAGTTTATCTGGTGTTTGCATCCATAAACTCATATTTGTTTTGAATACTTGGAACGACATTGGTTATTCTGTATAGTTTTTTTCAGATAAGAATGTTTCTAACCTATCACTTAAATTTTGAAAATCTGTTCTATTATTTGGTCCTAATGCGGTTGGACCTGCTGGAGTAGAAAAAATTTGATTATTAATTAAATCAATTAATTCTGTTAATAAATCCTTTAATGTATTTCCTTTAACGATTGGTTCTTCTTGATTTAGTGTATTAAGATAAATCAAACCACCCTCATCTCCTAATAATTTTATATCATCTCCATTACTCTTTACAATCACATCTCCACCAAAATTTAAAAGTGCACCACCTAAACCCTTATCAGATTCTTCAGCATTAGGATTAAAATTATCAATAGTAAATAAGCCATCAGAAATAAATCCATAATTTCCTTTAGATAAAAATATCATTTCTCCCTCTTGTGATGCAAGTGTTATTCTTGAACTTTTAATTAAAATGTTACCACCCACAAGTTCTGCAGGATATGTATTTTCTTCGAACTCACCACCCTCGGTATATCCTCCACCAAAAGCACTTACTTGTGCATTTAGAAAATCTTTTGAATAAGGTAATTTCTGTTCATTACTTGATAATGCAATTATAGAACCATCTTCTTTAAAATCTTCTAGTGTTGGGGTTTTTTCATTTAAATCCGCTGGAGTTGCCTGTCTATTTCTAATTATTATAGTTGGTGAAAACTCTTCTGTCTCATTGTAGTAACCACTAAATCGTATTGATTGACCAAATCTTGATTGTATTAATTTATCACCCTCAAATGCTTTTAGTGGATTTATTTGTTCTGGTTTTATGAACTCATTTTTTGGTCGTTGTTCTTCTGAACTTGCTTTATCAGAGGTTGGGGTACCTGTGGAAGATACTTCTTTATATTTTGTTGATTGGTCAGAATCATCTTTGTGAGTGACTGGATTGTTTACCAATATTGCATTTGGGTCAAAGTTTGGTAAATTTAAATTAAATGATGCAATACGTTTATAACATTCTCTACCTTGTATTTTTATTAATTGAACTCGTTCATTTTTTACTGGTAAATCTAAATCATTATAACTATGTGGTGGAACCCATTGACCACTTGTTGGTGATGATGTGGTATCACTTTCTTTTCTAATTTTTGCGTAATATAAAAAATTTACGGTGCGTGGGTCAACTCCTTCTTTTTGAAGTTCTTTTTGAAGTTCTACTATCTTTGGGTGCGTTTCATTGTAAACTACATCCATCACTAAACCAGTAGACGATGCAGATTCATTTGGAGCTCTGCCACTTAAATTACTTTTTGCCGATGCTGCAACTGCTCCTCTACGCATTACTTACCTTTTGTTTTAATTCTTCTACTTCATTAGTAAGTTCATCAACTTTTATATCTTGTTCATCTGCTACTTGTGAAATAGTTTCATCCAATTGTTTTAGTAATTGTTCTTTTTCATCATCAGAAAGAAATCCACTATCCCCTTCTGCTTTTTGTGATGCTCCAATAATTCTTTGTGCAATTGCTGCCATCTTGATTAGTGAATCATCATTCTTAACTGATGTATCAACTAAATCTTTTATGATTGGCCCAATTACTGCCATATCCCCTGCATGTCTAATTACTGTTTTCATTTCAGCAATTAGCTCAGAAATTCTTTGTTTCTTGTTTTGTTGATTCTCATAGATATCTTTAAACAATCCACTAAGGTTCTTACCAGGAAATAATTCAAAATCTGTACTCATGATTATACCATATTAGTTGTATATAAATATAGTAAACGAAAAAACCTCACTTTTAGTGTGAGGTTTAATCATAAACGCGTTGTTAGAATTACTTCTAATCCTTACTTCTTAATAATGTGATAAAGTACAAAAGCACCTACAAGTCCTAACAGACCTTCAGCACTCAAACTTCCTAAAATAGCCATAATGTTATCAACTACTGATACTTCTGGCCAGAAAGGGATGTCTGCACCTTTGAATAATACTTCAAATACTACTCCTAAGGCGATTATGCTAATACCAATCTTTGTCAATTCATCAGCCCAAGAGCCTATTTTTTTCAAAAATTCCATATTGTTTTTCCTTTTGTTTTAATTAAATGTGAATAACTGTTCCATCTTACAAAACTAAGGGATATCCACTAAATAACTATGGTATATATAAACAAAAAAATTAGAATATATATTCTATACCTAATTAACGAAGTGTATTTGGGGTTTATATATTTATGTACAAAAAAACCCAACCGAAATTCGTTGGGTTTCTATTCCTAGCCTCTTTATTATACGACAAGGGTTCTTTAAGATAAGTAGAGAAAAAATTAACTAAAGTATCTTTTTTTTAATTATAAGGTTATGAAGTATAAGAATATCCATTTCACAATTTAAGAAAGTTTTAATTGCATCCTCGGGTGTAAGAACCATTGTTTGGTCTTTTAAATTAAATGAAGTGTTTATAACAATAGGGTAATCATTTATTGTTTCTAATTTTTCTAACAAAGAAAACATATGTCTATGTTGATTTTTATTTAGAGTTTGTATTCTAGCTGAATTATCAATATGTGTTATTGCTGGTAAGTTTTTTGCATGATGGCTTTTTACCTTTACTACCTGATTCATATAAGGTACAGTATCTTCGTAATTAAAATAACTGGTTGAAGAAGATTCTTTTACAATTGGAGCAAAAGGTCTAAACCCTTCTCTTTTTTTAATCATCTTATTTAAACGAGATTTCATTTGAGGGTCTCTTGGATTTGCTAAGATAGAACGATTACCTAATGCACGTGCACCAAACTCCATCCTACCTTGAAACCATCCTATAACACTACCATCTTTAATTTCTTCAGCAACAATATCAATAATTTGTTCATAAAGTTTTGTTTCTACCCAAATTTTATCTTTATATTTTTCTGTTGCTTCAAAAATTTCATCTTTTGAATACATTGGACCAAGATATGGGTTTGAATTTTTTATTCTTACATTATCTTTTGATTTATAGTAATAATCAAGTCCACATCCAATAGCAGAACCAGCATCTGATGGAGCAGGTGGGATGTATAGATTTTTAAAGTTTGTTCTTTTTAATATCTTACCATTTGCAGTTCCATTATAAGCACACCCACCACTCAAACATAAGTTGTCAGATTTTGTTTTATCATGTAATTCATTCAATAATCTAAAAAATAGTTTTTCGTAATTGTATTGTAATGATGCTGCTAAATCCTTGTGATGTTGTTCTAATGGCTCTTCTGGTAATCTGTTTGGAAATTCAAATAATTTTCCTAACTTTTCATTAAACATATGTGTATTAGAATACTCGTATGTAAAGTACTCCATTTTTAATTCAAAAGTACCATCTTCTTTTTCTGTATATAATTCCTTAAATAATTTATTATACTTTTCAGGTTTACCATATGGTGCTAAACCCATTACTTTATACTCACCCTCGTTTGGTTTAAACCCAAGAAAGGCAGTAAATGTTGAATATAACATTCCAAGGGAATGAGGAAAATTTACACTATTTAATTTTTTTATTTTATTTTCAGTTCCTATTCCTAAAACAGTTGTTTCCCACTCACCTACACCATCAACTGAAAGGATTGCAGATTCGTTAAAGTTTGAAGTGTAATATGAATATGCTAAATGTGATTGGTGGTGGTCAGTATAATGTATTTTTGTATTTTTACCACAAAGAGTTTTTAATTGTTCTTGAAGAATTTTATAAGCCTCTTGATTTTTAATTAAAATACTATTTTTTTTATTTAAAAACTCATACCATTTTTTAGGTTTTTTTTCGGTACTTACTTTTATTCTATCTAATTTATTTTGTGGGTTTTCGTAAAAACAGATAGCGTTTAAAGTATCTGGTGTTACTTTGTATGTTTTCATTAACCACTTTATAGTATTAATTGGAAATCTAGAATCATGTTTGATACCAGTGAATCTTTCTTCTTCACATGCACCCAAAACATTCCCATCTTTAATTAATGCAGCTGCACTATCATGATAACCACAACTTATTCCTAAAATATAACCGTTACTCATTTTTACAAATATTCATTATCTATATATGGATTCGTATCATTCTTTTTATCTTCTTCATCTTCCCAAAATCTAGGTTTTGGTTTGTTGATAATTTCACCATGTTCTAAAAAATCATTTAATAATTTCTTTTGATGTTTTTTCATTACATTTACAACCTTAGTAATATAATGAGTTTTACAATCTGTCATTTCTCTGATAAGTAAATATAAATGTTTTTTATTAAAATTTTCTATATGCTCACTTCTTCTAAATAATTCAAGTATAGAATCTGCAATTTGTAAATCTCTTTTTTTAGTAAAAACAAAGTTTAAGTTTTCATCCCAATATTTTAACATTATGTTTTTAAATTCATTGAACTCACTATCTCGTTGTTCTTTAACAAAATCATTTTCAGGGTTCCATGTTAGTGGCATTTGAGAAAGGAGATTGTTTTGTTTCCACCTTTTAAAGTTACCATTATTTTTTAAAATTAAATGATTCTTTGCAATAATGGTGAAATAAGAAAATGCTCTACCCTTACCTTCTTGAAACATATGCATCTTTTGTACCATAATAGATACAACTTCTGTTTGTACATCTATTTTCGGTACATCGAAATAAGTAAACTTGAATGTATTCATAACATTTTCTGCAAGTTTTTCAAATGGATATTTGATTCGTTCCTCATAAATTTTAGACCTTACAGTCGAATCATCACAGTTATTATATTCTATTATTGCTTCTTGTGCAGGTGTTCCAAAATATATCTTGGATTTTTTTCTTCTAGGTTTTGGCATATTATATTTCGTTATTGAGGGTATTTACTATTTTTTTGATTTCATCAAAAGTTATTCCAACTTCATCATCTTTTTCAAAAGCCTCTCGTTTATCTATTTTTCTCATATTATCAAGAGCATCTGATACTTTATTTCTTGTAGAGTTGATTGTATTAATTAATCTATCTTCAAGTTGTTCATTTTGTTTTAATAAGTTTCTAACACCTATTAACAAAATAATATTGAGTATTACAGAAACTCCTATAACAATATTATAGGTAGTAAGTAGTTCTATCATGTTATTTTAAATTTAATGCATATCCACTAAAGTTGGTTAGATACGAAGTAAGTTTTGTACCATTACCATCTTTAAATTGTTTTCCTTTTTTAAAGTATCTTTTTACATTACCAGGTCCTGCAAGATGTGCAGCTGCTAAAATTCCACTTTCAGTTATTTCTGTTCCATGGATTACTTCACCCTCATGTATATCAATGTAAGATTGTAAAATCTTTTTATTGTGTAAAAGTAAATCTAACATTGCCATTTCTTGTAAGTGTGGTGAATTTAAGAATTCTTTTCTCGATACATCATATCCAAGATTCTTTAAAGTTCTTTTACCAAACTGATATTTTCCCATGTAACCCCATTTGTTTACAACTGTATATCTGTTTGATGATTCCCTCATTCCTACTGCATTTAGAAACATTTCAGTTTCATTAATTTCAATAGATACAGGTTCTAGTTTTATTTCAATAGGTTGAATTGGTTTACTTTCCAATTCAGTAACTATTTTTATTTTAGGTTTTATATAATGTTTTGTGAATCCAACTAAACTAATTGTTGCAATCATTGATATGATTACTGTTAATATTTGTTTTTTCATAGATACTTCTCCTTGATTTACTATGTAAATATACGAAAAAAATTCGATATATCCTAATTTTTAAAGAGTTTTTTTAACACTCTCCCATTGGTCCGTAATATAACCCACTAAAAACATCTTCTCCAAGTTCAGATTCTTCTAATATATCTGTTTCTAATATTTCATTTAATGCATCGACATCAGCATCAGTAATTCTTTCTTTATTTTCTGCAACTACTTCTTCCCATAGTTCCATATTAAAATCAATTTTATCTAATATTTCTTCTCTAGTAAAAATCTTTTTTTCTATTAGTAAATCCATTAAACTCTGAGTCACTAAACTTTGAGTAAGTAATTTACTTTTTAGTTTTTTTATTGTTGTCTTTGATGTTGAGTTCATTTAGTAATTCCTTTAGTTCGTTTTTATCTTCTCCCCCATAAACTAAATCACCAAATGATTTTTTTATAGTGGTACTACTATAACCCATTGCTGTAGCCAATCGAATACAAACAACTTTATATTCGTTAATATCCATATCATCTGGCACATCTAATTCAATTCTACTTGCTTCTCTATTGAGTTCTATAAAGTCTTTGTCTGTATATGTAAATATAAGTTTACCCATTTTTAAATTAAATTATAAGATTTCACAACCAACTAAAAGTAGTGGTTCTGCCTTTTTGTATTTCATAAATTCAGTAGAACCATCTGGTAATTTTACCATTACTCTTTCGTTTCTACCATACTTTTTTTCTCTTCGTACTGTTGTAGTATATCTTCTTGAAGAATCTGTTATAAGAATTCCATTAAGATGGTCTATTTCGTGTTGAGCACATACACATTCTAATAATCCTTCATCAGAATAAAATTCTTCTGAATCTTTCCAAGTTTCTCCTTCTTTTTTATCAGATGAAAATATAACTGTTCCTAAATTATCACATTCTACTGTAAATGATTTATGTCTTAATGTTTGCACAGGTTTTTTCATTGTTTTATCTAATGATAAACATTGCTCAAGATATACAACTGTTTCTTTTGAAGCTTCTGTAACTCTTGGATTAACCAATATCAATGGTTCTTTTACATTTACTATACATACTCTATCTGTTAAACCTATTTGGTTTGCAGATAATCCTAATCCGCCATGTTTTTCAAGTTCTGTTGATAAAACTTTTGATACTTTATCAATTTCTTCTTTAGTAAAAGTAGATGGGGTAATTACTGATTTTAATTTATTTGGGTCTTTAATTAGTTTCATCAAATATATTTAATTGGGTTGTTGATAATTTTCTATTTGATGTTGGTTCTCCCCAACCTCTAACGTAGATTGTTCTACCACCATCAGGTGATTCAAATATTTTTGCATCTTTCATTTTTTCAGAAAGTTTATCTTGGAATTTTCTTCCCTCGCGATATAGTTCTCTTACTTTTTTTCCAAGCTCCATATCATTGGGGTAATCGTTTACTAATTGTTCTATGTTCATTTTATTCTGCTATATTTAAATATTTTTCTAATAACCAAGATGATGATTGAATCTTCTTACCCAATCCCCATACTGATTCTATTCCGTATGAATTACATACATCATTCTCTGGTGTAGTTGTTTCTGTTCTATCTCCACCATTACCAAATGCCATTACACCTTTTGGTAAATCACCATTTTGATTTACAAACTTTTTTCTTGCATGGTCAATAAAATCAATTGCTGTATCATCTCCATGTATAAGTGGATTCATTACATAAACATAATCTACATCTCTTAGTGATTCCATTATAAACTTTCGTTCTCCTTCTTTCATAAAAGATTTACCTTTTTTTCTTCTTAACCAACTATCGTTGTTAAGTCCTATCCAAACTTCATCTGCTAACTTCTTAGCATTTTGGATACATTCGATATGACCTTTATGTACAGGGTCAAATCCACCACTAATTAATATTACTTTATATTTTTTACTCATTGTAATCTATTTGTTATACAAATATACGAAAATTATTTTATAATTCCTAATTTATTTCCATTTAAATCCTGCACCCATGTGTCCAAACCCTGCGGTTTCTCCAAATATTGGTTTTCTTAGTTCTAAGAAATCAATTATTCCTTTAGGGGATAAATCATATCCCTTGATAAATTCGTGTTCTCCATCAACGATAGCAGTTGCTTGTAGAGGTTGGTCATATCCAATTGCATAAGCAAGTTGAACCATTACTTCTTGTACCTCTGGTCTTTGTTCTAATATATCTACTGCTATTCTTCTTCCCATATAAGCTGCACTTCTATCAACCTTAGTAGAATCCTTACCACTAAATGCTCCACCACCAAGTGGAACTCTCGGTCCATAATTATCTACTGCAAGTTTTCTACCAGTTAATCCAGCATCAGCAGTAAATCCACCAATGTTCCACTCTCCAGCAGGATTACAATGTAATGCTTCAATTTGATATTCTGGATAATCTTCAAAATATTCATATACCAATTGTTGTAATTCTTTTGTTGGTGCTTTCTGAAATGAACATACAACTCTAAGTGAGTTACCATTCATAGTAACTTGAGTTTTACCATCATACGGATATTTACTAAATACATACTTGTTTAGTTCTCTTGATAAGAAATATTCTTGTGGTAAAAATTCTTTATTATCTCTACAAGCATAACCAATCATAATTCCTTGGTCACCTGCTCCACCAGTATCTACTCCATTTGCAATCTCTGGTGATTGTGAGTTGATGTTAATGATAACTTCAATCGTATCATCGGTAGTTACACTATGAACTACCTTTACAATATCATTTCTCGTTACTACTGCATTTGAAGTAACTTCTCCTGTGATATAAACTTCTCCCATACCACCACAAGTTTCAATTGCTACTCGTGAGTTTGGGTCTTGTTCTAAATGTAAATCTAATAATGTGTCTGATATTCTATCACACATCTTGTCTGGGTGCATCGGTGATACACATTCTGCTGTTCTAATCATTGTTTAGTTTTTGTTGTAACTTTTGAATTTGTAATTTAATTTTTTGTGTTTGTGGTTTAATAAGTTTTAATTCCACGATTTTTTTTACTATTTCTTGTTTTGTCATATTAATTACTTAATGGTGCTTTAATTGTTGGGTGATATTTATATCCTTCTATTTCATAATCCCATTCTCCATTTAAAATATCTACGTTAGATAATTTTATTGTTGGTAATGTAAAAGAACTTCGTAATCTCTGTTCTTCTGCTTGTTCAATATGATTTTTATATAAATGAGTATCACCTAAGTTCCCAATCAGTTCACCTGGTTCTAAATTTGTTTCTTCACATAATAAGAGTAATAGAGTACCATAGGATGCAATATTAAATGGTAACCCTAAGAATGTATCTACTGAACGTTGATTCCACATTAGAGATAACTTACCATCGTTTACATAACATTGGAATCCATAATGACAAGGAGGAAGAACTACTAGAGGTAACTCACTTACGTTCCAAGCTGATACCATCAATCTTCTACTATCAGGGTTCTCTTTTATATTTTTAATTAATTCTTTGATTTGGTCTTTACCACCTTTGTTTATCTCACCTGCAACTGGTGACCATTCTCTCCATTGTTTACCATAGATTGGTCCTAACTCACCCCATACTCTTGCAAACTCATCATCGGTTTTTATTTTATTTATAAACTCTTTTTGTGGTAGAGGTTCATCTAAATCATGAAGATAAGTTCGTTCATATACTTTATAAGCATCACCGTCCCAAATATGACAGTTGTTCTCAACTAAGTATTTGATATTAGTATCTCCTTTTAGAAACCACTTTAATTCAGTCATCATAGTTTTAACTGCCATCTTCTTTGTGGTTAGTAAAGGAAATCCATCACTCATATCATGTCTAATTTGTTTACCAAATACAGATATAGTACCTGTGCCAGTTCTATCTCCTTTTTCTTTTCCTTCTAATAATATATCTTGTAATATATTTTGGTATCTTAAATCTAGTGAATTCATATTAATATAATAATTTATTATTTATGTTGTTTAACAAAAACCAATAATCTCCATCTACTTGTGTTGTTTTAAAGGTTGGGTCATTAACACATAATTTATCAAATTCACTTCCTTCATCAAACCCAAATCTTATATATAAAGTTTTTTCATCTTCAATAAAATTTGGAACATGAGATGGCCATGGGTCTTGATAAAATATTTTTAAATTCTTTTTAGTATTATCTTTTAAATACATTAAATCATTTAATTTAGGAAATGCTTCTGAAAATTGTTCTTTTTCACTTCTACATATTAAAACTACATTTTTATATTTTGAGTCATTTATATATTCTGTAAGTTTTTTTGCAGTGTGTTTTATAAAATTATTATTTATATTAAACGTACCTACTCCATTTTCTACATTTACATAGACATGAAGATAAAAGTTTTTGTTTTTACTAAAAGTAATTTTTTTATCTTTTATAATTTTATCAATAAATAATTTTTTTACTCTTCCCACTCTTTTGTATTTTTTATATTACCGATTGCATCAAATATGGTTTCTTTAAAATATTTTATTTCATTTATAACTTTACATTCTATTTCACTAATCAATTTTCCAGCTATATCTAGTTCTTTTTTATAATATGATAAAGAATATGTATCATTTGGTGGATAAAAAATTATATGAGTTTGAACATATCTAGGATAATAATAATATCGTATTTCTTCTGTCAATACTCCGTTAGAATAATTAGTTTCTTTATATACTACTTCCGCATCAAAATTTAAATCATCTTCTGTAAAATATTCTAACTGCTGAATTAGTTCAGTTTCATTGTATATTTTTTTCTTAAATAGTTTACCGTTTAATTGGTAGTAAAACTCTTCATTTTCTTTTTTAATAGGTACTCCTTGATTCCATTTTAACCTACCATCTCTTTCTTTTGTAATACCATGCTCAATGTTTGGATTTTTTAGTTTCCATTTTTCGTAATTATCCCATTCTTTATTAAAATCAAAAATTACCTTTTTTGAAATGGTATCTAAAATACAATCATCATTATATAAAAGTTTTTTATACATTATTTTATATTTGCTAATCTTTCTATTTCTTCTTTTATTTTAATATTCCATGGCCCCCATGTAATATTATCTATCATCCACTTTCTATAATAAGGTGGAACTGATGCAACGGGTTTACCTTTATACTTTCCAAAGGTCATATAAACTTTTTCTATATCACCATCTTCGTTTTTCTTTTCTGCAAGATTTACTCCACCCTCTAAGTGAATTCCGATTTCGTGTATTGGAATACCTGTGATTTGTTTTTTACCTTCTCCAAACAATTCCCATTCTTCACCACCAGTATCTTTATAATATAGTTCCTCTACTTTACCAAATCTTTCTACTGAACCTACAAAATCTACAACTAAACAATCTTCTTTATCATCGTGAATACGAGTTCCTCTACCAACAAACTGATACCACCAAGATATAGATGCGGTTGGTCTACCTGTAATCAAACAATCCAATTCAGGATAATCAAATCCAACTGTTAGTACATTAACTTGTACAATAACTCGTATCTGTTGATTTCTGAATTCTTCTATGATTCTTTTACGTTCATCTTTTGGAGTTCCACCATGTACAACTGCTGCTTGTGGAATTCTTTTTGCAAGATTAGTTGCTTGTTCTATCGTTGGTACTGCAACTAATATAGATTTCCTATCTTGTACTTCAGCAATCTTCTTTACAATCTTATCACCAATGTTTTGATTCTCATAAGAACGAGCAATAGAATCTTGTGTATATTCAGCACCACTCGAATTATAAACTAAGGCACCTGTATCGAAATCATATGATTGATATTCTAACTTACTCCAATAGTTTAACTTAACAATATCTTGAATCTGTGAAACATGAAGTATGTACTTAAAAAATACACCATGTTTAGAACGATTCGTTAACATTACTAATTTAGAATACGGACCAGTATCTCCCATATTCGTTTGCAATTTCAAGGGGGTTGCAGTAAGACCAAGGACATGAGTTGCTTTCATACCATCCACAAATCTCCTTAACTGTCCTGATTTGTTTCTTGGATATCTATCACACTCATCTATGATGATTTTACTGACCCCCATACTTTTGAACTCGTGTGCAATATTGATTATCGAACCAATTGTTGCGTATGTTACACGACCCATTTCTTTACTACCAGCCGATGCTGAATAGATTGATGCAGTTCCACCAAGAGTAACAAACTTATCATAGTTTTGTTCTAATAATTCTTTTGATGGTTGTAGAACCAAAATCTTCTCACCAAGTTCTTTGGCAATTGCAGCAATAACAATCGATTTACCGAAAGCAGTTGGTGCTACGATAATCGATGGTTTCATTTTTGGAGTTCGTAAAAACTCAACTCCAATTGCTACTGGTTCTATTTGATTCTCTCTTAATTTCACAGACCTAAATCTTTTCTAATATCTTCTTTTACTACTCGTAAGTATTTTGCTCGTTTCTTTGCATCTACAAATGGAACAGACCAAAATTGTTTTGTTTTAAACCACCTCGATGGTTTCCACCCAAATACAAATGTATATACTCCCATTACCAATCTTAACTTAACTGAATTAAGATATAAAGTAATAACAGGTAACATCGGTGCACCATGTGTAATATAAGTTCTAACTTTCTTATCACTAAGAAATGGTTTTGGGTAAGCATACTTACCAAATAAAGGTACAAACTTATATGCAAATCCTGGTGTAAGAACTTCATCAAAGAATGTTTCCATCTTAGGTGTCATTCTAAACCACCATACTGGTGATACAAAATAAATGTGAGTTGACCATGTAACTAATCTTTTATAATCCTTAATTAATTCTGTTCTATCACGATGTAGTTTATCATCATACACATCAATAACCTCAAAAGTTTCGTTGTGTCTTTTCAGTTGTCTTACAATAGTTTTAAATATACCATTGTAACAAAATGATTTATTGTCAGGATGACCGATTACTACTAAATGCTTTTTTGTACTCAAACCTTATTTCTTTTTTCTTCTGTAATTATTTGCTCTTCTTCTTTGAATAGCTTCTTTTCTATCATAATCATTTTTTATTTGTTTGACTAAGATAAATGCTGCTAATATTGTTGGTGTTAACAATCCTACAATTATTGCAGTTGGTTCTTCTCCTTGTTTAACAAGTTCTAATGCAGCTCCAAATGGAATTCCTGCTAATCCGAAGGGAATTATAATTCCCATAATAAGTTTTAATTTTTTCATAATTTGTGTTTTTTCTTATACCTTTCAACAAATGAAATTCCTACTCCTATATCGAGTATTTCGTTTTCTTTTGGTATAAGTGGTTTTAATTTTCTAGCATTGATAATATCATCAACACGCGTGTTTTCAAATACCTCTAAAAATACTTTACCATTCTTACGAGGTTTTTTGTGTACCACAACTACTTGTGGAATTGAGTTTATATTACCCATTGAATAATCCATATAAGATTAATCCAGTTACTATAATCAATAAACCCATACAACTAATGAACATTCCCTTTTCATTTTGACTTTGTTGTTTTGGACTTCTACCTTGATTACTTCTGTACTGTCTAACTTTCTTTTCTTTTTTCATATTTTATTTTTAACATAATTCACATTCAGGCATAAACCACCATATTAATAATATTAGAATTATAGCAACTATTGTTACTATTACTTGAATTGGTTTATTTTGTTTCTCTTTCCAACTTCTCAGTTTCAATCCCCAATAAACTCCGATACCAGCAGCCCAATCCATAGCTCTACCTATCCAATCAAATGGTGGTATTTTTAAAAGAGTTATTAATCCTATAAGAAAACCTGTAAAGTATTCTTCTCCTATAATCAATCCAAGTGATGCTACTAAAAAGTACCACCCAATGTATCTTTGTAAGTGTTGTTTTATTTTATTCATAACTTGATGTACTTAATAATCCACTATACTCACATCTATTTGAATTAATATATGGAAGTATAGATAGTTCTTTTGCCTTAGCCTCAACCATAACATCTATATCGTTACCATATGAGTTTGGTAATTCATTAATGTAATCTGAATGAGCCTGTACTTTAATCTTATCATTACCTTCGTGTAATCTTTTTGATTCTGAATAATGAACCATTGGTTTGATACCTTTAGGCCAAGTAGATAATGCAAGTTCTAATGCTTCTTGTTCTGATAAATCACCTGTATTGAATTTGTGGTGATGATAATCAAATACAATAGGGATACCAATACGTTCATGTATGTACATCAAATCTTTTACTGAGTACATAGATGCCTTATCATCATTCTCTACTGTTAATCTTGTTTGTACTGATTCTGGTAATCTCTCGAAGTTCTTACAGAATCTATCCATAGCAGAAATCTTATCACCATACACACCATTACAATGAATGTTTAGTTTGTTGTATGGAGTTCTACTCAATCCCATCATATCAAATACTTTACCATGTAATGATAAATCAGTAATAGTATTTTCTACAACATGAGGTCTTGGTGAAACTAATACATTGAAAGGACCAGGGTGTGATGTGATACGAATACCATTATCAATAGCATATTTACCACATGCTTGTAATACAGTTTCTATACGTTTGTAGTATGGAGAATTTTCAATACCATATTCAGAAGCCCAAGGAAATATATCCGAGGATAATCTGAAACATTTGATGTTGTTTTTGTTGTTCCATTCTAGTATAGTGAATAAATCTCTAGCATTTTGTAAAGATAATTCACCAGCATAATCTATACCTTTCTCTAAGAAGGTACGTTTAATCATTGAACGATTAGTAGTAACTTTTGGTTTGTTTTTACCAAGAGTCATGTTGATACAGGCATAACCTAAATTCATATTATATAGTTTTACGTTTTATTTACAAAGTAAATATACGAAAATTATTTGAATTATCCAAATTTTTTAATAAGTTTTTTTAGTAAAATCTGTTGGGTATTCTTTTTTAAATTGAGATAGTGCGGTTCTGTTACCTCCCTTTACATTTAACCAATAATTGATAGCATCTCTATCGTTAATCCATCTTTCTTTTTTCTGCCAATCAAACCAAGGGTGAGTAAAATAAGGATTACCATTATGTGAGTTTTTCCAACCTGTTGTTTCGTAAAATTCTCTTTCTTCTTCTTGGGTTACAATACCATCTTTGTTTAAATCTGCTTTTTCAAAAGTAACGTCATCTAATACAGTATCTAATGTTTCTTCTAAGCTTTCTATTTTAGAATCTTTATCAGATTCTGTTAGATTGTCAATATCACTATCATCATCTCCCATTTGGTTTGTTAAATGAGCCATAGCCATTTCTTTATCAATAGAACTATCATCCTCATCTTCTGGTATCTCATCATATAACTCTCTCTTACGAATTACTTTTTCTTTTTTAACAATTCCCCTATCAACCATTACTGCGTTGTTAAATGCAATTACAAGTGCAACTGCAAGTGGGTCAAATACAAAGATAATAATTAAGATAAACCAATTAATAATAACATCCATAGGTCTATCTAATAATCCACTAAGATATTCAAGTGGTCCTAATTCAGATGATACACCTTCTGATGATTCAACATCTAATATTTTTAATTGAATTGATTGTAATGAATCTGCTGCTACTTCTCTTTTCGCTTGAACACCTTTACGATTTTGTTCTTCAACTTCGATACGTTTTTGAGAAATCCTAAGTTCGGAAGTAGAGATGGTTGTTCTAACGCCCCCAACCACCGAGGTGTCTCGTACTTGGATTGATTGAGATTTCGCATTAGAAAGAGTACTAATGTTACCGCTAATTCTTTTAAGTTCTTCATCATATCTTATTACATCATCACCCCAAAACTTTTCTTTTTGTTGTAGGAATGCTAATTGTTTTTCTTTTATACTGAATTGATTGAATGTATCTTGAAATGCAGAAGTTAAGAATCCATAGATACCTAATGATGTTATAAGGATTAAAATAATAACTGCACCACTTAAATACAATCTAAATGATTTGTTTATCTTATCCCAATAATTGTATAGGTAACCAGCAGTAATAAGTTTAGCAAGTTCTAATGAACTAGCCATAACAATTACAGAGAGTGAAGCACCAGCAAATAGTTTCGATAAACCACTTACCGAAAAGAACGCAGCATTAAATGCCACGAACAATGCTGATATTCCTAATAGTAAAGTTCTAAACTTCATAAGGTGTTACCCCCTTTCAATAAATTCCTTGATTTCTTCGAGTGATTTCTCGATTTGTTGTAAATAAGAACTAGCTGTTTTAGGGTCAGCGGGTCTTTCACCTGTTACCATTTCTCTAACTACTTTAGATTTGCTTACACACGAATCTAATGCGTTTGAAACTTTTTGTTTGTAAATATCTTTCATTTGATATAGTTTATTGTATATGTATAAATATTAAGATATAAAAAAAGGGGAAACCAATCCCCTTTTCTTATTTTTGATTAATTGGTTTTAATAAGAAATCTTTAAAGACTTTGCCTTTTTATTAATTTTCTTATCAATGAGGAGAGTAAGTAACCCATTATCAAATTTAGCAGTTGTTTTTGTACCATCGTAATCAGCACCAACTGTTAATACTAAATCAATATTCTTAACAAACGAAGAAGTATCTTCTCCTTTTGTAGATTTGACTGTGATTTCTTCATCTGTAACATCTACTGTAATATCTTTTGGATTATGTCCAATAGTGTTAATTGTAACTTGTTGTTTACCATCTTCTAATATTGTTGCTTCAAATTGTGAATTCAATCTATCAGTTGGTTTTGTTGTGTAGATGTCCTTAAAGAAGTTATCTACGAAATTTTCATTAATTGTGTAAAACATAATATTCCTTTTTTTTAATTATACATTTACTATCTATTGTACCAAATTCATACCAATCGTTTTTGTCAACATATAAGATGACATTTTGTCAGTTTTGTAAACATATAACATGACTATTTGTCAGTTAAAATGGTTTTGAATCTTCCCACTCTTTATTTTCTTGTCTACAACTCATGTGGTCTGCCCAATGTAAAACATATGGTAAATCTGTTTTTAATCTAAATTCTTCTCTGTAAGAAATGAAGTATGGTTTAGTTGCATCATTATATAATCCATCGGCCAACATAATTCCTAACATTTCTTTTTCGTTATATTTGATATCATATTGATTAAGTAACCAAAGTGCTCTATGGGTTACATCCATAAAATGTAATTCACCATTATGTTTGAACATTGAGTTTTGATTCTTTCTATGCCAATCAGATGTTTCTGCTTTATATAAAGGGCCGTTTTCTCTAGTACCAAGTTTACCTAAATCGTGATGGAATGCAGCGAATAATAATTCTTCATCTGTAAAATCTACCTTAACTCCACCTTCTTCGTAAACTTTTCTTAATTTATATGCGTTTCTTGCAACATTCATAACATGGTCTATATAACCACCAACATAAGCTGAATGGAAATGTAGTTTACCACTTGCGGGTGCCAATGCCAGTTCTTGTCCTAATTCCGTTTCGGAATACATAAGTAAGAGTTTTTCTAATCTCTCACCTTTAAATACTTTTTTTAATGCACCTATGAATTTATCATAGTTACCTTGTAATTGTTCTGCTGTATAATTTCTCATGTTTTATAATTTAATCTTCTATATTTTGTTTTGTTAATGCTTTATATAATATTGCTAATTCTTCTTCATATCTACAAATACCTAAAGATGCAGTTCCCTCAACTTCAACTAAGTATTCACCTTTTTTTAAAAAATCAAAATCTTCATATTCATCATTTGTAGTTGATATCAAACATAATGCTTTATCATCGGGATTATCTTTTGGTAAAGGTAACATAAAATAATAATATTTATCTTTTTTACCACTTTTTGTTATTTCAATTTCATCGTATCTTTCCCAATTTTGATTTACAAAAGTTTCTTCGGTAATTGGGTTTAATGGCCATTCAACTACTTCACTCATTAAGAACTATTTTAATTGTATCGGTAACTAAATATTCTCTAATAGTACCTGTTAGTATAAGAGTATCTCCTACCATTGTATTGATTGGTGCTATCACATTGTGAACTTTACCATTAACTACATAAGATGATTGATTAGATGTACTCACATCATCTCCTTGGTATATCCAAGTAAGATTACTATCCCAACTTACCTTTAATGGTTCATTAGAATAATAGTCATCAACAGTACCACTTATTGTGTGTATTGTTTGATTAGTATTTTGATTTAGTTCTAAATGATAATATCCATTTGAATCCATTGGTAATCTACCGTCAAGTTCTAATTTTGGTTGTTCCAACATCAACATATCATCTTCAACTGTACAACTCATGAAAGATGCAAATACTGCTAGTACCGCTATGATAAGAACTATTAATTTAATTCCATCTAATGCGAATTTTTCTGTTTGTTCTTTTCTATTCATTATAATAATTTTTCTAATATACTATCCCAAGTTGGATATTCATTTGGTTTGTTATCGTTTTCCCAATCTACTCCGAATCTCAATAACTCTCCACCAAACTCACCAGCACCATTCTTGATTCTATCATCAATAAGATAATCACCAACTAACAAATCTTTTCTGTGAGTGATGAACATTCTTTTGTGAAATATATCACCGAAGTAATCCTCTATCCAAAATCTTTTATCGGTATTACTTTGTGGGTTACCCCAAGGAGCAGAAGTAGCAATGAATAATTCATACTTACCACTTTCGTGTAGTTTCTTTACAGCCTCAATAGCATCTTTCATTGGTGGTGCAATTCTGAATAATCCTTGGATGTGGTCAGGAAACGTTTCGTATCTTCCTTTTAAATGTGGGTGGTTAGTAAACCAATCTTCGATTGCTTTTCCGAAATCAACTAATACGCCATCCATGTCAATGTAAACTATCTTTTTTTTCAAATCTTTTTCTTTGTTAGGGTTAATATTATCACTCATTTACTATGTAAATATACGAAAAATATTTGTAATATCCTAATTAAAATTGATATTTTTTCCAATTTCCGTTAATTTTTTTTAATCCGTTATAATTACTATCATTGTGGTTATCTTGTACTATATCATCTACTCCATCATTATCAATATCATCAATTTTTATTCTTGACCAACCATTTTTATCATCACTTCCAAGTAAATATCCACCATCTATAGCTTCACTAAAAACATCGTTATCCAAAGTAAATGTTAAATTGTTATTTGTATATAGATGTATAAAAGTATAAGTTGAGTATTCATCATGACCAGATGAAACACCCCTTAATTCTAAAATATCCAAATCACCATCATTATCATAATCTAAAAATTCTAAATCCATTGTATGTGTTGTCTCGGTACTCGGTAATGGTATAACATTATACTCTCCAAAAATAGATTTACCTAATAATATACTCGAAGTACTTCCATACATATCAGGTCCTGGTTCTTGTGTTCCTACTACTATATCATTAAACCCATCGTTGTTTATATCAAGTATCTCATAACTTAATGCTGGTTCAACTCCAAAATCATGAACACTAATATTTGTATTAGTAAAGTTTCCATTTCCATCTCCTAACCAAATATACGTTGCACCAACCACATCAACAAAACCATCGTTGTTTAAATCTCCTGCAGCTCCGGTGTGAAACCATAATCCATTTCCATCATCAATTGAAATAACATCAAAGGTTCCTTCGGTTGTTTGTTTTAAAACTGTAAAGTTTCCACCATAATTTCCTGGTACAGTTTCATCTACACCTAATAAAATAAAATCTGCTCTATTATCATTATTAACATCTGTTTTAAGAATTTTGTATGAAGATAAGCCTGTTGTTGATTCGTTTATTAAATAAGTTTTTGTAAATTGTATATCATCTCCTTGATTTAAATACCAATTAGTAGATGACTCGTTTGTTTCACTATGGTATGTAACAAGTATATCTTGAAATCCATCATTATTAACATCATGGTATGCTTGTCCACCAGCAAAATGACCACCAACTTCACCCATATCTGATGAGGTTGAGTTAGATGTATAATGTCCCCATCTAAATACTATTCCACTTTTTTGGTTATAATATGATTCAAGTTTCATTGTTTCCACAGGTGGTGGTACACAACAAAGCTCATCATCAATAAAATCTTTTTCACATGAGGTTAATCCTATAAAAATAGTAATATAGAATATTAAATTTTTTACTTTCATTTTATTTATATTATGGTTTTATTAACTTGTTTAAGTTTATGTTTTGGATTGAGATAATTGTTTAAAAGGTTTGAATCTAAGTCTAAATCCCATTTGGTTATAACCTTTAGTGATTGTATTCTATCTTCGCCATATAATTCTTCATACCATGTTATTGGAGTATTAATGTAGCTTGATATTTTTTTTAATTGTTCTTTTTGTAAATATAAACGATTCATTCCACCGTCTTTATAAAAATTCTCTTTAAAATCATTTGGTACTACACCACTACTCCATTTTGTATGAGCAAGTTGATTAATGGATAATCTCCAATACATATGCATAAAACTTTCTTCATGTTCTATGCTATTTTTTCTATCGAGTAAAATAATTTTATCAAACTCTTTAATAAATTTTTTAATAAAAGCATAAAATGATATATCGAGATTATTAGGTATTTGATTGCAAAGGGTTTTTACACAAATATTATCATTATCAATAAGTTCTACGGGTGGATAATCTCTATTTAAATTAATAGCATTATTAAAAGGTTCCCCAACTGTTATATACTTTTGGTGTTTAAATCCCTTTAGTAATGAAGTGGTTCCACTTCTTGATATACCTAATATTAATACTTTCAAAATTTTTATTGTATCTTCTCGGTTGAGTGAGACCTGAATCCCAATATCGGTACATGACCTGTAATTGCTTGTTCTCTTTTTGAGATAAATTGTTTAGATACTTGTAGTGTTTCTAAATCTGTTTCATTCATTACCCAATCTTTGAATAGGTAAGTTAATAATTTACTTTTAATTGCTTTTATCATTTTAATTAATTTTACTGGTTAGTACTAAATCTTATTTTACTGTTACTACGGAATCCCATTGTCTTTGGATAAAGTAATCCAACTTTCTGTGAATCCTATCTATCTCCTCTAAGTTAGGAACTTTCGTATTCATAACCTCAGCATTCAACTTACTAGTCCAATACTCAATTTTACCCATGTACCCATTCGGATATCTTTCATTTAATTTACTCATATTTTACGTTTTAAAATTTATATTATTTGTGATTTATCTATTAATGTACTTATTGAACCAATGATTTTATTGCCATAATCTACGTCTATTCTAACACACCCATTAAGGTCTGCATCAAATTCACATTGGTAGTTAGTATCGGTAACAATTCCTTCTTGTATTGTTCCATACTTGTTTTCAAATTTTATTTTATCGTTTACTTTTATCATATTTTAATTATTTTAAAGGTTTAATTCTTTCATTACATTATTAAGAATATTATTCATAATGAACTTTTCTTCTTTTCTCTGTTGGTATTTTTTCTTATTGGTTATAGAATTGTGTTTTTTAACAATATCATTAAGAGCAGAAATTACACCATTCTTAGTATCACCGATAATACCAACTAACCACTTTTCACCATCGATAGTTAAAGTATCACCTAAGTTTCTTTCCCACTTAGATTTGTAATATTGAACTCCATAAAGTTCAGTCTTACTCTCATTCATTTTTACTAATCCTAAATTCATTTCTTTTATCATATTTTATATTTTAAAGGTTTATTAATGGGGTTAAATCCCCAACTCAACTACAAGACTAATATACGAAAAAAAGCAATACGAGTCAAGTAAAAAGTGATTTATTTTATCAGTTTATATTGATTCTAAATAACATTATTTTTAATAAATTCTATCATCAGTAATATTATAATTATATAAAGTTCCACAATCATCATCTTCATCAACAATGTTTTCGGTTACCTTACAATAATGTGGTAGTATTTCTTGTAATCCTTCAAAATCTACTTTTTGCCAATACCCAAATCTAAGTGTTATTCCTTTACCTTGAGTAAAGTAAGAATCATATCCGATTTCAAAATCAGATGAACCATACCATTTTTTAATTTCTTTAAATTTTTTATATCCTATTCTCATGTCTTAAAGTTTTACGATTGATAATGAAGGATTAAATACTGTTTTATATCCCTTAGTGTAAGATGATATAATAGTATCAATAAAATCTTTTAGAAGGTAAGTTCCATCTGAAGAACCAAATCCTTGGTCTTCATCCCAATCATTAGTCCATTCTTCAGCTATTTCAACTGAGGTATCAACCAATTCAGAGAATTGAACTTGTTCGTCATTAATCATTTTTGTGAAAGAATCGATACCAAGGGCTCTTGATACGATATGTTGAGGATGTACTAAGTAATTCATTTATTTAAGTTTTAAGTGTTATTAATTATTTACATAGTAAATATAGTGAAAATAAACTACAAAACCTAATATTAAATGTTAAAATTATGTTAAAGTTTTACCTTAACAATTATGCGTAATTTTGTAACAATCTTAGTATCTCATCTAATGATTCATGTCTGTGGTTATCTAATAGACTAACTGAATAAACATATTTAGATTCTTTAACCTTTGGTACTTCGTGTATAGCAGAATCATTAGCAAACTTTAAATCAATTTGTTGTGGGTCTCCACAAAGTATCATAGTAGAACCCTTACCCAATCTACCCAACACCATACTAAGTTGTTGTTTAGTCAAGTTTTGGAACTCATCTACTATAACTATTGCGTTATCAAATGTTCTTCCTCTAAAGTGAGATAAAGATACCAATTCAATCTTCTCATCAGATTCCATTTTTTCTAAAATGGCTGGTTTGTTATAAACCTTTCTCATATTGGAACGAATTGGTACTAACCAAGGTTCCATCTTTTCATCAAGTGAACCTGGTAGATATCCATTATCTTCATTAGATACTGTTGGTCTTGTTATAATGATTTGATTTATCTTTCTTTGAAAAAACATATCTAATCCGATTTGTACTGCAAGTAACGTTTTACCACTACCTGCTTTTCCAAGAACAAAGTTATAAGGATGATATAAGATATTTGTCTTAGCCATCTTTTGTTCTTCTGATAATGTAATTGAAAATCTAACTTTTCCCTTTGGTGGAGTTTTACTTTTGTTTTCTGTACCCATTATTTTTTCTTTATAAAATTAAATAATTTATTTGCGTAATCTTTATTTTCGTTTGGAGTTGCGTGGTTGTTATATGGTATATTATAATCACCATCAAATCTAAAACCATCATCATACTCATTGTTAATAAATATTCCATTCCAAATATAAGGAATGTTCTTGTTCTGTAAAAAGTTTGTAATTAGTAAATGATTTTTATACCAATTTATAAAATCCTCATTATCATTCGATAGTTGTAATTTAGATTTAAAATAATTTGTATTTTTTGATTCTGAAAACCATCCCCAAGGGTTTGGGTGAAATGGTTCAACTCCGTTTTCTTTTGTGTAATATTCTCGTCTTTCTGGATAAGAATACATTATACAAACTAAATCAGGTTTTATTTCTTCGGTAAAGGTTAAGATACATCTAGCTATATAATCATTACTCCTACCAGTAAATCCAAAGTTGATGTGTGAATAGTTTAAGAGTTTAGATAAGTAGTGAGGCCAGGTTTGATTATCGTTTACACCAATTCCTTCTGTGTGAGAACAACCAACTGCCATTAACTTTTTACCAACAAGAGGAAGTGAATCACCTCTAAATCCTAAGTCGTTGTAAGTATAAAGATTGTTAGTGGTACTATCAGAACCACTTGTTTTAAAACTTTTATTTTTTCTCTCGGATAAAAACCATTTGAAAGATGTTATATCAAATGTAATTTTATTCCAATATTTCAAAATATCCATAAACAGAATTTTGGTTCTATTATGAGTGTTTCGCTTTAAAGTAAGTAAAAAAATTACTTAATATAGTATCACTTTTAGTTGATTCATCACTAGTTAATGCACTCGAAGGTCGTGTATATAAATCAGCAACTGGTATTGTCTTATAAGTTGATAGAGGTGTATTTGCCATTTTTCTTTTTATTTATTATTTGTTATGTACTACGATACCATCAGCAATATAACTGCGAATATCCTTTACTGTAAAGTTATAAACTGGAGTGTTGTATTCAGCATCTCCTTGAACTTCTTTGATTTCTTTTATTTGAATCCATTTACCATCTTTATTGATAATATCATTTACTTCTAAAATTCCATAACCAGTTCCACTATCTGGTGCAATTGATTTCCAACCATCTTTTGTTAAAAATGGATGTTCACTTGTAAATGTTAATTCAAAATCGTTGATATTATATAAAGAACGGTTACCTAGTATTGTTGGTTTTAACTCAGTTACAAGACCATTTGTAAACTCACCATCTTTCCAACCTATTACTTCATCACCTATTATAATATCTTCTATATTTTTACTATCGTTATTAGATAAAGATATTTGTGTACCTGCGATAAAACAACAAGGTAAACTTTCTCTATTGTGTGCCAAAAATTGGTTTACAAAAAAGTTATGATTATCTTCTACTTCTTCTAGATTATAAACTGTATGTGTTTCTTCTATCTCTATAATATCAGATATAACTACACCATATCCATCTATATGTAAAACTTCATCACCAAGTAATATCTGTTCTACGTCCAATCCACTATCTTCAAGTGTTTCTTTTGGATAATATGAAGAGTATCCTTTGCCATTTACAAACAATGGGTGGTCTGGTGTACCTGTTAATTCTGTACCATTTTCAAATACATATTTTACAACATTTTTATCTTCTTGTTTTCTAACCTTTAATACTTCTTTATATTCTGATGTGTCTGTATCGTGGTTGTATGAAATAACTTTATCTCCAACTTCAACATCTTCAATGTTTGTTATTCCTTTTTCTTCTATATGAACTTTAGTTCCTGCTATAAAACATGGAGCATTGTGAACAATAAATGAATTTGCAGATGCACTTACAAAATATGAATCGGTTGTTTCAACATCAATTCTATAATAATTTTCAATTGATGCATCATCTAATACTGCAACATTGTTAGCTACTATATTAATTTTATTATCATCTTTATCTACTAAGAAATGTTCTGATGGTATTAGTTCGTACTGTTGTAAGAATCTATAATCATTAGAACTTGTATTATATGCTAATAAATTTTTTGTTATAGATGTATATATTTTTTCATCATTTGCTAATATAATTTCTCCAGTCATACCATAATTATCAAGCGAACTTTCCTCAACTGAAGTAACAATTGATTGTGTTACAAACGAACCGCTTGGAAGTATAGAACCAGTTGCAACCCAATGTTTATAAACATCTAAATCATCAGTATCTGGTGACCCAGCAATAAACATTGATTTAAGCAGAGAACCAGTTACTACATTTTCTACTTGTAGTTCACCATCAGTAGATGTGATTACTACTTCATCTTTATGAATTGCATCTTCTGTTGTAAGTCTAACATAATTTGAAGTAAGTTCAAAATAATGTTTAGGTTGGTATTCATTTATTAATTTATTAGATTCTATATAAGATAAAGAATCGGCCGTTGGTATTTCAAAAAACGATGGTACTTTATATTGACCAATAACTACATGATTAATATCTGAACCATATACAATCCCAAATATTCTTATAGCTGATAATTTATTATCCGCTGTAATATCTGCATTGTTGTAATGGAATTTTTCAACTGTTTGAGAATCTCCTATGTAATTGTTAACGTAATCACTAATTCTATCTGCAGAAGCTGATGTTGCGTTACCAAGTTTTAAAAACCTTAAAGGACTAAATGTTTCTGTTTTATCTTTAACAACTAAATCAGGTAAAATTGAATGTGCGTTTAAATCACTAGTAAGTGTATTTACAACATAATCACTACCACTATAATAAAACTCAGGTATAGAACCTGTTGCAGAATTATCATAAAATAATTTTTGTACATTTGCTCTTTCTTTACAATACGTTGAATCAAACAATGCGTTTTCATCATATGCTAACCTAAGTATAAACTTATCAGCAGCATCAGTAACTGCCGTAGGATATATACTATCAGAATCCTCAACTTGTTTTGTAACTGTTGTTATAAATGTTGCGTTGGATTGTATATATGATTCAAGTGTTGTTACAAAGTTTTTTTGAAAATCTTTATAAACAATAACTAGCTCTGTTATATTATTTGTTGATAGTACTGTGTTGAAAGCTGTAAAATCAAATCGTGTATCTAATGTATTTGATATAAAACCAGTATCGGTATTTAATTCTAATAATCTAAGGTTTGAGCTTGAATCTTCTATAAAATCCGCTGAGAATAAAGTTCCTTTCATTATTTATTTCCTTTTGTAATGTTTATCGTTTGTATATAAATATAATTAAAATAACTTTTGGTGTTTATTAAACAAAAGAAAACTACTTTTTTAAATTATTAGGTTCTAACCAACATATCAATGCATATCGAGTTCCTACTTCCAATGTAGTAACTTCATGATAATGACCAGAATCAAATATAATTGTGTTTCCTATTTTCTTTGAAGCAGTTATATATGGATTTTTTTCATTTTCCCAAACTCGTAAAGAACCACCTTTATATGTATCTTCTTCGGATAGTTGTACTACTAATGTTTTTTTTCTTTCAAAATAATTATCACTACTTCTATCTTGGTGTTTTTTAAAGTAATGACCTTCTTCATACTTTACTATATTCATGTTTATTGTAGGTGTTGATATTATAGTATCATCCAATAAAGAGATTTTAGGTAATATAATTTTTCCAATTTCAAGACAATCAACATTAGATGTTAGTGAATCTCTATGTTCTTTGTTATAAGAGATTGTGAATTTGTGGGGGGAATTAGATGTAGATGTAGTGGTAACAGTTGATTGTTTAAAACTTTTAGAAAAAGATAATATTTTATTACATTCCTCTTTAGAAAATAATATTTTTTGTAAAACCATGTTTTGTATTATAATAAAGATATATCTGAAATAACTTTTGTTTTTGTTGTTATATCTATTTTTATAGTATTAATTTTAATACACTTTTCATAATTCTCATCTTCTGTAAAATGTTTTAGTGCAAGATTAATTACTTCAATATAATCTTTTTCTGGTATTAATATTGCGTGTGATAAGTTTGGATGTATCAACATCATTAATTCACTTTTCTTATCTCTATATGCTTCATGTATGTTTTGACATATTTGCCAAAATACATCAGACCCACGCGATTTTAAAAAGTTTGTAACGCGTTGATTTCTTGGAAGTAAATAATTTCTCCAAGACGTTGTTGCTAATAAGTTGTTATTAACCATATCATTCCGTTATAATAAACCAAGTATTGTTAATCTTACTCCATCTATATAATGTACCTTCATATCTTCTACGTTCATGTGCTCTTTGACCAGGTACACCAAATGGAGAAAATTCTATAAAAGAATTTGTGGCTGTATCACTATCATCATAATCATCTGGTCTTATATTTTCTGATATATTTGATTCTTCGTTTATAAGTTTTGAATTTAATGCATCCAATTCCTTGGAATGGTCCATTCCTAAAGTTTCTGTAAGTTGTAATTCCCAACTTCCCATTTCACTAGCAGGTCGTAAAGAAGTATCACTACTTACTAACCAGTTTATATGTTTCAAGACATCTTCTTTTGAAGTAATTGTAGAGAGAACTTCAACTTCTGCATAATCTTCTGGTATTTTAAACTGTTCACCTATACCATAGTTTTTTATAAATTTAAAATCAAATTGAATAATAGGCACTGTTCTTCTATTAGTATATGGGTTTCCTGCTTGTTTTTCTGCTTTTAGTTGAGCTACTAAATCTGGTGATGACCAAAACTCTCGTGTTGCATCATCTATAAACTCTACTATAAAATTAAAACTAGTTGGATATTCAGCTATATCTAAAGAAAGAATATCATCAATTGAATATGTTTTGAACTTTATAAAATTTTCATCATATTTTCCTGTAAATTTTATTGCATCATTAGAAACTATGTATTTTGAAGATGGGTCTATTCCTACCTCAAATGGATATGGTTGTTGAACGTAAGGTAAACTACTCATTCCCACAACTTCGGTTGCGGTTATGTTTGTAATATCTAAACCTGTTGATGGTGTTGGTGGGGTGTTTGTATTAGAAGTGTCTGTGGAATTACTATCAGTTGGTTGTATTGGTTCTGTTATACCCTGCTCTGGTCTTAAGTTATTTAAGATAGTAGTTTGTGTTGAGCTATTAGAATCTCCACTATTTATTTCTGTACGAGCCATTATGCGGTTTTCTTTAATATAAATATATTAAAAGAAATTACTTGGTAAGATGATTGAATGCCTTTTCAATAGCACAATCAAAATCTATTCGTGTATCTTGTTCTCTAATTTCTTTAGATAAAGAATATACATCATCGATTATACCAAGTGAATGGGATTTGTGTAATAGTTCTTCTGTGTACTTTGAGCATGTTGACATAGTGAATACCTCCTTTATAATTATAAGTATTACAACCCTCCATATTCATTGTCATAAAATTGAACATTTATTTCTGCTTCTTCTAACATATCGAAGCTTCTGTGGTAATTTTCTTCCCAATGTTTTCCTTTAGTGGTAACACCTCGTTCACAAAAGATTCTTGTGATACCAGCATTTATGATTCCTCTTGCACAATCTACACATGGGATTCCACAACTAAGATACATAGTAGTTCCTTTAGTAGATACTCCTATTCTTGCAGCATTGTATATTGCATTTCTTTCAGCATGTTCAAACCAATAATATTTTTCAGGTCGTTCTTGTCTTGATTTAATATCATCTGTCAATCCTCGTGGGAATGAGTTATATCCAGTAGATACAATTTCTTTATCTTTACCAACGATAATTGCACCTATCTGTGTGCTTTCATCTTTTGATTTAAGTTTTACTTGGTGTGCCAAGTTTCTAAAGTATTCTACCCATCTCATATTATATAAGTATTTAATCTATATTTTCCCATTCGGGTTCTTTTATTTCTTCACAAAAATAGTACACTCCTTTTGAATGTACTTTAAATACAGTATCAACTCCTAACCATTCTTTAACCATGTTAGCGTTCCTAACTCTATCAATAGGCATAATAGAATGAATAAGAAAAGGTTTCTTATTAATATATTCTATCGGTCTTTTATATGAAGGAAATACCATTTTTATTTAACTACAAGCTCCCTTAATCTTATTATACAATTCATCTGCATAACCAGCAGGGTCTTCGATATGATGAGCAGTAGATTCCATTTTACCTATTAAACAATTTTTAAAATGTTTACCACTTTTACCTTTTAGTAAGGTTTCTATTGCACAGGCTTTCATCCAAGTTCTTGGGTCATTCCCTTGAACTGAGGATTTTACTTTGTTGATTGCTTCAAGACATACTATTGGATTTGCCATAATTTATTTGTTTTTGTTTTTCATTCCAAAATAAGTTCCTAATATTCCTATTATACCTGTAATTGATATTTGTATCAAATGTATAATTGATTCATCTACTGGTCTGTTTTCTTTTAAAGAAATAATAAAATCTCCTATTATTAACATTCCAAGTAAAACGATTATACCTACCGATAAAAGAAATACTATCTTATCTTTCATTTACTTTGTTTAAATTATTATTGAGCCTTTGGAGGGACTCGAACCCACGACATTCTGATTACAAATGCAGATGCTCTAGCCAGCTGAGCTACAAAGGCTTAGTTTTATAGTTTTCTTAACTTTTTAATTTCTTTTGTTGTAATAGAACCTATCTTATTACCTACTTGTATAAATACACTCTCTGTATCAAACGAGTATTTATCTAATCGATATGAACCTTCTACTATCTCATAATCTTTTTTACCACTAATCTTTTTTAGATTAGGAATAAACTTAGTTTGGAATTCTTTTTTTGTAATTGTAAGTTTTCCAAATGATTTAGTTAGTACACCACCAATATAAGTTCCATCAGAATTTTGGTCCTCAAATGTAATTACTACGTTACCACTATCCGTTGATAACCTAAAATTCTCCCCAACAAAGTTTTGTGAACTAAGTAAGGAAGAAGTTAGAAGTAATATAAATAAGAATACCTTATTCATTATCCAATATGTTTTTTAACTTTTGAATTACCAAATAGTAAATATAAACTCCACACTAATGAAGGTATTGCTAATACTAAATAAGTAATGTAATCTCCATTAGGTAAAGTTGGTGCTGGTGTATCCAACGTATTTAATACATTCTGAGGATTAAATGCTTCTAAGATAAAAGAATATAAAATTGTTATTGCTACTAACCATCCAGCTTTACCAGGAAAGAATGCATTGATTCTTTTGTAAGTAGTTGCTAGTGAAAACCATATCATTGGTATAACACCCAATACACCTAACCCAACTAATAATCCTGCGATTGCTGGATTAGATGGAAGTAATGCGATTCCTATTCCTATACATATTCCTATTGGAATGATGAATAATATTAGTGCCAATCCTCTTAAAAAGTAATCAGTTCCATTTGTGGTATTTTTGAATTGAAAGTATTTACCAAACTTTTCTTTTAATTTACTCATGTTTTTATTATTATTATTAATTAGTGGTGATACCACCATTGTGGAGAATATCGGATTCGAACCGATGACCCCTACGGTGCAAGCGTAGTGCTCTAGCCAACTGAGCTAATTCCCCTTTTGCGGAGAAGGAGGGATTCGAACCCCCGGTACCTTGCAGTACACTTGATTTCAAGTCAAGCACATTCGACCACTCTGACACTTCTCCTAACTATTGTTCAATTTAATATCTTACATATTCATTCTTAATCTGTAAGATTCTTCTTCTATTTTCTCGATTCGCTTCATCAACTCTTCGTTGGTAGGTGGAATCATACCTATAATTCTACTTTCTAATCTATCTAATCTTGAATCTAATAATTTTTTTATATTATCATCTTCTTCGTTTAAGCGTTCAAGAGTTGCGTAAGTATCTTCTTTCCAAAAGTTTCTTTCTCTATCTACTTCTGTAACTCTATCATCTGTTACATCAATGAACTTCTCAAGTTCATCTACTCTTTTTTTTCCATTAAACACACCACTCACCGCATATCCCAAAAGGAATATAAAAATGGATGAGAATGCACCTATTACAATATAAAGTGTTTCCATAATTTTATTTTTATTTAATTAAACAATATTTCAATGAACAATAGTTGTACTCGGTAGGGGAATCGAACCCCTCTTACCAGGATGAAAACCTGAGGTCCTAACCGATAGACGAACCGAGCATAAGTTTCTTTTCAGAATATCTAAATGAATACTTTAATAGATAACTGAAAAATAAATTTCCTAATATAGAGTTTATAAAGAAAGGTATTGCCATTGTATAACAAAGTAAAAACCCTTCTATTGTTTTTGGATAACCACCTAACCAAACTCCAAAGTTGGTAATTATAAAAAAGATTAAAGATGATATAAGTACATTCTTAACCCCTATCTTTTTCCAATATGTTCCTAACATACTAACAAGAAAGAACGAACCATATACCCAATAAGAGATACTATAAAAACCTAAATACATATCAGATATTCCCATTGCTATCAGAGGTAGTAACACACCAAGCCATTTGTTTTTAAATGTAGTTCCACCAAATAAAGCGATTGCAAGTATTGGTGTAACATTAGGTGGATGTGGTAATACTCTCACTATTATTGCCATAAGAATAAATCCAATAATTAATAGCTGTCTTTTATTCATCATCTGTAAATCTGTTTTTGTGTTTGGGTTTTCTTGAATATTGTTTTTGAGATTTGTGAACCTTCTCAGTTGTCTTTTTACCAATATGATGAGAAGCCTCACCATATGACATATCATCCCAACTTAATTTTTCTTGATATTGGTTCTTTTTCTTTTGTGGTTTCATCACTAATTAATTCCATTGTTAATGGTTTTCTATTTCTTGTATATTGTTCTTTAGTCCATTTATCACTTCTATCGGTAATAAACTCTAATCCATAAGTATTAGATACTTCTGTTATTTTGTATGTTAATTTTCTCATTTGCTTTATTTGTACTACAAATATACGAAAAATATTTGTAATATCCTAATTAATTTGAAACTATTATTTCTCCTACATTCCAACTTGGAATATAATATTTAAATTGATGACTCTCTAACATATCAGTAACTCTCTTTGTCATCGTAGAGGAATTACCTACAATTATTCTACATTCAAACATAGAGTTATGTGATTCCATTAATACAAAATCTTCTGCTCTATCTACTGCAGCATCATGTCTTAATCCATGTAAATCTATCTGTTTCATAAATAAATCTTTTTTAAGTGTTCAACTGGAGTATCAAAGTATTCTATAGCGTTATCAAAAACAAAATCTCCTAACGCGTATAACATATCGTTATTTTCAATGGTTAGTTTCCAAACAAGTTCTTGGTTTTTTATTAATCTATCTTTATTATCTTCATAGATTTTTTTAATATTAAGAGTTGATAATCTTTTTAATTCCTCAACTAATAATGGTATTCTTAAATTATCATTCCAACCATCTAATTCTATATCTTGGATTGAGGATTTTATGTATTTTGGATGTTTGTGTGTATCATATTCGTGATTAATTATATCATCAAATAAATCAAATCCTAATTCTCTTAATTCTTTCATAATTCCACCATGACCAATAATCATAGGGAATTGTAAATTGTAAAATGGTTTTAAACATTTTTCAGTTTTAAATGGCCAATGTCCAGTACTTGATTCAGTAACAATATCAATGTATGTTTTTTCTGCTACTATATTTTGAATACCAAATCTATTCATATTATTAGTATCCCCTTCCCATGGAAGTGTGTGTCTTTTAATATTTAATTTTTCTATATATACATCATCTGTTAGTTTCATCTGTAAATCAGATGGTGGGTTGAGGTAAGATACATAACCCTTTTCTATTAGGTTTTCGTTTGTTAAATAATGTATTAGTAAACTACGATGTGGTCTAACATCATTATTTAATGACATAAAGAGTTTTTCTTTTTCTTCGGGTTTCCATTTTAAACCGGCTACTATGTGATTACCCAATTGTAACTGATGTACTTTAACAACTTCACCATTAACTTCTCCCAAACCACCATGTATCATATGATTTGTTTTTCCACAGAATAACAATGGAGTTGTGAATTTCTCAGAGAAAAATTCTACATTTGGATATCGTGGTTGAATATCGGAATAATCATAAAATGGTGGCTAGCCATTTACATTTCTTTGCTTTTACTTTTTTATCAAATTCTACATCAATAAAAACTCGTTTTGCATCACCATCTAGTGAAAACCCTTCACCTATCTCATCGAGTACAAGTGTATCACAAGTTATATTGTATTTTTCAAATAACGAAGCATCAGCTCTTCTCATATTTCTTATATGAAATACATGAGAAATAATATAATCCCAATGAGTGTTTTTGAAACTTTCTATATTAGTTACATTTGTTAATGTTGAAGTCTTGGTTGTTTGGAAAAAGTTTAATCCACAAAAACCAAGGTTCTGTAAATCACAACCGGGTTCTAATAATAGAATTCTCTTATTATTGATTTTTGTTTTAAATAAATTATTTAAGCTTATTTTCCTTTCCATAAGAATTGTACCATTAGTATTACAAAACACAATACTATTTGTGTAAATATTTTTGGAGTAATATCTTGTTTAAACATATATGAAGTTAAGATACTATATGATACAATACCTATAACAAATCCTATAAAACGATTCGGCCATAAATCTCCATCAAATGCGTTTACACCATAATAGGTTCCTTTTAAAAAGAACCATGTGATTGGTATTGCACAAACATACCACCCCCACCACTCTGGTGGAAATCTTTTATCTAAAAATTGATAATTGTGTTGTAGGTAAGCTCCTACCTGACCTAGAGTTATTAATATTACTGCGTAACCTAAAAATAACCAATTGAATTTTTCTGCCATTTAAAATAATTGTTTTTTTACTATACCAAGTTTTTCTTGGATTTGTTTTATGTGAGGAGTTTCTCCGTTTGGGCCAAAGAATAATTCTCCATCAATCCATGTGTAATGAACTTGTTCATTTTCGTTTTCTTTTATAAGTTCATAAAAGATTCCTCTATTGTATATGGAATATGGTAAGTTGTAATTTTTAAAAACCACCTCTATTTCATTTAACCAATCTAATCTGTTCTGTGTGGTGTTATACATTGTATCAAATATAACAGAGTTTCTATGTTGAATAAGAGGTTCTCCTTCTTTTACCCATTTATCTTGTAGGGTTTGATGAAGTAGAAATGCAGAACAAGTAAGTATCTCTGACATACAATCATTATATTCTTTTACGAAATCTACTGTTCGTTGAAAATCTACTCGTGTTTCATTTAAGTACCCAATAATAAGTTGCATTGCAAATTGCATCTTTGGTGCATGAGGTCTTTCCTTTTGTAGTACTTTGTTTATTGCTCTTACATTATCAAAGATTTCTCGTACACCTTCCATAGAAGTATATTTCTTCATATGTTTCAAAACAGGTTCAGATGCAGATTCAAAGCCAGTTATCATCTTGGATAATCCTGCTCTTCTAAATAACCACATTGTATCTAAGTTTCTCATTACATTTTGTAATCTCATATTACCACCGAAATCAATTTGATATTCTCCCCACCTTTCTATTATCATTTCACAAAAGGTCATTAACCATTTTGGATTACCATTGATAATACTATCGTGCATGAAGAATCCCTTTCTTCCTTTGTTTATCCAATACTCCATTTCTTCTAAAACACTCTCGTGTGTTCTATATCTAAATACAGGTATAAATTCTGGTACTGAACAAAAGGTACAACGATATGGACAACCTCTACTTAAAACTAAAGGAACTGAATATTGATATGTAGAGTGGTAATAATAATTTTGTTCCAATGATGAATAATCAGGCATTGGTAATGAATTCATATCTATGTTTTCTCTCGTTGGATTGTGAGTCAATTCCATTGGAGTATCTACATACCCACCTGTTGATTTTCTCCAAACAAGACCTTTAATCTTTGAAAGAGCATCATCACTCATATCACATTTAAGAATTTCAACAAATGTTGCTTCACCATCACCTCTTGAAAATACATCTACAAAATCATAATTTATTGTAGTATATTTTGAGTTAGGTAACATACCGAAATCTAAAACCTCGATTCCATTTCCACCCATTAGTATTTTAATATGAGGGTATTTCTTTTTTATTAAACTTGAAATTGCGAGAGATGCATCTATATTACCATCAATGATACTTAAACCAATAAAGGCGGGATTACACTTATCTATGTATTTGAAAATGAATCCTTCGCACATATCATGTATCTCTTGAAACTTTAAAAGTTCTTCCCACTCACCTTGTCTTGCGTAGGTATTAAACATTTGAAAGAAATCACCTTCTTTGTTAGGTGGGTTTAAATAGAAGTAATCTATAATGGGGTCGATAATCTCAACGTTCAAATCCGAATGGAACTTATCTACATATGATTTTAAGGCAACCACACCCGCGTAATAACCCGATTCGTTTATATTGGGAACTTGAAAAAGAAGTGCATCTTGTTCACCGATTACCTCATATCGAAATTGGTGTTTGAATTCCTCACCCTTTTCCTTCACCGATTCCTCGTATTGTTTGGCACGTTCAGATTGTTGCATATACTTAACCAAATCAATCTTTAAATCAACTTGACCAGTATTGTTATCTATTTGATGTTTTATCCTTTTTTCAACTTCATTCATATAAAACTAAAATCGTGTCGATTTTTTAAAATTTTTTAGTCGGAAATTTTCTTCCTCTTTTTTATTGATAGTATTATAAATATTATGCATACCCTATTTTTCTATCATTGCATCCGATATCTTTTTCCACGTCCGTTGATTGTTAGACCAAAGTAAGATTTCGTTAATAAGAGAACACAGTTCATACTCTTCTTGTTCTTCGTTATGGTGTAGAAGTTGGGATAACCACTCATTGCGATAAGTATTGATTATATTCCACTTCCCTCTATTAGAATCGGATTCACGCATAAAGTGTCTAATCCATACTTGAGTCATTGTATTCATATCCTCGGTAGTTAGTTCCCACATCTCATCCCAGTCTTGAGGGGATAAGGGTATAGGTATTCCGCTTCTTAGTTCTGAGAATAGCAAAGCTTTTTCAATTTCCATTTGTCTTTCTACCCATGGTTCGGGTGTAGTTCCAAACATATCATCTTCGTTGTTATCGTCCTCATCATCGTTAGGTAAATAATCATCCCAATTAAAGTTATCTGCCATAGTAGTGTTATATCCTTTGTTATACTGAGTTATTAGTTATTAATGATTTCCGTTCTTAATTGTTATAGTGTTATTAGTATTTGATACATTAGATTTACCGAAAAAATTTTTTATTACCTTTGAATGAATGTTATTCGAGGTTGTAATCTTTTGATTTAAATCTCTTGTATATAAATATCATACGTTATATAGATACAATCCATAACCAATTAATAAATTTAAATTGATTACTACTAAGTTCCATTGTTTTGCTAACCAAACTTGAGGTAGGGATAATATTGCACCGATTAAATAAGTGTACACTCCCATGTTATCATACGGTAGTAAGTAAGGAGACATCATTATAAACGCACTTCCCATATACCCTAATCTATTACCTAATCTTTCTTGAGGTGTTAATCTTCTCTCTATAACGAGTAATCTTATTAACCAGTTGCTGAACGTTCTCTCACACCCTCTACAAGTTTTCTTATTTCGTTTAAACCATAGGTTAGGTTTTTGTTTGTTACATACGTTACATTTCTTCATTGAGTCTTAATAATCATTAGTGTCATCGTTATCCATACCAAAAAATGAAATCCAAAAAGCAACTACGAATTTCAAAAAGAATATTGGCCATAGAGTAGCTTGAACTATTCGTTCTCCATTACTCCATTCTCCACCTACTTTCCATTTTGTAGTTGTGTACTCTATTACACCTGCCCAAAGAAATCCTATTGCTAAGTATAAGCAAATTTGTTGTATTGTATTCATAATATGTAAATATACGAAAAAAAAATGATAATTCCAAATATTTAAGTTAAATTATTCAGGACCACTAATAAGTGCCAAAGACTCTCCACTATCGAAAGTGGGTATAGTATCTTCTCTATATAGATAACCTCGTAAGGGGTAGTTAGTGTAGTTAATATTATTGTCAACTAAAGTTCGATATATTGTTCTATGAGAATCTAAAGGTATTTGGTTGCCATCATCATCTTTATCTTCTTCGTTTATAGAGTTGATAAATTTGTTTACAATTGTAACATCTCCGAAAAAGATATAGTCATTACACCAATGTGCGTTTGGATACATATTAGAAGTTACATATGGAGAATTATTATAATTTAAATAGAGAGTATTTTTTTCTATTTCGTTAGTTAGTATATTTTCCCAATTAGATACTATATCACATCGTTGATATATTATGTTATCGTATTCGTGGAGGTTTTCAATATTGTTTGTTACAAGTTTCCAATGATAAATCATTCTACGAGTGTTTATCCAATGTGGGTGGTCTTTACCAATCTTAGCGTGATGTTTTACAACACTACTATCTGAAATAAAAATTTGTTTTATATTTGGTATAACCTTTCTTATTACATCCTCATCAATATCAATGATATTATTATTTTTTGTTGTGGTACTCCATGTCGATATAATCATATCTACTTTATCTAAATCTTTTAGACGTGGTATTACCAAATCAAAGGTTCTGAAATCTCCAAAGAATACTAATAAAGTTTTACTCATCTTAACTTCCTCTACCTACTTTTCTTACTCCCATATTACTACCCTTACTTTTCGAGTTAGATTTTGGATTTAATTTTTTATTCTTATTTGTTTTGTTGTCGTGTTTATTACCGAAAAATTTACTTCCCATCGTGATGTCTTTTTTTTAGTTTATTAATTTTCTTTTTAAGATTCTTAGCATCTGCTCTTCTTCTTTTTTCTATTGTTTCCAAAGTTTCTTTAACTTTTTTTCTTTTGTTTCTAGCTGTTTCTGATTTAGCCATTCGATTTTCTCTATTCATAATAATCATATTTTTAATCCGTATCTTATCCCTATTGATAATCTAACATTTTTTAAATCTAAGCTTTTTAATCCTATATAATACTTTATAGGCCATTGTTTTCTACATAAACATCTATCTGTATTATAGTTGACATTCATAAAGTATCCTCTGATTTGTTTCTTAAACCTAATACCTGAATATATAGAAAAGTTCTCATTTATATTTGTTTCTGCAGCCAAGATACCATCAATACTTTTCCATGTTCCACTTTCTACTCCAACAAAGATTTTCTCTCCAACCATTATAGATGAATAATTTATTACTCCTTTTAGAGTTCCATCGTACCAAGTAAACTCATCAGATATAATGATTTTCTGAGAGAACAGATTACAACAAACAAATAATAATAATATTTTTAATTTCATTTTACCATTTGTTTAAAGGACATCTAGATGATGGTGATAATGTCTTAGCACTTATATTACAACCACACCCAACTTTCTTGTCACCTGAAATTATATCATATCCCCATATGTGAGGAGAACATACATTACCTTGTCTTAATGGACAACCGTTACATAATTCTAATCTTCTTTTTGATACTTGTTTAGTGACTGGGTCTACTGCATCAAACTGGTCTTTGATTACATTTGCCCAACCTTCTATTATTTCTCTAATTTGACTCATTTGTTATTTGTAAAAAAACTTAATTATTGCATATCTTTCAAAACTTTCGTTTAGTACTTTTAAAACTTCATGTTCAATATTATTTTCTGTGAAATCTAATATTACAATATTTCCAAATAATGGTGGTACTGTTATTTCTTCGTTCACTACAATTTCTCCACCATATCCATTTTCCCAATCATCGTTAAGATACATTAATAATACACATAATCTATTACCATCAATTCCATCTGCATGAGATGCGATATAATTATTTTTAATATACATTGTAACATCAGTTCCTTCTACTATACTACCGTCTTGTCTTCGTGTAGTATGTGGTAGGTAATCTTCAATAGTTACGATATCATCTTTATATAAATTTTTAATAACATCTATATAAAGTTTTTGTAACGTTTTGGCTGGTTCGGTTATATTTCCATAATTATCAATAACTCGTAATGGCCCATAATACCATTCTTGACCTACGTTATCAAAATTTGGTGGAGTATCTAATTCATTTATATAGTTTTGAAGTTTTTTTAATTCTTCAATCTTGCCATGTGTCTTTCCTTTTATATCTCGTATAGGAAAATCATCTTCTCTAATATAGGTATCGCCCTCGTACTTAACTTTAAATTGTGTTGTAAACAATTCATCTGGAACCACATCCCCATTACTAATATCAATCGAGGTATCAAATCTGAATATTTTTATTTTCTTATTTAAAAATTCTTTAGTATATGTTTTTTTAAACTCATTATAAAGTTCTTCATCTAACTCTTTTAAATTAAAGGTTAGGTATCCTCGTTCGGTCAGTAATTTTTTATTTAATATCATAATTGTTAATAAGTTTTTAAAACTTTTTTTACGTTTTCATTTTTCCTTAGTAGTTATAGCTGTATAAAGGGGTTAGGGGTTGAAAAAACTTTAAAATAAATTATCAACCAATAACTGACTACTATTACTACTAGCATCGTTATCCTCATTTTCCCTTAGAACAGTTTCTATACTTCCCTTTCCATCAGATTTTATAAGATGCATAACCTTGGAAAGCTCACTTTCTACATTAACACTTTTAACTTTAAATTGTTCGTAAATTAAATGTTGATTTAATGGAGTCCAATTAATTCTATGTTTAAAATCTTGTGGTATATTATCATTAACTAAATACTCATCAGTATTAAAAACACCAGATGGTAGTTTCTTTTCTTCAGTATAGTTTTCTAGTGGATATAACTTATTTATTATTTCAGAATAAATCGCAAGTTCCGTACTTAAAAAAGAACTTAATAATGGTAGGTGTTTTTTAAAAGCAGCAAACACCATATGTTTAAAGTATGGTTCTCTAGAATGAGCTTTAGCTGTATCTATTTTCATTCCATACTTGCTGTTTAGTGATTCTCCAATATTCTGTCTGTTTATATCCATTACATGAATCTTAGATATATCTACATTATGTGGTGGATATGTTAAAATTTTTAAAATAAATAATAAATTACTCATTTTGTGACCTTGATTGACTTCATTAATAACTCTAGGTATATCAGTACACCAATGGTCTACTATTGATTCTATCATGTGATAGAATATTGGTAAAAAGATATTATCAGTACCAAAATTACTTACATCAGGAAAATTTTGAAAATTCTTTGAGTTTACACCCCCTCTTTTATTTTGAGCGTGAAAGTTTGGGTTATAAAAGTTACAAAACTTAGTAACCTCATATTTAGAATATCCTAAATCTAATAAATATTTTTGAAAAAGAAGTGAATTTACACTATCTTCATTTATTTCTTTTAGTAAAACATCTTGAACAAAGCCAGTAGCTACCTTTTCTAGTGGGTTTCTTATAAAGAAAACGAAATCTTTTTTACAAGATTTACCATTCATAAGAGAATTCCAATCTTTTATAGTCTTTTTTTGTTGTTTACCATAATCCGATTCTTCACCTGCACCAATTTCAGAAGCTTCTGTGTATGCTTTTAGGGTATTAATCTTAAAACTAAGGTTAATTGGTGTATCATCAATTCTTAAATTAGACCAAGATGATGCCGTTTTTGCTGTGGTTTGTAGGTAAAATTTCTTTGATTCATAACTCATATAGCTCATTTGTGACCTATCGTGAGTATTGAATCGTTGTTTTATTATATCTGCTTCTTCCATGATGTAACCTTTACCAATATAAATATATTATTATATTAATTTTGGGGTACTTTTATACCATTTAACTACATATTCAGAGAACCATTTAGAACCCTCGATATTTAAATGACCGGAATTTCCTTTCATATAATCACCATCCTGGCCTCCTTTACTTTTATTTGGGTAATTTTCCATAAATCCTAACAAAGAATTTTCCTCAGAAATGTAATGATAATGAGAATCAAACAAATAATTGGTCATATTTTCATTAATTAAATCATATTGGTCGTGTCTTACTGGTCCTAAATCAAAGTATGTCCACTCATTTTTCTCATTTTTAGCTCTATTTTTTACTGAAATGTTATAATTTTTACCATCTGGTGAATCTCCTTCAATAGATGGGGTGAGTATTGCCTTATGATTATCTACCATATCAAAGAATATATAAGGAATATTATTAGATTCACAGTATTCTTTAACAAAAAGTATAGAACGATACGTCTTATACAGACAATCACTAAAGGAACCAAACCAAGGAATCAGTGCTTTTTTGTTAATTTCTAGCTCTTTTAGTGCTTGAGGAATATCATTATCGTTAATATCAACAAAATTAGGTATAAAATCTGCTGGAGAAATTGTAGTAGACCATCTTGTGTTACCTGGCCAATATTCATTAATCGGTTGATACACAGTATGTTGCCTACCAAACTCTGTCCAGCCTATCATAACTACTGAATCTTTAGCTTTTTCTTTGTTTTTCATCAACCAAGTAAGGGTTGTATTACAAATCCAATCGTTTGACATACCACCACATGCAATGTTTATGGTTTCTAACCCAAGTTTTGGCCCAACGTAAGTTGCCCAACTTGCAGGTTTACCTAAAACATGACCTTCTGTAAATGAATCTCCACATGCAATTAAGTATTTTTTACTCATTTTTTTCTATTATTATAAGATTTTACCATCTTATTTAGAAATTTTCTTTGATGTTCATCATAAAATTGTTCTTTCATCAAACCAGATAACCACTCTACCTTTATTTTATTGTTCCTATGTACAACTTTATCAGTTGCATACCATTTAATTAACTTTTCTAGGTACTGATAGTGGTAATCTTCAAATTTATTTCCAGTAAACTTATTTTGTGGAGGCATTAAAACTTAAGTTTTAGTTGTTTTCCTATTGTTTTTAGTTTTTTTTCTAAAGAAATCACCTTTTCTCGGTAACCTTCTTGAGTCCAACCATCATTATATGGGGATTCTGCGTTTATTCTTGCGTTAGTTATCTGAAATTCTATCTCATTTCGATATTCGTTGGTTGTTAATTCTTTCTTTTCCATGATATTTTAGTTGATTATTTATCTTCATACTCTGATTTGGTTACATAATCAGGAAACTCTCTTTCAAAATAGTACTCATGTGTAGGTTTATTCAGAATCATCTCATTTTTTGATAATTCTACTACTGGTTCTGTACTACTTTCTAAGTTAATTTCTATCCACTCTAATTCACCTGATTCGGAATTGAGTTGTTTTAGGTAATATTTATTACCATCAGTTTTTCTATACTTGTCCATTTTTTATATGATTATATAAGTTTTTTATTGAGTTTAATTTATCTGCATCTTCTAAGGTATATTCACCACAATCTTTAATATAGTTTAAAAACTTCAATTCTTTTTGAAGTTCCCATTGGTAAACTCTATTGTTACCATCACAATAATATCCATATATAGTATCAAAAAATTTATTTATCCATTTTAACTTTTTATCGTTTAGTTCTGTATATCTCATTATCTATTTTCTTTTTTCCATTGATTATATTCATTACCTACCATATTGAGAACATCTGCCTCTGCTTCATAATAATGTCCTTTTTCTATTATCTTGGTAATTAACTCTCTGATTTTCTCTGATACATCGTTTGGAAATCTATCCATATTATTCTTTACGAAATCATCCATCTTCTTCAGATTCTTTATTTGTGCCTTATCTACGAATGTTGCGTTATTATACATTATATGATTATATTATCTATTGTGTTCTTTTTAGTTCTAACTAATCTAGCCAACTCATTAAGTTGTCCTCTTTCAAAATCAGAATACTTTCCTCTGTGTCTAACTTCTAAAGCAAGATATTGCCATTCGTTCTCTAATCTATGATGTTGAGATTCTAACCACAATTTCTGTCTATCTGTAAGTAAGTGTCTATATTCTTCTTTCATTAATATATTTTATTAGTTCTATTGTAATAACAATCAAGTAGTTCTTCTGCTACTTCTAATGAGATACGATTCTCGTTATACATTCTCCAAATTAATTTATTCATTATAATAGTTTTACGATTAGTGTTATTGCCAGTACTACAAATATTAAGGTCATTATTCCACAACCTACTTGTTCATTATCTGTTTTTTTCATATTCATAATATACGAATTATTTTGGATATATCCTAATTATTCTTCAACTTTTTCTGATTCTACCTTTCGGTTCAAAGTAGAGGTCGTAAACTTGATAAAAGCTTCATATGAGTTTTGATGCATATTACACCCTACTTTGTTATCCTCATCTATATGTACTGAGTAAACTTCAACTTCTTTTGCTTTTATACTATCTCCCTCTACGGTAGTGTACTCACGATGAGTAAGTTCAAAATCATCAAACTTCTCTGGTAGGGAGTTTATAAACTTTCTGTAATCTTTAATTGTCATAACTTTTATTGTATTATTGTATTAATTATAATTTTGTATAAAGTTGCCCAAACTAAGAGAGTTCCAAGTGTTGCTACTAAACACCCTAATTTTGGATTTCGTTTTATACCATTTTTTCTATCTATATCTCTTTCTCGTTTTGATAAAGGAAATAAAGATTTACCTTCTTTATCTTTAAGTGATTTAAACAGCATATCTATTTCTTCTTGAGTTAATTTCTCATCGCCATTTTTTCTTTGTATTTCTTTCATTTTTCTTAAATACTCTCTAGCTGGATTTCCCATATTGTTATTTTCTTTTTTATTTAAATATTGTAATCTAACATTTATAACCTCGATTAATCTTCGGTAACACTAATAATGATACTAGCTCTACTCACTATATACATACAGAAGAGAAAAGAAAATTACTTTTTAACATTAACCCTATCAACAGAGTAAGTATATTTACTATCCTTAACCCTATACGATAAAATCTTGTTTCCTTTCTTAACTACCTCAGTAACCACTCCTGATTCCCAACAACCAGCGAATCTGAATCGGATTGTATCTCCTATTTTACTCATAATTTTATTCTTAAATTTTCAACCTCGTATGTGTAGTACCCTACTACTCTGCTCATCATTGCGTTATATTGTATTATTGCATACCATGCAACCCTTGGGGGTTGGATAGCCTATTTTTTCTTATAGGGAAAAAAATTGACCTCGATAAAAAAACGTACTCGAGCCCCTTTACCCTTAATCGCCTTCGAGCCATTTACAAGAAACCTCGGTGTGTAGGGGGGAGTACAAGGGTTTTGCTATTCGTCTATAACAACCACATCTTCTAATTGTCCTTTGACATATTTCTCTTTAGATTTTATCAACCTATGGGATTCAAAATATTCAATTTGTTCAAAGCACTTTTCTAAGGTAATATACCTTTTGTTTAAAAACCCACCTCTAAGTTTAGGGGTTTTGGTAATAGTAACCATAGTAGGGATTAACTCGCTAGGGGTTAATTCAATAATACAGTTTCTGTGTTTCCATTTACTCATATTATATTTTATTTAATTTGTTATACTACTATACTGTATATAGGGTATATGTGAGCTAGTAGTATTATTACTACATATACCGAAGTTCTTTTTATAAATTTTCTATTCCACCGATTTCGTTTTCAAACCTCAACTGATTTCTCAGGACGTTTGAAGTTTGAGACCACACCGCATTGTTGATACTCATCTGAGTTCTATCATATACAGATAAACCAAGTACCCACTCATCAGAACATTCATCTAAATGAACACCCATTTCTAAATCAAGGGAACCATCTACCATTTCTGGATATACCATATTGTCCACCAAATCAAGGACTGAACCAACGCTTTCTAATCTTAATAAATTCATATTTTTTAGTTTTAAGGATTATTACTTATTACATATGTAATATACGACTATTTTTTGTAAAAACCTAATAAAAAGAGGTTTATTTTAAAAAAGTTATTAACAAGTTATTAACAATAGGTACAGGAGCCAGCATCTGACATTATGTCATGTTCCCGGCTCCAGAGTATAGGGAATAAAAAAACCCACTAAGAAGGAAGCCATAACTTAGTGGGTGGTTCAGATTGAACACTTAGGATAGGAGAGAGTTGAGTTGGCTCCTATTAATCTCCACAGAAAACCCCTAATCTGTGGATGAAATTCGATTCCGAGCGTAGTATCATTTCATCGCCTGTGACTCATCATCGTTATATGTGGTGGTTCGTTGTTTAGAGTGAGAAAATACCACCAACAGCTCACATTTCTTTAAAAGAGATTCAGTTTTTATAGTAGGTGTATCTCCCAACACTACTGACGGCCTCTAATTCTATTAAGAGGAGGTCTTTGGAGATTAACTAGAGAGGGAATCAAACCCTATATTCTCAATCATCAACCTCAACTACAGGGCTAATATACAAAATTTATTTGATATATCCTAATAAAATTAGAATTATTTTCTATTCTTTACTAACGTCTGTGTATTATCTATACTGTACTGAATCATATCAGTTTCATACTCCTCTACAATCGGTTCAACTCCAGTATTTTCAACTATTGTCCATAATTTCTCCATCCAATTGGTAAGAGTTTTACCTTGAATCTTGTAAGTACCCTTGTAATCGTACGCTTTCTTTAAATCCCAACCTTGGGTTTCTTCGTTTAATCTTCTGTTTACTTGGGATAGTTCGGTAATCCCATCAATAGCGATAGAATAACTCTTTTTCATATTCCCAGCTAGGAATAACCTCTGACTTCTGTCGAGGATTTTGGTAATGTTTCTCATGTTTTATTTATTTAATGGTTTATTTATTATCTTCTCCCCTATATACATACACAGGAGCAAAATCGTGGTTCCAATAAGGAATTCAAGTGGATTTTTCATCAAAAGTAACAATATCGCGAAAAAACCTCGAATAATCATCGGTACCAACAACAGTATAATGGCAATCACTACACCTAACCCTATATAGGGAACTAATTTCTTTATATCTCTCATATCTCTCATATTACATGACTAATATACGAAAAATAACTGAGACTACCAAACAATTTAGGACTTATTTTTAATTTATTTTCCACTCCAGTACTCCAGTGCCGCTGGTGACCCCTTTATACTGATGTGTACACTCCCACCCACAACCACCCTAAAGATACGACAATTTTTTTAAATAAACAAATAAATCTCATGACAATGTGTCATAGTATGGTGGATTTACGAATATGACAATGAAATGGGCGGTTTATTCCAATATTTTAAATAATCCATAATCGGGTGACAAGGTGTCATAGTGTAGAATTACGAATAATGCAATTGAGTCCCAAGTAGGGGGTGTGACAATGTGTCATAGTTACTCCGGAAAAAAATAACCTCCAACAACACATACGCTTACCCCATAGTGAGTATGTGCACCACTCCCCAACTCCCTTGTACACTCCATATAAGAGGGTATAGTGGTTAATTAGGGTAGGGTGTAATATCTTGGTACGGATTCAATCTCAGACCCTCTTAAAAAGGATTAAAAACCTCGTACTTTCACAGCCCCCTCACCCTTTTACCCCCATTTAACACATTGGAATAGAGAGAGTTATGGGGAAAGTTTTAGGTGAGTATCGGGAGTTCGAGGGTGTTATCGTTTTGGTTATTATGGGGGAAAGGGTTTGGGGTTGAGTCTGGAGTTAGGGGGTACTGTTGGTATGGGAGTATGGGAGTATAGAGTATGCGGTAGTGGGATTCGGTATACCTGTATATAGGGGTATTATGTATATAGGGTTAGTTAATCTCTTCCTCTTTCTACTACCTTATCTATATCTTCGGTAGGATAAGTTACATCATTACATTTACCACAAATATAATATCGTCCACCTTGAAGGATTAAATACTTGTATTC